CCCCAAGCGCCCCCCCGGCGCCATCTCCGCCCCCGGGCACAGACGCGGCCAGGGAACCAAACGGACGCGTTATTTTTCGCGGTCGGCGGAGAGAGCCGCCGTGGGGGGCTTTCGCTCCGCCCCGTCGCCGGGCCCGAGTTTGTGTGCGTGTGTAGCATGTGCGGTAACAATAAATGGCTTTCTTGTAAAATCTGCCCGAGCCGTGTCGCAGTGTTATTACGGGTGTCTGGTACGCCGGGGTCTATCCCGGGATCGGAACGGGGGCTGGGACTCGAGTCCCGGCTTCGGCCCTGGACGAAAAGAGCCCGCGCTCCTTCCGAAGAAGAACCCAAAGCGCCGACTCGAGTCCCGGCTTCGGCCCTGGACGAAAAGAGCCCGCGGTGCCGGCTCTCGAGTCCCGGCCCCCGGCAAAGGGGCGCCAGGCCGGCACCGCGGGCCCGCTCTTGCCCTCGCCAAATAAATTAGCTTACGGCCGGGACCCGCTCGTCCGTTCGAGGCGACACACGACGGCGTGAGCGTGGCGCCGCACCCGAAGCGCCACACAGAGCCCCGCGCCCGGGCCCACGCAGCGATGGAATTGCTCTTTTTTAAAAACGCCCCGCCCCTTAAAAAAGAGTCCCAAAACCCAAGCCCCCCCAAGCGCCCCCCGGCGCCATCTCCGCCCCCGCAGCGATGGAATTGCTCTTTTTTAAAAACGCCCCGCCCCTTAACAAAGAGTCCCAAAACCAAACCACCCGCCGGGTAAGCCGGTCCCCGACCGACCAAACAGTAAGGCGCGAAGTGTTGCGTGTGCGGCCACAAATTCTGTTGCATGATCCCCGAGTCACAGATACTCTTCCTGACAGCTAATCGCATCCCCTGTGTACCAACACACCAGCTCCCCCGTGTATGCACAGTGGCTATATAATGCTTGCACTTTACCATGCCTGAAATCAATAATGTGTGCCCAGTCTGCTGAGAGTAGCCGCCTTGGGTGGATGCCCACATGGATAACATATACGCAAGAGGATGGATTGCAAGATCCGTGGTTTTATATAGCAAAGGCCGTGCGTTCAGCGGTTACTGTAAATAGACTCTTGGATGTGTTTTTGCGCCTGGAGGGTCATACGCCGTACTATAAGGCGGTGCTAGATATGGTGATGGTAGAGAGAACAGCAGCCGCAAAGCGCACGATCATACTAAATGCCATCGAAACCGAACCCCACCAAAGAGCATGTGACATGTTCTCCACTGTGTGTCGAGAGTGCTTCCGCGTGCAGCCTCAATTGGCGCAGATAGTGTTCCTTGAAATGAATAATATCAAACCGGCCAATCGGTACGAGATTGAATATACAGTGCTAGAATTGTATGCAGCCCACGGCTATTTATTTGGGCACCCCATGTTTTTGGAAAAACCCATTTGCGCACAAATCAAGCGATTGCCCGCTCTGTACCCGCAGTATCCATATTTAATACGTGCAATTGTGTGGCACCAAATATGCTACTACGCCATAAGCCTAGAAAAATATATGCCGCTCAAAGACCACTTGCGCAACGCTTGGATACGTAGAGGTAACTCGCGTAGTTCCTTTGACGAATCACACGCATTGGCTTTATATGTGAAGAAACATTACACATTAGAAAAACAGAGGGCGTTGGGCACCCTACTGGCATACGGACTGGGTGTGCTCTGCAGTGCGGCGGATTCGGGTTCTATGTCTATCGTGTCTATCTATAAGGCGTTTTTCAATCACGAGTTCTTTGCTCCCACGAGAGTGTATCGCTTGGATCCCAACCGTAAGAACGGACGTGTGCGCTTTGCCCCCGCACTCCAACGAATACTAGACCACTGGTCTAACAACAAACGTGCCTGTGCAAAACAATTTCACATTGCAGATTATGCAATGCCAAAGTTATGCCTGGAGGCACAGTAATGGCTGTGTATATTGTCTTACATAGGAGTCGTAAAGGATAGTACTCTTGGCGGGGCTAGTGCTGTGCCTATGGAGTTGTGCTCGTGTTATAGATATAAAAACCTAGCCTTTGATGGCGCAAATGCGACATAAAACTTACATATCTATACTGCATCTTTCTATTTACACGCTCAGCCCTGTGGTAAATGCTCAGGCTCCAATACCACCCTAGTGAACTCCAGCTTCCGCGTTCCAGAACCGATGAAGGTATGGTAACACCCCACATGAACTAATGGGCCAAATACAAAACTATGTGAAAAGTTGCACAAGCAAAGGAAAATCTACTTTGGTAAGCACAACGATTGGAGAGGTTTTTACTACGCCCAGCATACAACTGGCTTTGGCGGTGCAACAACGCCGTGTCCCCAGCTCCCCATCATACTTCCTCTACCTACCAGAGATTGCTATTATATCCTCGGGGTATGGCTTTTTTATGTACAGTTGCACTATAAAGATTGCAGTAGAGCCAAGCATGGCACGTGTAGGCACATCAACCCCAGGATTCATCTCCCCCCCCCCCCCCCTGTATAAAGCAAGGTGGGTGTGGGGTGAACACCAGTTGGCGCCCAAGGAACACATGCTCTTTGTGTGGTTTGTTTACGTATAAGAAAATCTAATAAACCATTTACAATAAATCACAATCTTGAGTATATTTTTGGCATTACACCAGATTTGTCAGTATTGCTTGCGCATAATTCTACCCATACTGCTCTTCTGCTGTTTGCATATATATATCTATATATATATATATATAGATATATATATATACATGCCATCATACCGGCAGCTAAGCTTTCGAGACAGTATGAGCAGTTTGCTGGTGTTACTGGCGCTTGTGGGAGCCCACGGACTGGTTCGGACCGACGCCTGTACTTATACTATAAGCATAATAGAGAGATAGCACAAGCCACGCCTGCCTCGCATGTCGCTGTACGTCCACAATTCCCAGCTTTCCAACCGGTATTATATATGGTGGACGGCTTAACAATACGTGCACACGTATGGAACGCGCAGCCACCCCCCAAACGCCACCAACAGCGCCGCGGCGAAGCGTGCACTCATAGTATTATACAAAAGCATTAAGATCAAATCTGAAGTCGGTGGAAACTCCACGGAACCACTTTCGGGGCGGTGAGGTGCCGCTATTACCGCAGCAACAACCACAGGACGCACACCTATTACCCAACACTGTATAACGCTGTGCACGTTTAGTTGCCAGAGCTGAGGAGCACCAGAATACAGTGTTGGTCTATAGAAGCAATGGTTACCGCTTCGGTGTTAGCGTAAACAACGAGCTCAGTGCGCGAAGCGTGGAAGCCAGCGCCCAGATCTTCCCCGGGAGGTGGGGGTTGTGGTTAATTGCACCGCTTTGGAATTTTACCCAAGCGATATACAAGCGGAGGGGTGGCGTTACGCGGTGCGCACACGCAACGTTTCGGTGGTGCGCCCTACTTCGGCACCACTTATGACCACTACCAATGTGGTATAATGGTAACCGCAGAGACCGGTCGCGTAGCTAATATGTGGTGCGTGGTGACACACCTGGCTTTACCGCAATCGCTCAGCATACGCTCTGTTATAGGTGACTTATGGACGCGAGCCCCCTTACTCCCTAGAACGCGGAACAATGTACTGAGCAATTCCACATCTCGTGCTTCTGCAAAGCGCTTCCTCCGTTCCCCATTTACTCTTCTCGCAAGTTGCGAAGCATAATCCTCAGCCCGCCAGGACTGGTGGGTGGTGGTTCTATGTGGAAACTTGGCCAACATCATTACCCCAATGCAAACCATAAATAATCCCGATCTGAAATGATTCCATAGTGTGTTTCTCTTATCTCATCCCACTGTACAGTTTATCTGTAGGGTGCAAATTTCGTCACCCCCCACAACTTACGGAACGCGGAGTATGGAATGCACAAGTCTGATCCTCATTTGGATGATGCGAATGCACTTACATGGTGCTGGGGAGCTTAACACCCACAGTATGCAACATTGTGTACCGGCGCAACGCCGCATTCCAGAATAAGCACATATCCATTACACAGCATTATCCGCAAACTTGTGTACCCCAAATACACGTGCGTTACCTGGCACACCTGCTCCAAACTTGTGACAATATCACCCCTGCAGTTTATACCATTCACCCCGCCCCGCTCAGAAATTGTGTGCAATTGATGCAAAGCTCTAACATAACTGAGGTTAGTTTAATGTTTATTGTGAATAAAACGTTTTGCGTCAAAAGATATTTCGTTGTAAGATTTAATTGTTACAGGTTTAGAGACATGTATATGAAACAATAATTGTATCATGTAATTAGGTTAACACCAACCATGTGGGGTAAGACTCTTCTTATTTCAACATGCAAGTAATTAGGCGGATCAAAATGGCAAAAATCAGATCCAACAACGTGGCTCGGAAAACAATACACAACAGTATAGTAAGGGAGACACAAACATACAGTAGTATGAGGCACACCGTTGAAAGCTTGGAATATTTGGCGGCGCAAAAGTTCCAGGGGTCTTGTACATTTGTGCTGTGTTTAAGCGTACATCTGTATATAAAAGTTTCATTGAGAACAGGCACAATTAATACTGAGGCGCCCCACCTGTCTCCATTGCAGGACCAAATGGCGTGTCCGGTGAAATTCTTAAGACAGGTCAAAGTACCTTCACACACATGTGGGGGGTGGAGGGGGTCATGCATTAGTTCTACATTACCTCCTGTGAAATTCCAGCTAACTCTGTTCAGACTTATCGTAATAGTGTCTTGTGCTGGCAACTTGCTACATTCTTCCTCCCCGGTAAAAGATTGTACCGCGGTGTGCAATATATCAGAATAGGCGTAAAGGTGGCCTGCTTGGTTGGAATAGGCAGCGGTACTTTGTAGTGAACTTCGTTGGACGTTGTCATCAATCAGCAGAAAGGGTTCCCCTATTGCCTGCTTGGTGGATCCATTGGTGGGATGCACAATCCAAGCCTTGTCCCACTCCTCTGTGTGGTGGGGGCGACTGGCACATTGTAGAGCACTGTGTATAACAAGAAGCAAGGTCAGGTATGCCATGGTTTGATTGGGCTTTTCAGAATAGCCGGTGCTGGCTGTGATAAGAAATGTTCTTAGCAGAGTACTGGTTTTATGTAAGGGGGACAGGAAACAAGGCGTCTCGGTGGAATTGTGTGTTCCATGTAAAAATAGCACAATGCAGTAATGTGGGGTGTGGGTGATGTATGTATAACCACGATGACCTGATTATTGTGGGTAGATATTTTGTACATAATTCCATGGAATTTCACCCCACACATGGCGTACCATTGGTGATATTAGTTAATGGGGTACCAGCTCAATGGTAAGCGTGTGCTGCGGGAATTAGATATGTACCCTGGACACGGGTTTGCTTTCACGGCGGTGAGTATGGACAGAACCATTGGGTTCTAAACCACTCACAGGGGTGTACGATCATATCGCGCACTATCATACTATGAGGGGTTTTGCCTTGTAAGTTGTTTGTGTATGTGCACACCCCACAGCATTGTGTGCACCCCCGCCCCGCAGTGCGGGTCCAGAAGGCGGGGAGTCCAATTTGCGTAGAGGTTGTGAGTACTTTTGGTATACTGCCATGATTGGGGTAAACAGTTCCTATACAAGGACCGATGCCTCTGGAGGTATGGGAGAGTCCTGGTGTTTATTTGGACTTCCCTCACGCAATCATACGTGGTGTTACCCCAGCAGTGTTTGGGTGCACAGTTGGTGGAACATGTAAAGCACCCCTCATTAATCTGCCAGCACCACGCGTATATTCACACTGCAGTATACAGAGCAAGCCTCGCTCCGGGTTAAATGTTTACTTATCTGGGTGAAAGGGGTGTGCTTTGTTAACTGCCGATGGCTGGATTGTACATTTAGTCCCGCTCTACAGCTTCACATATCATTGCTCTCCTTTACTCTGTTTCCACATACCACTGCTCCCAAGTTATAAAAACAGTGGAGATGACAGGCAGGTTGTGCTTTGTGAGTGTTATGGTTAGTACTGTTCTATGTGTGTACTCTGAAACTGAGTATATAAAAAGGGGATCGAATTATTCTGCATGTACTATGAAATGTCCCCAGGACGATGTGACTTTGGAACTTTATCGTGTATGTGACGGAAACGAGAAAACCCTTCTGGAAAATCATTGCTACTACCAACATGTGAAAAGTCACGATCCCCGACTGCACTTGGACCAGCAGAGCGGTTGTTGGACACTTGGTTCTGTGAGAAAGAGTGATTCCTGTCTGTATAAAGTTTGGTGTTACTGCGCGCCGGGATATGTAATGAACAGCACAACGATAGAGGTATTAGAGGGGGTCCATATCTACAATTTAACCCTTTACGGGGAGCAATTGGGTGAGGAGATGAGACTCGAAGTTCTTTGTTCTGGAGAACTGAGCACGATATCCTGGCTGGAGAACGGAGGAATTCTTTCGGACCGATATCATCTCGTGGACCACAATCGCACTTTAGTTATCCCAGGGGTACAAAGACAGGATGTTGAGAAAGTATTCACTGTTACGCTGAAAAACCCGGTCAGTGTGGAAACCCGGGAATACAGACTGCTAGACAACCCACACCTCCATACACTCGTGGAAAGAGCAGACACACGGGCACACAGAGAACTCTATAGGTCAACTGTGCTATGTTGTGCCACAATTAGTGTAATACTATTGTTTATGGTTCTCATACTTATATTTATGATTTCCAAAAGGAAGGCAACGGGCGAAACATGTAACTAGGGATGTGCATTAAACCCCCGCACATTGCTTGATTGCAAACCCCTGTTCAACATATCACCATATTGCGTGAAACAAATGGGGAAGTGTTATGGTACGGTAGATTTTAAACCCACACTTTTGTGTGAACCCACATAGATTGTATATGTGTGGGACATTCAAAATAAGAATTACACTGTACAACAGTATTGATAGTTTGTATATTGATTTATTAAATCATTGGAACTCAACATTGTGTATTTCATTAGCAAATCGTTTTACAACATTATATTATACACGCTGTACTCGATATGTTCCCGGATGACAATATTCCAATATGTACCCGTAACGCCAATAACAACCTCTCAGGCCCTTTAGCATAATTTTACGTAAGAAGGCACAGGTGAGTACCAAGGCTGCTACAATCATAAAAACAACCACATTAATAACTGTCACACGTTTCATTTGCTTTTCTCTACAGGCAACCCAGGGTGACCGGTAGTCCGGGATTTTGTCATCATTGCTGGGATCGCCACACGCGTACACATGAGATGAGGAGGGGGTATACACAATCAAAAGAGTACTGGACAGGTTTGCATCTCCGCAAGCCCAAGCGTGTGTCTCGTGTGCTTCCTTCTCGCATTGTATAGTTCCTTTGCATGACGGGGCCTCTGGGGTGATCATGAAAGTTATGAGGGGGTCCCGGTCCTCTGTCTCGTTCAGTGCAATGTTTAGAAACCTTATCTCCAGGTCCGCGCGCCCCGGCAAGCTTTCACAATGATGTGCGTTGGTATGTCGCGCACCCGGCCCGTATACCACTGGGGGGGCGGTGTCGTTGTACAGTGCCCTGTAAAACAGTTCCAGGGGGGGTTGATCGATTCCAATAGTTTGTGTGCTGATGGTAAAACCCTGCGGTATTCCGGTGGGGGTGGCAGGCCCAATGGCGACCCAGGCTTGTGTGCTTTCCTCCACATCCCCGTGTGTGGCCCAAACGCAGAGGTTCCATGTAAAGCAGAACAGGGTGCCTAGCCAGAGCAGCATGATGGTTGTCTGAAATGGGCGCCATAGGTCCCCTTTAAAAAGTGCTCAGCGTTTCCGGCTTGGGCGCTCAGGAAGTGGTGCAGCGGTTCTGGCTAGGGTGCTCAGGAAGTGGTGGTGGTTGGGAACCTGATGAGATTGCAAAAGTGAGGTTGTCAACTCGGCTGCACGGTGTTTTGATTTTTAAGGCCAGGAGGGTATGCTTGTGGCCCACACTGGTGGGGTCAAGGTGTTTTCCGACCTGCTGCATAGGGGCGGTGCGGTTTTGGCCGGTTGCCGTTTGTTTCTGGGGCAGTCCCGTGAACTCCTGGGTGGGCTGCGTGGTACCCCACGTCGTGTCCTGCCTTTGGGCTTTTCGTGTAGTATCCAACATATCCAGCAACATGCCACGGCCATTATAAGGAGGCAAAAGAGGGCGCCCAGTGCAGTCGCATACAGTGCCTTCGGGCCGTATGTCGGTTTGCACGGGGGGGGAGTATAGCGGGACACGGCCGTGTTCCATCTACTGCTCGCTTCGCATTCATACGTGCAGTCCTGGTCGTGGACGTAGGTGCTCACCTGGTGTTCGCCTCTCCGTGGGAATTCCAGTCCGTGTGCGCACGAGGTGCGTAAGGTGAGGCTTTGCGCCTCCGTACGCCGCACGCTACAAGTGAGGATGCCTTTGCAACTTCCGGGGGTTTCGGGCAAGAAGATAAACCCGATATCATGGGTCCCGAGGTTGAAATCAATGCGTAGTTCTATGGTATGGCAGACGAGGTGCCCGGTGCTGAGGTTGGTGGTTGCGGTGTAGGGTCCGGAGTCACTCTCTCGCAGGTCCCACAGAAGTAGGGAGCCGTCGGCGGTGCCGTTAATGCGCCCCCGGTAGGAGGAGTTTGCGGTATGTAGTACTGCGCCGGGTTCGGTCCGTGCAATAGTTCCGTTGCCAAATCCCCATTGTGTGGTGCCGCGACCCGGTGCTTGCAGTCTGACGCCGGACCCCGGAACGGCGGATTGACGGTGCGGCGTACAAGGTTCCTGGGCTCGTGCGCCGAGCGCTAGGATGTATAGCAACAGTGGGGCCAGCTTCCAAAAATTGGTACCACACATCCTGCTATTAAGCAAAGAAGGGGTAAGTGAGACTCGAGGAGGTTTGTGAGACTTGTTTCTTTAAGAAGAGTTACGCCGGGGGACTTGTGGTCATGTATGAAACAAACACTTCACCCCACCCATCCTGTGAGCCTAAGTAGTGTCCTAGGGCTCTATTGTGAAGCTTGAAGGCCTTAGACACCCAGTTGGGGGGTGGGGGCGCAGGGAGTGTGTTCCAACAAGCCAGGGCCATTGCAAATTGGGTGGGCGGGGTGGCCACAAAGTTCACTGAAATGGGGGCGCACATTGTAGTGGAAGCCTGGGGTTCTAGAAACAAGCCGTCGCTGGCGGTGTAATAAAGCCAATAGGTTAGGGAGCGTATTTGGGCACGCTCTTCTCTGTTCACATTGCGCACGGAAGCCGCCACCTTGTTCACAAAACAGGCGGCGGCGGCGGCGTCAGCAGAAGCAAAACCAGTCAGCGGGTCGAAACTGTAGCCGTGTGGTTTGGTGCTGCGCACGCGCAGCCACGGCGGCACCTCTAGGGGCACCGCCTCTTGTTGGGTATAGCGTTTGTACAAAAGCGCGGTGGCGGGCGCGCGCAGCGCATCCACGCTCAAGGGAACGGGACAAAGCGGAGGCGCGGTTTGTGGTGCGGAGTGGCAAGCGCACGCCGTGAGCCGCGCGGCATACGTTAGGTCCGCAAGAGCACCGCGCGGGTTCCAGATTTCATCTTCCGTGAGCGTGGAGCGCCCGAGGCAAAGCGTTACCACGGGCCAGGTTTGTTCCGGTATATCGCAAAATCCCTCGATCAGTCCATCGCCAAACTCTATTGCTCGCCCCGCAGAAAGATTTAGGTGGCGCGCCATGTGTGCTTGGACCGGGCCCGTGTGCTACAGGAAGACAGAGACTGAAGAGAGGGTCGTGCTCCTATTTTGTCGCTTTGAGAGTAGGTGTGTTTCACGCGAGACATATTGCTGAGCACTCTTTGTAATTATACAGTGCGAGGCCCGGCAAGTGCGGGTTGTGCCCACGCGTTGTGCGCAATTGCACCGCTGACGCCAACGCACGTTGCGCTCTGCGTGGCCTGTATGCCTATGCGGTACAATGGTGGTGTGGGTTTCCTTGCCTGTGTATGCCGTGTTACCTTGGCATGACGGTGGGACGCGATGGTGTGCCGGCTACAGTGGCTCGTATGCACCATTCAATCGTCGATACGCGGGCCGCCGGCGGGCGTTCTGTTGATTATGTGCGTGTATCACTACACAAAGAACTGTGCAACTCTGCCTATCATTAACACAAAAATGCTACCCGTGCCGGAGTCGTGCTCCCCCTACTTGGTTAAATGGTAATGCGCCAGAAATGTTTGGTGCGCCTCGCACATTGGGTGTCGATATTCCATGCATGCGTTGTGCAGCTCAAAAGCGTCCGTGAGCCAAGTGTGTGGCAAGTCCTGGGGCAGAGGCACGGTGTAGGTGCCTACGGGTGGGGTGGGCACGTTCAGCATCCCCCGCATACTGGCCGCGTAATAAATCCAATATATCAAAGAGTGCGCCTGCCTGTACGCAGGCTCTGTGGGCGCGCCACGCGCGCGCCCCAGGGCGCGGCACAGCATCCCCACGTAGCAGGTCGCGGCGTGTGCTCTGTCGTGTTGCTCCATGTGCATGCACACATGGGCGGTATAATCGCCCGGAGGCAGAACGTACTTGGGTGGCGTCACTTTTGCAGTGGCATCTTGTATAAGCAGGGTCACGCTGTTCCGTGTCCCGCTCAATGTGGATAGCGCACATCCGCGACGCGACGTTCCGCATAGAGCCTCCACCAATTCCGCGGTGGGCGTTATAACGACGGCGTCCAACTCAGCCGCGTTCATGTGCTCTTCGTTGTTTGGCGCATCGGTACTCCACGCGCACCCTTCGGGCCACTCCCAGCCGCAGTCCATACACACTGCCATTTCTGGAATGAGGTTTGCACTTCTAGGCAGCGTGATATAGGAGTTCCATCAGTGGGTCCGCCCCCCGTCAGGAGCCCGGCGGGGCTGCTGGCGGCGCTTGGGCCGGATACGTACTTGGCTCCATGCGCTCCCGTGGGCTTTATAAGAGAGCGCCCCCGGGGGAGAGGATTCCGTAGGTATGCTGGTACAACAGGTATTGAGCGCTGCCGCAGTGCTGGGGCTCTCACAATCCCGGGATCCTTGTTTGGTGTGAGGGGTAAGCATTGTTGTGCTCTGTGTGGTGCGGGGTACACCATGGAGGACAGGTGCGGGTCCGGGCCTTGTGTGCCCCGCGCAAAGACACCTTCAATTGGCGGGGAACCGCGGGTGTAAAATGTGTGCGCCGCAGCAGGAGAGCACGGGCGGGCCCGCCGCCGAAGTAAAGCGTTGCGCCCACCCGGCACATACAAGCCAAACAAAAAAACAAGTTGTGCGTGCCATACACCCACCGCGTACAAAGCAACGGGACGTGGCCGGCGGCACGCCCATCAACGACGTGCGGTGCGTGACGTGGTGCACGTGCCGAAGCAACGCGACTAAATGAACGCACGTGGAACGTTCGGTATATAGCCTTGCCCGTGAAATGCACAACACCGCTGCGCTGCTATACAAAGATATAGCGGACGTGTGGAAGCCCCTCAGGAAGCGTTGTAGGGACTTAACTTGGGAATCAACATTGCCCTGAGAGATGGTACTCCCAAGAACACGCTCCCACACACAATTAGGTAGAATCACCCTTAGGTGCCTTTGCTTTATAAAAACGTACCTTATCTACAATCCGTTCTTGGTTTCCCTAAGCAAACATCCAAATTGGTATCTCAAGAAGGGGTTGCTGCTATGTGTTTCGCTGTCTTTGTATGAGTGGACATGGGTGGCACTGCAAGCGGCCAACAAGCTGCAACTGTCAGGAAAGGGTTGAGCAACACATGAAACCTTTTTGGAAACCAGCCGCACAACATGGTCTTTCTGTACAGGGCGCGTTACCGCGCAGTTGTCGGGCAATGCGTTGCACAGCGAACTGCACAGACGGTGCACTGGTATCCTAGCGCAACAGGACCGGTCGGTGGGGAGCAAGGGAACGTGAGCGGAGCGCATCTATATCTCCTGGTTAGACGCACGCTGGAAAGCTTTAGGCATACTCTTGTTGTGCAGTATGGGCTTGTGAAATGCAAAACACTCTCCTTATGATAATAAAACCTTCTTGTGCACAAGGTGTGGATTTTATCAAAAGCAAAATTTACAACAAATACACTGTGGTTTGGGGTGCGCCCCTATAGGTGCGCTGCCTTCTAAATGAGAACCTTTGATAAGAGCAGGCAATTTAGCTTTTGTTAAAGTAAAAATCACAAAACATTGGGTTTTGCATAGGAATGGTAAAGCGCATCCTCTCAGTCATTGATACCGTTAAACCCGTGCACACTGGAGGCGTTGGGCATTGATGCCAGAATGTTGCGCATATTAGTTTTGTTGGGGGCGATTTTGCGCCGCGTGGATAAAACGTGTTCTTCGGCGCCTGTGTGCTATGGCGGGGAAGAGCGTAAAGTAGTGGGCAAAAGTGCATCATTGGGCTGCATTTCAAATGCTAGCAATATCACACAGATGAGTTGGGAGCGGGAATCCGCGCATACCCTTATTGGCGTATACAATCCCTTAATTGGTGTAACCATGTTAAGCAGTGAGACCTCTGCCCGCATGTACGTTCATGACACGTACAACATTACATCACTGCATTTTTCTAACACTCGGTTGGCCGACGAGGGATGTTACATTTGCACCATTGTGCGGGTGGGTGAGCAAATACAAAGTTGCAGGGCGTGCTTATCTATGAGGCCGGGTTTCGTGGCATTCTTTAACATGTCCTCAGTACCACTCATGGAGGACAATTCCAATCATTCGTGTTTTGAGATCACATGTATGTGCTCTAGCTCCCCCTCTGCACAGTTGAGCTTCCCCACTCTGATTAAAACCGGGGAGGAAAAACGGTACACGGCTAAGAACAAATCCCTGTTTGTTTCTACCATTCGCACAGTGGTGTGCCTGCGGGACAGCGAGGAAAAGAGGACGGTAGCTTGCTCAATGCGACACAGCAGCATGGAGGACTTAGCAATACTTTCTGTAACAGCACAGCGTGGCATGTTTTATAATTCGCCCGCAACCACAGCACTATCGCCAGAACTCATAGCGGGTATTTGTGTGATGCTGGTACTTATAACCGCCTGTATTGTGTATATGCTGCTAAAATGGTGGTTCTTGCGTCAGGCGCGTGCGGTTGCACTACCACGTTCACTCAGGTTTCCCTAAGGCTCTGGCCTGATCAGTGAACAATGGAGATTATGATAGTAATATAACCTCTTGTACCTCCACAAATCACTAAAAGAATAAACATTGTTACGATTTAAAACACTTCTTTAGTGTATCGATTTACATAATAATGCTTATGAATTTGGGAAGAACATGGGGTTTGGGAAAAACATGTGGTTGCTGGTCTAATAGTGGGACGAGTTGCATTTACCCTCATGATTCCTCCAATATCTGAGCCTTACCACCCAACAATGAGGGAAAGTACTGTATGCTGGGACTCGGTTCAATAGCACTGTTCCCAGTCTGATGCTTTGATACAGATAATGGGAGTGGTTTGCTGCACCCTTCTCGGGGTGGCTTACAACATCTAACAAGGGTTCCTGTGGTGCATATATGTATAGGGGTGGATTGGAGCATGTCTAATGCACAGTTAGGGTGAAACATATTCTGCATATAATGCAAAGCTCGTGTTTCAGCTCCGGAACTCGCACCTCTAGGGTATATTTAGTAATAGCATGTAAGCTGTATGCTTTCACATACGCTTTATCTGTATTATGTAAATTGTGTATCATGGGCATGCTGCCTATTATGTAAATTCACACCCCCCCCCTGTGCAGCACCCCCAATGTAAAACCTTTGAGCATACTACGATTCGTGGTTTTTTTGTATCTCTTTTAAGCTGCTTTAATTATTGAACCTTTGTGCTGTGCAACATGAACTTGCAGCTCTGTGTTTCCCAAAACAGTACAAACTAGTGTGAATCTACTGTTTTAAACCTGTACATGTTCTTTTGTACTAGTAATGCTACTCTGCAAAACAGTGATATGTGCTTAAGAAAATGCTTAACAGATAAGAGAAATAAAAACAGCAGTACAACGATGTGTCTTTTGTGAGAGGTGCTTGCACACTTCTCTTTTTATTAGTTTCATTTTTTTTAGCACGGTTTCTTAATGAATATTCTTAGGATAGATATAAATTTCATATAAATTTCATTCAGATATAAGTTACATTTTTTTTTGCACGATTTCTTAATGAATTCTTACTTTGATATATAGATATAAATGTTGAATATATATAATTTTCTCTTTTTTTCTTTCCTTATCATTGGTTTATCATTGGTTTCTAATTCTACTTGTCTTCTAATACTTATCTTCTAATTCTACTTGTCTAATTCTACTATCTAATTCTACTTAATTAGATCTAATTCTACTTATCTAATTCTACTTATCTAAATCTATGTCTTTTGTTAATTCCAATAGGCTTATTACTATGAGATAGATGAAATAAAACAGTTATTACATCGGCCGTAAAGCGTCATTTAACTGTAATAAAACAACACGGGGCTGGCTTGCGAAATTCTTCCTTACTTCTTGTTACATGATCTTGATCTTGAGCTTCTTATTTCATACTTCAGCTATATAGTTTCAGTTCAGAACCACACTCCTAACTCTTAGCGAGTGGAACACATGCATTACAGATTTTGGGAACAAAAATCTACATACACAAGAACTAAACATATTACAAAGGGGAGAAGTATTATAGCCAGTTGCTTGGTTGCTATAATACAACCCCCCAAATAAACAGTTGAATGTTACAAAAGTAGTATTAAACAAAAAAAAATACAAAGGGGAGAGGTATTATAGATAATTGCTTGTTACTTATAATACCACCCCCCGAAAAAAACAATTGAAAGCATAGGGGAATGACAGTACAGATTGCCAATCTTTGTTTACGCCTTGTGTTATCTATTCACTACAAAATATACCAAACAAATACAAAGAGGATTCAATTCATAAAAACAAAACAGAGAAGACGACTAATACTGGGCAGCAAAAGCATGGTCAATATGGACACGTTCTCTACTTTACAACACATGAAAGATATAAAAATATAAAATACACGCCTTTATGTTTAAAAAAAAAATATACACACGTTCTGCTTAAAAATAATAACGCACTGTCTATGTGTTTATTCTCACAAATAATCCTTGCTTATTATGTGTGAGAATAAAGATCTAGCCTGGAGTCGAACCTATGTACAGTCTATAGAGGTTATTTATGCTGGACAGAACCTGTACCGCTGGAAACAGTACTGATAACTTTGCCATTAGGAAAGAGCAGTAGTTGTTTGTATTCGTATGCATCCGTTCTAATGGGTGCGGAACCACATCAGAAGGGGTTTTTAGGTTTATTTTACATTTACAAGAATGTTACATCCCGAATGGTTATATAAGATTATATGTTGCATGACAAAAAAATCGCTACTAGAAAAAATATTACTCATCAGTTACTTATATTGCAGTATAAAAAGCCTTAAAAATCCAAAAATTACCGTGAAAAAAATAAACATACTTAAAGTTCTAGATTTGTATGCTACTATGGTGTAAAACTTTAAAGGTGTTGAACATTATGCATTTCAAAAAAGGGTGGAGTGAAGAGGTGACAGAGGTATAGAGAGAAACTGAACATTAAGCTGCTGCGAGGGAGTTTTGCTTCTAAAGGTTTCTTCTTGGTTCTTTTTCTTCTTACTATAAGCGCGGTTACGTGAATATTGAGCGCGGGAAAATGTTCAGTGAAATGCCGAAAATGGCAGGGGTGATGTTGGTGCATTGAACGAATCTCTTTGTTGCATTGCCTTCTTCCATCATTACGTTATTGTAGGATGTGGTGGTATAGACTTATTCATGCAGTAGACTTCACGCCCCCATTACTACCTCTCCCCGGCAGGCAGTAGCCGGATTTATTTGCGGCCCGGGGTACATCTTCAGAATGTAGTGCGGTACGTCTTTACGATGTAGTGCTTTCATGGTGCATGATTGGTTACTGGAAACCCGGTGTCCATCTTAAAGAGCATTCGTTAGCCCAGTGGAACAGCGTGTCCTCAAGATGGTGTTGTTCTTGGTTTGCTGGGGCTTGCTAAGTAGAACACCGCTGTATGGACGCCTCACTCTGGGGTCTCCGTGTATGATGTGGGAGTGGTGAGGGTGCGGGTGGTCGCAGGACAACACTCTGGATCCATTGTTTGTTTCCAAGAGGCGGCTTGGTGCTGCTGAGGAGGGGGTCCCGGTGGTGGAGCCAGGCCGAGACCCCCTCCCCCTGGGTAGCTTCCTTTGTCGCTGTGCCTCTGAGTGATGGCTGGCTGCTAACCAGTAAAGTTGAGGTGGTGGCTGGGTTTGGTGCTTCACATGTGTGTTGATCTTCCTTATATAGCTCTGCCTGGTGGGAGGTTACTGGAAACTACCTAATTGTGTGACCTCATTGTTTGGGGGTAGACCTGTTATAGCACCTCCCAGAATCTCTTTGTGCTGCTTCTGGTGATATGTGCGGCATTCCTTCCAGCAATGCTGGGAGTTTAGCCTTGGTCTTAGAGGAGAGGTGGGCACACGGGTGGGGCACCTAAATCTCTCCGGGTAGTGGCCCGGTTTAATTGTGATTGGAGGCGCGTGGTACGCAGCTTATAACAAGGAACGTTACCCCCCCCCCCCCGACCGCACCAGCACAACTATACTGGGACGCACATCCGCCTTGTGCGTTTTGCGTTGCACGCCCGCCGGATCCTCTGTCTGAGGTTGGTACATTGGAGGCACTAGGTGCGGCCGGGCTTAGGACCGATCCCCAGCGGGTTACCCGGTGGGCGGTGCGGCAATTGCTCGGCGAGCGGTCACTCAGCGCACACGCGCAACTGAGGCAGTGCGGAGGGTGGGTGTTGGGTGGCGTGGGGTTTCTGATGGCAGCTGTCGGGTAAGCGTTACCCCGGAGAGCAGATTTGGTAACGGATACCCGTAGCTGTACCGGGCGCGTGTGAGTGGAGTCAAGGCTTCGAACACTAATGGTGCTTTCACATCTTTCCGTTCCCCGCGTGTTTTATGATGACGCGGTACCCAAAAACCGAGTACTGCGGGTTTATTAGCACGTGGCGGCCTGCCCATTTTGTTCCCTTCCTATTTTGGCCTGGGAACTCTGTCACTTTTTCCAGAGGATATAGTACACTGTGCTTTATTAAGCAGGGCAGCTCCTTGTGCACCAGCGGACGTGGGATGTGCTTATGCTTTTCCTCGGTAATGCGATTTGTCCACACACGTCTATGCCCCCTGTGAACACCCCCTATGTGGGGTGTGAGCTTTACTATTATCTTGGGGTGGGGGGTGAGGAATTAATTAATTAAGTAACCATGTCCATTGCCGGGGTTTGCATAACTCAGCTGCTCCCTATGGTGGGACCTGGAGCTTTAAAGCATGTGGAGATCAGGAGATTAGGTGCCGGGGGTTTATGGTGTGTGGAGATCAAGAGATTGGGCGCCTGGGTTTATGGCGCGTGGAGATCAGGAGATTGGGTGCGGGGTTTATGGTGTGTGGCGATCAGGAGATTACGTGCCAGGGCTTAAGCATTAAGGCATGTGGAGATCAGGAGATTGTCTGCCTGGGCGTGCGCTGTACTAAACCAAATATATTTAGTTTGTGTATGGGTTGTGGAAGCCGGGAAGATGGGCTGAGGGGTGCTGGCCCAGAGTGTGTTTTGTTCCGTGTAGGATGCAGCTCTACCAGGAGGACTGGGAGCGTAGGCACCTCGCTCTTCATGAGCTGCCGGTGGGACGTGATCCCGCGCTTGCGCAATATCAGTACAAGAGGTGCATAGAGTCGGCCTATCGTGTTATAGAGAGCACAGACCATTTTACGGTGCTGCACCGGGTCACGGAGCTACGCGTTGTCTGCAACCTAGCTACCATGCTGGCAAAGCGAGGGGGCTCAACCAAAGTGTTGGGTCCCCCTACGAGTGTAATAGAGGGACTCGCCATTCGCGTGTTGTATAATAACAGATACGGAGATGCACGTAAATACTTACGTGAACAGAGAAAAGCACTGAACCGTGGCGTGAGAATGGGAATAACGGGCAACATGGACACGTTGTTCGCGGTCGGCGCGGCCACCATGTTGTACGAGGCTCAAGCTGGCGGCCTCAATTATCGTGCACGGTTTATGCATTACCTTCGTACCTTTCTTATAAAGGGATATTACCAGACCTGTCAGGATGTTGGCCCCTCTGGGGAGCACCTGGAGGACCCGGACCCCATCCACATGTGTTGTATGAGAGCTGATCCTGTGTTTGTTGCACAAGCACTGTCAATTATACCCACAGAACTCAATGCCGCCCTTGCTGCTTTGTACAGGGACATGGGGCTTCAAGGGGGGGTGATATATGAGGCTGCTCGGCTGGAGGCCAATGTGTATCTCCAACACTGGGCTACCCTGCGGGGATGGTTAAGCAACTTAAAAGAGAGACGATGTGTGGTGCCTCAGAATTCCCTGCCAGAGGCTGCAGAACAGGATGCAAACGTACAAGGAGGATTGGATGAGGCACATGGCACATGTGCGAAACTTGTCCCCCGCTAAACACCCGGTGTGGGAGAGTTATCGAATATTGGTTGCTAAAATAGGCAACATGGTGTCTTGCATATCGGAGAGGAATGTGGTTTCAAGAGTTATACAATTGAGGCTTATGTGTAATGCTGCTGCAAGATGTGCTGCAACTGGAGGTTGTACACACAAGCTCCCAAGGCCCTCTCCACCCATATGGAAAATGGCCGAGACTGTATTATGGGGCAATTTCTATCACCAAGCCCGTACATTATTGTCAGACCACATCCAGGGTATGCTACGCTCCGTAAGAGAAGGAACTATCTGGAACTGGGAAACTGTGTTTGTGGTTGCAGCAGCACTTTTCCTCTATGATGCTCAATGCGGGGGCTTGAATTATAAGGCAAGATGTGTACATTATATGCGCAGTTATATTGTGCTCGGATATTGTGACATTTTGGGTCATCCGCCCCCACACAGAGAGTATGTGGAAACTCCGGATCCAGTATACATGGCATGCATGTGCCAAGACTCATTATTTGTGAAAGACATACTTGCGTTTTTGCCAAACAATCTTTACCGGGAACAGGAGGAGGTGCTGAGTACTATAGATGTAGATTATGTGTTGGTTAGACAGTTGGTACTTGAAGATATTCAGAAATATCAGTACATGGTTTTAAAGCTTGCACAAACTATATGCACAGGAATGAAATTATTCTAGTACATAGTTTCTGACAATGTTTGTGCACACCCCTATCACAACATTGATCACACTTTAGTGCATGCCTTTTCTACACCTTTAAATACAGTTCACACTACACACGAAACACTAAATACATGAATAAAAAAAAATATGCTCACAAAAGCCGTGTAAAATAATGTTTATTTTCAATGATTAAAGAAACAGGGTAAAGCATTAGCTGAATTATGTTAACTTGCGGTTACATTTGCATTGCAGTAGTATTTCAGATGCAGATTGTAGGGTGCTTATTTTAGCTTAGTCCAATTAGATTATATATTTGTGTAGGTTGATGAAATTGGGGAATATTGCATGGGGGGATACTGTGCGGCACGCGGAACACGAGGGGTCGGCTTCAATATGGGCGCACTTTGGGTTTCCTTGGTGCCTTCATTATAATAATAATAAGGATGCATTGATATGTTTGGTGCACTAGAAGAATGTATTAATCTGTTATTATTTGTGCTGTGTGTGGGGTTGTTGACTGGATATGGGGTGTGTGGTGTGTATTGTGCTTTTTTTGGCTCAAAGCTGTGGGTGTGGAAGTTGGTACCACTTGGCCGTTTCCGGGGGGTGTAGCCTTCATACTGGTGGGGTTGCATAAACAATGAGGGGGGTTGTGAGGGGGTGCTGCTTTGCCAGAGAAAAGTACTGTGTGCGATGTGATTTGAATGGGTGCTATAGCTTGAGGTGTGGGTAGGGTGTGAAAGGTGTGCGGTCTGTGGGGTGGTGCTATTGTGCAAGGAATGGTGGTATAGTGGGGTGATTACATGTGAAGTGGGAACAGACTGTGAAGCATTTGTGCATTGTGTTGTGCAAGTTGAGCTCCAGGGTCTAAAGTATAAATGTGCGAGATTTGCATTTGGAGCTGCGGGGGGGCTTACATGGGTAGCAGTGTTGGGGCTTTGTCTGAAGTTCGGATCTGTGTGATGCTTTTCTTCCCTTGAGGAATCTATACTATGCTGTACAGTGGTGTGGGGGGCTTGGGTATGCTGTGAAATAAAACCCAATGTGGTTTTGTAAGGTGTATGGGTGTGTTGTGTGGGGTGTGAAGCCTGGTGCATATGGGGTGGGGGCTTTTCGGGTGTTGTGCTAGACACTGGCTTAATATTGCACCAAACTGTATTTGTGGAATCAAGAATAGGGGGATGCTTTCTTGATTGTGGTTCCTCACCAACCAATATAATATCTTCTGTTGTACATGAAATGGCGTTATTATTACCCCACGATCCAGCAACACTACACTGGCTTTGCGTGTGGGCCTGAGCAGTGTGCGGGCTGTGAGAGTTGCCTTCGAACTGTACCCCGTTGCACACTTCAGCTGGCACACTTTGCATGCGTAAGTCAGGCTCGCTCCAGCCACAATTCGTCTCCGTGGTATGATAGCCATGTGCGTTAACTTGGGGTGGCACTGGGGTGACAATTTCCGTCTCAGCAGTGTTTCCTCTTTGTGTGCCTGGGGTAGAGGTAACGGTTTTCTTGCAGGAGCAGTTCTTAAAGTCAGTTCTTGGGTGTATCTCCACTGCGCTTCGCCGGCGGGGTGGAGGAATCTGACAAAAGCTTTGTGTGTATTCTTCTCTCATGGATTCTGTTTTGTAGCATGTAATATGTTTGTCGCTTAAACGTGCCGCCGTGGTGACCCGCCAGCTGTCAGACTCGTGTGCGGCAGCCCCGCCGCTGATATCCCGGCACTCGGGGCAAACTTGCGTTGAGGTAGATTCAGTTGAGGTAGATTCGATAGGGTTGTAATATTGCGTTTCAAAACAGGAGAGGGCATTGGGAATGCGCGGAACATCAAAGCGGGGCGGCGGGTGTAGCTGTGCACTAATATACACCCGGGTAGATACACTTCTTAGGCAATCCACAAACATATTCAGTTTCCCATAGGACCATTCCTCATCGATCATATTAAGGTATACTCCCTTCATGGTGGTGGGTGCGTGCCGGCGTAATATGTAGTTGTACACACGTTGACATATAATTCCATTTCTTAAAACAGTGTCCAGCCATCTCATCTTGCATAGACCCATTACCGCTCTATGATTTTTGAACAGTGCATAGTCTGCCAGTTCGCGGGGTGGATATCGTCCTATTATAAGATTTACCAGTTCGGAGCGACGGATTACAATTAGGCCACACACCTGTACCAAATGTTTGGGATGTGCAACAAACAGTTCAAGTAATGCTTGGCATTTCTCTGCGCATGATAGTTGGGCAGTGCTAAGTAGCTTTGGGGGCATTAATTTGGCTGTTTTAGCAAATTGCACCAAGTCGGGTACAGTTTTGGGGTGCATGAGATCTGCGATAAGGTGTAGAAAGCATTGAATCCGGGCCCGAAGCTGTGTGGCATTTTGTCCTTCCATTGTGGGGGGATTGCTCTGGAGGTAGCAGCAAACTGCAATTTGAAAGATTTGGGTTTTTGCTCATTGTGATTAAAAGAGGTGACATTATATACACGGTGTGGTTTAGGGGGAAAGTGGAAAGTTTAGCACATGGCTGTTTGGTTTCACTGGAAAGTCTAGCACATGGCTTGTTTCACACAGGATATGACTCTAATCTTCTCTCTTCACACTTCCCACTATATTCTCGGGGGTACACCTTTGTCATTTTGCCCGGGTACCCCGGCCTTCCTCCCCCTCTTCTGCTGCAGAGGGATCCCTTGAGCGCTTCCATCCCCCCCCACACATTATACAGATTATGGGGCCTCCGGGGAGGCTTGAGCAAAAGATAAGCGGAGGGTCACAGAGGGTACAGTTGTGCTGGTGCCTTGCAGCTTGCTCCTCTTTGTCATGGGGGTTTTCATTCTCCATATCCAATGCCCACATATTATCCTGTGGTTGGTCTGGGTCTTCATCTTGGAACCACTGGTAGTGTGGGGCAGCTGCTGCGCTGTGGTGGGTCTGCACCAACAGGCACAGCATTAAAACCAGCAGCAGGGGGGAGAAGCCGGTGGCACCTCTTATCAACATTCTGGTTTTGCTTTTTAGACCCCCCCTTCGGCCCTGCCAGCAACATTTATAGAGCGCCGGACCTGCCTTGAATCCCAGCCCGGCCAAGAACCTCCCGATTGCTGCTCCTGCCAAAACATTTCTTTTGTTATACCTGCTAACCTAATTGGAACAACCACAGGGCACTCAGGGAAGGCTCCGCCCCGCAATATGAGCCAGGATGTGGAGCTCCGATAAATACTGGGATCCTTCGGGGATTGCGCGTCACCCATGTCTCTACCCCACACACCCCTGATCTCTTCCTGGTCATAATCCGTTAGGGGTCTTGCACAGAACGGGGTGCTCCGTTTAAAGCTTCGTCAAAAGCAGGTTTTGTGCTCGGGGTTCGGGTTGGGTAACAACCCGATAGTGCAATACAGCACATAGGGGTCATGTTGTACAAGTTGGGGGGGCTTGGGTGCTATTCCATGCGCGGACAGAATGCATTCCAAACGCGTAGGAAGCGTGTTGCTGTTCGACAAAATCCTAAGATTCTGTGTATAACGAATCGCATGACCACGTGAAAATCAGGATCCCGTGTATAATGAAGCGTAAGGCCCCCGCGTATAACATATCACAACACTGCGTGTATAAGGTATCATAAGACCTCGGTTTGTGACGCGTCGCAAGACCTCCGTGTACGCATTCTATAACCCCTCTACTCAACGCACCAATGGTTCAAGACCGCAAAGCGCCAGTGTGCGGTCTCTTTGGCGGGGAGATTTCCGGCAGCCCGGCATCGATGCGGGAATGGTGCTGTTGACTTGCGAGGCGCACCACTCCTATCCACACAACCCCTCAGATGCATGGAGTTCTCAAGAACCAGCAGGTCTTGCGCGCCCAACAAATCAAATCACAGTGCCCGCCTTGGGGTGCCACGCCGCGCAAAAGCATACAACGTACACTCGCAGCAACCCCAAACACCACGCTCCCCAAAATGTTCCATATCCCCTAATGTGCTAATCTAACTGTTGGGGCAGTATATGTCGGCCCACTGGTTCCAGTACGCTTTGTTGTGTTTGTTAGAGTGGGCTTTCAAGCGCCCCCCGGCTCCGGGTATGATGATAAGTTTCATTTGCTTGGCGGGGCAATGTGTTACACCCTAGCCTGTATACGCTAAATACCCACTCCCCATACAGGCTCTGTGCACTCTTTGGACCACCCCCACGCAACAGTATATGATACCCCTATCTCGGGCATTCTTAAATCACATTACCCGTGACCCCCATTATTAAATAACATTACCTAAGACAGCTAAGTAGGCGCGCCAATAAAAACTCACTTGATCTTGGTTTTTCAGTGTTTATTTAAAAACGTTTTACATTAAAATGTACACATTAAATGAGTTTCTGTTGCAGTGCACAAGTCATGATCGGTAGCTTCCAGTAACAGTCTGTATTCAAGTCCCAGCAGTGCATGCCTGTGGAAAAATGGTTTACACGTGTAATAATGTATGTAACGTTCCGTATAAGGATTAGCAGCATCCAAGCATTTTGTTGCATTTTTGTAGTGATATTCATTACATGCAGAATCCTTTAGCTGTGTAGCAAGGTGTGAGTCCCCCAATCCGTTCTGTTGAAGTAAACAGAGCATGTGGACTGTTGTTGTGAGTATGCAATATGAACGCAGTTCTTCTTTTCCCTGTTCACCACACGCAAACATAGTGTTGAGGAGTAATACCAGGGGCACAAATTGTAGTGCACATCTCAGCTCCGTAGTATTAGCATGGTGTATGTTCTGGTTGCGTACCACAATCTTCCTTAATGTTTGTGCGAGAGAGTTTGTAGAATTGGTGAGTCCCCGCATGCAGCACAATACACATTGAAACAATGTTATGAGATCGGTGTTTGTAGTGTGTTGGGGTGTCTCAGCAACTCCATAGCGCTTTAGATAGAGCAATAAATATATTCTAGTATACTGGAGTTCCCCACACATGTCAAGGAAAGCATTCAACCAAATTGCTTGGGTAATAGGATAATCAGCCCCACCCCGTGGAACAAGATTTAGGCAGCGTTCCATTAACAGGTGGTAGGTTGCTTTGCATTTTGAGTGTGGAGGGATTGGCTGTATTTTTTCAAGTAAAGTAGTTGTGCATTCTTCTCTTTGTAAAAGACGTGAAACATACAATTGTACCGGAGTGTATTCCATGGTAAGGCACAGAACACTGCTTTTCATGCAAGTATAGAAGAAAAATGCCTGCTTTTCATTCACATCTCTTGTATGAAAGGCCAAGAACCGAAACCCCTCGCATATTATGTTGCTGGGGATAGGGTTCTGTGCTATATGGACATAGTGTATTCCTGAAGAGTGATGCGGTTTAGCAGTGGTGGGGATTAAATTGCTATCACAGCCCTTGCATTTACCAGCAGTGTGTTGGGCGACTGTCTCTATAAGTGGTAACGCCTTGTTTCCGGTTTGACATCTGCTGCACATTTACACCAATAAAGACATAACTGGGGGGTGTGATTTGCAAGGTGTTACCTGCACTAAATGGGGTTTCCCGAGTATTAAGACTGGGGCTTCAATTAAAACCACTGGCTTTGTGCACCCCTCTGATGTGTAGGAAAATTGCTTTCCCACTCTAAATGACCAAGGATGTTTGTATGGAAAACTTATGAATAATAAGGCATAGGAAAGAGCAAGTGCTGATTTGGTTTCCTGGAAACCAATGTGTTGTATACTGTTCATAAACACAATTGTGCCCTACCTAGCTTCTACAGTGGTGTATGCACACCAACAAGATTTGTTTGGCCATTCTAGTTGGGTAAAGTGGCATTGAAATGAACAAATGTGCGGGCATGTGTGTGGACTGCTCTTGTACTTTATTTTTGTGTTGGGTGCCTATGGGGGGTATGCACAACACCATGTTATATGTGGTGCGCATCCCTGTGTATGAAGTATAGGGTGCAGCGCTGTGCTAACATATTACAGTTGGATGTGCATAGTTGCTGGTCTCTTAACTCGCTTTCTGCTGGCTCTGGCCAAAGTGGCGCTGTGTTCCCCTCCAGCAAAAGGGCTGGCTTCAAAAACTTCAGGATGGGGGCTGTGTGTACATGCCCGCCTGTCTATATAAATACGCTAGCTTAAACAATAGGGTCTGTTCACTACAAGGGGGTCATGGGGCAAAATCAATTTTGTTTCTGGTTCCCCTCTATAGCACATTAGCGGGACTTGGGGCTGGCGGGTGTTGTGGCGACTCTGGGGGGCATAAGCCCCTGGGTGTACTTGTCTTGGGTTTTTTTGCTGTGTGATGTTCTTTTGTGCATGTGGTAATTACAGCTGCACATCTTAGGTGAGATGTGTGATGCAGTGGTTTTAATGCATGTTGTTAGTCCTGGGCAACCCCAGTAACAGTAAATTGTTCCCCAAACCGTGTGCCCATTCCATTTACCTGTATGCTTTCCAACCTCATCGTGTTGGAAAGAATAGCCACCCGGGCTGAAGTAATCATTGCTTATTAAAATAGACTCAGTACTCGGGATTAGAAAAACAAAAGTGTTTAATTTAACAATGGTTCCAAAACCCCAACCCATGGTACCCCCACTGTCCGCACGTGCGCGTGTCAGAAGTAGTGCCGATTGTACATCTCATTAATCTCCCTAGGCATGGCCAGACCCCCTCTACACGTACACGCATCACAATCACATCACATACGTATCACACACATTCCACAGACACACTAATGGGATGTGCAATCAGCACCCTTAAAACACTGCACGGGGTGCGGCTCAGTGTTACCCCCCCGGTGATGGCCTTCATCTTGCGGTGTGTACCTGTGTTCCCTCAACACGCCGAGCCCCAGCTCTTGTGTCGGATCGGGTGCAGCAATGGCACGATCTACGGGATGGGCGGTACGGGCGGTGGCGCGTACTGTGCTTGAACCTCGGAGGGATGCTTGGTGGATGATCTTCGGAACTTCTTGTATGCAGCTTGCATGCCCGTGGGGTCTTCTTGGGGGTGATGGGCCGCCGCTGCGCCTTCTGCCAGAGTCAACCGTGAATCGGGGGAGATAGGTCGGGCTTGCGCGCAACCCCCTCTCCCCCGAAGGCACAGTAACTCTCTCAGAGTCCTGCGAGCGGTGCCTGTAATACTTACATGCAAAGCAGGGATGCTTAACCTCGTTTTCGGGCTTGCTCAGTTTCCTGTGCAGAGTGAATAGAACCAGGGGAAACACCTTGGGGGGTTCACGAATGCATGCAGCACGAGACAACGGGAGATCGAAGGTTTCGATGAAATGGTGAACCCATTACTCCGAGCCCTCGGCACATTACTTAGCAGGCAGTAAGTTGGCCCTTGACTCATATACCCCGTTGGCGCCTCCGCGGCGGCCCTCTCAATGAACCGCCAGACAGTAGCGACGGCCCTGCGCCACGGTTGTCCTGCAAATCCCAACCTGTATCATCCTGGGGGATAGCTGGGCGCGATATCGTATCGCATCTCTGCCGCATCCGCTGTTATTCACTCGACATCGGTCTGCGCAAGCCACAGACTACGGGCTGTGCGCATCTTTTATAGCAGCGGCGGCCAACCTCCCCGTGGGGTGCCTCCCAGTGCGCGAACACGCCTGATGCGAACCTCAGGGAAATAAAAAACGGAGTGGATTAATATTGTGTTTCAACGGTTATTTTTTATTCAGTGCCCACACGTGGGCCTTACACAAATTACACCATTACAGCTTATGTGGGTAGAATAATAAGCTAAGCCTATATCGTGTCATAACACACTCATTATTAATGCTATGCGGGTTTCCTACCGTTTAAAGTGCTTTACAAGGGGGGGTAAAAGGAAGTGATAATACACAAGAAATATAGATCCCAGGCAAGGAATATTCTCTAGACCACTACTACAATACACCAAAGAAGCTTATAACATACCATATTTACAACAACAAAAATACCTGAGATGAGGAGCAGAGTACCCACACCCCCGACATTACTACTACAATACACCAAAGAAGCTTACAACATACCATATTTACAACAACAACAATACCTGAGATGAGGAGCAGAGTACCCACCCCCCGACATTACTACTACAATACACCAAAGAAGCTTACAACATACCATATTTACAACAACAACAATACCTGAGATGAGGAGCAGAGTACCCACACCCCCGACACCATATGTTTTGAAGTGAGGCTAGGGGGTGGCGGTGCTTCATTGGATCAGGGGCGGGTCCCTAGCATTGTGTAAACACTCTATTAGCTTGTACTCGCAGAACGAGCCGCCTCGCCCGAAATTTCAAGGTTTTGGCCGCACCAAACAGCACCGCCACGTCGCACAAAACTCTGAGGTACAGCCATAAACGGGGCGCATTTATTGATTGTGGGTGGGGGCCCGGTGCTGCATTCTCTAGGGCGGGGTGCTCCTATTTTAGCTTATACACGGACGCTGCCCAGAACAAGCCATAAGACCAAATGTTCTGGAATGTAAAGGGTTTTTGGGCGGGCACAAAGCCGCCCCGTAGGATGCCTACACGGGATTTGGGATGTGGTTATACAATGATTTTCTTGAAGTGCGGCTAGCGGGTGGCGGTGCTTCATTGACCACGGGCGGGTCCCTAGAATTGTGTAAACACTCATATTAGCTTGTACTCGCAGAACGAGCCTCCTCGCCCGAAATTGCAAGGTTTTGGCGTGGCGTAAAGCCGCACCAAACAGCACCGCCACGTCGCACAAAGCTCTGAGGTACAGCGATACACGGGGCGCAGTGTTATTGCTCGTGGGTGGGACCCGGTGCTGCATTCTCTAAGGCGGGGGTGCTCCTATTGCAGCTTATACTCGGGTCCATAGTACCTTTCTTTGTGGGCCGGGGGTTAAAGCCTGTAATTAGCTTATATTGGGACCAGTCTTAGGGTTGGCTGTGCTGAACCATGAAGATGGTTTTTTGGTGGGCAGAAAGCCGCACCAACTGCACTACTTCCTTAGCTTATCTATCCCGCCATCTCAGGGCGGGTGGCTTGTAGTCCTCATCACTACCCTCACTGCTGGCTTCGGATGTGTGTCTGGATGGAGCCCCGGAGAGGGGTGTGTCGTTGGCACCCTCACCCTGCTCAGCATGGCGCCCCCCTGTGGACTGGCCCTGCGAGTGGTTCCCCCTACCCGCGGCCCAAGGGGGCGCGCCAGCACCCCCACGCAGTGGTGGCTTGTGGGGTGTGGCGGCGCGCGCCCCTGTAGAGGTCGTGGCCGGGCTTGGAGAGTTGGGATTATCGCTGTCCTCTCCCGAGTCAAAGCTAATTCTTGGCGGCTTCTTACCCCGTGGTCTGGTGTTGCGGTGCCTGGGCGGAGAGGCGGTATATAATTGTACCAATTTGGCGACATGGTGATTGGGGGGAGGGGAGGGCGGTGAGGGGGCAGAGGATGCGGTTGGAATGGGGCATCGGCCCCGGTCAAATTCTTCCCTGCATCGGGCGTAATATGTGGTGGGAGAGCCGCAGGGCCCGTTGTATTCATTAATGCGATGATACATGGTGCACTCGGGGTGATGAGCCTCTGAGGTCAGCGGTGTGTACTTGTGCCCACTCCAGGACACCTCAAAATCAGTGGCGTTAAAGGGGCGCTGATTGGGCTCCAGCAGATTCTTATTGGTTTTCACCATCAGATTTTCCAGCGTGCGGGGCGTGGGTAAGGAGGTACTGCGCTGGCTGAGGAAGTATATATAGCGCACCGTAAAGCGAAGAAATAACCAAAGGGGGAAACACTGCGCTCCCATTGAGACATGGGACTCGCATGTGACATAACTGTTTCCCATGTGTGTTTGTTCACAAAACAGGCACAGGTGGGTGCACGGCGGGGAACCCTCCTCGTTCGACAATGTACAATAAATGCATTGATGCGGCGGAATGTTGGCGGGGGGCGTTATCAGCTCGGGTAAGTTCAGGGCCATATATTGCAAAAGTACGCGCACCGGAAAGGAGCCATCCTTTTTGTAAATCTGCCTGTAGCCCGTGTTGCCGTGGGGGTCCAGCGCTATGGCCGCGCGAGCAACTACGTCAAAGGGTGCGACAAGCTGCACCATGCGGCCCCAGATGACGCGCCACTGGACACCCCTTATCGGATCTGTAAGGTAATTGCTATTTCCGAGTAGGCGCTGGGGAACGGTTTGCTTGAACCACTGCAGTGGGCGCGACATGAATATACAAGTGCGAGCACACGCGTGGTGCGGCACAGTTTGAGCCGGCGCTAACATGTGATACGTCATATACAGGGACAAGCCGAAAGCATTCTGTGACTCCTGCATGTACTGTTGCACCATGTTGATCTTGTGTTTGTCGATACTTCCGGTGCGATAGTGGTGCTCGTGGCTGGCGTCGATCAGATCGCATGCGCGCGGCGTTTGCTTTTCGAAATTGTTTGCCGCAAAGCGCATATATGGGGTATGCGCGTGTAGATACAAGTATTTGTGGTTCGCCGCGGCCGTCCTCCAAGCGCTTGGGTCATACGTTTTCTGACTTTTGCCCTTGGAGTAGCAGTGTTTCACTTGGCAGTGTATGGCTAGAAGGTGTGTGGCAGTCAATACCGTTCCGTCGTGCGTTGTCGGGTCTTGTGCGGGGGGGTCCTCGTGCCTTCGACGTGCCCGCCGCGTGGGGCACGCATCGGTGGCGGGCACAGTCCCCACTGTTTTAGAGGAGCCGGGTTGCGGGTTAGTTCGCCGAAGGGCGGACATTGGTTTACCCCCTGAGACGGGGTGCTTTACATGTACACGGGGGCATTTGCCACCCGTATCGGGGTGGGGGGTGGGCGGTTTTACCGCGGGTGAATGGGTCAGCGGCGGTTTGACGCCTCGTTTGGGCGGGGGCGCCTGGTGTGAAGATTGTGGCTTATTAAGGCGGGGTATTTTGTATCCCAACAAGGGGCGCGGGGGAGCGCGCTGCGGCTGTACCAAAGCGCTGAGACCGGTGGTGAGCTGTTCCAAACTGAGGGGGGCGGGCTTTTTCCGTTTGGGCGGCCCGGGGCCGGCACGGGGTTTGTCGGGGATGGGGCTCAAAAGCACGCAGCACTGTGCCTTGAGTTTGTCGGGGGTGGTGGCGGGGGAGGGCCCGGCACCGGCGCCCGAGGGGGGGCTCGGGGTTTTCTGTCGCGCGACACGCGACCGTGTCTCGCCGAACTCCTCTTCGCTGGAGGACCGGGGGGGGCGTGACGACGCGCCGACCCCCTTTGCACCGGGTCCCCCCACGGGCAGCTCCGTATTCGGGGACTGCTCAAATCGGGGCACTTTAGCGGGGGGGGGAAATAGCGGACGCTTGGTTCTTTTGCGTCCGGGGGGCGGTGGTACGGGGCGCGACGGACTGGCGCCCTGCGCGGCGGGCGCGTTTGCAGTTTGCGCGGGATGGGGTGTGCTTGTGGGTTCGGTCGATTCCACTGGATGTGGGGAGGGCTGAGGTGCGCTGGGGGTTGGGGATGTGTCCGGCATTAAAAGTACGGCGCACGGGGGGTCCGCAGTTACTCGCATGACGTATTGTGCGGTATCAGTACAGTCGTGGGGCACGTCTCTGGGGGCATAGAATCGCCGCCCCTCCACACTGTACACGTCCGTGGACGAGGTTCCGTGGACCGCGGCACTGGTCAGTAACCGCGCAATGGCAGCAGGTGAGGGGTTGGGGGCGCGGGGAATGATGGGGTGCGGTTCTACACTGAGGAGATAAGATAGAAATTCACCCGTGGGGAGTTGACCGCGGACCGCGCGCCGCGCCCAAAAGGTCGCTCGCGCATCCGTGTGGCCGTTGGGCGATGCGGGGCGATTGAGGGCGCGCCCGGCCGTGCGTTCCATGTCGGCCACCCATGCGGCGTCAGCGCTGCGCGGCCCGAATAAGACCCCCGAGTGATGTGTGGACGTGCTGGACGATGAATCGGAATCGGAATCGGAAGAACTGGAACTTAGAGCAGATTCTTCGGATGTGCCCCCCGGCGATTCTAAGGGTGGTGCGGTGCGTGGAGGCGTGGGGGTTGTCTGCAGACTTAAGAGGCTTTGCTCCAGGGTGGCAAAGGGGTCGCTCTGCGGCGGCCAAGGTGGTGCCTGTGCGGGGCAAGGCGGCGTGGAGGGTGCGCTAACGGGTGGTGTGGATGCGCGGGGGGGCGTTGAGCGGCATGTGGAATTTAGCGTGTGCACAATCTGCACGAGAGGTGACGTACAAGTAGCCGCCTGCCCCTCCGTTTGTTCGGCCGCAGTGATAAGATCTGAGTTGAACGGGTGCTCCGGGGGGGAATGCGAAGATGTGCTGACTACGCACACATCAACGTTTGGGGCGGGCGAGAGTTCCACGGAATGGTTTGATGCGGGGGATGGGGTGCCAACCCACGGCACGCCGGGGCGGTCGTCGCATAACATTAAAATGCCGGCGGCGGCAGCCATTTCCTCTCTCAGAGGGGGGCGTTGACCCGCCGCGGTGCACTGCTCCATTTGAGGAGTTAGCTGGCTTCGAGCTTCCGATGCAGGCGGGGGGGTGGGTGCCCGGGGGGGCGGAGGAGCACATGAGCGCGTTGGAGTGGGTGGTTCGGGGAATTGAGGCGCGGGCGCCCGGGTGGGTGTGGGCGTGATACGTAGGGAGGAAAAGGGGGGTAGGCTGTGCCTGGAGAGGCGCGCACGCCTACCCCGTGCCGGCGCGGGAGCACTGCACGGAGCTGTGGGGTTGTAGGGTAGTGTGCCCGCACCTGACAAGGAATTGGTAAAGCCGTAGGAGAGCGGCTGCTCCAGATGAGAATGTAGTCTGATCATGGGAACACACGGCGGTTTTATCGTATACACCATGTTGTTCACAATGGCCGCTTGATATGGGGGGGGTTGGGTTTGGGGACAAACGGTTGGGTGAGAAGCGGACCGCTGCGGGCAAAATGTGGGGAATGTGGGGAACGTGGGGCCGGGTTGTGGGTACGGGGGCGCTGCACTCTGTGGAGCGGGTTGTGGGAACGAGGGAGCAGCACTCTGTGGAGCGGCAAACGGGTCTGTATATGCGGCGGTGTTTGGCGCCCGGTGTTCGGCCTGGCCGTATAGTTGTGTGTATTGGGGTTCCGACTGCGTGGGATAGGGGGGATCATCCCGCAGCGTGCACAATGCGGCGCCCAGCATGCATGATGTGGTGGGGGGGCACGTACTGGCAGTCGTGCATGTGTCGTCGCCGATGATGCCCATTACCTGATCCCACACAGCGTCACTTGCCTGTTGGGAGACGGGTTGCGTGTGGCCCTGCGCCGGATTCGCGCTGCCGGTGCCCCAGTGGTAGTTCTGCGACAAGCTTGTAATCTCGCAGGCGGCGCATAAGCCGCTTCTCATGTGGGAGCACGTATACGTAGACGGTTGAGGGGCGGTGGGGGGCTGTGGAGGTGTGTTTGAGTACCATTGTGAAACCGCGGGGCTTGCAGTATCGCACAGGGGTGGGGGTGCGGAGCGGGTCACTGTGTATTCGTTCCGGTCTACCGGCGACTGCACGCAATACGCTGATGGGTCGACTGTGCTGCCGTCACAAATGCCGGGGATTACGGTGTACAGGGTGTGTGGCGGTTCTGTGGGGGGCGCGGTCTGAGGGGGGCTGACGGCGCCGGTGCCGCTAAAAACTGGTGTCGCCGCACGGGGCGGCGGGCATGGCGATGAGTTGGTGTTGATTCCAAGGCAATAGCTGGAAGCGAGCGGGCCGAAGCCTTGCTGTTCTGTGGCATGGGGCGCGGGGTGGCCGACGGGCTCCGCGCTTTCATTTGCGGGGTGGGATTTCAGGGGGGTTATACCAACGTTGCCGAGGGTGCGCTGGGAGCCCGTGGATGCCGGCGGGGCGCCTGAGTATCCACACCCCAAGGAAGAAGCCAGGGGGGACAGCGTGTCGCGCTGCGATGCGTCACGCGGGGTGGAAGCAATCGATAGAACAGTAGATGGGGTTCCGACGCATTCATCTCCAGGGGGTCGTTGCGAAGTGGTCGGTCGGACTTGTAGCGCGACTCTCTCGCAGGAGGCGGCCACCGGTGTCCTGGCGTGGGGTGAGGTTGGTGTATTTTGGGAATCAAGGCACCGACGCTGCGCGGGTTCCGTTGTTCCCTCTGAGGCGCTTCCCTCATCCCCAGTATTATTGTTGCTGTGGGCGAACGAGGCAAAGGAGCCTGGTGAGGGTTGCACGGGTGCGCGACTGTGTCTTCCCACGGGGGGGGACTTGGGGGTTAACAATTCACCGGGCGCTCGTTCAGACCCCCCCCTGGGGGGGGTGTACGGGCCGGGCTTGCGCTCTATGGAGCGTTGTTGCACCTCGTCCCCCGTAACTGGGGTTTGTGGGTCGGCGTTGCCGCAGAGAGAGCTCAATGTCGGGTTGAGGGCACGGCCATGGGGGGGCGAAGCGGAGGTTTCATGATGGGGTTTTACTAAGGACGCCTCGCATGCGCCGCTGGGCGCGCCGGAGCTCAACGGCGATTCTTTCGGCGACGATGGCCGCTCGCGAGCCCCCCCTATGGGAGAGGCCGCGGCGCCCCCCGATTCGACGCTGGGCGCGCCGGAGCTCAACGGCGATTTTTTCGGCGACGATGGCCGCTCGCGAGCCCCCCCTATGGGGGAGGCCGCGGCGCCCCCCGATTCGACGCTGGGCGCGCCGGAGCTCAACGGCGGCGATGGCCGCTCGCGAGCCCCCCCTATGGGGGAGGCCGCGGCGCCCCCCGATTCGACGCTGGGCGCGCCGGAGCTCAACGGCGGCGATGGCCGCTCGCGAGCCCCCCCTATGGGGGAGGCCGCGGCGCCCCCCGATTCGACGCTGGGCGCGCCGGAGCTCAACGGCGATTCATTCGGTGGGGTTGGGGGGCGGGCGGAGCAGGAGCTCTGATTGGTGCGGTGCGACAGCTCACGGAATCCACCGGAGGGGTGGGTTGTGGGGTGGTGTATTGATGTGGTACAGGGAGCCCATGACCCCCCTGGTTGCATTTTGTTTGAAGATGCTAGGCATTCGACAGATCTAGAGTTGGTGTTGCTGGAGCGAGGGTTTATGCGCAACGGACTGGTGGAGGACGCCGGCTTCTCGTAAGAGCCCCCCAGGGGGGAGCCCGAGGAACGCAGCGATTCGGCGCGGCTGGAGCCGGACCTGGATCGCTCGCGTACCCCCCGATGCGGGGAGGTCGAGGAGCGTATCGATTTGGCGCGGCTGGAGCCGGAGCTGGACCTTGACCGCTCGCAGACCATACGATGCGGAGAGGCCGAAGAGCGTCTGGATTCCGCGCGGCTGGAGCCGGAGCTGGACCTCGATCGCCCGCGACCCCCCCCAAGCGGGGAGGCCGAGGAGCGGTTCGATTCGGCGCGGCTGGAGCCGGAGCTGGACACAGACCGACTGCGGACCGCCCCAGGAGGGGAGGGCGAGGAGCGTCTGGATTCGGCGCGGCCGGACCGCCGGCGGGACCCCCCTAACGGGGAGGTCGCGCAGCGCCGGCTGGAGCCGGACATGGACCGCACGCGGGACCCCCTAAGCGGGGAGGTCGGGCGGCGTCGCGTGGAGGCGCGGCTGGAACCAGAGCCGGACCCGGACCGCTCGCGGGACCCCCTAAGCGGGGAGGTCAGGTGGCGTCGCGTGGAGGCGCGGCTGGAACCAGAGCTGGACCCGGACCGCTCGCGGGACCCCCTAAGCGGGGGGGTGGGGTGGCGTCGAGTGGAGGCGCGGCTGGAGCCGGAGCTGGATGTTGGCCGTTTTTTCGATGACTGCTCACGGCGCCCCCCTAAGGGGGGGGGCGAGGCACGCTCGGATCCGGTGCAACTAGAGCTCGACGGCGAGCGGCTTTTTGACGAGGATTGCCCGCTAGTCCCCCCCGAGGGGGGTGTGCCGCGCCCGGGGGCGGGGCTTGACAGCAATTGGCCCCGACCCCCCCCAACGGGGGAGGTCGTGGTACGCCCCGATTCAGCACGGCTGGAGCTCGATGATGAGCAGCTTTTGGGTGTGAACCGCGTGTGAATCCTACCTGTTGGTGGGGAGTTGTAGGGGCGCGTGGCCGAACCAGCTCCGCTTGATCCACCGGACTTTCCCACACAGCTAGCACGGCTGGGAGAATATGCGGGCGAACGTTCGGGGGTCACAGAGTGCTGCGCGTGTTGCGCTTGCTCGCACTCCCCTTGTGGGGAGGAGAGTGAGTCGCGTGAGCTGCGAGAGGATGGGGGGGTGGACGCGGAACTACTGCTGTGCGTGGACGCGTGGCGGGATCCACTGTTACTATGCTGCGGGGGGCTGGTACACACGGGTCTCTTGGGCAGTGTATTTACGCTTGGCTCGGCAGATGCGTCCCAGAGGGGGAAACATACCTCGCGCCACCTAGTTCCCGGTTGGGGTGAGACAGGATGCGAGGGGGGCGAGGGTGTGCCAGACTTACCTGCGTGCGGGGGGGTTTCATAACTACACGTCAGAAGCTGCGTGAGGGTGTCGCTACACGGGGGGGATGGGGAATAACAAACAAGTGAGGATTTGCTAAGTGCGCAGGATGGCGCGTCGGCGTCATGCCCATCCTCTGGCCATCTGGGTGTTGGGGGTTTCTGAAATGCTTGGTGTGGGGGTAGTGGTTTCACAGCACCACATCTGGTGGTGCTCACACAACAATCCACTTCATCTGCGGGCGTGTGTGGTGTGAATGGTATAGGGTGAGATCTGTGGTTCCCACGCCCTTCCTCCTCATCATCAAAGGAATTGTCAGCCTCTATATCAATAACAACTATATCTGCGTTACTTATATTGGCAGAACCGGGGGTAATCAAGGGGCTGTACATCGGCGGTGCGGGACCGACCGACACACTGCCTTCTTGATCAGCCCCGGGAATAGATACACAGGATTTATTTGATATACGTAACTGAATTGGTGCCGGTACAGGGTCCGGTGCGACATCTGGCGCTCGTGGTTTGTCCTTCGGGTGTTTCTTCCTCTTGGTCTGTTTTGGATGGGGGGGTGGTGGGGGGGTGCGTGCGCGCCACTCTCTTTGAGCTTTGCGCAAGGCGGTCAGCTGCGCGCACTGTTGGTGAATTACGCTCAGCTGTTCCTGGATAGTTCCTTGTGCGGCGTTGTATAGGGAAGTGAGAGTGGATACAGCCAGTTGTATGTTGCTGAGGTGACCCGCACTGGCGTCACCCGTGGGCTCCCGGGTCTTTGGAGGAACGACACCGGCTTGGCTTAGGGCAATATAGGTTTGGGTGTGAAGAGCTGCTATGACTCGTTGGAGGCCGGCCAGTGCGGACCTTGTAACTGTGTGGTCGCGCTGTTCTTGTTTGTGGGCGGAGGTTTTTTGGTGCACCTCTGCGGTCAGTCCAACCATGGCGGTTTGAACCTGTCTGGTTTCTTGCCGGGCGTGTTGAAGTTCCTGTTCTAGGCGTCGCGTTTGGGCGTGTAGTCTGTATTTCTTGGTTGCCAACTGCACCCTGGTGTGGCGAATCTTTGGGAAGCGCGGGAGTGGAGGTGGTGGTGGCGGGGGGGGGATGGGGCGGTGCATCAGGGGTGGAATGGGTGGGTATTTGGGGTTGTAACGCCAGGGATCCGTTGAGTGCTCCTCTCGGGCGGTGTGCGCAAAAGGAGGCTCGGGACGGGGGGGTGAACGGGCGACGGGATTCCATCTCTGGGCTCCTGGGTTCGCGGGCCACCTCTGGTGGGCACACCGAGGCGAGCGACCTCTGCGCGTCCGACCCCCCGGCGGTGTGCATCTGCGTTGTGGTGATCTGCGCGGCCAAGCCCGCTTGCCCTCGTCTTCGCTAGAGTCGAGCAATTCACCCGGACTCAGTCCACGAGAGGAGGGCGGCGGACTGGGATTAGAGGAATGTTGCGACTTGGCTTTTTTCCTGGTCGGGCTGGCTGAACGTCTGGCTTTACTTCTGTCTTTGGTGGGGAGGGGGTCCACACGCCGGGATCTGGCGCCTTCCTTGGCCGGGCTGACGGCACCCCCAGGCTTGCTTCTTTCATTGTCGGGGGTTGGGGAACGACGTGTTCTTCCTCTTTCCTTGATGGGGCTGGCCGAACGTTTGGCCCTCCCCCTTTCTTTGGTGGGGCTGGTTGAGCGTCTGGCCTTGTTCCTTCCCTCGGGGGGGCTGGCCGGGCGTCTGGCCTTGCCCCTTTCCTTGGCAGGGGCTTTGTTATTGGTGGGGCTGTTGCGCTGAGTCTTGCTCCTTACTTTGAGAGGGCTGCGGCTTGAGGAGCGCCGGGGTCTGGTCTTGTCCTTGGCCGGGCTGCGTGCTCGCTCTCGGGGCCTGTCTCTGGATCGGCTTCTTTCCCGCTCATGGCGGCCACGGCGTCGCTCGTGTGAGGGATTGCTGTCTATGCTGGAGCCTCGGGCCTCGCATTCCTGGGATGTGGCTCGCCTTTGTTGGTTTTCTCTGCGGGACCTGGCCGGGGGGGCATCTCTAGCAGCACGGGCAGCCTGGGTGGAAACAAAAGAAAAACTGTGAGGTTGTGACATGTGGGCGTGCACCTAGAGAAAAGAACAGCTGTTAGGCAGAGATCTCACCCCTATTAGCATTCCTACACCCCCAGTACACTGCTTACCTTTGTTCGGAGAACTTGTAGGGCTACAGTTCTGGCTCTACGTTGCCAAACAGCAGATTGACTATGTTTGCGTGGACGCACTTGGTTCCGTCCCCTAGCTCTGTTCATAACTGTGTGTGGGCAACATCTGGAGCATTTCCGGCGGGATACTAGTGCTATTATTGAACACTGTCACAAGACACAATGAGGTCTGTTCAGTGTTGTGATCTGTAATGGAAAAGCAGCAGGTTGAAAGGCCGGGAGCAAGAACTGATTTGGCACCCACCAGTTTAGTGCATATCAATTCAAGACCCCCCTTATTATGAATGCACCCTATAGTGTACTATAGGTGCAAAATTGCTGTGGTGTGAAAGGGGCACCCGGGCTGTAGTGTTCCGTGGTACAAAGAGGGAAACGCTTACCTTGAGTTTGCCTGGTTCCGGAGTGAATGATAAGATACTGGAGAAAGTAACTTGTATTGTCTGAAAGTAAATGACTAACTGGTGTATAGAATGGTTTTGTGCCCGCCCTTTGTACCAGAACATTGGGTGCCCTGTGTGTTTGGCCCAAACAATGCTGATGATGGATATGCTCCGGTGCCTTTATGGTGTAACTCTCTACTGATTAACTAACCACCTAGTGTTCGAGTTTCGGACATGTGACGGGCATTAGGGGTTCTTTGCTTTTGCCCCAGACCCCCCCGGGGGGGGGGCGTTCTCTCCCCGACCTATCAAACAATTCGGAGGTCCCGGTACCAGGTATATCTTTTGCGGCCAATTTGGGGGCCACCTTACACGCTGGTGTTCTGACCGTTGGGCGGCCATTTTGGATTTTTACAAAGGGGCTCGGGGGGGCCGCCTTCGACGCCGGCGTCTCGGGCTTTCTCTCGGCGGTTCCCCGGAGCGCCCCCGACCCCTCCGCCGAATTCGGAGGCCCTGGGGCCAAGTGGACCGTTCGGCGGCCATTTTGGATTTTTACAAAGGGGCTCGGGGGGGCCGCCTTCGACGCCGGCGTCTCGGGCTTTCTCTCGGCGGTTCCCCGGAGCGCCCCCGACCCCTCCGCCGAATTCGGAGGCCCTGGGGCCAAGTGGACCGTTCGGCGGCCATTTTGGATTTTTACAAAGGGGCTCGGGGGGGCCGCCTTCGACGCCGGCGTCTCGGGCTTTCTCTCGGCGGTTCCCCGGAGCGCCCCCGACCCCTCCGCCGAATTCGGAGGCCCTGGGGCCAAGTGGACCGTTCCTTTTACATTGCCATATGTCTAATTATCTCTTCACTGACCACACGCATCACTAGTTATTAATATCATATATACTATTACAGTTGTATTTTTGAACACAGTATTATTCTATAACATCAATCCGGTAGATATATGAACATATTATAATATTGCTATGATTTTAAGACAATTTCTATATCACTTATATGATCCTGTTACTAAGTTAGCATGCACATGTGTCACACATAGGCTTTCTTACCCGCAAATGAAGAGTTCTTACAGCTTGTCGCACAGCCGCGGTGGAGCGACTGCGCTCTCTGGTCCGTGTTCTTATGTCCACAAGGGCAGTGGTCCGAGCTCTGGACCTATACATGGTGCAGACTGGAGGAGAGCTAAGCTCTAGCTTCTACACATGTTGGAGTCTCTCTGCATATTGATGTAGTTACAAGATTGCTTTTCCCCAAGATAGGGGGGTGGTGCACTTGCTACCAATCATCTTGCAAGATGTGAAATGGAAAGTATCACTTGTTTGCAGAGATGCTTTTGGTACCTTGTGTGGTTACCTGGGTTTCCTGTCTACCGGGAAATGCACTACAGAGAGGATTTTTTATATTAGAAACCAGACAAGTGTTTTGAGTGGGTTATGCTCTACATCAAACTAGCTTCCTGCTTATAGGTGTGAGGTTTTGTACTAAAGAAATTCAAATACTTTCATAAACATTTCTATTCTCCTGAGATTGTTCTCTAGGCAACCCACAGATAACATCTCCTCTTTTGATGTTCAAAGTGTACTGGAACATTTATAGTCTCCAGAGTATGCTTGTTATTGAGTGGAAATTTTTACCTGAACAACATGTTTACAGTATATTAACTTCTTGGCTTAAGATATAAAACAGCATGGCTACACAGCCCCAAACAAAAGTGTTCTTCTATATACTTGACCGGTATTTCAATCCATGGATATCACCTTTTTTCTTCCTACCTTATGTAGTTTTAGAGATACTCCCCCAAACAACATTAATGGGGCGCAGGCTTTGGCCCCCATATACTCTTGTGGGACTCCTAAAGCAGACACGATATTGGTAATGGTGTGGCAAAATATTGGAGGGGGGCTGAGTTAAGAGATCAAACTGTCCTGGTTGCAACGCATAAAGAACACTGTTAGTGTTTTCATGTGTATTTAAATGCCGGAGCCGGGACAGGTCCGCGTTTGGGTTGTGCGCGCGCGGCGGCGCCCTGTGATATGCCGTGTCGATCGCCGAATCGCTCCGAGGGCGTAAACACCTGTTGCGTATCCGTGACACACACGGTTGGTCTTTTACGCCGTAAAAGTGATAAATCTAGTGCAGGCTTCGGCCTAATAGATTGCACTAGCAGGCTCCTGGTTTGAATTGGAGGTGGGGTATGAGTTCCTTTGTTGGAGAATCCCACCTCTGGGCGGGAGGAGGGTGGACCACCAAGGTTACTAGGATGGGGGGTGTTGTGTTCCTGCATTGGGAGCGCAGTGGCCTGGGGAGGGCCCCCAAGGCCCCCGCGCTCCGCGCTCGGACCGTGGGACCCGTCCCCCTTCCCCCCACCACTGTGCCGATTTCGGGCCCCGCGCGACGTAACGGGTTTTTGGCGGCCATTTTGAAAAGTTTCAAAGTGGCCTGGGGAGGGCCCCCAAGGCCCCCGCGCTCCGCGCTCGGACCGTGGGACCCGTCCCCCTTCCCCCCACCACTGTGCCGATTTCGGGCCCCGCGCGACGAAACGGGTTTTTGGCGGCCATTTTGAAAAGTTTCAAAGTGGCCTGGGGAGGGCCCCCAAGGCCCCCGCGCTCCGCGCTCGGACCGTGGGACCCGTCCCCCTTCCCCCCACCACTGTGCCGATTTCGGGCCCCCGCGACGAAACGGGTTTTTGGCGGCCATTTTGAAAAGTTTCAAAGTGGCCTGGGGAGGGCCCCCAAGGCCCCCGCGCTCCGCGCTCGGACCGTGGGACCCGTCCCCCTTCCCCCCACCACTGTGCCGATTTCGGGCCCCCCGCGACGAAACGGGTTTTTGGCGGCCATTTTGAAAAGTTTCAAAGTGGCCTGGGGAGGGCCCCCAAGGCCCCCGCGCTCCGCGCTCGGACCGTGGGACCCGTCCCCCTTCCCCCCACCACGGTGCCGATTTCGGGCCCCCCGCGACGAAACGGGTTTTTGGCGGCCATTTTGAAAAGTTTCAAAGTGGCCTGGGGAGGGCCCCCAAGGCCCCCGCGCTCCGACCGTGGGACCCGTCCCCCTTCCCCCCACCACTGTGCCGATTTCGGGCCCCCCGCGACGAAACGGGTTTTTGGCGGCCATTTTGAAAAGTTTCAAAGTGGCCTGGGGAGGGCCCCCAAGGCCCCCGCGCTCCGCGCTCGGACCGTGGGACCCGTCCCCCTTCCCCCCACCACTGTGCCGATTTCGGGCCCCCCGCGACGTAACGGGTTTTTGGCGGCCATTTTGAAAAGTTTCAAAGTGGCCTGGGGAGGGCCCCCAAGGCCCCCGCGCTCCGCGCTCGGACCGTGGGACCCGTCCCCCTTCCCCCCACCACTGTGCCGATTTCGGGCCCCCCGCGCCGAAACGGGTTTTTGGCGGCCATTTTGAAAAGTTTCAAAGTGGCCTGGGGAGGGCCCCCAAGGCCCCCGCGCTCCGCGCTCGGACCGTGGGACCCGTCCCCCTTCCCCCCACCACTGTGCCGATTTCGGGCCCCGCGCGCCGTAACGGGTTTTTGGCGGCCATTTTGAAAAGTTTCAAAGTGGCCTGGGGAGGGCCCCCAAGGCCCCCGCGCTCCGCGCTCGGACCGTGGGACCCGTCCCCCTTCCCCCCACCACTGTGCCGATTTCGGGCCCCGCGCGACGTAACGGGTTTTTGGCGGCCATTTTGAAAAGTTTCAAAGTGGCCTGGGGAGGGCCCCCAAGGCCCCCGCGCTCCGCGCTCGGACCGTGGGACCCGTCCCCCTTCCCCCCACCACTGTGCCGATTTCGGGCCCCGCGCGACGAAACGGGTTTTTGGCGGCCATTTTGAAAAGTTTCAAAGTGGCCTGGGGAGGGCCCCCAAGGCCCCCGCGCTCCGCGCTCGGACCGTGGGACCCGTCCCCCTTCCCCCCACCACTGTGCCGATTTCGGGCCCCCGCGACGAAACGGGTTTTTGGCGGCCATTTTGAAAAGTTTCAAAGTGGCCTGGGGAGGGCCCCCAAGGCCCCCGCGCTCCGCGCTCGGACCGTGGGACCCGTCCCCCTTCCCCCCACCACTGTGCCGATTTCGGGCCCCCCGCGACGAAACGGGTTTTTGGCGGCCATTTTGAAAAGTTTCAAAGTGGCCTGGGGAGGGCCCCCAAGGCCCCCGCGCTCCGCGCTCGGACCGTGGGACCCGTCCCCCTTCCCCCCACCACGGTGCCGATTTCGGGCCCCCCGCGACGAAACGGGTTTTTGGCGGCCATTTTGAAAAGTTTCAAAGTGGCCTGGGGAGGGCCCCCAAGGCCCCCGCGCTCCGACCGTGGGACCCGTCCCCCTTCCCCCCACCACTGTGCCGATTTCGGGCCCCCCGCGACGAAACGGGTTTTTGGCGGCCATTTTGAAAAGTTTCAAAGTGGCCTGGGGAGGGCCCCCAAGGCCCCCGCGCTCCGCGCTCGGACCGTGGGACCCGTCCCCCTTCCCCCCACCACTGTGCCGATTTCGGGCCCCCCGCGACGTAACGGGTTTTTGGCGGCCATTTTGAAAAGTTTCAAAGTGGCCTGGGGAGGGCCCCCAAGGCCCCCGCGCTCCGCGCTCGGACCGTGGGACCCGTCCCCCTTCCCCCCACCACTGTGCCGATTTCGGGCCCCCCGCGCCGAAACGGGTTTTTGGCGGCCATTTTGAAAAGTTTCAAAGTGGCCTGGGGAGGGCCCCCAAGGCCCCCGCGCTCCGCGCTCGGACCGTGGGACCCGTCCCCCTTCCCCCCACCACTGTGCCGATTTCGGGCCCCGCGCGCCGTAACGGGTTTTTGGCGGCCATTTTGAAAAGTTTCAAAGTGGCCTGGGGAGGGCCCCCAAGGCCCCCGCGCTCCGCGCTCGGACCGTGGGACCCGTCCCCCTTCCCCCCACCACTGTGCCGATTTCGGGCCCCGCGCGACGTAACGGGTTTTTGGCGGCCATTTTGAAAAGTTTCAAAGTGGCCTGGGGAGGGCCCCCAAGGCCCCCGCGCTCCGCGCTCGGACCGTGGGACCCGTCCCCCTTCCCCCCACCACTGTGCCGATTTCGGGCCCCGCGCGACGAAACGGGTTTTTGGCGGCCATTTTGAAAAGTTTCAAAGTGGCCTGGGGAGGGCCCCCAAGGCCCCCGCGCTCCGCGCTCGGACCGTGGGACCCGTCCCCCTTCCCCCCACCACTGTGCCGATTTCGGGCCCCCGCGACGAAACGGGTTTTTGGCGGCCATTTTGAAAAGTTTCAAAGTGGCCTGGGGAGGGCCCCCAAGGCCCCCGCGCTCCGCGCTCGGACCGTGGGACCCGTCCCCCTTCCCCCCACCACTGTGCCGATTTCGGGCCCCCCGCGACGAAACGGGTTTTTGGCGGCCATTTTGAAAAGTTTCAAAGTGGCCTGGGGAGGGCCCCCAAGGCCCCCGCGCTCCGCGCTCGGACCGTGGGACCCGTCCCCCTTCCCCCCACCACGGTGCCGATTTCGGGCCCCCCGCGACGAAACGGGTTTTTGGCGGCCATTTTGAAAAGTTTCAAAGTGGCCTGGGGAGGGCCCCCAAGGCCCCCGCGCTCCGACCGTGGGACCCGTCCCCCTTCCCCCCACCACTGTGCCGATTTCGGGCCCCCCGCGACGAAACGGGTTTTTGGCGGCCATTTTGAAAAGTTTCAAAGTGGCCTGGGGAGGGCCCCCAAGGCCCCCGCGCTCCGCGCTCGGACCGTGGGACCCGTCCCCCTTCCCCCCACCACTGTGCCGATTTCGGGCCCCCCGCGACGTAACGGGTTTTTGGCGGCCATTTTGAAAAGTTTCAAAGTGGCCTGGGGAGGGCCCCCAAGGCCCCCGCGCTCCGCGCTCGGACCGTGGGACCCGTCCCCCTTCCCCCCACCACTGTGCCGATTTCGGGCCCCCCGCGCCGAAACGGGTTTTTGGCGGCCATTTTGAAAAGTTTCAAAGTGGCCTGGGGAGGGCCCCCAAGGCCCCCGCGCTCCGCGCTCGGACCGTGGGACCCGTCCCCCTTCCCCCCACCACTGTGCCGATTTCGGGCCCCGCGCGCCGTAACGGGTTTTTGGCGGCCATTTTGAAAAGTTTCAAAGTGGCCTGGGGAGGGCCCCCAAGGCCCCCGCGCTCCGCGCTCGGACCGTGGGACCCGTCCCCCTTCCCCCCACCACTGTGCCGATTTCGGGCCCCGCGCGACGTAACGGGTTTTTGGCGGCCATTTTGAAAAGTTTCAAAGTGGCCTGGGGAGGGCCCCCAAGGCCCCCGCGCTCCGCGCTCGGACCGTGGGACCCGTCCCCCTTCCCCCCACCACTGTGCCGATTTCGGGCCCCGCGCGACGAAACGGGTTTTTGGCGGCCATTTTGAAAAGTTTCAAAGTGGCCTGGGGAGGGCCCCCAAGGCCCCCGCGCTCCGCGCTCGGACCGTGGGACCCGTCCCCCTTCCCCCCACCACTGTGCCGATTTCGGGCCCCCGCGACGAAACGGGTTTTTGGCGGCCATTTTGAAAAGTTTCAAAGTGGCCTGGGGAGGGCCCCCAAGGCCCCCGCGCTCCGCGCTCGGACCGTGGGACCCGTCCCCCTTCCCCCCACCACTGTGCCGATTTCGGGCCCCCCGCGACGAAACGGGTTTTTGGCGGCCATTTTGAAAAGTTTCAAAGTGGCCTGGGGAGGGCCCCCAAGGCCCCCGCGCTCCGCGCTCGGACCGTGGGACCCGTCCCCCTTCCCCCCACCACGGTGCCGATTTCGGGCCCCCCGCGACGAAACGGGTTTTTGGCGGCCATTTTGAAAAGTTTCAAAGTGGCCTGGGGAGGGCCCCCAAGGCCCCCGCGCTCCGACCGTGGGACCCGTCCCCCTTCCCCCCACCACTGTGCCGATTTCGGGCCCCCCGCGACGAAACGGGTTTTTGGCGGCCATTTTGAAAAGTTTCAAAGTGGCCTGGGGAGGGCCCCCAAGGCCCCCGCGCTCCGCGCTCGGACCGTGGGACCCGTCCCCCTTCCCCCCACCACTGTGCCGATTTCGGGCCCCCCGCGACGTAACGGGTTTTTGGCGGCCATTTTGAAAAGTTTCAAAGTGGCCTGGGGAGGGCCCCCAAGGCCCCCGCGCTCCGCGCTCGGACCGTGGGACCCGTCCCCCTTCCCCCCACCACTGTGCCGATTTCGGGCCCCCCGCGCCGAAACGGGTTTTTGGCGGCCATTTTGAAAAGTTTCAAAGTGGCCTGGGGAGGGCCCCCAAGGCCCCCGCGCTCCGCGCTCGGACCGTGGGACCCGTCCCCCTTCCCCCCACCACTGTGCCGATTTCGGGCCCCGCGCGCCGTAACGGGTTTTTGGCGGCCATTTTGAAAAGTTTCAAAGTGGCCTGGGGAGGGCCCCCAAGGCCCCCGCGCTCCGCGCTCGGACCGTGGGACCCGTCCCCCTTCCCCCCACCACTGTGCCGATTTCGGGCCCCGCGCGACGTAACGGGTTTTTGGCGGCCATTTTGAAAAGTTTCAAAGTGGCCTGGGGAGGGCCCCCAAGGCCCCCGCGCTCCGCGCTCGGACCGTGGGACCCGTCCCCCTTCCCCCCACCACTGTGCCGATTTCGGGCCCCGCGCGACGAAACGGGTTTTTGGCGGCCATTTTGAAAAGTTTCAAAGTGGCCTGGGGAGGGCCCCCAAGGCCCCCGCGCTCCGCGCTCGGACCGTGGGACCCGTCCCCCTTCCCCCCACCACTGTGCCGATTTCGGGCCCCCGCGACGAAACGGGTTTTTGGCGGCCATTTTGAAAAGTTTCAAAGTGGCCTGGGGAGGGCCCCCAAGGCCCCCGCGCTCCGCGCTCGGACCGTGGGACCCGTCCCCCTTCCCCCCACCACTGTGCCGATTTCGGGCCCCCCGCGACGAAACGGGTTTTTGGCGGCCATTTTGAAAAGTTTCAAAGTGGCCTGGGGAGGGCCCCCAAGGCCCCCGCGCTCCGCGCTCGGACCGTGGGACCCGTCCCCCTTCCCCCCACCACGGTGCCGATTTCGGGCCCCCCGCGACGAAACGGGTTTTTGGCGGCCATTTTGAAAAGTTTCAAAGTGGCCTGGGGAGGGCCCCCAAGGCCCCCGCGCTCCGACCGTGGGACCCGTCCCCCTTCCCCCCACCACTGTGCCGATTTCGGGCCCCCCGCGACGAAACGGGTTTTTGGCGGCCATTTTGAAAAGTTTCAAAGTGGCCTGGGGAGGGCCCCCAAGGCCCCCGCGCTCCGCGCTCGGACCGTGGGACCCGTCCCCCTTCCCCCCACCACTGTGCCGATTTCGGGCCCCCCGCGACGTAACGGGTTTTTGGCGGCCATTTTGAAAAGTTTCAAAGTGGCCTGGGGAGGGCCCCCAAGGCCCCCGCGCTCCGCGCTCGGACCGTGGGACCCGTCCCCCTTCCCCCCACCACTGTGCCGATTTCGGGCCCCCCGCGCCGAAACGGGTTTTTGGCGGCCATTTTGAAAAGTTTCAAAGTGGCCTGGGGAGGGCCCCCAAGGCCCCCGCGCTCCGCGCTCGGACCGTGGGACCCGTCCCCCTTCCCCCCACCACTGTGCCGATTTCGGGCCCCGCGCGCCGTAACGGGTTTTTGGCGGCCATTTTGAAAAGTTTCAAAGTGGCCTGGGGAGGGCCCCCAAGGCCCCCGCGCTCCGCGCTCGGACCGTGGGACCCGTCCCCCTTCCCCCCACCACTGTGCCGATTTCGGGCCCCGCGCGACGTAACGGGTTTTTGGCGGCCATTTTGAAAAGTTTCAAAGTGGCCTGGGGAGGGCCCCCAAGGCCCCCGCGCTCCGCGCTCGGACCGTGGGACCCGTCCCCCTTCCCCCCACCACTGTGCCGATTTCGGGCCCCGCGCGACGAAACGGGTTTTTGGCGGCCATTTTGAAAAGTTTCAAAGTGGCCTGGGGAGGGCCCCCAAGGCCCCCGCGCTCCGCGCTCGGACCGTGGGACCCGTCCCCCTTCCCCCCACCACTGTGCCGATTTCGGGCCCCCGCGACGAAACGGGTTTTTGGCGGCCATTTTGAAAAGTTTCAAAGTGGCCTGGGGAGGGCCCCCAAGGCCCCCGCGCTCCGCGCTCGGACCGTGGGACCCGTCCCCCTTCCCCCCACCACTGTGCCGATTTCGGGCCCCCCGCGACGAAACGGGTTTTTGGCGGCCATTTTGAAAAGTTTCAAAGTGGCCTGGGGAGGGCCCCCAAGGCCCCCGCGCTCCGCGCTCGGACCGTGGGACCCGTCCCCCTTCCCCCCACCACGGTGCCGATTTCGGGCCCCCCGCGACGAAACGGGTTTTTGGCGGCCATTTTGAAAAGTTTCAAAGTGGCCTGGGGAGGGCCCCCAAGGCCCCCGCGCTCCGACCGTGGGACCCGTCCCCCTTCCCCCCACCACTGTGCCGATTTCGGGCCCCCCGCGACGAAACGGGTTTTTGGCGGCCATTTTGAAAAGTTTCAAAGTGGCCTGGGGAGGGCCCCCAAGGCCCCCGCGCTCCGCGCTCGGACCGTGGGACCCGTCCCCCTTCCCCCCACCACTGTGCCGATTTCGGGCCCCCCGCGACGTAACGGGTTTTTGGCGGCCATTTTGAAAAGTTTCAAAGTGGCCTGGGGAGGGCCCCCAAGGCCCCCGCGCTCCGCGCTCGGACCGTGGGACCCGTCCCCCTTCCCCCCACCACTGTGCCGATTTCGGGCCCCCCGCGCCGAAACGGGTTTTTGGCGGCCATTTTGAAAAGTTTCAAAGTGGCCTGGGGAGGGCCCCCAAGGCCCCCGCGCTCCGCGCTCGGACCGTGGGACCCGTCCCCCTTCCCCCCACCACTGTGCCGATTTCGGGCCCCGCGCGCCGTAACGGGTTTTTGGCGGCCATTTTGAAAAGTTTCAAAGTGGCCTGGGGAGGGCCCCCAAGGCCCCCGCGCTCCGCGCTCGGACCGTGGGACCCGTCCCCCTTCCCCCCACCACTGTGCCGATTTCGGGCCCCGCGCGACGTAACGGGTTTTTGGCGGCCATTTTGAAAAGTTTCAAAGTGGCCTGGGGAGGGCCCCCAAGGCCCCCGCGCTCCGCGCTCGGACCGTGGGACCCGTCCCCCTTCCCCCCACCACTGTGCCGATTTCGGGCCCCGCGCGACGAAACGGGTTTTTGGCGGCCATTTTGAAAAGTTTCAAAGTGGCCTGGGGAGGGCCCCCAAGGCCCCCGCGCTCCGCGCTCGGACCGTGGGACCCGTCCCCCTTCCCCCCACCACTGTGCCGATTTCGGGCCCCCGCGACGAAACGGGTTTTTGGCGGCCATTTTGAAAAGTTTCAAAGTGGCCTGGGGAGGGCCCCCAAGGCCCCCGCGCTCCGCGCTCGGACCGTGGGACCCGTCCCCCTTCCCCCCACCACTGTGCCGATTTCGGGCCCCCCGCGACGAAACGGGTTTTTGGCGGCCATTTTGAAAAGTTTCAAAGTGGCCTGGGGAGGGCCCCCAAGGCCCCCGCGCTCCGCGCTCGGACCGTGGGACCCGTCCCCCTTCCCCCCACCACGGTGCCGATTTCGGGCCCCCCGCGACGAAACGGGTTTTTGGCGGCCATTTTGAAAAGTTTCAAAGTGGCCTGGGGAGGGCCCCCAAGGCCCCCGCGCTCCGACCGTGGGACCCGTCCCCCTTCCCCCCACCACTGTGCCGATTTCGGGCCCCCCGCGACGAAACGGGTTTTTGGCGGCCATTTTGAAAAGTTTCAAAGTGGCCTGGGGAGGGCCCCCAAGGCCCCCGCGCTCCGCGCTCGGACCGTGGGACCCGTCCCCCTTCCCCCCACCACTGTGCCGATTTCGGGCCCCCCGCGACGTAACGGGTTTTTGGCGGCCATTTTGAAAAGTTTCAAAGTGGCCTGGGGAGGGCCCCCAAGGCCCCCGCGCTCCGCGCTCGGACCGTGGGACCCGTCCCCCTTCCCCCCACCACTGTGCCGATTTCGGGCCCCCCGCGCCGAAACGGGTTTTTGGCGGCCATTTTGAAAAGTTTCAAAGTGGCCTGGGGAGGGCCCCCAAGGCCCCCGCGCTCCGCGCTCGGACCGTGGGACCCGTCCCCCTTCCCCCCACCACTGTGCCGATTTCGGGCCCCGCGCGCCGTAACGGGTTTTTGGCGGCCATTTTGAAAAGTTTCAAAGTGGCCTGGGGAGGGCCCCCAAGGCCCCCGCGCTCCGCGCTCGGACCGTGGGACCCGTCCCCCTTCCCCCCCACCACTGTGCCGATTTCGGGCCCCCAGCGACGAAACGGGTTTTGGAGAAGTTTCCATTGTTTAGTTACAGGATAAATAGAAACCAAACCATGGTGCAATCATAATGTTTTATTTATCACCACATCATTACAGGCAGGCCCACTACACCAGAATACATTGTTACACTAATGAACATTGTTACGTTTTCTAATGTTACTGCCGTTACGTTGCTGTTGATGTGCGGGGACGAAATTGGGGATTGCGTCCGCGTTGTCTGCTTGGCCCGTGCCCGGCGTTCCTACCTCTACCAACCGAACGGTTAAATGTTTACAATAGAGCACCAGACCCACTATACACAAAACCAAGTATGTCATTAAACAATAAATCCAGTTATCCCCATCTGCCAGGTAGCTGATTACCACTGTGCCCTGTCCACACATTACACCCTTCTTGGTCCAGGCCTTGCAAACATACTGTCCGCTTTCCCACACCTGTTTCAAAATTGTGGCATTGTAAGCATGGGTCTTATGATACCAGGTCACATAAGATGCGCACGAGGGGGTGGAGCATGTCAGGGTGTAGCTGTTGTCTCCCTCTAGAGTGATCTGGGGCTCGGTGTGTTGCAAAATCAATTCTGGCAAATGTAAGGTGGCATTCACCTCCCCTCTGTCCGCGAGTGCGCAAATAGCAGTATTGTCTTGACCGGGACCGGGCAATCGCGTGCCTTCCAGCAATGTGTTCCGTACCTCGAATCCGTAAGGTATTTTCACCCACTGAATGCGATGCCCCGCAGAGGATGTACAGTTCAACACATACTGCTCACCTTGATATGTGAGTCTCAACTCGCCCACCTCGGCCTTGTAGTGTAGCACATACTGCCATAGCACGGTGCCACCCCTTTTGACAAAAATACCAATCTTGGTATTGTGGAAGGTCAGGGGTTCTCGCATGTGCAACAAACTACTGTGGTGGTTCGCATTCACGACTACAGAAACCCTCGGCAGCAAAACCGGATACAATCCGTTCTTTGGGGTCCAGCGAGCAATAATGGTATCCTCCTGCCGCCATTCCACATTGTCATAATCTTGCACCGTATTAAACATGCAAAAGACTTGCTCCCCCGGCGGCATGATGAGGCATTTGGCGATTTTGGGGGGTGGGTCATGGGGACAAAGCGTATCAGTGGATAGGACCAGGCCCAAAAGAAGAGATAGGGTCGGGCATATTGGTAGGAACATGATGCATTCCGTTAACCGCTTTCCATTAACATACTTAGCAAAGCGGGGGAAGCTTGCAGATATACCTTTTGGGTCCGGAACACCCCCCAAAAAATAGAATGTGCTCTACGCACAGGATACAGGAACCTCTTAGCACATCTGTGGGTTTCCTTTGGTTACACAGGATACACTGTGCCTCTTAGTGCGTCTGTTGGTTTCCCGGTACAATGTGAAAGAATACACAACTTTGTCTATAACTATTTGTGTGAGATGTGGGGTATCCGCTCACTGTTTCCAAATATGTACAGAACAGATAGATTATACTTTTAGTTATACCCCCAAAAGACGACAAAAATCACTGCATAGAAGTATGATATTTTTATTGCTTACATTGCTTGCAAACATACACAAGTGAGAAACACAAGTAGCCCCGAGGAAGCATAGCTGCACACAAAAACAATATCATGACGAACAGGGTTATGGCCCACACTACCACTGTTGCACAAGTGGTGGTATATGAAACAGGGGCCAAAGCTAGGTCCACGGTTGTAGTTAGACCGATCCCCACAGCGCGACACGACCGCCCTGTTAAGCCACGTGGCGGTCTGAAGATCCAAGAGCCGCCGGTGCAAGAGGCGCCCATTTCCCCTTCGTCATCCAAAGTAATAGTTGGTGCGCGCCGGACCTTACCACGCTCCGCTTTAACGGCACTCTGTGTAAAAGTGTAGGACTGATTCTGATCATCGGTAAAGACATAGTCACAGGTTACATTAGCGGTCACTGTGGGCATGTGCGCCGGCACTTGACTCCCCGCACACCCCGGCCACACTCCTTGCACGCTCTGAAGCCCGTTGCTGTTTTCTGTTTGTACCCGCATGGTTACCTCGCTGGGCGCCAAGAGGTTGTATGTTTTGCACTGAGCGTAGGGAATACACTGGGACACGGAAATGCCGGTTAATTGCAAGGGTCCCCATCCGCTGGTAGGTCGCGCGTTTTCGTCCAATCGTTTTGCATTTATACATGTGGGGCTGGTTTCTACTGCACCTGTGGTGTTTGCAAAAAAGGTCACATTCACTATTATCGGGCACCAGGACGGCACCGCTTTGCATGTCAGAACAGAGAGCGGGGCGCTTACACTCCAGGTATTGCGCAGTAGCATGCATTCAAGCAACACCATAACATACACGATGGGGTGTGGTGGCCACAGCGCTCTTACTCCGCCGGCGGGGTTGTGTGTTGTTCCAGTACCACGGCGGACACGCTGCAGAACATCGTAACCGTCACCACCAACAGCGTTACGCAGATCGCTGCGATCGTTCGCAGGAGGTTCGGTGGCGCTGCGTGCAGTTTGACCACGCGGCCGGCTTTGCGTCTCCGCGCGACTCTCCACCCCGTCAGATGGCATTGTGTTGAGGGTATGGCGGTTATCCAGATGTTATGTTTGTGCGGCTTCGGGGGCTGGGTGGAATCGGTTTCAAGCACCTCTATCACACACCGCACACCTTCTTGCTTAAACCAGATGAAGCCAATCTTTTGCGTTATTGCGGGGCAGAAACTTGAATGTTGTGCGGTAAAGGTGAGCATGCGTCCCCCGATCGTTGCACAGGTCAAGATCAATTGATCAAAGGGTTCAACACGCCACATCAGCATGCGGCACTTGTAGGCGGTACAGCAGGGAAGGAGACAGCAGATGAAGACAAAGATACTTGAGGGGTGCATCCCGGCAATATGTGCATATATATGCAGTACCATCAAAGTAAACATGCTTGGGTTATTATTAGGGCTCTCTCCATGATGTATTTCCTGTGTGTGGCTTGTGACAAGGAAACACACGAAAACATAGCATACACAATGCAACCACTATGAGAAGCACGTGCGCAATTGTACAACATCTCATGATCACTGATAGCGTACTAGGTTTGGAGGGGGGCACGTATAAGAGAGATGCCAACTCTCCCCACTGCCCCACAACCCGACACACATAGGTTCCGCTTTCCACGATGTCGTTTTCGGCAAGCCAGCCGCGCTCCATTGTTGTACCCCGGGGACTGGACCAATACAGGCGTAGGAGAGGGGCGTTGCAATGGCAGAGGAAGCGCCCCTCTATGGCTGAAATGCACAGTTCTATCCGTGTAACGGGAATTGGTGGTACGAGCGCGTGGTGAGAAACCGCTCCATTGTCATCTGACGCGGTGCATCGCACTGGGAGAGGTTGTTGGGGGTGTCCCATCTGCATGCGCAATATTCCTCCGCGCCACGTGCTCCGTGGCGGCTCATCACAAATTATATATGACCCACCGTGTGGAACCCGTAGGTGGAGTACTTCTCGAGTGAGATTTTGTAACGTCACCACTGCACGCTCCGGCACAAACGACTCATGGATCCGCGCCCACACTTCCGCTCCACACCTGTACAGTTTGCCGGCTTGTACTTGGTGATTGCCGGGTCCCAGTGCGCTTCCGTTGGGCCACCTGCACCCGCCATGCAGAAGGATCTTTTGAGTGGGGTGCAGGTATCTAACGGGGGGCAACGCCGCCCACGCACTTGCAATGTACACAAGTGTACAACTGCACAAACGTGCTACTAGGATTGGGGGCATTGGGACCTGCTCCAGATGTTTGCTTTGCACACAGCAGATGAAACAGGTGTGTGGTGGGTTCATGTGGGGTGAAAAATTACATGCTTTCACTGTTTCCTCTCACTTACCCATGCACACAACTGATTGGTAAACACTTTTTCACCTAGTGGAAAATTAATTTACATATTGAACTTCTACTTTGATGAGAAAGCTGCCCAGCAAGAGGATTATGAAGCCCAGGACAAGAGCTAGTATCTCGCGGGAACCATATTCTGCCCGCGGTTGCGCTTCCACCCACAACAGGGTGGTGAGGTTGCATCCCTGGTGTTGTATGGCGCATAGGTAACGTCCGGCTTTACCAATGCTAGGTACACTACCGCCCACCCACTGTGCTCTCCCCCCTGGCTCGCAATGAAACTCATCCCCCCGTTTCACCACAATGGGAAATTCCATACCTGTGCCATTATACACCAGGTGTTGTATAAACGTTTGCGGGTGCCCCGCCGCATCCGGCAGCGAATGCCTACATTCGTATACCCCGCGACCCAAGGGTGCGCCCATATGCACGAAGCCCGCGGGGCATCGTCCGTCCAATACAGTGGGCGCCGGCAAGGAATGTTCCCCCTGTGGGGCTACCCACATTTGGCTTTCTCCCCCGGGGATGCGATTCCCGCAAGCGTAAAATGGCGCGCACTCTGCTTTGTATTCGGGCTTCAACGAAACATACGGAATGCGCAGATCAAACGTTCGTAAATAGCTCCTACCCCGGCCTGTGGTCATAAACAAAGTCAGTTTATCCCATCGAGAGGCCACATATTGCACCATGCCGGGGGCACGGGAGTATTGCCGCCTGAAGGATACCACGGGGGTACTGCCATTTTCACACTGTGGTGTATCGTTCCGCCCCAGTCGAAGATTACATGCAGCCTGGGAGCCGTACAATCCATAGACTCGCCCATCCCTGCGATGATTACACACCACCTGCCGCCCTGCTACAGTGCACTCTGACAATGGTGCACCAACGCGCGCGGCCGCGCCAAGCGCCAGTGCGACTAGCGCCGCATACGCTGCGATGTGCCGCATAACCGTACTAAGCACACCACCACCGCCGCCGCTTCGCACAAGACAATCACATCCAACACCCCGTGGAATGATACCGGGGGTGTAAGCAAATAGTGAGACTCCAGGCTGCCCCAATATCCGTACACGCGACACCGATACACTCCACTCGCGTCACCGTAGAGGCGCAGCGTGTCGCCCTCCGTCAGCGCTGCGGTCGGATCCAACCAGCGAATGCGTATTACAGGAGCGTTACATGTGCACTTTAGATTGTGACCCTCCCGGGACAGCTCAATATGCGCCACAAAGCGCTCTGCCCCCGGCAGTGGTGCGCTTACTGTAAACGTGTCCACGCCAACCACCACGCTGCACGTGTAATTTGTGGCGGGGCTGTACCGTGCACTGGGGGCGTATACATTCATGTCCGCAAATAGCCTGGTGTCTGGTACGTCTGGATTTCCCATGCAATGCACGGCAGTGGCGCGCTGCGTGGCGATTAGCCGCGCCACCATCCTGCGCCCGGTTAGTATGAGAGGTGGCTCGGCGTAGAGCGCCACGGCGCCGATCAACAAGGAAAACACACGGCCGGTCTCAGCACCACCGCACCAATAATCCCCCGAGTCCCGTTCGCTGAGATTGTGAATGCTACTCCCCATTATTCCGGTAGCATTTGGGTATTTACATATGAATGGCCGGGGGAAAGTGAAGTTGCCGCCGGGCGCCACGTAATATGTCTTGCTACACGCCCCACGCCACATAACAATCATTGCGAATAAAACAACTCTCATGATTTCTGTTATAGGAAAAGATATAAACCGCAGACACATTGCATATTCTGTAACAATGGTTTATTGAACACCTGCTAGTGGCATGACACACCTAGGTGTGTTTAATAAGCAAGATGTGGTAATGTCACACAAAGCATAGGGATTGCAAGTATGAAATAGCTGTCATTTTCCCCATGTGGGGCGCACTTTTCTCGCGCCCCCCGGCAGCCACACAATGTGTATTCGGGGATCAAGGCACACATCACATTCTGATCTCGCATCTTTACAAACGCCGGCGGGTTTGTGGTGTGAACGGTGCAGTCGTTCGTCTCGGAGAATAATGTTCACATTGTGTGTCGTCTGCATACGAACCTACGCGGTCCTTGTTCCGAATGCCTTGGGAGTGCGGGGGGGACAGGAAACGCAGCGTTCGGTGTACAATCCTTAAGCCGGGCTTGTGTTTCATTTGGGGAGTGCGTCTCTTGTGGTAGTGCACACCAAGGCACGCTTTACGCGCTCCAGCCAAGGGGGTACTCGCAGCTTACTCTTGGCGCATATGCCAGTGTGGTGCGCACACATAGCGCTCGCCTATAAACGCACCTTGTGTGAATTGTGAGTCCGCCAGAGGGTATGCGATTAAGCCGCAGCACACGTTGTAACCCATCTATGTCTGTACAGCAGGTACTCCCATCTGTACAGCAGGTAGGGGACAAGACAGAGTGTGAGTGTGCATTTCAGAGTCAGCAGAAAGTAGCTCAGGCATATTGACCAGCCAATGTGCGTGTGCTTTTCCATTACATACAGATATGCTTTACCTGTGCCAAACCACCCGTAGGCTTGGCAAGTGTACAATTGACGGGCAGACACATCGTACGGCAAGACATTTCCCGTATACAGCTCGCCATTAGCCGCGGTCCAGCTATACTCAGCTGCTGGTGGCATGCTCGCACATGTCCACCCCTGTGTTCCTTCCCTAATGCGCACCTTGGGGACAAATACACTTCTTGGAGGAATGATTACCTCTGTATGATTTGTGTGGGTACTGTACCCGGTGTTACAATGAAAGCTACAGGGAATCCTGAAGTGCCTGTGCGGTGTGAGCTCACTGAAACCATACTGCCGGGGGCTGCGGGTTTTGCTTAGAACAAATGATTGCGCATCACACCCCCACCACCGCACTCCGCGGTCTGCCGGCGTATCGCTCAGAGTGAATAGGTGCGATGAAATGTTGCGTATAGTGGGGCTTTGTAACAGCACGTCCTCGCCCGCCACGAGCGGTATTAGATAGGGGGGCGGTACACCCCCAATGCTTACCACGTAAACCCCACACTGTGCTCCTGTAACATTATAGATAAAGGTCCACAAAGCTGCGTTCTCGCACATGCTATGCACCAGTATTCTGGTTCCGTGCAGCTGCTTGACTTGCATCACATCAGAATGCGGCTTGCAGTGCTCCTTCTCCCATGTTACCGCTGGATAGCACATGTCCACATTGCCACATTGCAGTGCGTATAGAAAAATTGATTGCACTGTACACACCAACGGCAATAGCAGAACCACCCAGGAGTTCCACATGCTACGCAGCATTCCCTGTCCTTCCGTGAAATTAAAAGCCTACTAAAAGGATAGCACCGGAATAAGAAAACAATGACTTGCCTCCGCCCATGCTTGGCCTTGTGCCTTTTTGCTCTGGCACATTCACTCTCGGATCAAATAGTCTCCACATCCCCGCCTTGTGTGTGTTATCCCGGTTTCAAAGTCAGGATAAATGAGACAGGAACATGCACATGTCAGGTCTGTGAACCAGGTACGTATTCAACACAGGCAACGTCATCATGTTTGCCGTGCATGCTTTGCGACTCTGCCCGAAACCTTAGGGAAACCGCGCCCTGTCGGCCAGATGCCAATTCAGAATGCGGATGCATGGCGGGATACGCCCCCGTGGGGCCCAATAACACATGCATTTCAGTAACGTGTCCCGCCGGGGAGCAAACCGACAGTGTTGGCACGTGCGCGCGCTGTCCACCAGGCAGCTTTAAGCCCGCCGACGGAATAGAGGCGTGCATGCCTCACACCCGTTGTGCGCGTCTGCGTTTAGACACTTTGATGGTGGGCACCGCTCTGGACGATACAAAGTGCGGCACCCCAAAACGCGGCGCGGCTTACATTAAGCAATTATTCGGGGAAATGCGCGCGGTCTTACTATTCATCGGAGCACGACGCGAAGATGCGCGCTCTGTGATGCGCACCACCGACCGCCTCTTGGTTACCATTCGTGCTCTCATGGCGGCCATTGAATCTGGATCGACCCCCTAACATATGAAACACTTAACACGTGGTGTTCACGGGCGCATAACACGGCCACCATGCACGATCCAATACTGGACCAGCCTGCGGTGCTGCGGTTTCTTGCCGCGCAATTAACGCCGCCGCTCACTCTGCGCCGCGGAGTGCGCTGCCCGCTAAAGATATATGCACGCGCATACCTAGCGCTGCAGCTATTGAACATGCGCAACTCCACCCGACTGGCGCGCGGCGATGAGGAAGCAGAGCTCGACTATTTAATGATGCAAAGTGTTCTGGCTGCACGGTGTTACCTGAACAGTTACAGCTACACACTGCCACAGTTACCAAACACATTGCAACGCGGACCGCTTTGTGTATCCCCGCTCCACCGCTTTGACTTGCTCTTGGTGGCGGACCGCCTTGCGCAATGCAGCACTCTGCTGCATGTGCTACGTTATTGTGCGGAGTACAAAGAAAGAGTCTCGGAAATGGATGCACGTGTGACCCGTTGCCTCTCACTGGAAATCATTACACCCCCCACGGCACAGCTAAACTCCCCCCCTTTAGATATTCAGGTAGGGGGAGTGTTGGGAATCTTGTATACGAAACTCACCGGTGACCGCCCCACAGTTTACTTAGGCAGGGGGTTTCTTCATCGTGCTCTGTATAAACTGCATCTCAGAGCCCCACTGTGCAGCATAACCGGAGTACCTCATACAACCCCTGAGCCGCAACAGGATGCAGGCTCCCGCGGGAACAATGGGGACTTGCTTGAGCGATGACGAAGCATTGCTGATACGAGCCCACTGGGGGCACAAAGGTATACACAACCACAGACGAATAGATACTTGCTACGCGGATGCGCTGTGCGGGGTGTGGATCGCAGCAGCGCGTACGCCACAGCACTGTATTGGTGTTGCGGAGCCCCTCCTAACACTTCACGAATTGGGCGAGTTTGAAACTTCTACGCTCGCTTATATGCGCGCGGTATATTTAACCAGATCCGACCGTCATAAGATATGCTTTACGCCGCAGTGGCTCCTCAATGCGCCCCATTTGATGTGTGTGAGGGACTGCGCGGGCCTGAGACAGATGGGACACGCCTTATCAGCCGCACTCTTGGCGCGGAACATCGCTACACGTCACAGACAAGTCGGAACTCTACAAACGCGCAGCGCCTTGTTTCTGGCTCACCAATTATACGCCCGGGAATTGGGAGTGAACGATGGTGTGTGTCTCCCCCCTCTCCCCCTCATCAATTCCTTTGAAACCTATGAAAGCGAGCCGCGCCCGTCCCAACCCATGTACAACCTGTACATTGAAACATTCGGATCCACCCCCTGTGTAACCATTGGAGCGCGCTGGGCTGCCGAGCTTCTGAATTCTTTGACGTGGGGACCCACGCATCCGCGGGACAATTGTAAACCCGGTCAGAGCTTTGAGGTGTGACTGTGCGCAAATCAATAAAAATACATTAAAGAATTAAATTGTTTCTTTTCTTTATTGAACATCCTGAGGTACAAGCTTATAGGGCACTGGTATTAAGTTGCTCGTTCGCACCACAGGGGGCAAACACATGGAGCCACGAGAAAATGTCATATCAAAAGCGTCTGCTATCAAAAGATTGTAATATTGAGCCGCATTGAACGCTGCGCCCACTGCACCGAGAATATGTCCCCCGTATGCCATGCAGTATTCATCTTTGTCCATCAAGGCGCGAAACCTAAGCGGTATTAAGCAGTTCTTGCTGTCCAAAACCTTGAGCATACATCGCTCCTTTTCCTGGGGGATGCGTTCGGGATGTTGACATACCGCCGCACGTTCGCTTAACCATTCGGCAAACAGGAAATCTGCGTTGTGGTTAGAACGCGCGCCTTTGAGTTTTTCCAGCGTAAGCCCCCTGGAATATACAGAGAGTATATAATCCGCGGCGCTTTGATTGGTGCACCTGCTAATAAATATGTCTACCATTGCCGGGGTAAAACACACAAAGTTTTCCGGTAGGATCGCAGCACATTGTTGAAGCGAGGTCAAGCAATAGCCGGAGGCACGCAGGAGCGCATTGACGCGTGTAATGGCGTCCGCGTCCCCCTCTCCAAAATATTGTGACATTGAATTAAACACGCGTTCGTACATCTGACAGGGGTACGGACACGGTTTCATTCTGCCCATCCTGTACCCCAGATATAAATTTGCTGGCACCAGCACGCCCCCCGGCTGAAGGGTCAGGCAATCGCCCGGAATCACCGGCGCGCTCCTCAACGCCTCTTCAACGAGGAAAGCGTCACACATTCCATATGCTGCTGCCATCCAATACCAACGTACATAAAAGGGGGCTTGCTCCATCCGTCTGTTGTCGTAGCTGCGTGCCAGTTCCACATAGGACTCTACCGCACGTTCCCCCCCCACGTCCCCAAACACGCTGGGGAACCGCATACACTGTTTGTCAAAAAGCTGGGCGTTGAGCGCCCAGAACGACGGCGAAAAACAGGGCATTATCATTCGGCACAATGTTTTGACCCGATTGACGCCGCACAGCGGGGACTTATAAGTATACATGCCGTGATACACGAAATATTCGGGGGGATATACCCCCCGATCACACCCAGGTATAACGTGATTGAGTCCATACGTGCGAAATATTTCGCCCACGTCTCCGCGTGCAATTCCCAAGACGCATAAAACCCATAGGGCTCGCATGGTGTCTATTGAATGCGCCGTCCCAACTGTTAATGTACCAAGCGCCTGAGGCGTGTGCAATTTACAACCCCGTCTTGAACACTCAGTAATCTCAGCATATCCATGTAATGGTAGTGCACAGGTACCGCGATGAGCCCCAGTTTTCCCCGTATTTGCAGTGCGTTGGGTGACTGTGTGACACACTGCATATTTACAGTGCGGGGGCAGAAGCGCACCGTCCAAAAGTATATGCCACAGTCCCATATGTCTTCTATCTGTGCTAAGCCATCGACGCACAGAGTAGAGGCCAAGCTTGTCTGGTCGGTAAGGATACACAGCACGCATGTATCAAACACCGTGTGGTCATACGGCGCCCCGGCGGGATGTTCGGGGGGGAGAAGTGGGGGAAGTCGATAGCCCGGCTGTGCGCCCTCCACGAAACCAGACAAGCAGGTAGCGCGTCCGCACCTCCCCTCGGTGCGCGTAAGAAGCCGCTCCAGGGTCTCGTAGGTATAGAAAGTGTCCACGCACATCTTTTGCGGCACGGGGGGGAGTTGCACCAGCAGTCTCCCCACCATACCGCTGTATAACTCAGCGCGTGCCCCGGCGTCTACATCGTCGTAGTTGGGTTTGAAGGCGGTATCACAGCGCTTCACGGAGAGCAGTGGCGGTAGGACTCGCAGCCGATTTACATATCTGCTCACGTCTGCCCCACAACGCGAGCAGGTGTTGTGCCCATACCACGCGGACGCACACGCGGGACACGCGCGTAACTTGCAACACTTGATATGCACCACATTGTCGTCAAAGCCCACGTATCCGCCGCAAAAGTCGCACTTGAGATAACTGGCCGCACACGGATGTATGGTGGTTAAGCGTGAAACACACTCTTCGCACGCCTTAACATCACAGCACTTGAGAACAACGGTGCGCTTTGCACCGCCGCACAACCCACACTGCAGACGACGTGTACCAGAATTCGGCACGTCGGGCGACGCGCCTTTCTCTTCATCCGGGGGCGTGTTGTGTTTGCCGGGGGTGTTTCCGTAGTATACGGTACAGATGCGACGAAAGGACTTGGTGCACCGGCCCACCCCATACAATTCCGTGAAGTGCAACCTAAGCGCAGGGTCCTCCGCTTGCTCCGACACAATGTCAAACGCCGATAATGCGGACTGCAATAACTCCTCCATCGTGGAAAGACCCCTGTGTTGTAGGTTGAGCGGAGTGTCTGGCCTGCGACCCCCCCCGATCTTTGCGGACGGAGATGGTTTCTTCTTCTTCTCGGAAGAAGGAATAGCACGCGTGCAAGCGAATGACCGGTTTACCTGTGCGCGACACCTGGGCGCAACACCCACAAACCTGGCACGATACGCCTCCCCCTCACAACAAGGGTGCGCCCACTTGCACGCCAAGCATTTCCGCTCTCTCCGTATAAGAGATGCACGCTCCATACACCCGTGGTATCGGCTGGGTCTGCAATGGGCCCTTAGGGCGTCGCACGAGCACGCGCCATTTCCTGGTCTCAGTATTCGGGTTCTAATGAAAGCGACCGACAGTCTTCCGCCGGGGGTATACATGTGCAACGACGAAGACGACAGCGTGATTAGTTGTCGCGCATTAGCAAACTGTGAAACGGAGGAGGGGGGCGGCGCGCCCTGTGAAAGCATCACGTTGCAAGTGTTCGGCAGCGGCCTCTACAACGCGGTATTTGCAATGCATAGCGACGCGAACGACAGAGAAGTTGATTTTATGTCGGACAAATTGTTTTTCGCGTTACTGGCATTTGAAATAGAACCACCATTTGAATTAATTCGGGGTACGGGCACCACGGAGGACACCGGAGATGGTGTGGTTTTGCGGTACGGCGGCTGGACCGTGATATGGCGCACGCATAGTGCCAAGGAGGATATTGGACTTGAAATGATCGCATACTCAAAGCAAGCACTGCACTGCGTGCTCTACCCCTGTGACAATCACACCTTGGAGCGTGACGTGTTTCTTAAAATGTTTACGGGCCGAGGACATGTAAGCATGCCCCTGGATCCCTGCGCAATAGTGTATCTAACAGAAACGCCAATCTTCGGAGAAACAAATGACTGAGCCATGTGTGTAACTTAAAAATGGTTGAATATTGTTTATTGCATGTTATCTCCAAAAAATCATTGCTAACATTAAAGCTTACAAAAGTCACAGGTGTAGTAACGTGTCGTGTATCGACAGGGGTAGTGGTGTACATAGCATGGCCGCGTGTCCCGAAACCATTCTCACAGCTGCAATGCACGCCTATCCAACCGCTGAACCGAACGTCTGCGCTAGAATCGAAGAAAAGTGGTTTAGTCGCACAATGCAGTACGACACAACGGACAGCAAGCTTTGTGAGCAGCACGCTGTGCAATCAAGTACGAGTGACACAATACACACGTATAATGCCGACAGCGGAACACCACCATTGTAAACGTGTCCGCGGTTGAATCGTCCTCTAAGCACACACAACAGGATAAAACGTTGGGCGGCCCAGGAACTGCGGCGTTGATACACCACTGCATAAGATTGAATAATTCGGGGGGGAAGGTATATGCGTGTGGGTGTAGCTCGTGTGGAAATCGCGTGCCCAGTAGAGCCTTTAGCCAGCGTAGAGCAGAGGGTGCGATGGGGCGCTCTGTATCCTGATCCGCAATGATGTTATACGAAACGGCAAATACCTCGTGCAATCGGTTACACACTATTGCGCGGCTTTTTGCCAGGCAACACAATTGCACAAGCTCCCCATACAGCGTTGGAAAAATCAGCAGGTATAGCGATTCGATGTGGGGTCCTTCATATAACTCCTCGGACTCGCTGTCCAAAAAGGCAAACACGGAGGCCACCACGTCTTTCAAGCTCTCCCGGGTGTTCCCCTCCTGCAACACCGCAGATGCGTCCACACACTTCATGTACACTTTACGAACTGCAATGAGCAGCGCAGAACCATGGCACCCGCCATCTAATTCATCTCTGGCAGCTGCTACCAAGTCGGGTCGAGACATGTGTCGCCTCACCGCCGGCCTGTCAAGGCAGCAGTATGTAAATAAAGTGGACCTGCTCACGGTACCGTACGGGTGCCCAAACAGCATTACCGTGTCTTTGCATTTCACTACAGGTATGCGACCGTTGTATCTCACATGCGCACAGTGTGTGGTACACAGGGATCCATTGAGCAAAGCCGCGGGGGTCACGCCGCGTTCTTGTAACAAAAGCACCACGTACCTGTGCACGGCATAAGGCATGACGGCCAAGACACCCCATTCCCCTCGCTGGGTGATATCTGCTAATAAAATATGGCTTTGTGTGGCTTCACAATGTACGCTACGCAAAGCAGAGTATGTGGTTGCGCTGCAAGCATAAGCGGCATAGGTGGTTTCTGTCAAAGCGCGCACCACGAGCATGCCATTTTGCACAGTAGCGGTATGCGTGTGCGTTCCGCTATACAGTGCGGCATCCAACAACACATAGGAGCGGCTCAGGGGGCACAACTGCTCCGCCGCATAGGTGACATCACCATTGAGATGTTCATCCTCCCCGCAACAGTGGGGCGCCGGGGGAGGCTGCTCGTCAGTAGCTGCTTCACACACCCGAGCCAGGAACGCGACCAATTGTTCAGAGTTACAGATTCGACATATGGAGGCGGCGAAATGCGCTAATACCGTTGCGACCGTGTGTGCCGCGGACAAAACGTTCACAGGGGGTGCGCGCAACATGCAAACCCGCTGGAATATTTGCGCGCACAGAGTGTATGCTGCAAAAGCTGCCCTGTCTTGCATTAGCGAAACTGCGGGACGTATGAATTCACTCACTGAGCGATCTGCACCACCACGCGGCAATAGCTCAAGCAAAGCGCCACAACAGCACCGTATCAACTTTTTCGCCGTCGACCCACGTGTCTCGTTCTCGACCGTATGCACACACACTTCTCCCCCCTGCACCGAGTAGACGCGCTCGCCACATTCTACAGCTCGGTGGTGGAGCGGCCTAGAGGGCAATCGGGGAAGTTGCGTTGTGCCCAGCTTGTGAAGTGTGTTCATATCGCAACACGACGCGGTGCTAGCCGCATATGCCCAGATGGACCTAAAGCAATGGGACTGTGGAACGCCATAAAATCCACCCATCAGGGACGCCAGATCACAACTATGTTCAGGAAAGAAGCCCGCGGATAGCATATCCCATTTTAGAAAGTCGGAATGCGCCCCCAAACGCTGTATCAATGCGCTGACGTTTGGCGGGAGGCGTGGATTTGGCAGCAACCTATGAGGAGCTTCCGAAACGCTGACATACCCGTCTGCATCCACGACGCGTACATACCGCTGTCCCGTGTAGTGGGTTCCCATGAAGATTTGCTCATCCGCATGTCCGGACATGACGCGCTCTACCAGCGTTTGGTAATGGCGCACGTGTGTATACATGCTTGCGGGGGCATTTGTATCGCACACGGTTGCAATGGGTGGGCGTGAATCGGGATGCGACACGCGGGGCGCCTTGCACAACACAGCGTGCGGCGTTGAGGTGTTGTGCTTCAGCAGCCCCATTGCGTTCCACAGCTGCACATAGGTCTGCGAGGAACAGAGCCGCAGCTGGCCATGTTCCGGATACAAGAATTTGGGTGTATGGCTGAACAGACGGCGAGGGGGTGTAATGGGGGTCCACCAAAGCGCCACAGGCACAATTAAAAACGAGTAGGGACTGGTAACACGCCATCGTAACGTTACAGCGTTTGACGGTTCTCCCTTGAAGCTGAAGCGCTCCATCAAATCCCGAAACACACATTCTGGGTTTGCAAACGCGCGTCCAGGACCCAGACACACCGTAGCTATTCCGTTCTCTACGACTATTTCGTTGCGCACTACGGAACCGTCACACGTATCGTTGTGCACGTAAAAGATTTGGTGCCCCGCTTCTTCTATATAAAAGAGAACTCTATCCATGTGTTTTATGATAAGGTGGTGACCAGTAAACAAGCAGCCGGTGACACGCAAATTGTATATACTCTTGCGTTTGCGTTTACAGGGCGCACTGTGTGAAATGTTTTCTTCCTGGTCCATGTTGTCAGGCGTGCTGCTGTGCTCCTCCTCGCTGCTAAGTATGATTCCACCATCCTCCAACATAGCAATGTGTTCCAAGGGTACTTTCCTTAACAAGCACGATGCCAAATGTTACAACTGCCCCCCCGGCACCTGGCGTGCTGATGAGCACCACAGCTTTTACACTTGCAGTCTGTGTAGGGGATGTGGAAATGGTTTTGTGGTGGAAAGAGTGTGCACTGGATATGCTGATACTTTTTGTGGCTGTCCCAAACCCTATCAGGAGAGGGATGGGTTCTGTTTACTCTATGCTAAGAAAGATATACTTATCTAGCTAGGGGTGATGACCTAAGGAGGCCCGCCCCATCAATGCACTTTTTTAGCAAAGCCCATGGGATGCTGAAAATACCCTGGAGACTGGTAGACAAAAACAGTGCCATTAGGTTCGGCTTCTTGTAAAGCAGTTTCAGCAGCTCCTCTTCGTATATACCCGAGCGCCGACACGCCACAATGAAAACGCAGAGTCGTGTCATAGTCATCGGGGTACCATCTGATGTTATGCCATCGTACACGCCGTCCATTTGGGCATACGAAAAGGCAGGCGTGGGATCTACGTGGTTTTGAATACAATGTGCGATTTTATATGCGATGCACAAGTGCATCCGCATGTGCCACGTTAAACACATATGGGCACCGCCCAATATGGTGAAGAAAACCATTGTAATGCGCTCCCAGGGTCAGGCGTCCACACCCTCTATATATCTATGATTAACACACAATGCACAGCCAGTGATTCTATAACAGATTTTATTTGACAGCACTTCCGCAGGCGAGCGGGGGTGTGTCCCTGGGGGGTGCACACCCCCCTGTCTCTTCGTTTGACTTTGTAATGCTCTCGACCGCTCCCTCCTTCCACGCACGCAGCTTTAGCTCGTCCGATTCTACACCTTCTGTTGTTACGTTTGTTCCCGAGGGGTAAAGCCCCTGTTCCACCACTTCGCTGTGTTCTGGGGAGGTGGGGAAGCTATATCCCTCCACAACTCTTGCAAACAAAGCATACGCTAAGAGGGGGTGCAGGTTGAATGCTTCTGCATAGGTAGATGGGAATAGAGTACGGGGGTGTACCGCCGTGTTGCTATCTTTTTGCGTGTCTTCGTGCGTGCTAATCTCTCCCGTCTCCTTAAAGCTAAGAGAGCCCCGCATTATCAGATCGGCCAAGACCGTCACTACGGAAGGCATGCTCTCAACGGGTAATGCAGCAGTAGTTGCCATAGATCCTATGTGCGTACACGCAGCGTTGTAACAAGACCCAACACGATCGCACTCTTGCATTAAACGCATCAGCGCCATGTAGAGTTGGTCGTGCGCACCGCTTGAACAATCATACCAGTGGAGATGGTCACGGTCTTCGGTCATGGCTGGTATGGTTAAAAAGCCAACCCTTGGCCCCTCGCCATGCGAAAATAAAGTAAACGAGCCCGGCAATAGACACGCGGCCTTGTAGGGTGCCCAGTAGTCATATGAGCTTCCGCTAAGCACGCGATTTAGAGATGGGTTTAGCGAAAGCGTGCCGTCTACCATGGGGTGTCCCGACAGCCCGCTCGCCAATGTGTATTCCGCTCGTAAATCCAACGAGACGTGCTTTACAGCACCACGCAGCGCTCTACCCGCCACGCCGGACGTGGCCCCGATGGAGCGGTTTAGTTGTCCAACAATCAATGTGCTAATTTCTGCCAGCACCATGTGATGGAATTGTTCTTGCGGAATAAGTACGCTTAAGACGAATAACATTTGCGCTGCACACATGGATGTGGGGAGCGCTGCGGTAGCCATTAAATGACCTCCGCTTGGCGTTTCTATGTGCGTGCGTTGCAAATACGCGGGACCCAGGGCGTGGCGCAAGACAAATTCGCTGGCCAGTCCCATTTCAGTGAGCAAGGTAAGCAGATTTGTGCACTGGCTTTTCCCCGTTGGTAGAGTGGGGATTGTACGCCGGTGGCGCCACACAAAGGCCAGACGACGAAGGAAATTGGGTGGGTTCTGGCTGGGCAGGGTACGTGCGGGCGCGGGCCACCCGTACACAGTAAGCCGTTTAAAGCCGGCCGTTGGCAATACTTTCTCGTAATAGCTTGCGAGCGCATCCTCCTCAAGCAGACCGCACACCCGCAGCATCCTGGGCGTATGCGTTGTACCGTGCGTAATTTGCCTTGCCCGCGCCCTGTGATCCCAACCTAATAGTATGCACCGCGTGTGGCGTGTAGGCAAAGCACTCGGACGGACGGCAGGGCACCGCTAAAAGACCCAACGCCAGCAGGGGGTGAGCTGAATGCAGTTTCAGGGCACGCGCTGCGAGCTCTGCCTTAATCGCGGGACAGGGCAGGTTTACAAAAGTAATCTGCTCCACGCCCATGGCCAATCCCCATTGTTTATTAATCCGTGCCAAGCCCTCTAATGCGCCCGCCACACATTCATTGGCGGGATCTGGCGACGCCGCCCCCACATCCCTGGCTAGTGCGCACACGGCCTGTGGCGATGCTGCGGCCGCCAATATAGAAAGCGCACTCAAAGAACGGCACGCCTTATCAATCCCCCACGCGGGGTCGTATTGCGCAAAACCGCTACCGTAGATGAAGGAAAGCATGGTGCGTTGGCGCGCCGCATTGGTGTGCATTACATTGTCCTTGCTTTCGCCTTTCCACAGCAATGGGAGCCCCAACGCCGTCAAACACGCCCCCATTCGCGGTTGGACGCCACCTCCTGTCAGTGCACCCAACGCCCGCATATCAATGCAGTCCCACGTCACACTGTTCGGTTCAACCACTTGCCGGGGCAGGGGGTAGTAGCTCTGGCAGCCGCGTGCATATTCCTGCGCGAAAACGGCACGTGCCTTTTCAACCCCCACAATCAACATGATGGCGTTCAGCGTTTGCCCCAACGTAAGGGACAAGGGCAGCGCTGCGGCCGACACCATGGCGCTAGCGGTGCCCAGCTGGCGAACGCGCCGCCGAACGCAATAAAAGTAGGAGGGTCCCATGCAGTGCTGGAGCCGTAGCATATCTCGCTGCGGTCCTGTGTATCTCCCGCAGGTGTTGTGCCAGGCGTCCTCATATTCGCACCACTCCTCGTTCGTAAGGTCGGGTGCACGCAGTGGTGTGTCCGGCAGGTCGGCCGCGTGCTCCCACACGGCCTTAAGCCTGGCGCACGCTTCGTCTACATGCGTAACGCTTTTCGCGGAATTCCACCAATCGCCATCCGGCGGGCGTTGCGTGGGGCGTACCTCGGGGAGTTGGTTTGCATAGAATGTTCTTAGTGCTTGCTCAGTGCTAAAGCCGTAAAGACTTAGCATGTTGAGACCTGCAAAAGGCGTGACTCACGCACTCACAGGATGTATAGAGCAGAAAGACTTGGTGCCGCCTCTATGCTAACGATACCTGAGCATTACCTGCTACCACACATTAGTAGGAATTTGCGCGATGGAGAAACACGAACCCTGCCTATGCGTGGAGTATGGATCGGTAGAAAAATTAAGCGAGGCTCTCAGAGACCGCCTTGAATTGGTGTGTGCCTATCGTGCGACCGGCGGACACCTGTTATTAAGCGGACGGCCCGCTGTGCTACGACACGTATATGCTGCTGTACCACACGCGGTGCTATGTTTTGCTCCAGCCACCGAACTACACCGACCGGAACGGAGAGACCATTTTTTCCCACTGAAGCAAGGCGGCACCCTATCGTGCATTATCTTTCCAAGTAGGAGAGCTGGCAGCGCCCTGAAACACTTGGCGCAGCACTGTGTTTCATACGTGGTGAGCCCCTGGGGGAAGTACACATGTGTATGTGCCCCCACCATGTACAGCAAGGAAGCGACCGAATTTGCAGTTAGTATACGTGCGCTGACCCACGGCTCTGTTAAGGTAGAACCAAAGCCGCAACTGCATTCCTACCGGTGGGAGGGGAGAGAGGACCTACACGCCATCACACCAGTGTATGCCGCGTGGGTGGGGATGGAGGTTCGGGATTTAAGAAATTTCTTCAAGTTCGCACCACAGGTAGAGATGCGATACAATCTCTCCGAACTTCGCCTGTGGTGCTATTGCTACAGCGCCTCAGGACGCCTCGTTGAAGCTATACTAGCGAGATTACCCCTACGAGTGGCGCTCGCCGCAGAAGCTGCGGCCGCGCCCCTACGCCTGGTACGCATGAGCGAGTGGGCAAAAACGCACAAAGAAAGCGCAGAACACATAGAGTTTACAATTTATGTATTTGCACCGCATCGCGTGAGGGGTGGCAGATTGGTGAATGCTCGGCTAGTAGAACAACACCCCAGTGGTACATTATGTGCGCTAATGCCCGAGGAACACATGGATGGTACATTGGTGGACCTAGTGGACGGTACTATTGACCCATTAACCATGAGTAGAGACTTTAGAGCGCCCTGCAGGGCTTCAGAGATATGTACAGAACCAGTCATAATAACACCCAATGTGGGAGGAAGTATGGCTAAGATAGCAGAAGCCACAAACAGGGCGTCCTTGCTCATGGGTATAGCACGCCCACACACTCTCACAATGTCAGCGTCGGTGCAACAAAACGCAGTAGAAAGTCATTATCATTACACAAACTTCAGCGCCCCAGTAGACTATTTCAAAGAAATATGCAGAAGAACGGGGGGACGCATCGCACCAGCTGGCTCAACTCCGCAGGGCAACACATTTCTTCTAGAGATCTCCCGCTATCTTTTGACCCCTCGCGAGTAGTGCAAGTACCCACTGGAGAGGGGTATGCGCTAAAGCTTAGCTTGCCCCGTGTAATACAAGGCGCGGGGGCGCGACGCTGCCTTACATTGCGTTGTGTAGCCGACACCTGGATGCGGCTGAAGGCAGCCGTACAAGCTACGGAGGATTGCAACCCGGGAGCGACATACGCAGCATACTTGCCGCCCACAAGCATGCCCAAGCACAGACAAACCACTGCCATCATGATGGGGGAATGCGGTCTTCGTTCTCTACATGACATACTCGAAGCGCACCGTTGTTCCGCCTATGCACAGCTAGACTGGGAACCCACCAAGCATACCTTTGTATGGCATGTCTTATTGTGGCACGTGTATCCCGAGGAAGCCCGAAATCTTGCAATGGCGGTACACGCCAGATTCTGCGAATATGTCTTGCATCCCTTGCAGCGAATGGAGGAAACGCTATGCAGCGTTGCGCTACTACGCGCGGCTTTATACTCTCCAACCACCGCGCTCTGTGTAATTGCGCAAACACGCGACGGTTGTCCGCAGCCCATCAACATCTGGAAGTGTCTCACACGGCACCTGCTGCCACGCACGGCGTTTGACAGGACGGGACACAGGGGTGCTACTCTAATAACAAGATGGTGCTCCGGGTCCAACCACGGAATGGTGTACTTTAGCCGCTGTACGGTTCCGATCCCCGGCGCAGTGTGCAAGCACCCGGGCACGGTGGTAAAAACAAACGTTAAGGTGCGTGCGGCCCATTCGTGTTATTTGGGGGACATACCAAAATGCACCGTTTTGCCATGGAACGAAAGACTTATGCTTCCGTGGCATCGAAGGCCACCGATCCGATCATGGGTCCGGAAGGACTGGTACCCCTTGCTCATGGAAAACGGATGGTGCGTCTTTCCCTCCATACTGAGAGGCACAGCACTGCCTCCAGCGCTGCAAAATGCGGAATCACTAATGGACTGCCTTTTAGCTCTACGCCCCCGTTGTGCCGCGTGGATGGAACAATGCCAAGTCCTGCTTGCACTGGGTGATCTTCCGCGCGCACACCCTACACGCCTCACAATATGTGCCTTTCACTCCTCCGGAATATCTCTTACAAATGCCATGGTGCAAGCAATAAATTACCTGCAAGAAAGCATCGTTGTGGGGCACACAGAGTGTGTGGTGTGCGCAAAGCACATCCAAACGCTGAACAAACAGAGCCGAGACCTTGAAAAGCGAATCCAGGAGACTAAATGCTGCATTAAGGAGTTATATTGTTAACATGTTGTGCTGTACACAATAAAATATATTTTTCTATTTATGAGGTCCAGTAGTATTAATAAGGCGAGCCCAAGGAGGCTGCCACGGTACCATGGGTCGCGCAGTATGCATAGCCGTTGCAGTGAGCACTGTGACTTTTTTGGGCGGCATAATACTGGCATTGGTGAATATACATACTCACCTTGCCAACGTACGTCACACAACCACGTCACACCATAGACACATTCCGCTCCCCACCACGTTGCAACCAACGTCCGAGGAGGCTCAGACTAATCCAGAGGATTACAATCCATACTATTATTTGGATTCCATTTGGAATCTGTTTGACGGGGACTACACGGATGGTTCAACACAAGCAACCACGGACAAAGTGCCAACACGCCCCACAAAACGCGCTGAAACGACATACGCCAAAAATGAAGTAATAAGTAACACGCCCGCCAACACTATACAAAGTACAGTTAAGGCAACCCCCCTGCCCTCTCACGGTGGCACGGTGCTGCGCACATTCACAATTACAGCAGGCAGACGCACGCCCACTACGCAGCATGATGATTCGTTCCCCCGGGAGGTGACAAGTTGGACACCCAAAGCATCGACTCCAACCCCACTATCGCCGACGCGTGGAGAGGTGGAATCCAACGGTGCTATTGTAACCACGGAAAACAACAACAGCAAGTCCACAAAACACTTCATTGTACCACCCACCACGCCTGGTTCCACTTCCCCCGTTGTACCGCCCCTCAACACTACGCACCGGGGTACATTGCCCCCTGATACACTCATTACCCCGCACCGCGACATTGTAAATGCTTCAGACTTCTTGGGGGTGCCTGCCGGCGCAACACAAGTCACAAGTGGTGCGCTACAAGACACAAATGCGTCCACGGGGGTTAGAGATGTGTATCAGACCACACCCCCCGCGGACTCTTCAAATACCACAAGTGGATGGCGCGCCACCCAATCGCTATTGCAGAACCACACAACTATAAGTGCAACCGCTTCAGCGCCGCCACACACCACCCCCAATGATGACCCCACCATTGGCACCCACCTAAGCACGGTAGAAGAGATAAGTGATGCCAATTCCACAATCCGGCAGGGTGCCATTTCCACCGTCCCAACGCCCCATTACTCGCAGCAGTACAGCACCACACGAATAAGCACGGCGCGGGACACAAACATAACCAATTCCACATTGGGGTTAGTTGGTGCTTCCACCGCTCCAACACCTCGTTACACGCTGCAGTCCGGCTCCACACAAATAGTCACGGTAGAGAACACAAGTGTAAGCAATTTAACACCGGGCACGGATGAGTCTTACACCGCCCCAACGCCCCGCTACACACAGCAATATATCCCCGCGCACAGCACAAAAAGAATGATGATGCCCACGCAACGTAGCAGCAGTACGCCCGCCGTCACTGACGCACATGGGGGTAGTTTTGGGGGGGATAATCTGTCCCCCGAGGCGCCCAGCATTGCGAGGCGCATACAAACGCAGGGCCCACCGTATCCGCCGCGCCCCCGCACAGGGTGTGGTTGGAGCGACTACCAGAATTTCCTAAATCCAAACTTTACAAAAGAAGTTCTCACGGTACATTTCCATTGTTCTTCCACACTCACTGCTATGGAATGCGATGATGAGATCGCACAGTGCGATCTCACAAACGGACTTCTTTTTACCGGTGACATTACTGTGCGCGTACAGTGTTGTACAGTACAGCAAGCCACCTATGCGAGTTATGAAACATATGCGGATCAGTGGCCCGACCCGTTTCTGAATGACGAGTTCCGCTTTTACGAGTCCGCCACCCATCTGCTCATTAAGGTTTCTTTAATTGTGTCCCCCACCGGAGCTATTCCGTTTAAAAACGCGTCTTGGCCGGTCTTAGGCGCAGCTGTGGCATATTGCAACAGATGGGGAATTGTGTGTATATTTGCGTGGAGCACGCAGATGGATCTGTCGCGACAGGGATTGCGCGTTAGTGCAGCTGCAGCCGCGGAATCCTTATATCAATTTGCGATTATAGAGAACGCTTTCCACGGCATAGCTGTGGATACACGCTACGCGTTCGACCACCCCGAGGACCCGGGTCTTCTCCAAGCTCTCTTGGCGGCACTGACACGCAGGGCTCCCGGCGTCCCCTTGTATGTGGCAGTGGTGGGAGATGAGGACTCTTACCTTCCCATGATTGGTACGGCTGCGGAACTGGACACGGCCGGTGTACAGTTGGCGGGAATATTCTTTTCAGTTCTCTATTATGCAGATGAGGCGGATCCACTTCAATACATGATCTCCGAACTAAACCGCTATATAATGCGGGGCTTTCACCAGTCTATATTAATCCCCGTAGTAGAGGGATTTGCGTATGATTTGAATTCCTTGGACCTCACATGCTACAGTGAAGTTAGCTTTGCGCCGAATGACACTACGGGGGGGCCATATTACACCGTTGACACAGTGTGGGATGCACAAAGATTAACGGAATACGCGCAAAGGGAGGGCTTTGGCGGCATGCAAGTGTCCGACGTCCAATGCGATTACACGAGTGATAGCGGGTACAGCCTACTGTACGCCGTGCGCCGTAAAGTGTTCGAACTAGCGGGATACGCTTAGTGAGGTGCGATGGCACTGTTGAAGTATATGGGGGTTACGGGCGACCCAAATCTGCAAGTTGCAAACGTATACGAATGGATACTTTCTAACTACCCCGCGTTCTCGGACGCTGACTGCGACGCCTTCGTGGCGTGCTGCATCGCTCCAAATCCGGACTATGCTACGGTTGAGGAATGGAGCAGACACCTAGAGCGGCACGCAAACCTGGTGCGCTGGTTCTGGCTGTTTCACGGCGCAATGTTAAACGAGGTAGCGGCATCGGCCGTTTATTCTCCAATTATCACCTCCCTGCTCTGCGAGCTGAAACGCAAGCAACGCGAATTTCGCCGTGGAATGATACAGCGTCACTGTTTCAGCGCCCTGTACACACCAAGAGGACGCGCGCGTGCTGAGGCGCAGCACCTCACGGCGCGGCCTCAAGATTTTCTTCGCAACGCGCCGCTCCCCCTCGCACCCTCCTTAGATGTTCTGATCTTTATGCTCGCTAAATTGCTTGGAGAAGTGCTTTTGGAACATGTGCTCAGAGCGGAGATTGAAGATGCGCAATTGGCACCCCAATGCATCCCGCAGGGAGCATATAGCGTAGTACACCTCCACGCCCACCGCGGGCAGGCGGCGGCGCACTTTAAGTTTTTAAGCCTAGTCTCGCAACCAACGCCCCTGCAAGGTACCTTCGGCTACGACCATTTGCGCGAAGTATTGGGGCCTTATATCTATCCCACCATGTGCCTGCTGCCTCCGCACGACCTAGGGGAAGCGTTTAACCGTGTACCGGGACGGCTCAAGATTGTGGATGCACCGAAATATCATGGCTGTACGCCTGCGTATGCGGCGCTGCTGCAGCTTCCCGGACTGCCGCTAGAAGAGCCCGATGCGCCGGTGGACACGCTATACGCGTCACTGATGTGCCTGCGCTATACGCGTGGGGTTGGTGCGGTGGTGCACCGCATGGTAACCGACGAACTGCTCGCTCAATTCGACCACAACACCCCTTGGAGCACGGTGGCAAATGTAGCAACGGTGGTTGCTGCGATATTCATTATAGACGAAGTGCGCATAGACGGCAGGGGGGCGGTATACGCAACAAACGCACAGGATGTGAATGAGGAAACCGCGCACCTATACCAACGCAGCCCTCTCTTGGCGTGGGCGGAAGCATGCTCTGTGGTACTCTCAGAGACAGACCGCGCATCTCCCCTGACACCCGCACTGTTATCTAAATGTGAAATCGGCAGAAGCATTATAGTTGCGGAGGAGGAACGCACGCCGGTGTTTGTGTTTGGGCCCTCTGGCACAGTGGCAGCGCGACGTCGTAATGCTGCGAATGCACGACCTTGACTTTTGCACCTTCTATTACGGCGAGGCGGTGCGTAATTGGTATTTTGCTGCGGGCGCTACAGCGCAGCGCAAGGGTTGTTTGGCGAATGCAATGGCCACACCCCCCGACTATTCCTCCTACGAGGCCTGGTGCGGTGAAGCGCGTAGGCACTTAGAACTGGTACGCGAGGTTTGGTGTCAGACCCACGAGTCGTTGCAGTGGATTATAGAGACCGCAGAGGCACACAACGAGGGCGCGTTCTCCTCCTCGCCCCACATCAACGAACTTACCGCACGTTTCTACGGGTACGTGTCTGCCAACCTGTCACGGAGCCAGTTTTTCGTCTTGAGGCACGCCGTTTCGTGTGTGTATCTTCATGTGGGGCGCCAGACTCTCAGCGAGGCCGCCGACCGTTCCCTGCTGTCTCACATCGCGCTACCATTTGTAACGCCGTGGCACATGCTTCATATTTTACACGTGCTACTCGGACGAACGCTGTATGCGGCGGTTTTGACGATGGAGCTTGCAGATGCCGAGGCACCGCCCGTCATACACGGCGATGTGGCCGTTGCTGTGAACCGTGAACCACGCATCGCACTGGCGCAGATACTAGAGCTGCAAGAGGATGCAACCGTGGGACTTATGTCATTGGAAGATACTGGGGGGTTGTGTGGCGGGTCGGTGCCCACTTTTATCTACGGCGCACTGTGTGCTTCCGCGCCCGTGCGCTTCCCCACGGGTCTTTTCTTCTCCAACCCAGACATTTTACTTTTGAGCCATTGTGATTTCACCCGCATGGGGTTGCCTGGCTACACGTCAATCTTATCCCCCTGCGCGCAGCGCCTCGACGCATTAACCCCGTGGCCCGCGGACCCCGAAATGGAAATAATGCGTAAACTGTACGACTGGTACCACGTGGGGGTGGATGAGTTTCAGAGTCTTGCGGAAGAATTGTTTATCGCCACCGAGGGGTTGGACGCCGGCGAACGCCTCTTAACATTTGCTGGTGTGGCCTCATTGGTGATGCAGGGCAAATTGTATGTGCACTCTAGCGGAGCAGTGTTTGCGCCCCCCGCCCCAGCTGCAAAACCCACCCCCGCACTTCTGGCACAATACAGGATACACCCATTTAGAGCATGGGCATTATGTGGTAATATCTTTACAGTTGCGCCAGACATTGTGGTGCACATGCCACCCCCGCAAGATGTGCATTGTAAAGAGCAAATGGCAGAAGAACATGTTTGTGGTGGTGATTTCAAACCCATGCTGGGTAGAATGGGTTCTGTAGCACTGAGAACCAAAGATGGAAATTCAACAAAACCACAGTGAATACATTGCTAAATAAATATTCAGGAAACGAGATCAACATTTCAATTGGGTTAAGCCTTTATTTACACAATTTTATATGGCTACACGCTAGCAAACACGCAAATCATTCTATAACTTTAGCATTGCAAGCTCTGGTCCCATCGGTTAGACTGCCAGTCTCTTCTAGAATCCTATACTCGAAGAATAACCACAAATGCTATGTGATGTGCCGACGGTTATGGTGCGGGGTTGTATGAAGTGTGCATCGTACCTCTTCCCATTCTACCTCCGCAGAGTCGCACTCTCCCAGCGCTTTAAGCCGTGCTCTCATCTTCGGCTCTGATTATGGTACCGTTCGGCTCCCGAATTCTATATCTGCGTATGCAGGAATCATCACAAATACCAATAGATTTGTTGAAGGCCGCGGCATGGGGTTGTATGATTGGGGTATCGTGCATACCTCCTACTAAATGTCGCATTTCCTCAAAATCCACTCGAGTAAGCACCACAAAATCCTGCTCCCCCCCACACGCTGTAAGGCTTTTTGTATTCTGATACACAGCCACAAACTGTGTTAAATCCCTTGTAAGCGTGGTGGGCGACTTTAACAAAGTTACCAGGTCCGCTCCATGAGAGCCCGGAGTTTCCTCCTCTGTGGTGGGTGGTGTTAAGGCGGTATAGTGTTTATACCTGGTACCCAACGCTCGCTCCCCGTGCAAATGGCGGCAGAGCATTACCACTCGTATACAACCCAACGGAACACCGCCAATCTCACTCTCTAGCGTGGTAGAAAACAATACAATAGTTTGATCCGTTTCATCTCCGGCCACGAAGACGCAGGAGGTCTTACATTGATCTTTGCTGTACAAGTGTATGTGCTCCGATCTTAGCCCAATTCGCCATGTAACTCGATAAATAAGCAGCTTCAGCACAAGGCACCATCTGTGCTCGCACGTGTCCAGCGCTAGATCGCAACCCAGGGCCTGGTGTAACAGTGGTATGTAGAATGCAGCGTTGCGTTCCACGTGCTCCCAAATACGCGAACGAACGGGTGGGGTGAGGCATAGAAAAACATGTGTTATCTCTTGGTTCATGATTGTTAACTGATAGTTTGCACAGTGATATTTGTTGCCACAAGATGTCTGCTCTTATTCTATACGCTTCCTCCCACAGGGTACGTATGACACCCCTCTCTAAGCTAATCACACAAAACCCTGGAGTGGTTTTACAGCTCCCCAGGAGCACATCCTCTAGAGACCACAGTCTCACACTTCAGGATAAAGCACACCCAGCACTTTTGTCTCTCATACAAGAATGCTATTATCCCGAGTATATACAAGAGGTAGGCACCCTTACCTCTGCAGAGAATGGAACTGAGCTTGTGTATGTGAGAGACGGTGGTGCCGGCGCAGTATATTCCACAGACGGGGTTCAGGTGCGGTGCCGCGCGCTCTCCTTCCAGGACCTGTGCGCAAACGGTTGGACTACGCTGGGGGTTGCACCCTTGAGTAACGCACATCTAATACCCTCTTTGCCATAACAAACGTGGTTTTGTGCAGTAGGCGCGTAGCAATGCACAAACAATGTGCGGCGTGCATACATGTGCATAATGTGGCGCCAGCGCACCCTATCACAGACCTACGACAGCTTTTAATCCTGAAGGCATCGATGAGGGGAGAAGCACCGGGGCAGCACGGGGGAGTGGAAGCGCGTCCCACACACAGAGCAAACCTAGAGCCCACCAAGCAACGCGGCAGGCGTAATGCAAATCGGAAACACCTCATGGAGGGCCGTGGCACCGGATATCGACTTCGCTCTGCCGCCGCTATAGCGCGTCGTAAGGCGCGCTATGATGCACTCTTGGAACGAAAACAACAATACCGGCAGGCGCGTCGGGACCGCCACCACCACACCGCCGACTCGTCGTCTCACCACCATAATATGCGGGAGAACAAATACGTTTGCCCCCCGTCTCCACGTATCAAATCCGCCGTATGGCTTGTGGATGAGCGGCCCACCCCACCCACAGAGAAAACCTTCACCCCGGTGGCAACGCGCCGCAATGATTCACCGCAGACATACCAGTACGGCTCTGATTATAGTGAGGAAGATCCACTCGAAGCGCTAAGAAATATGTCCATTTGACTGTTTTGCCATTTTTGTGCTTTATCTTTGCTATACACAACACATTCACAGTTGTGCGCAAGCCTAACCTGTTGCTCAATAAAATACTATTACAAAATATTGCGCATAAGGTATGTTTATTAGTTAAATGGAAGAGTTTGCACACCTGGGTTCAGGAAGAATTAAAACCTATGCCTTGTAGGTGTGCTCCGCACATGCGAAAATGTTCGGGGGTAGGCATGTGGTGAGATCGCAGTACTCTCCATCTCCCAAAAGATAGGGTATAACCTTTATATGTTTGCCGGGCGCCTTCTCACTCACCAATTGCGCCCATCTCTGAAACGACGCGTTTATGATATTCAATCGCTCATCCGTATAACTCCCCATATCAAACCCTCCTCGTTGATCGATCCTGCGCCGCAGCGCTCCGTATGACGCTCCGGGTTTAAGTCCCACCACCACCAGATAAATAGGTCGCGGCGGCAACGCACTCAATAAGCCCACCATGGCCGACGCACAGGTGCTGATGTGCATTCTCACGAGTTCGTCAGAGCTCTCATCCACCGCTCCATTCTCTATATACGCACTGGCAACCGTGAATACCATACTACACAATGGTGTACGATCAAAGAAGCGCACCACGTGAGAGTCCGCATCTTCCTTTAAAGCGCTGATCAAACTTATGTATCTGTTTTGGGACCACATACTCTGACCCACTGGTGTGTTAAGAAACTGAAAACATTGGGCGGGGGTCATTCTGGTTCCGCACTCTCTTAGTATTAATTCTTCTGTGCCTTCACTGACCAGTTTGTGGTGTGGTGGAGTGGTGGTGGTGGCGATCGACGTAGTCTTGCCCACCCCCGGCGTTCCAGTCACCAGCACCCATGCGCCCCCGTAGGACGACCTCCATGTGGCAGAGCAGCAGTGCTCAGCATCACCCTGTTGCACCCCAATGGTTTGCATGGTGGCACAAAACTGTAATGGTGCAAAGCGCGCACCTCTATTGTTTAAAATGGGGTGGGCTTAGGGTTGAGGCGCAGCCTCACCGCCCAATGCGGTTTTCCACTCCTCCACCCGTTGGGGATCCCAATCCGCAAATGTAATGGAAAAACAAGGGTGTGGCCCGCCGGCCGCGTGCGCGTGCTTGGTACGCACGTGTCGCCTCATCACGTTAAAGCCCGAGTATTCGGTGTCACTGGCCGCAGTCATGGCGCGTATGTGCCGTCCCAAATCCTTCTCCAGGCGTGATGTGGTCGAACCCACATGTTGAACGCCACACAGGCAACAGGTAAGCACGTACACGCCGCCCTGCGAGCCGCAGTCAATGCGCCCTTTCACCGCGACGCTGTTTTGCGTTTGTAACGCCACAACCTTATCGCTCTCCGCCACGTATGGACATATGGCACACATGCGCGCGCCACACGGCGAACTGCGGCCGCTGGCCTCCGGTGCTGTCGGACGATGGTACGCACACTCCAGCCCATTGGAGATGGCGCGCAACGCGGGACCACAGCTAGTGAGCCTGAAATCGCAACCGCATCTCTTGCCCAGGGTACGTAAATCCGCATCAATCGGCACGACGGGGGGCTCGCGCACGCCGCTCACGGGGTAATAAAGACTGGCCACTCTACCCCTGGTACGCAGACAAAATTGATCACTTGCGGCACACTGTGCGAATATAGCGTGGTATAAACTCCAGCCACGCACAACCCCAAAATAGGGGATCGCGATTGCAAGCAGTTCGGAGATGAGACGATCACCCGCCCCTTGCAAGCCTTGCACCACGTTTATCACCTCCATCGTGTCTGCGTGTGGAACCTTCAACTCCGCGGAAGCATCTGTCCAACATTGCATAAGCCAACGCACGGGATCGGGAGCCATACCCTCTCTCGCGCCATAGCAAGAGCTCACCATGAACAAAGCTGTGCGTGTTATCATTTGCAGTACGACGGGGATTTCCCCAAGGCGCTGCGTCCACTCTTCCACGTGCTTGGTTATAGCGGTTGCAACTCCGGCGCTCATGGCGGCACGCATACCCTCGCAAAAGCAGTCCAGGGCCAGAGCTGCAATCATTTGCTCGCTCATCTTGAGGTGGGAGGAGCTTATTGCACCTGCGACGCCAGTCATCGCCACAATGCGTGCGTAGAGCAGGTGGGCCGCGGATACTGCACGGCAAACGTCATAGATGGGTAACTCGGCTGCCGCCTCGTGCAGGGTTGCGGTACCCCCCCACACATTCCGCGCACTCTGCATCGCCGCACGCCCCCTCTGGGCGTTTGAATCGTTTACCGGATCCATGTCTCTCACAGCGCACGTCCAGTCTTCCACCTGCTCTTATGTTCCGGTTCTGTGAGTGCAACAGTGGCTCCTATAATAAAGGCTGATAGAAGGTCGTCTCTAGCACATTGCCCCGTACCTTTCATCCATTTCTTACCCCCAGTCACTACAACGGGTGCTTTGCCTGTGGTTTCATCTATCTTTACTTCCATGAGTTGTGAACAAAGCAATTTGAGGTGTGCATTGCCTGCCGCAAAGTCATCGGAAGCGGGCTCCAGTGCCAAATCCAGCCCCCCGTATCGTTTGAAGAATGCGACTTTGTCCTGCACAGAGAGGTCCTGCAGGTCTGAAGCTGTGCCCGGGGCTGGGAGATGCCGCAGGGGATCCACCGTCGCTGTCTCTCCTCCACGCCACCTCTCCACATCTATTTGCACCAGGCGGGAATCCAACTCTTTGTCCCGTCTCTTAAATGCTTTGCGCAAGCCATCGCCACAGGATACACACGCCTCGAGATGACCAATGTAATCCTGACGAACGCACGCCGCTATGTTCATAACACTTAAAACTTTGTGTCTCGCCACAGTTTGCAATCCCGGCTGACCCAGTGCGTCGCCATATATCATTACTTCCTTGTTTAAAAGCCTCTCGGCGGACGCGCACACGTTGTGCGCTAAAATGCTTATATCTACTGCGTATGTGTTGCGCTCCGGTACAAACACAAGAGGGACGCGGTGGAATGCGCTTGGGAAAAGAGCGCGTGCCGCGGCCATGTGCTTAATCGCCAAGTGGGAGTGTGCCATGTGAAACACCTGCCCCAGATCTTCCACGCGCATTTCGTCCAAACACACCACCTGCAAAAACAAGAAGAGGTTCAGTGTTGCATTATGTCTCCATGCCGTAAACATCGACATACTCTGAGAAGGGTGCACGGAATCCTTACGAGACCGAATAATCCCCCCGCGGCAATCTGTTCCTCGTTTTATATACGCGCCTCCTTGGTTGCACTACGCTACTACTATCGTACATTTCTTGGGTTGGACATGGGCAATAATACGCAGGCCTTTAATGCGCTGTGCAGGCAAAATCCTGTAACCGTGGCCGCCTTTAGCTCCGTACCGCACACCCACGCGCATAGCGTCAGCGCGTGTTGGACATTGCTGGGGTGTACATCGCGGCGCTCAAGCATTGGCCAGCTTCTTTACGTACCCCGATGGACGCCCTCTCACACCATGGCGGCGCTGTGCGCGGCGGCATATACCCGCTCTGTACTAGAGCCGTTAAAGCTGCTGGACAAAGACGCCGCGCTGCCAGCGATCTACTACGCTTTGCTGTTAAGCACAGCAACCACACTTCCCGATGAAGCAACAGCACGCTGTTGTGTGGCGGGGGCACAACTCTTTGCTATATGTCTGGCGCTAAGCACCGACGACATTTCCAACGTTGCACTTGGGCATCCCCTATTACGTGCGGCCGCTATCGCGGACGTGCGTGACACCTCGTTATTAATCTCCGCACTAGGTACCCCCTCACCAGTCCCCGACATCGCAACGCTGTTTCAAAATTCGTATGCACTTACCAGCAATTTGGGGCCGGACGTTGACTCCTCCATCCGCACAAACGTACAACAGCCAATGGAGCTCATACTGCCATTGCAAAACGTGGGGTCCATAGAGACATAAATGGACGCGATGAGCGCCTGGTCCACCACATCTGGCACGTTTTGGATGAAACGTGTGGTTAAGTCTTTGGAAAAAGTAGAAGCCCCGCCAGCGTCAATACCCCTCGTCGCAGACTGTAAACAGCCCGTCAATTCATAATCAAAAGCGCCGGGGCTGATTAAATTCAATATGTCTTTTAGTTGAACGTCCACCGTCATATGGTCGGGTCTATAAACATCCATACAGGGGCAAGTAATATCGGCGTCCTGCGCATGATAGTCACACTTAAATTGTTGCGCTATCATATGTACGTGCGGCTCCCCCGTGTCTACATCTCGCAGCTCGCTTAACCGTGATATCCAGGCACCGGCGTCCACCGGGGAGGTGGTGTGGATTTGTTTCGTACCGTCGATCGCCATAAGGGGGATTAGGGAGAGCAAAGCCGGCATACAGATGAAGGCTGCCTCGTCCACGATCACAAGATCGGGGTTCTGCCCCCGCGCGGTCTGTATAACAACACAACAAAAATACACATGTGAGGGTTAAACGGAATAATAAAAACATTACACTGCATTTTGGGAGTATGTATTTCATATAGATATAGACAAGTAGCATGCGCGCGGGGCTCTAAAGAGACCCACAAGTTTAACCGCATTCGGTGTTTATATGTTGAAATAATATTCCAAGTCGCAGTAATACATATATTGTTCAATGGGTGGTACACGTATGTTTTTGCCGAAAAAGGTCACTATGCGGTCCTGCACAGCTGTGCAATCCAGATCCAACCTAGGCCGATAGAGAAGCGAGTTCAGGACATGTGATTCGTACCCCGCCACTGGGTCATATTTTAACATACTCATCAACAGGGTAAGCACCATTGCGCGCAATAATTCGGGGTCCGATGCAGATGTGCGCAACTGGGCTTGTGTAAACGGCTGCTCGCCAAACAAGACAGCTACGGCGCGCGCCGCTGCGCCCCGTACCAGCTGCAAGACGACCGGTTCCAATATCCCACCTCTATATATGTGCCACGCCTGTGTGGCAACATGCTTAATGCGGGGGGGGCGCGGCGTGTCTCGTTTGTTTGTTGGTGTTGTGTAGGGCAGTCTGCGACGCGTTTGTTTTTTCTTTTGCAGTTTCTGTTCACGCGCCCTGCAAAAGTCATTGTAACAGCGTGCAAATCCCTCTCCAGTAATGGTTCTGTAAAATGAAATCATTAATGGTAAGGCGCGTGCTATATATTTACGCGTAGTGGTGCAGCGCGATTGTAATCTGGCCTGTCTGCTAGTTTCCCGCACGTCTGTGACAGGTCGATAGTTGGGTTGAGCAAGCTGCTCTTCGCTCCTGACCGCGCGCCCCCGATTACAGCAGGGTAGAGGCACCGCTCCCACCAGTACCCGCGCTTCGACATCCAAAATTGAGAGAGCACGCCTCACCAATAAACAATTCTCGGCGTTACAGCGGTGCATGACCACGTGTGTATTACACATGCCCGCGCCCCCCCAGTCGTTCCACACGCACCCGTCCATTAAACATCTCGCAACTACAAAGGGAGTACGCAGGGGATCCGGCGTGCGCTTCGCCCCGACATTGGTTGTGTGACGCAATTGTGCCTGCTCACGCCGACATTCCGCATACTGTCGCATTGCCTCCAGTGCCTCCTCCTCATCCTGGGCGCTCATGGCATGGGTTTCTGATACGCCGCTCCACTTCCTTCTGCTCCTCATAGTGTCGGGTGTGGATCCCGTATTCTACACGGATAGATGTGCTGTAGTGACCCAGTGGTGGACGGGGTCGGGTGAATTGGTTCCCGTGGCGCAGTTGGTGATTGGAGCCACCTATGCGGTATTTCTACAGTTTGAAGAAGGGGTGAGCGTATCCACTACACCCCTGTCCACCCTGTGCCAATATTGGTGCCCGGGAGAGGTGCTCTATTATGTAACCTTTGAGGGTAGTTTGCGCGTGTGCAATTATCGCTCTGCGGCAGAACCCGCCTCCACGCTTACCACATGCATTCGATGCGACCACTATTGTGCACACCGTCGTAACACACACTACGGGGATAGCTCGGTAGACGCTTGCAGAGAAAGTAATCCTCTATCCCCCCTGGTTTGGTTTTGGCGCACATCTATTTTTAACCAGAGTAACACGCCCGACGTTCTGCAATGGCTCACGGCTGCACACAACCCGGTGCCGTGTCTACGCGCCCTATCTGGGGTAGATCTGCGTACAGTAGTACCAACCCACTGCAAGCAACGCCTGGCCCCCGCATGCTTTGCGAGCGGAGCTTTATGTTTGCGCCCTACACGTTTTGTGCAATGTCGAATTAAGGCGTGGGGTGCGCCCGCAACGCGTAATAATTTGGCTGGCTGCGACACATGTGTGATCGATTACTTGCGCACCGACGAAGACGATTCTACAGTGCTATTTTACGGCCCGAACGGTGACGCGCCGTTCAAGCTACTCATAAAGTTGTGCCCAGGCACACCCCTGGTTGGGTGGGGCGGGCACACCACACATTTGGTCCCGCCGGCGCCTCGGCTGGCGGAACACGTGTGTGTTGCTGCTGTCTCGCTGGGCTTCGCCGGCATACAAGTGGAAGTTGGGCCGGTGCCCGTCGAGACTGCAATTGCACTGATAAACTGTACTGCAACTTACGGACTGCAACTACACTACAGAGTACGCACCCCCGATAGTGTAGCGCCCACGTGTCCCCACTGTTTCGTGATAGGGCAATACACGAATTCGACGTCGCATCTCGAGCTGCGGGCGTACACAGAAACATTGATGCGCCATAACCCCGCCGTACCACGGACCAAACTGTTTATTAAAGTACCACTGGAGCACGAAGTGGTATCGCGTAAAGGACCATGGTAGGGGGGGTAACCGCATTGATGGTTGCGCTCACGTACGCACACGCCGCGGCGGCTGCATTCTATGACGAATGCTTTGTGCTTGAGCAAGGTGTATACACAGAAGATGGCACGAAACGTGTTGCGCTGGGCGCAATGGTGCAAGACACTAGATATGCAATACCGATGGTTTCCAAGGAAGAGGGCCATAACAGTGTTAAACAACAAGCCGGATCAAACCTTTGTACGCATGTTTGCCCGGATGGCACCATGGCCACCTTTCTGTACATCGGTCAGCGCTTGGTGTGCGGACTTTCGGTAGACGTGGCGGGATGTGCGTCTTGCTCTCACTATTGCGCACAGCATCGCACCAAAGACGGAATGCTCACCTCTAAGGACGTTTGCTACTCCTCGGTATCCTCAAACACCATTACCGCACTAAGCCTATTTTGGACTCAGTACCAGAGTGGCACATTGGACGACCGTGGCAAGGCGGTTCTACAGCCGTCTGCCGGACTGAGCCCCGGTGCCATAGCGTGCTTGCAGAGTTACGTCGGTCTTTCGATGCCCCCCAACACAGGGGATTGTGTAATGAACATGGGTAATCTGTGTCTGGGGGATTATTGCATAAGCAGGGATGCACACGGACGCGGCTACACGGACCGCCGCATTGATGAGGAACTTATGGGAACGGTGCGCGACGTAATACCTATCGTTAGCTGCAGGCTAGCCATCAATCATCGTTTGAGCGCTCAGCTCAGCATTTGCGACGAATGTGTGATTGAATACCTCGACCTAGGCAAACAGCGTGTTAGCTATCCGTTCATCGCATCGCCGTATTGCAAACGCTACATTGCGGCTTTAACACCCGCTTCTATGGAGAGCGGAACGGCGGCAGAGGTTGCCACATTGGCGGTGCGCTATCTCCTTACCAACAACGAAAGCGTGACTGGGTTAGAATTTCCCACGGGGATTAAGCACACCCAGCGCCTTTCCGACGTATTGAAATATGTGCACCACGATATGGCACTACAGCCCGGTGTGTGGAGCGTGGACGTGCGGGTCTCTCTTTTGAGCGCCGAGCAAGTCAGGCAATATGTCACAGAACTTGAGACAGAACCCAAAACCAGCTACAATGGGGCGCGCTATGTTTGGATCGACGCGCCAAACTCTCCCTCCCTTACAGTAAATCATATGACAGCACCGCAGGAGGCCGCGGTGGCGGTTGCGATGTATCGCCGCAGCTTAACGTATGGAATTATAGTACCTGCCGCAGCAAACACAGAGGAATATAGGGTTCTACGTACTCTGCACCAGGGGTTTCGCCTACCGTTGGGCGTGGCTCCGGCCCTACAAACCCGAAGAAATATTACAGGGTCGCACCACGGCATGCTGAACGTAACCGGATCGGGGCGGGTTTCCTATCACTACTATGTGGGAGATGGTCCCATGATTAACTGCCAATACGTGCAACTCTATGCGGGTCCCGCCCAATTCTATACCAACTATCCCTATAACAACACAATAGAAGTACCTTACATAAATATGTTTCGCGTGCGAAATGGTTTCACCTGCGCACGAGGAAGCCCAGCTGCACCGCGGCGTTGCGCCGGAGATGCGCCGTCTCAAGCCCTGTCTGTGATTTCCCAACAAACAGAATCCACCTTAAACGGCGGCGTATATTACGATACCACCAATGACTGTTATTGGGGCCCCACCGGACCGAGACTGTGTACATTTGCCTCGGTTTCGCGGGTGGCGCGGCAGGAGCTCTATTTGACCAACGGCGCGGTAACCAATGAACTCCAAGATATGGGCACTCATTATTTGGCCACCATGGGCTTCTATAAGATAATAACCGGGTTCACGGACGTGGTAGAACTGCTGTCTGTGGATCAGGCGTGCGGCACCGTAAGTCTTAACGATATACCGTCCTGCCTCGAAATGGTGTGTGGCGACGATGAGACGTGCAAGGGCGCTCAACAAAGCGACGTGTGTTCCATGGACCGTGTGGTGCGCGAGTCCATACAGGGACTCATCAATGAGTTCGAGTACAGTAAAGCGCGATACAGAAGCACAGTATCAGTGGTAGAGCTGTGGCGCCTCACCTCGGACATGCGCCCCCGCCGTTTTATTGCGGAAGCAATGGCGGGTGCAGCTATAGTAATGTCAGCAGCCGCCTTTGCCACGGCATACGTCGCACTGAACCGCGCAGATCGCGCTCTTCAGGTGGGTCAGGAGGCCAAGGAGATGGGTTTACGCAATCTGCAGGCCACCGCCAAATTGGGCGTTGACGTGTCCACCATGCGTAGCGCTATGGGAGACCTTAATGCGCGTGTAGGCGGCCTTTCTGACACTGTGTTCCAAATGGGCAATACATTGGTGAAATTGGGTGCCACCATGCAAAACAATATAGATGCCGTAAATGGGCGCATTTCTGCATTAGAAGCCTCTGTGAACCAAAGACTTTTGCAGGTGGCGGCATACGTGAACACTTTGGCGGAACAAACTAACAACGCTATAGCGCGCCAAGCGCGCGCAGCTATCTATTACCAGCAGCTCAATGCGCTGAGCAATCAAATAATCACCAGCAACAGCAAACTCATGGGTCAAATTACAATGTTCTCCACCTGCCTAAACAGCATACACGCGGGTAGGCTCTTTGGTTGTCCGATTACAAATCGCTTTTTGCAGGACAATCCAGACTATAACATGGTTACCTCAGTGTACGGCGCGGCGTACGACGGGGCGTTTCTCAGCATTATGTTTAAAATACCGGACTACGCAGAACCCCTAGCGCTGTATTCAATCCTAGTGAAACCAATATTGATGAACGACCGCCCTCACGTAGTGGACACGACAAATGTTGTGGTGGGGCCAGACAATACGTTTTATCTAAAGCCCTCGTGCGAAGGCAGATATTGTGCTGGGTTGGATTTACACCCTACGTTCGGCAGGTGCTTTTCTCGCCTGCAAAGCAACGACAGCGCTGGTGTTGCTGAAGCATGCATTTTGCTACCGTGCCAGCAGAAGGACTGTGGCGATCGCCTGCGTATCACTTCGGCCGTGGGGGAGAAATACCTCAAGGGGGAGCCGCACGGCAGTTATAGTTTCCAGTCTTCGAACTTCTTTGGCGGCAACCAAAGCGCGTCCGCACCGCAACTCACCCTAGTGGATTATATATCCTCCGCCAATAGCACAGAAGCAGAGGGCGTGCTTACCGCCTTCCATAAAGATCTCCTTGATTGGAAAATGCGTGACACAAATGCTAGCGAAGCTGTTGTAGAGCTACTGACGCGGGTGGGGGGTTATGAGGGTATAGAGAGCCTTCTGCAAGAAGCTATGACCTTCTACCATGGTTCGGGGGCATATAGCATCGGTGGCACGAGTATCACTACTATATTATTGATTACGCTATGCTGCCTGATTGTAGCAGGTATAGTATTGTGGTATTGCATACGAAAGCGTAAACGCAAAGATACACCCGGGGGCACACCCATGGTAATGGTGCAGCCCACCCCGGCGCCCATCTTCCCCAGCACCCAGGGATATCAAAAGTTACCCGCCCGGGAATGGTAGCGTGATAAAAAACATAATGCCCAAGTAGCAAAAGCGTATTTATTTTTACATTGTGCTACAATAGACATGCGCGGCACAGCGCACGCCCCACAGTCATACAGAAAAGAGCAATGCAATGCCGTACACAAGGTACGGGCGGCGCGGTATTGCTTGGCGTGTGGCGAGACGGTATGATCACGGGCAACACCAACGGCTCGTCATAGTAGTCTTCTGCGGGCGGCCTTATGCCATCGTCGTATGATTGTTGCCACGCGGGCTCAACTCGCTGTGTGGGCATTTTAGGGAGGCTTTGTGGCGTCTCGGTGGTTGTGCGATGTGCCGGGCTGGTACCATTCTGCACCGATCTGTTAGGAAGCGTGCGTGTCACGAGCAGTCCACCGGTGAGTTGAGTTGGATGAGCTTGCGGTGAGGGGGAACCGGGCTCCAAGCGCCCCCTATACGTGAAACACCCTGTTGAGCGGCTGAACCACAGGTCGGGGATTGTGATTACGGGCGAGGCGTCATTGCCGAGCGCACAAACTTTTAGCGGGACAGGCGCAGCCACGCGGCACGCGTCGTGCAAAGCTTTATCCATAATCACATATAACTCCACACCCAGCGGACCCATCATACCCTCATAACTAATTTTTGCACTTACCACCAAGACTGGATTTGCGGAGATGGCCTCGACGCCGGGGCACAAGCGATACGCCGGTACCAGTTTATAACCACGGTCCAGCGACGTGAACAAGGCTTGTGTGTACAACCCCCCAGGGTCCCCCGCCGCGTCGGACAACCATATGCCCGCGGGCGCCGCAGCAGTCGCCAGCACCACCATGTCTTGGGGTGAATAAAGATGGGGATAACAATATATGAGTCTCCGTAAATTGCGTGATGGTGTGTTTAAGGGGAAGGGTCCGTACTGCTGCAAAGGTCCGGTGAACGGTTCGAACTGTGCGTCGGATCCATGCCCCGCGGGCGCGTGGGGTGCACACAGCATTTGTGCCATGGCTCTGGGCCCCAAGGTGGCACACATTGCTATTAGCGCCACAACCTCCATGGCCTCAGCACAAAGCATTGGCCGCCGCTTTAATGTCCCGTATCAGATTAATGGTATCGCCGTACGCAAGCAAGAGCGCTGCAACATCTGAGCGTATCATAACGGTGCGCCGCGCTGCGAATTGACTTTGAACGGTTTCCATGGGTGTGACCGGGTATTTGGGGGTGGGTTGCGCAGCGATACCGCGCGCATAATGCAGCAAGTGGGTGGGACCGTCCGTGACCCGTAGATCCGGCTCATTACGCCAGGCGTAATATATGTCACGCCTAATGCTAACGGGCGTCAGACCGAGCGCCTCCCCCGTCAGTATGCACACTCCCGCGGCGCACTGCGCCCCCTCCTCGTCCGCCGTGGTGCATTTACATTCCGCGGCGATACACATGGCTAAAGCCGTGTCCACATGTCCCGGTGCGCGCTCCAAGGCTGCACGAAACAGTTCGTTGATTGGTTCCACCAATAGATTGCCCACCCAGCCCATCACGTCCGCGCACATACCACGCACCTCTGGCGACACGTCGTCCCCCCCCAACTCTTCCACCATCCTCGCCACGTACAAAGCGCGCGCCATATCCTCAAACGACATACCTAGATTCTATGGCGGACGCTACACGCGCGCTCGTGAACAGGCACAGTATGCAAAGCACGGGGTCGGAATGCCACGACGCCTGCGCGCGGCGCTATGGGACCGTACCGTTTGTTCGGCCCACAGACGTATCCTCTGCGCATTCTGGGAGGCGATGAACGTACTGTATAAGGACAATCTCGACAGTCTCGCTCTTCATTATTATTCGCTCACCTCACAATGTCTGAGTCTACGCACCACTGCGGAAAGCAGCACTGTGTTTGCGCTGAGGCGTGCGCTTGGAATGCCGGATCCCGCCAACAGCTTTCATCAGGCGGTTGCACGACTGCATTGCACGACAAGTGTTCCGTACACTACCACCACCTTCACGCACAAACCCGACCCACCGCACCCGCGTCCGGACCGCATTCATTGCGCGCTGTACGTTCCCCCCACCAACAAAGCTCCAGTGTGGGAAACAAAAACAGAACGTCTGGTGTGGGTGTCCGCTCTGGTACTTTTGGCGGCACAAGGCGACACCGCACTTCTGGCCGCGCAGGCAAGCTTTTTGGCGTGGACCGCACGCACCATTATTCCTTTCTGATCGGCCACATGGGCACGGAGCTGGCGGGTGGGTTGGGGTTCCGTGTGGCCAGCACACACGTAAATACGGTATATAATAGACGTCAACGCGTCACTGTTGCGAACCCAGAGCTGTATCGTGTTAAGGACTTGCAGAACAGCACGATTCGCTCCCCGCTCAACAAATTCGTCGCTGACAAACGTAAATGCTTCACCGTCGACGGCGTGCGCACGACTCGCATTGAGTTCAACACCGCTATTGTGCGCTCCAGCAATTATACCATCAACGCACCGGCTTTGCATCACACCGTATATCACACATTCTTTGATTTGCTGTGTAGGTCCCAAGGTGAAACCGTAAAGCACACCGCACCTCTCGTTATCAATAACATAAATTATACCAGTGCGCTGTATGGTGTAACAAACTCTTTCGTGGTGATGTCACATTTGGGGCGCGGAACCTCACATTACAATCGCCCGTTCCTGTTCCCCTCGCACATTAATTGGAGGGGTGCAGATGTGCGCCACCAGATTTTTGGCAGTCTTTACGTGAATTCACAAAAGATTAAACCTTTGGACGCCAATCGTATCGGCGAATTAATGGGCCAAATTTCCGACCTGGTAGAATTCGACCCGCTCCTCAACGAGATTTGCGTGAATATTTTCCTCGAACGTAGGGCGTTTTTGAATACGCCCAATAAAGCGTTGATCCTAATCGTGCATGAGATGTGGCACGCCTATGCCGGCGCAGAGGACCCTGCTGCGCATAAGCGATTCGTGCGCAGTATTTATAACGCACACTGCAACGACTTGAGCGGTCATACCGCGCAGATCACAAATCAATACGCGCACAAGAATGTTACATTTGTACACCTGATTCCCTACTTTCTATACCAAATACTATACACGGGGGTGCGTGCCTCTGTGCCACTGCTTCAGTCATATGCGGAGCGCGCAGTGCTGGCAGGAAAAGGCACCCTGCGGGAGCTGCAGTTGATGCTCGAGACTTGTGCCGCCGCGCTTCCAGCTCTGACGTTCCAAGACGGCTGTTTAGGAGTGGAACAAGAGCTGGTGTTGCACGATGTCAGAAAACGGTGCGATGACAATTACACTTTGGCAAGAGATGTGGAAACGGTTTTGCGAGAAAAGATACGAGACTACTGCGACGGCGTATTCCGTACACTACCACGCGCGCATCCAGAGGAGGGAACGCAGACGCCTTGTTTTAGAAAATAACATGCAAAACGCGGAGGCAGAGCTTGAGTTACTGCGAAGTAAACATGGAGATGTGGGCCACGAGTCGGATGCGCAAGACAGTTGGGCTGGTGATCGGAACCGCCTCTTGCATCACAATTGGAACATTATATACGGGCCCACGGGTTCGGCGTGGTTCATGGTGATATGCGAGGGGTACGCCTTCTTGCCTCTAGACCTATTTCCCGAATCCGGTGGGCGTAGGTATGCGGTGAGAGCAGAAGGCGATACTTGGAAATTTGTTAGCGAGGCACCCAATATACACCGCTCCGCCGCCGACTACACAAAAGCTTTCAGAACGCTGAAGCGAGAAGCAGTGGAGCTGGCCCCTTACCGGTCTGCGGAAGCATTCGCTACACGACTATGCAACGCAATACGCGGATTGGAAATGCTTACGACTTCTGTTTTGAACAGGGTCTAACCCTGTGCTACACCCCGGACAATGCGGTGCACGTAGAGGTTGGCATACGGAGGTTTAGTAAGCGCATCACAACGTTGGAAGAATTCGAGGCCATGCTTGACCGTGAGTCCGCGAACATACATTACGAAAAGTTGGAGCGCCCCCTGTCGGGGTGCACATTGTACACGCTAACGTTTAGAGGCAATGAACTCTATAGTTTGGACCTCAGCGCCCTGGCGGACGAGGACGGCGGCTTATTTGTGGAACACGGGGGCGCGGTGCTAATGGTGCAACGCGGTCCTACGCTGCAGTCGCGGACCCGCGGCTCCGTTTCCCCCGTGCATGCCCCGGCCGCCCTGTCCGCCGCGTGCACCGGATGGTTTAAGAAAGGTTTGGTGGGGTGGTGTTTGATTGCGGGCTGCACCTATTATATGATCACACGCATGCTTTAGAATATATCGCTGGGTCTCATATGCAGCCGCCGCGCAATAAAGGAAGCGCGCCCCACGCGATCTGAGATCATTTCTGCGGTTCTTGCGGTTTCTTCCACTGTGAATTCACGTACTTCCCGTACATTGCGCAAAGGGAAGCCACATTGTTCCACCATTCCTTCCCACACACTGTCAATAAATCCGTTGGTTGAATTGCCCCTGCCTTGTGATTTGTTTCCACCAGAGTCATATTCTATAACCCTGCGCGTATGAAAGTGATTTACTCCCGTGAGTGCGGAATGCCAGAACGCACTCCACGTGTGAAACACGTCTGCGAGCACGTCTAGGGGTTGATTGCGTTCATACGTGGCCAATATTTTACTGTTTGTGGGGGCGTTTATAACATGCACTGGCGCGTCAAGAGAGCTCTCGGTGTTCTTATGCATGGAATCGCACACCGCCTCTATGGCGCGCCTATCCCACTCCTCCAACATATGTACGTCAGACTCGTGAAGCGCGCGCCTCTGTGTGGCAAGTCGCAGAGCATGGGAGAGTCGTACATACCCGTCGGCGTCCACCCGACAACGTTCTATAGCTTCTGATAATGCAAGCGCTTCGTCCGATAAGGCGGCGTCTTGCATGCGTTGTTGACCGGCGGTGCAACCCGCTGCGCCCGGCCCTCTAGCTAGCGTGCCTGCGAGCAATTGTCGTGCTGCCGTGTGATTATCCCCACCTCGTAGCAAAGACGCAATGCGAAACGCGGTTTCATCCGTATTCTGCTTTTCCTTTACGGCGCGTTTGAACTTGGAGGCGTCGGGCTCCACTTGCGCGATGAGAGCCACACGCTGACAGGCGGCTTTGGCCGATGCAAAAGCATTGGCCGTTACAGCTGCAAATTGCAACGCATATGGTCTGTGCACCGCGCCGACGCTGTCTGGAGCTGAACCGTACGTGGGGGGGTTTGCCACATAGGCCTGGTACACGTACAGTGTTTCGTCGACCACCACACAACGGCGAGAGCAGGGATCATATATCACATCTATTGGCCCCCAAAGGCAGGGCACGTGGGGCGCAAATCCAAAGGCGCGCCATCGTAGCAACCCCAATAAACCGTGTATGACCCGCCTGTCCGTCGTCGGGTTACGCGCAAAGGTATCTGCGACGATGCGCGCAATGTCGGGCAATATGCCAAGCTTTTCAAAGAAATCGGGATCGCGTAGTACCAAATCTGCACCTCGGGAGGACAGAGCGTCAAAGAGTTGCGCGCACACCACGGCCTCGCGTGTCCTTAGCACCTCCATTTCTGCACTGTTATACATGACAGCATCGGCGGCCGGGTGATTAAAAGGCTGCGCCCCGGCGGCGGAAAGCGGATTGGGGGTATACGCAAACGGTACGCAGCCCATTGCCACGTACCACTCCAAGAACCGACGATAGCACCCCCTGTAGTAGGTATCTAGCGCCCCCCCCGTACACTGTGTTAGGAGTTTCGAAAGAAATACCGCCGCTTCGGGCGGCAGCGCACTTAACCTGCTCAGGCATTCCAGCTCGAAGTGTTCCCCCATGCACAGCTGAGAGGCCATTCGATCCAGGAGCTGCTCCAGTATTTTGTCCCGTCTAAACATATCTTTCATGGCGGGGTAGAACTGATCCGCGGTCAAGCACACAAAAGGTACACGTTCGTCGCCGGCCTCTGCCATCACAGAGCGTGTAAGCGGTCCCACGGTTCGCGCGGAGCGGCGACGCTGTACCTCGCTCTGGTGTTGTTTACGCATTGCGGTGAGCGTTTCATAAGCCTGCGCTAACGAAGCACGCTTACGTGGGTCCACCGCGACCCGCCACGAAGTATCTACCATCGCTATGGGTTCCGTCATGGGCACCGCCACGGACATTATGACAGCCGCACTGACCGCGCGCTCACCCTGGTTAGATGTGCAAGGGGCCGTAGCTGTGGGGCGGCGCCTTGCGAATGAACAGGCGGAAATTTACCGCTACGCGTACGTGGAACCAGAACTTGCGTTGGCGCTTAGCGGAGCGCGTCTGGAAGCGTTACGCAAGGCTATGAACTCGAAGACGGTGCGTTCCCTCACTCCGTATGAGGAACGCGCTAAACGGTTACTATCCACGGAACTGAAATCGGCGGAGTTGTCCCACGCTAACCTGGCGGGTCAATTTACGCATTGTACGGTGACGCGAGAACAAATTAAAACCTGCAAGGCCACGCAAGCCACCATAGATTACGCTGCCAGCCTGCATAGAGTTAGCGGTATTAAAAGCTCAACCACCATCGCAAACACCAGGAAACTCGCCAAACTTTCCCGCAAGTCCGCGAAGCTTCAGTGTGCCGTTGAGAACATAGTGGACGGATACCAAGAGTATGCCGCGTCGGTCTTTGCGGACTTAGACGAACGGTGCGACCAAAAAGCGGACCAATACGGGGAGGAAGACGACTACGACCTAGCGCTATTTCCTGACGGGGTTGTGGTGCGCGACCTGTTAGAAAGTCAGGATGGCGGGCATTTCCAACCCCATGATACCCTCAATAGCTAGACATCACTATAATGTGCACAATCAACCCGTGCATGCGACAGGATTACAAGCCACCGAACACCCCCTTCTAGCGGTGCATAATATGTACGAGGCGGCACCTATGCTTAACGAGCTGGCTGACCTGACCGGGGAGGAATACATAAAGGAGTTTACCCGCCGCATAGTGCACGACGAACCCTTCATGCCGCGCGGCGTAAAGTGGATGCCCGAGGGATTCAATCTGCAGGGGGTGACGGCAGAATGCATAATACCGCTGGTGTCCGTAAAAATACTCTCAATTCCCAGTGCAAACATGGGGCACAATTTCAACGCCTGCCGCATTCTGACATGCCCCCTGATGCCCAAACGCCTGCCTCAAAAACTATGCACGTTTAAATACGTGTTAGAAAAAGCCGAAATACCCATTCCGGAGCCTGGCGGGGTGCGGCATCTTACGGGGGAGAACATGCGCAGCCGCATTGAAATGCTGATAGGGTTGAGCAGCACGTCCCTAACCACCCGTTTGCCAATGGTGGAATTCTTTCAACGCCTGGATCCCGACCAAAAGAAGCAACAGATTGCAATAGCAATTGAGCAAGCCAACACGGGGTGGCACATGCATATAGCACTAATGCATTACCAATATGCGGCAGCGCAGCCTCAAATGTCCGAATTGATAACGGCGAAAAATGGAGCATATTATGCGGGTCGGGACCGTGTTGCCGCTCTTGTGGACACGGTAAACATTGACAACGCCCTGGAGGGCGCATTGAATCGTTCCGCGGCATTTTTTCCGTTGATAGTGTCCGCGATGGTGAACATGATAAAGTGCCACGGAAACGATTACGTAGTGATTGTGCCCGAATGTCTGGGGCTCAAAGCGCTGAACGAGTACACGCATGTACCACTGCCCAGCCGGCAATATTTCTATGACACAGACGGGCTGGACACAAACGACCAGCGCCTAAACGTGGATTGGGCACATTCTCTGGTACGACATAACAATAAACTTTCTCTGGTGAAACGCTCCACGTCTGCCGCACTAGATGTGGATCCCACCACGCACGCCATACTTGAACAGAGGGGTAACCACTCCGTCTCACTGCCAACGCTCTCCATTGGACCAGATACCAAAGTTCCAATTATAGTTCTAGACAGCACAGCGTTTGGCACCGACAGACCATCAATGGAAAGCCCCTTCGTAACCAGAGGTGTGAAGAGATACTTTTACACGTGCGGCGCACTGCCACCCAGTTATCGCACTCTAATGAATCAAAGTTTCTATGGTGGTGACTCTGTGATTAGCATGCAGCAGGTAGCCGCCAGGTCATCACGCGTGACATGCATAGTTAATTATGATCAACAAGCCACCACGGCAGAAATCGCGCTCTGCGACTTGCACGCGTTTGGCAACACGGCGGCATCATTTTCGCACCAGGCGGCATCCGTGAAGGCGCGGGATAACCTGCCCCCCCTAAGGGAAACCACAGTGGGGGATCACTACATCCGCCTTAAACGGCTCTTCCTATACGTAAAACCGGGCGAGCGCTTGGACGACAAATTGTGCCTCTACGAATTCAACCCACGTTGTGCCATATTCCCGGTCACAACGCCGGGCATAGACAATCAATTTATATCCACTGCGCAGACTGCTCCGCGTATATGTCTGTATAATGCCAGCTATTTGCAAGGGGCTGACGCAGACATGGTGAGTACATTGTCGGGCCTTGTGTCCTTCCTCGGGCACCCGGCGGATCTGGACAAGTATTTGCACATGGCGGCTCAGGGATTTGGAAATGTGTCGCCCGCCAGTGTATTCTTTCTGGTGTTTTGCAGAACGTTGCTGGACTTGGGAATCAATAAACGCATTCTACATGACAGCTTTGCTTCGTTTAAACTGCCCACGGGGGTTAACGCACCCGCCCTCACTGCACAGCAGAGCCTGGAATCAACGGCGTGGCGTCGCATATTACAGCTTTTCCAACATATGTGCGACACGGGTGGGCATTGCCTTAGCATAGCGGACCCCTATGCTTCATATGTCTGCACTATGCTCATCGATTTCTACTTTGAGAATCGCACGGGGTTTGAGGTGTGCGAAAAGGTGTCGCTCTTCTTCCACAAAGACGCCGCGTGCGTGCTGATGAACATAGGGCAAGTGGTGAAGAACGGACGCGACGAATTTGGCACCATGGTGGAGAATATCGGCGTCGAGCTGGTGCCGTCGCGGCATTCCTACTTTCGCTCAGACATACGCAGCGGTGATCTTATAATGCCGAAGCAACAGCGTAGGCAGTGTGCGCGGTTCAATGAATTATTTGCGCCCGGGGTGTGTAACACCGAATGCGTGATTCGTATTGGTCCCATCCTACCGGACGATGCGGCACATTCGGTCACCGGACGAACCACAGAAACATTCTACCCCGACAATCTGCACGTGTGCCATTTCGATCCAGTAAGCGGCAATTTTACATCGGGAGCACCGACCGATGAGACCCACGGAATTGCGCACATGCTGTACTGTAATGCATTCTATTGCCGCAGTAACGGCACGTTTCTGGAAGCAGCAAACTCATATATGCTGGGGGAGCAGCTCACTACCACTTTGCTGCCAGGCCCCATGCAAACGCATAGCTTTAAGGAAACCGCGGATGCTGCACACAAACTTCAAGTGTATGATGTGACGCCGGTGCGCTTTACCCGAGACACCTCGGTGATGTGGCGCGCCTTTAGAGTACTGAAAGACATGCAGCGTCGCAACCCCGTCGGCCTGGCGAACGCACTGCCCACCACCACCTATGCTGGAATGCTTCAGCCCATGGGGTGCCTGAGACGCGAGCTACTTCATCGCGAGCTACACAAGTTCCCCCTTTATAACTTTTATATGCAAATGCACTATTCCACCGTCATGAGCTTCGATGCCGTCACGCAACTGTACGACCTTAACTACCACTCCGGCCTTTCGTACATGTGTGTGCGCACCATGTCATACGACGGTTATTCGATTGCTGCCATGCCTATAGGGGCGTCACTATTCTGTACCGGAAATCGCACCATAACAGCGGCCAACACCGATCCCTACTCCACTTCCCTCAATTCCACCATTGAAATGGCTATCATACCCGGCCATGCAGGCTCTCACGGGGTGGTAGCACCAAATGTGTTCCTGCGCAACATCACCGGGCTGAACAGCATATTTGTATCACCCACCGAACTGAACACGGACGAGGGTACGCGGATGGGGGTAGAACGGAGAGGCAAACAACTACAAAACATGACGCTTGTACTGGACTGGTACGGCTCCCTTCTACCCCCCACCACCAGTGGAGCACAGCCCAGCTGCGAACCCGTGGTACCCCTCATGGGGCGCTACCTTTCGCTCTACACTCCGGGCACCACGCAGCCCCGGCCCGACTACTCCAACCGTTACTGTGAAAGTCCCACTATGCTGCCGTTCAGCGACAGTCACGATCGGCTGCGCACCATGACTGCAGAGGCCGGTGATTCAGACGGCGCATCTGGCGCTTTCCCATTTGCATCCTTCTTGCGCGCCACCCCTCTGGAAATGCTGGGCAAATCAATAGACTCTGAGGGGCAAAACCCGGAATATAGCAGTAAGGCCGAGGCGGTGCTTAACGCCATGCTGACACGCTCCTCTAGCACCAGACCGATTCGCACGCCCTTCACCACCCACCTCAGCTTGGCGTTCGCCGACAGCTATGTAATAGGTGCGGGCGGGGGGCTGTACTTGCAAAGCACACCGGCGGCAAACAACGGCACACGCCTCGACACCGACCTGAACCCACGCGTGATAGGAGAGGGACTTTCTCCCACCAATCTCTATTCGCCCGAAACCACCGGACACTTCATGTCCAGCTTTGGAAAAGTGTTGAACCTCCCCATGCAAGCAGGCGCCATTAACACATACGGCGAAACGGTGGGTGATCGCACCGCCATGAGCATGTGCAGAACATGAGCAAACCCTTGTGGGACGCATTAATATATGCGGCCGGCGCCGTGCCGCGCCTACTCTTCGAGCACCCCGACACAGAGACACTGCTGGCTGCAGCACGGGAGGATGCTAAATACGTGCGCGCGGTTGAAACGTTGCAGTGCTCCCTCACGGAGCTTCACGCGGCGGCGCGGGGTATGGACCGCGAGGACGCGTCGGCCGCCGAATTAAACTGCGCAGAGTTGAATCGTAAAGCCTATGAGTCGGAGGTGGAAGTGTGGCGCATGCTAACGCAATACCATGCGTCCACCTGCAAGGCGCAACGTAACCGCCTGATACGCGAAGCTAAAATTGAGCTAATGAGAGAACAAAAGTTTCGCAACATGTACGAAGCGGCGTTGAAGCACGTACGCATTCAGCAAAACCTGCGGCAGAACCGCGAGTATTTTGCAAACTCTTTGATGACGCGCATCAACGTCTTTTCGCATTCCCAACTAATGTCCGCCGCGGAGGACGGCGAGTACGCTGAGGAGGTGCGCCGCTTCCTGAATCAGGAAACCCGCTCCCTGCGCACCATGGGCACGTGTGAGCGTAACCTGGAAGTGGTGTCCAGAGTGGCGGCGTACCACGCGGGCAGCGGGGTGGACACGTCCATCCTTACAGAGGGGTGCAGAGAGCAGGACCCGGCATCGTTGGACGAGGAATTGGCGGCGCGCGCGGACACGCTACGCTGCGCACCCGCGACACCGAGGCCCGCGGCCCGCGCCGCGCGTATACAAACCCTGGTTGGCGAATAAATAAATAGATTCAGAACACGCTCCCCGTGTGGTTTATTGCACATAGCGCTCATTGTTTAGTGTTATTCAAGCGCGTGCCCCCTAGACACGCTATGAATGTTAGGAAAAGGTCATCGGCGCGCCTCATGTTCAACGTTAGGTCCACCACGCGCCCCGAACCATCGCGACGTGTATATGTGCACAAGCGTTTCATGTTGCGCGAAGGCTGCTGAGGTCCCAAAACATAAATACGTTTGGACTCGGGGGGCGCCTTGTCTGCGTTCATAAGCACAATAGCGCAGTGGGGTGCCGTCTCGCGGTATGCTGTGTTGTGGATACGTCGGTAGAGTGCAAAGCGCCCCAGCCAGCTGTTCAGCGTGTCGTCCACATAAAACGTGGCGGCACTCAGACCCCCCACCACGTGCGCGATTATGAACGGCAACTCGTTGCTTTCGGGCCGTATAATAGCAGACTTATTGAATTGCATTAAATGGGGGTTATGCCACTTTGGCTGCTCGCACACAATGTACTCAAAATTCCACACTCCCTCGGTGTCGTAGACGTAGTTTCGTATTGTGGTGGGGCGCCCTTCTCTCCCATCGGTACGCATCAGCTCAGCTTGTTGCCACACGCTTGAAATCGGAATATCCGCCGTCGGGAATGGTAAATGCATGCTCATGTGCTCGACGGGTGTAAACTCGGGCAACTGGATCTCTGGCTGCGTGGGGGGGCGGGGTTGCAATGCGCTGCCAGAGTACTGCTCTGCGCCATGTCGTTGCTCCGCTCCAGTTACGCGATGGCCATGTATTGGCGGACGCACTAAGGAAGACGCGTCTATGCGTAGGTGCGTTGTTCTGTGGGCGCTTGACGCGTCACTTTGAATCTCCATATGCTCTGTTCTACTATAGTGCTGTTGCGGCAGCGCCATGCGCTGCGATTGCGACGGTGCGTCGTCGGAAGAGGAGGAGGATACATTTTGTTGTGTGCTACGCGCCGACCGTAGGCTGTGCACATCCACATCAACATCCCGGAAGCGAGTCCGAGACCCCTGCCTCCTCCCGGAAAGATCTCGCCCATCCTGCACTCTCATGAGGCACTTTTCGATTTCTTTTATTTTTGCCGTCAAGGCGTGTTTTGCGTCGCTTATCTTTTGGATCTCTGCGTCTCGCACAAAGGCATCACCGTTACGCAGTTTACCTCTCACGGTCTCGTACGCCTGCAAGTCTGGAGGGAACGAGATGTGGCGTCGTAAATTGGTTTTCGCGGTGCGTAGATTCGTGGACCTCGGCGTGGTACCTTGATCTTCCTCCTCTTGCAAAGTGTTCAGTGCGCTCTCGGCACGCTGCACTATGGCGCGGAATTTTTCCAGCGTAGTTTCGAAACCATGCACAGATGTGGTGACCATGGCGTTCGAGACCCGCGATTCCCTAATCTGCGTTACGGGGGCGTGTATTGGTGCACGCGTCAAAGGCGCGCCGCCCCACTCCGCATCTTGGTCGGAATGTTGTGCCACGGTACGATTGAGCGAACGCGCCATGTTGTGCAGAGTGTGGTTGTGCGTATATGCACTCTCGGGGGGTGCAAGCGTGGAAGCGAACAAAGAGGGGTCGTGCATCACGGTTTGCGCTTGTGTTACTTCGTGATGTGCCAGAATGCGCCTTGTTTGCGCTGCCTGGGCCTGCACGTACTCGCACCTGCTCTGCGTGGTCGCTAATCGGACTTGGTTGAGCTCTTCTTCCCTTTCTGAAAGGCGCCGCGTGGCTTCTTGTAATTCCGTCGTCAAGCGCTGTACTTCTGTTTCCCTGGCGCGGTGCGCGTCCGCGGACTGCTTTGCGACACGGTCGAACTCTATGTAACGCGCGTCCAATTCCTGTCGCAGTGTGGTGTTGTCACGCACCATTTTGTCATGTGCGGCACGCAGCGTAGTTAAGGTGCGGTCAAGCTGCACCCAGGCCTGCGACTTTTCCCTGAGCGCTTCCTGCGTGCGCTCTAGTTCACCGCGTGAAACTTCATGTATCTCCTCCAAATTGTGCAGGGAACGTTGCAGTTCCGCAATTGTCGCGTCACGCTGCTCTATCTCATCGGTGTGGTTCTGAAACCTGTCCATCTCCGTCTTGTACTTTTCTTGCGTTTCGCTCAGTTCTTTCTGTATTGCACGCGTCTTCATTATACCGGTATTGATGTGCTCCCTGAGCTTCGCCACCTCAATCTGATTTCGCAGCCGGTTCTGCTCTAACTCAAGCTCTAAAGCGTGCTGCTTTACCTGTAGAGCAGATGCTATACGCTGTGCTTCAGCTAATTCTGTATCCAAACGCTGTATCTCTGTTTGTTTGCGTAGTATTTGATCTTTCAACGTTGACTGGTCGGGGACACGAGGTACGTCTCCATTCTGCAATTGATCTCGCAAGTCCTTATGTTCCAGCGTTAAGCTCTGTAGCTCGCTCTGCACGTCCTCCATTCTTCTCTTAATGTTGCTTCGTTCGTTGCCGACGTGCGCAAGCTCCTGATTATACTTGGCAGTTGTGTCACGCATCTCTTGTTCCGCTAGCAGAAGTCTGTCCCTCACCACACGCAAGCTGCTTTCTCTTTCCTCTAAAAGTGCACGCAACTCCTTCAACTCCTGGGTTTTCTCTCGGCAGGCCTTTTGTGCGCTAGTGGCTTCCGCTTCCACAGTAGAACGTTTTGCGCGTTCCTGTTCAAGCTCCCGACGCATGTGCGAGACCTGTTCCACGGTGCTGCTTACGGATTTCACCGCCTTTTCGCGCGCGGCGTCCAACTCCTTGATCCGCCTGTCTAGGGTTTTACATTGCGCCGTCATATTGTCCACCTCCACGCTTTTTGTCTGCAACTGGTGGTACAATTGCTCTGCGCGTTCTGCATCTGCAATTAGGGTGGCGTTGGACAGCACACGCGGCATTTCGTTTTGCATTGCGGTTCTGAGTTCCCTGAGTTCGCGTTGCAACCCATCCACGTGCTTGCGCAATGCCGTGCATTCCTCCCGGCTGTTTTGCAACATCATTTCCTGCTCCACAACCTTGCCGGCGCTTTGCCCGGACAGCGCAACCGCGGCCGTATAAGAGTCTAAACGTTCGGTGGCGTGCATAAGCTTGCGCTGCGCCTCCTCGCGCAACAAACGATGCGTAACTACGTCGGCTTCTAGCTTGGCTTGTTGTTGCACGTCGTTCTCCACCTGTGCGCTTAGTTCGGCGTGGCTTTGCAACAATTCCTTTACTTTACTTGTAAGACCCCGCGTGTCGGTGTCGCGAACGCCGAGATCTATGCAAATTGTAGTGTAAGCACGCATTTGCTCCTTCGAAGCGTTCATGTACGTCGCGCGTCCGGCCTCCGCCTCTGCCCATTTTAGTTCTGCGGCCTTACGGTCGCGTTCCGACAGCGCGAATTTGGAAATCCAGCCATCCAACTCCAGCACATGATTAGAGTTGTGGAGCACAGCATCTTGCAAAAGTTTAGCGTATTGCTTGGTGCTTTCACTTGCAGCACCTAAGGCCTCCCTGCAATCTCTTAAATGTTGTTTTAATACGGTAAGCTCATTTGCCGTGTCAAGCTGGTCCTCATTTTGCTGCGTTTTTTCCATATTCTGCAGCTGGTGCCGATAGCTTTGCTCTGTAATTTCACGTGCTATTTCTACCGTATGCAGCCCCGCCAATGCGCTTTCCAGGAGCGGTTTTGTGTTCTCCAACTGTTTCCTAACTGCACTGAGCGAGCTCTCTGCCTCTTTCAAGGATTCTTGCTGTGCGCATTGCTTTTCCTCGAGCATACGAACTCGCGATTGTCTTGTCACCTCGTCCGCCTCTAATCCCTGTACGCTGAGCTCTAGCATTCTAACCTCTCGCTTCAGCGCGGCGCATTTCTCTTGTTGTTTTTGTGCTTCTGCTTTCGCGACGTTGTATCCGGTCACCATTTCGTTGATGGAATGCTCCAAGAGGCTGCTGAGGTGTCGCTGGTGGTTTTGCATGGCTTGAAACGCGGCCGCTGCTGCATTCTGTTTGTTTTGCAGTACATTTAGCAGTTCTGCTCGCACGTTGTGCTGCACGTTGGCGGCCTCTTGTAACATGCCTATTTCCAACCGCAACGCCGCAATTGTTGTTTCGCTTCGCTCCTGTGCGTCCTGCAATTGCACCACTTTGGACCAGTCATCTTCCACTTGCTCTACGAAGAATTGGTCGTACAGGTCCGAATCGTGGGTTCCCAACTTAAGGGTTCTAAAGAACCTATCTAGCTTGTCTGGCGAAATGCCGAGGCGATGACATTTTGCCCGCACCAACGCCTGCGGTGTTGCGGTTACGGAGGCGGCTGTATTGTCACGCAGGGCGCCAAGTTCCCTTTGCAGAGTCACGAGCTGCGCCTGTAATTCTTTATTCTGCTGCGCGAACACAGATTCGTAACGCGTAAATCTGTCCCTGGCATCGGGCGAGGAATGTTCATGCACCGGTCCGGGCGTGAGCTGCGCTTGTGTAGATGGAGCGCCCCCCTCGGGGGGTGGTGTGCCCCCATGGTGGGGTGCATGCGGTTCGCTGAAAAGATTTGTGAGAATGCTTACACAGTGCGCGGAAAGCTGCAGCTCTGCCACAGTTTCCCGACTCGCGCACCCACTTTTACTAAATTCCTCCAACATATCCTTGAAATACTGTTGGTCTGAGACCGGGCCGAATGCCTGAAACTCTTTAAGCTCAAGAAGCACCCTTTGGCAGCCACTCACGTCGGCCGGCTCCACGTCTGTGAGGTACCGATACGCCCCACCAATGGCGCGCTCGTATCGCCGGAGCACATAGGCGGGTACGGTTGCACCCGTTACGTCCATTGTGTCTTTGCGCAGCAAATGCAGGCTCTCCTCCAATTCCGCCACGTTTCGCCTCAGGGATTCTATTTCCTCCTTGCTTTCGGGGGGGTTGGACTCCGGTACCTGCTCCGTCTGTGTGCCGCTCTCGTGTGACGGCGCGGCGTGGAGCCCCACACCGCTCTCTTCCTCACGCGCGGCTGCATTACCGTGCCGCTGCTGTGTGGCGTTGGCCGGTTCTGTACCCCGCCAGTGACCCGCCACATGGTACGTGTCTGGAAGTGCACTCTTATAGCTCACGTACTGCACAGGCGAGCTGGGATCGGACGAAGAGTCTTGCTGCGGTGTGCTACCTCCCCCCAGTGGCATAGCCACGTCTCTAGCGGCGGCGGGGGTGGAAGCGCGTCGCACAAGGGCAGAGTGTATATTCTCCCGCGCAGCGACGGTACGCCCCGAAGTGCTTTTCACCGCAAACGCAACCTTTGACTGCTTAGCGCCGTGCCCCGCGGCGGGTCGGCTGTCGCGCTCTGCCATACGACTCTGCAAATATCGCAGTTCGTTTAATTGTATAGAGGAGCGCGGCTGCTCCTCGTCCGCCGTGCTGGCGGCGGAGCTTGGCGCGGTCTCGTATTCTCTGGGTGCCAGGCCATACATGGTTGGAATGTGAGACGCGCTCCAATCCGCAGACTGAATCGCAGTGTCTTTGTACGGTACTTGAATGGTGCAGGACTCTACACTGCTACACTTGGATAAGCAGTTTAACGTATTGATTTCAAAGGAAACATATTTCATCTGCAAGTTGCATTCCCACAGCCGTTCGTCATATGCCTCCAATGCCTCCGAAAGAAACGCGCTGTCCTCTTCTTCCGCCATTACAGATGCGCGCTTACAGATTTGGCATTGCTGCTGTATAAACGCTTCCAATTGTTCGTACGCGCGAACATGCTCCTGGAAAACAGCCAAACGCGCCTTATAAACTTCCACATTTGCAGTGGATATGTGTTGCGCGGCATTCTCGGTGCCCTGAAATTGACAGGCCACGAGCATTTTTAGCTTATTTATCTTTGATGAATGCATCTTCATTGCGTGGCCGAGTGCGCTCTCCATCTTTTGTATAGCAGTCTCATAGTCCTGTTCCAGTTGTCGCTGCTCCCTCTCCAACCGTTGGACGCGATCCACACACAACCCCCCCATAGCCATGCGAATGCACATCTTTGTTTTTTGAATGGTGCGTATCATAATAAAAAGGTCGTCCAACCTATTTGCTATCTGGTCAGTCTCGACCTCGTATTGCTCCTCGCCACGCCTACCCACTCGTGCCAATGCTCTATCCACCCGGGCACGCCGCACGTGCATTGCGATCAAATTCCTCTCTTTCACTTGTTCCACCTTGGCTATGGCACGCATGTTGTTGTATTTCTGCAGCATTGTGCTGTAATAAGAACGCAAGGGCTGCTTGTCCTCGGTTTCTAAAACACGGTGCGTATCTGCTTTTGCTTTCAGCATAGTGCTGCGTGCCTCATATAGCGCGAGGCGTGGATACGCGGCACGCGCCTCCTCTTCCACTTGCAAAACATAATTGGCCAGAGAGGTATCAAAGTCTTGCCCGGGCAGTTGGACTGATTGCATCGAACTAAACTTTGTGAACAACATGACGGACGTAGCATTGGCTACAGCGTGTACTCCACTCTGCAATCTATACATCTCATGCTGTCGCCCCATATACATATCAGCTTTACACTCTCCCTTTGCATAATCCGCCAAGATAACCCCGGAATCACACGCCTTATCGTAACGCGCACAATACTCTATATGACGACGTTCAAGTTCTTGCGCCATACGAGTACATAACATTATTCCATGTACTGAATCTTCTAGCTTCTGTACCGATAACGTTGCGTAGAGAGCAAATACCTCCTTGACCGCCTCTCTATACTGTGCCCACAGGCTTGTGGTACGCGTGGCGCACAGCCTAGCGCGTACCGTGAGTTCGCTATTACGCAAAATGTCACGCACATGTTGTCTGTAATGCAATTCCATGGCCCCAATATACAAGTGCAAGGAAGGCGCGTCCTCGGTGTCTTCTTCCTTCGCACGGCTCCTCACTGCGTAGTCCGACATTTCACTGAGCCGTAGCGCATAGCTATACGCTGGGTGCTGCGTATACCACTGCATCTGCGCAAGCAGCGTCGCCACAACACTAGAGGGCGATGTAAAGCAATAGCCGACATATCGTTCAATGGTTAATTCCACAGCCCACGGAAGGAACTGTCTGGAGTACTGCTCCCGTGCTTCGTTCTCCTCTATGTGTCGCGCGTTATACTCTAAAAGCACCATTTCACGCTGCAGCGAATCCCGAAGACTGCAGATCAGTTCTTCCAATTGACTTGCGTCCAGTTCCGCATAGCCGTTCGCCGCACCCTCTAGCTCGCGCAGCTCAGCGGCGCGCTCTCGCACCTTGGCTTGTTCTTCGCTCGGCAAACCGCTCTCAAAGCACATGCGCAACGCTGCGGCTTTATCCCTGACCGCGCGTGCGGCATAACCCCTCCCCAGGGGTCGCCGCGCTCGGAAGAGCGCCGGTGTTACGGTTTTCAGCCAGGCCAGGGGATCCACGCATATCTGTGCGGGTGCTTCGGGGAAAGAAGAGACGGCAACCCCAGCTTCCCCCCGCCCTATTTCGTTCACTCCATGCGCCCACACATTTATGAGCGTATCCGCGAGTCCGAACGTACGGGGGTCTGAAAGCGGTCCGGCGTTCAGAGATTGGGGTCGCACGTCGTGCGCATCCAGGCGGGCCGCGGACGCCTGTAAGGAGCTAGAGCGGTCTGACGAGGATGTACCGCTAGAGCGGTGCGTGGTGTGTTTTGTTTTCCGTCTCAGCTTGCGTGCGCGTGGCCGTGACGCGCGCTCGCCGGAGTCCGATTCTACTCCCTGGGGAGTTACAGCAAAATAAGCCGCCGAGCTCTCGCTTGTGAGATAGCGCTGGGCACCCAACCGCTCCGTGGCACTTCGCGCGGCTTCGTCTTTGTTTGTAGCGCCGGGCTCTGCGGCGCTGTGCGTGTCGCGCACCCATTGCAGCACACCCTCCCTCCTTGCTTGCGCATCTGACACCCCTGCCTCGCTTGTAGATGGGGAGCGATGAGCTGATCCCGCCATGTAATTATGCGCACCGCCGATGTGGCTCTCCGCTTTATCCGGGTACAGGAATGCGTCCTTCTCATTGGGGTCCCACTCCCTTATGCCCCCGATCATACGCGGAGTGTGGGTGGGGGGGTGTGCAATGTAATTAGAACTTAATGTTTTGTTGCGTAGCATACGTTGAGATTCCTCCAATTGTTGGATCAACTTTGTCTGCAGAGCGGGGTCGAGCTCCGTGCTAGAATGTTGCTCTGATTCCTCTCCTCGGTGTAGTGCAGTTGTGGGGATGGGACCACTGGTTTCGTTGCTAGGCGCCATACTGGTGCTACCAATCAGTAATCCTCTAATGCGACCCGAGACATCTGGCAAGCTTGCCTCGCTGCGCGCCTCGTACACGTTTGGTGCGCGCTCTGCGGACTTGTACTGCGCGCCGCTGGGTTCGAATTCCCGGCCTAAGTCTGACACCAGCTGTGTGGAGCCGTACTGTGCCCCGCGCGTGTCGGATTCCGTATCGCTTTGACTTCTGCTGCGCGCCACCCCCCCGCCGTGCCCGCGCATTGCGGGACGCACGCGTCCACTAGCGGTTTGCAGCGCGCCCTCAACTTCAGCGGACAGAGCGTGCCATGACATACGCCGACCTAGTGGTTGCGTTTCAAAACGCGACGTGGGGCTGAACATATCGCTTTCGTTACGCGGTGCATACCGCGGCACATGGAGCCCCGCATCATACTCTTGTGCCTTCTCTTTTTGTAAAGCAGCACCGGGGTCGCGCAATCGCTGCTTTGCATTCCATAGCGCATATGCGGTTGGCTGGTTGTTCGTTTCGATGTTATCTTGCGGTACAAGTGCTGGGTCGTTCCCGCTCGTGGTATGATACTGCTTAGACGCGTTCTGGCCACGCGGCTCGTAGAATTTTGTGCGCCCCGAACCGCGCGACCCCTCTAGGGGTTGTTCACCCAAAGCCGCACTAGACCGCAAATTGAACCCGGCGCTTTGTGGGTGCTCAGAACCCACGGGGGGTATATCCGGCTCTGCATATTTGTTCCACGTATCCCGCGTGAGCGCATTACGTCCAGTTTCATCTAACGGGGGCGTGCCGCGCAATAGCGAATAAGCACCCCTCGACAGATCCTGGGGGTATTTAAGCTGCTCCCTGTGACGCCCCTTGTCGGGCTTTGGTGCGCCTTGTTTCGGAAAGTACTTGTCGCTCTCATAGTCGTCGCTCGACATTGCCACCAGCTAGACCGTGATACGTACGCATCATTAACCCGGTCTAATGTTTTGCGAAGACCTTGACGCTCTGACAAGTCGGTATGAGATCTATTGCACGTCGGCGCGTTGGTATAAGAAAGGTATAGCGCGTCGATTGAAAGACAGCAAGGGGCGCTACTCGCATGACGCACGTTGCGAGGGTTATGCTGCACACCACCTTACCCAAGATCCTTTTGCGTGCTTTATTGGCTGGCACGGTACTCCAATATTTCTACGCCGCATTACAACACGTTACCTGGCCTGGTGGTTTGGCAATGTAGCTCCGTGTGCGGCTCTTGACGGCTTTGATTGGGAAAGCCACATATCCGCCGCCGGCCAGATACGCGACCCCCGTGTGCGCCGTGGAATTATCGCCCGTGCATATCTGGCACGCACGGTGCGCTCTTTGCTACCCGACTTATATATGGTAATACCTCACGTAAACGTGTCACTGGCTGTTTCGCGGGCGTTGCGTGCGCACATGTGCTCCGTGCTAAGCGGAACGTCCACGTGTCACCCCTGGCACTTGTGCACACATCTCCGCCACGGCGTGCTGGACCGACACCTTAGCAGCCGCCACGTAAGGTTTGCACGCACCCGCCCCCCGCACGCCACTAGCAACGCAGCCCTACCGCCGCTATTACTACAACACGCGCGTATCTTTGTACGGCTCTATCGCAAGCTTCTTGCCCAGCACCCACCTCGCTTTAAGGAATGTGCGCTCACTCTATATGCCTCCAATCACGCTCACTCATTTAACACGGCCGACGTACACAAACAAGACTATTATATCATGGGAGAAAATGACACTTTTATTGAGTCTTACATCGCAGCGCATTTTGCATTTATAATGAGAGCTAAGCGTGTGACGCTGTACAACTAGGCATCATCGTTGTCCTCCACTATCGGGACCGGTCCGTACCCCCATTTCTTTTTTGACGCCGGAACAACCTCCTCCTCTTCGTCGTCATCATACTGCTCTTCGTCACTGCTATTGTGCGCGGAATATGCGCGCCGTTTGCGGCTTTTTTCAGTTGCGTATATGGGTTCAACATCGTGAATGATTGTAAAGTTCTTTTGCTCCATAAGCTTAATACATAATTTGAATAAGGATTCTGACAATGCGTTGCTGTTTATGGCACTAATGGGTACCACGGTTTGTTCCATCATTTCATACAACTTTATTATATTAGTAATGGTAGTCGCAGTTGTGTCACCTACCTCGGTGTCGTCCCCCCCTCTTCTAAATTTATACATGCTTTCGTTGTAACATTCTGTGTTTGGTTCCAGCTTTACCTTATAATATTTATTGCGAAACTCTGTGTTCATGGCGTGCTTGCTGACATCCATGGTAGCACAGTGAAAATAGGTTAGGGAACGTTCCAGGCTCACCGGGGCTTTCCTGTAGTCTTGAGTGATAAGCGTGTTGATAGCCGGAATATTAACGCCCGCCAAATTTAAGAACGCGGGGCGTAAATACTGATATTTATTCTCTGCGAGGAACTCTGACACCACAAGCTTCATGTTCACGTTTGCTAACAGGTCGTAAACTATGGGGTGCATCTGGGCTTGACTTGTTTTGAATGCGCCGTGCTCACGTATCCACGTGAAGCCTGCCGTGGTGGTATTGTATTCAGAGGGTCGAAACATTTTGCCGCGGCACTGCACGAGATCTAACTCAAATTGTGAATCCGTGAGCAAGGTATTGGATTTAGGATCCACGTCCCCCATTGGCGTTATTCCCATGAATAGCTTGTTAGCGCCAAACGCCGCAAAGAAATGCATAGCAATGCTGGTTAGCGCGGCTGGGGATATACCCATTGCTAGTATTGGTGCGGTGTGCTCGGTCACACGGGTAGGCGGATCGCCGTAAATCGCGGCCACCAGAACACTTGAGTATAAGGACACCAATACTGTTTTGCACATCGCGGCGTATCCACAGGGACCGTGTGTAGCAGGATTGATTTTGATCGTGTATCTGGCCCCGGGTGACATGTTTGGCTGGTTGTTGGGTCCCCACAAGTCCACTTGCATGTGCTGCCCCAAGGCGCCGCCGTCTCGATCCATTTTCACATTTCCCACTTCCACATGCTCCATAAGGTTATAAGTCGCCCAATGTCCCAGGATACGCAGCGAACCGTAGTCTGCTTTGTCCGCGCTTAGACCATGCAAGCTTATGTCCGGATTCATCCCTACGTGCTGCATTAGAGCACGAAACGGGGGATTGTCTTGCCTCAAGTATTGAATAGTTAAGAAACGCGGCTTCTCGCCCTTGAGCTCCTTGAGCACCACTGCGCCATAAGGCTTTTTTTCCTCGCCCGAAGTAGAGTACTTCAGCACGGGCAAGAGCACGCTCACAACGCTGGTTTGGAGGTGTGTGGGGCGCCCAAACGTGTGATTAACCAAATGCATGCAATCCTTTCTTATGCGATTACGTAAGAAAGTAGACAGGATGGATATTTTGTGGTCCGCATCCTTTTCAGCCGTGTCGTTCATGCATCGCAAATGTTCGCACAATATGGGTACGGTGCGATTACACGCAATGAAGGTCTGACAGATCACAGCGAAATGATAGGTGGCAGCAAAGAGTAGAGCATCCTTCTCGGGCTGACCGAGGTGCTCCCAACGGCCCCTGGTCACGGCCTCCAGCGTGTCTGTGAATTCGGGGGTGTGTCGGTCCATTAAGGCAATGTGTGGGATCAGTAAATGTGCAAGCGGAAGCAGCACACCATCCAATATATTGATGGTGGGGCGCGAATATGATGCCTCGTACCCGGTGAATAACTTGAGCTCTAGCACGCTGCGTATCTGTACCTTTCCCGCGACTGTGTGTCTACTCTCCACCAGGGCGGGGACGTAGAGCGGTTTGAATATGCGCTGGTTTACACGTTCCGACAATCCCGGCATAACCGCCATATACCAATAGCCTTGCATTAACTCCCACTCTAGATCTACGCGCAAGGCGTGCAAGACCGCAACATATGCACGGCATGCGCGGTCTAAGAGTTGTGGGGGCAGCAGCAGCTCCCCCCTCAAGAAGCCGACAACATCATCGCAACAGTCATTTTCCACCTCCACCGAATACTTGTGTGAAATATTGGTGTGCCGTGCCACTGGGCCCCACAGCTCCAGCACCTGGCAGAACGCTTGCGCATTATCGGCGCTCCATTGCACCACCCACGGCGCTTGGGGGTCTGCACCTGTCTCCAGAAAGCACACGTCTTCGTTTGCGCCCTCCTGCTCTAACCATAACTGCGTATATCGCGCGAACTCCGCTAGTGCCTCGGCACGCCCCAATGTGCTGTCGGGTGGTGTTCCCACATAGGGAAGATGTTCTGTGTAAACGGTGAACACGCGCCGCTGACCGCCCACTATTACGCTTATTCCGTGCAAAGGCGTAGTCTGTGTTTTCAGGACTGGTAAAAGCGGGGAGGTGTCAGCGTTTAGCTTCAGTGCGTCATAGTCCTGCACCATGAAGAACGCGGACCCGCTTGTTGCGCCCGCCATGCCTCGTGTGATTAATCTATATACCGATTTGTGTCGCGAACAGTGTTTGGATGGCTGGTTAAGCAGCGAGTTCTTGCTTTATATGCACGGAAAATGCAATCCTCACATGATAAAACAGTCTGCGCCCATCATACGGTGTATGACTAACGGTGACTCCCCACCACCAATACCCGCCTCTTTGATGCTGAATCTCTCCAGGGTGAGAGGGCGGAGCGTAGATCTCAGCAATCTAATAGTATTCCGACTGGTGATAATGCGACAGTTCTATTTCTTCCTGCTACGCTACGGACTGATAGCACACTGCATAGCGCGCACACGGGGGGCAGTGGTGGAGATTGAACGTGCTCTGCTGTCTTGTGAATCTGCTCCGAGTCCACGCGCTATTAAATGGATGCTGCCGGAGACATATAGAACCAGTCACGTGCATCGTTTCCACAGACAACTCTTCCAATACACGAAGCAATTTGTGACCGACAGCCTCACCTCTTCCGTGAATGTAGAAGCGCGTTTACTGCAAAGTTTGCTCGCCAGGCGGCATTCCCGCACACCGCTGGCTTATATTCCTAGAATAGCGCTGTGGACCCGCCCCATGTACAATGCTCTAGTGGAGCGCCTTACCGCAGATGCCTGGTGCGTGGGACAAAATAGAATAAATAAAATCACCACCCTGGTGGAGTTGCTGAGCAGCGTATCAAAAGACAGCACAACCGCACACCGTTTTCTGTGTTTGATCTATCACGTGCTGAACGCTTACATTAATTGGTTTTGCTACAACACACAACAGTTTGTAGCGGCTGCCACACGGTGTAGCAGCGCGCCTTCTGCGGCCTCCTTAATAGACACACGGTGTTCCGCCTGCTTTAAGAACACCACCACGCGCTCCACTCGCTGCAAGCAAAAGAACGTTGAAAGTTTGTACTGCATCGACGACCGCGCTTTCGTCGCCAGTTGTTGTGAGGCGCCGCTGGTGTGTGTGGACGTATCGGGATTCATAGTGTACTCTAGTTCAACCCACGAGCGCTACGGACCCTGCGCCCGGTGTGCCGCTTTCGCCGTGCAACCCGTGACCGCCGGTCCGCACGTCTGCGAGCGGTGCAGTAACAAAGTGTATTAGACGCAACGGGGGCGTTGGATCAGCGCTCCATGTCTCGCCCCACGACAAACCCAGAGGTGGGTCCGCGATATGGCAATACCACTAACACACATGGCATAATAGAGGCGCCCAACTGCCCTCCACCCTTCCTCGACGAATTACGACAAGCATTTACTTATCAGGAACCAATAAGATTCCCCCCGCATGATAATAAGGTGCTCTTTACCATTCGCATCCTAAACGGTCGCGTTTACTATTTGCATAACGACACCGCAAGTGGACGCGTCACACTTACACGTTTGGCGATAAGCGGAAATACTGCAGAACTAAAATTGGACTGCGGACGCGCACTGCTGGCGTGCTCCAAAGAAAACTTTTACATTGGAGCGCCTCGTTTTTACTCACCACCATCCCACACATCCCCGACCGCTAAGGTGACGTGGAGGCTTATCAATGTATATTCCTATCTCTATCCTGCGTTTGTGTTGTGGTGGGAACCCGCCCACGCATTCGTGGGCATCTTTGCAGATATTGGCCCGGCACAACACCCGACACCCAGTTACGGACATTTACGCCCAAACCCCCGAGAAGCCTTAGGCCGCCGAACGGAATATGGAATGCCGGGAGACAATAGTGAAGTCGAACCCACCACATGGCAAATGATGACATGTGGGGTAGAATGTATGCCCCCCTCTTTACAAGCAGCATTAGACGAGGCGCGTAGTTTTACGCCACTTCCGCGCCGCAAGAACACCTGCGTCTACCCCAAAGAACCCGACGACCACGAGAGTTGCCTTTTGCACCTCTCCACTTGTTACATGGATCAGAGGGAAAGCGAACCCGCGGAACAAGGACCGTGGGCTGTAGTAGTAAAAGATGCGTACGTGCTGCGCGGCCCGCCGACATATATGCCGCTTTGCTCCGATCCGGACAAACATGCTGCAGCAATGGCACACTCTTGGCTTTCCCTATGCAGCCAGCCCGAGCACGTACGCGCGTACGTGCTGCGTTCCTATATGCGCGCGGCACGCACCTTCCTTGCCTTTCTGCATGGTGCGGTGTTGGGCGGCGCATTTTGCAAGCCGACCAATTGTTTGCACACCATTCGACGCCCGAACGGTCATATAGTAAACGCTATACATTTACACAATCGCTTAGTAATCATGGGTATATTTTGCGGCACGAGCGCAGCTCAACTACCAAATCACCATGTGCTTTGCATTGAAAGTTTGCGCGAACCTGCGGCTAGGGATGCGTTGCACCCTATGGCGCGCGCGGTTCTAGCCAGTGTTCAGCTCAAGCCCATCGACCACACCACCAGTTACATCTACTATTTGCTCTCTAAATTACAAGATTGTTATACCGCAACAATCGCAGTACGACGCCCCGCATTTATGCATCACCCAATGGTGCACAACGCCTGGTCCGTCGTAGAACTACTGGACGGACGGATGCCCAAGCGCAGGTTTTCCAGGATTCCCATTACCAGCATTCTACGTCAGGATGTTATTTTTTTGCTTCGCGAACTGATACATTTCTTGAATCTGCGGTCTAAACCGTCTCTGGAATGCTTGGCTTTGCTCTTTGCTGCTCCGGCGGACTGCCTGCAAGCGTACAAAGGAACACGTATGGCGTGGGGAAGCGCGGTTAAGGCGTGGTTACGCACATATGCATTTGGGTTTCAGACACACAAACGAACCCCAAAGCCAAAGGAGCTCACACACTTCTTTGACATGTGCATCAACACCGCCTCCAGGGACCCACTGGACGCATATTACTGCAAGTTGTGTTACACATCAGAATGTGACACAACGGGTATGGTCGCGCATGTATATCCGTGTGGTCACTCTTCGTGTGAGTCGTGTTTCTCTCGACTTGCGCTCGCAACACCGTGCCACAAGATATGCCCCTTCTGCCGCCAGGCAGACCCCGGGGACGGATGCACGTCCCAATGTTCTTTCGGAGGTAGTAACTGGCTGCTAGATCTCACGCCCGCCGCCACGGTAACGCTCTTAGAGGTGTTAAAGTGTGCACCAACATTTGTAGGCGTGTAAACACACTTGTTAGAGGAACACAAAATAAAGTTAAGCTTTAGAGTACTAATGCCTGTTTATTTCCTGCCCCCCGACTTATGTGTAATAGTCTGATACAATCTGCTGAGTTTCACAAAATTGTCAATTGCTCCGGTCAAAACGCTGTGGCCCGCCGCATTTGCCATAACAGTACTGTTGCCGCTCTCCTTGTCTCGTAGCGTTACAAACTGATACTGTTGCAATAATGTGCATCTTTGGTATTCTTGCTTAGTGAGATGCAGTACCATATCAGTCATGCACATCTCCGGATCATAGTGAAGCCTGTGATATGACACGTCTTCAACACTAAGCTGGGACCCCAGGCCGTGCTGGTGGAAGAATGCCAGAGTTTCGTCTGCTCGCATGCCATTGGTAACATTTAGCGCTGTGCCCCAGCGCTCCGCATCCGAAGCGGACGCCATTGCTGTGCACAAAGCGCATTTATCTATAGCGCTGGGGGCTGTGAACTCAGCGTGCAGCTCATCTGGCTCACAGTCGTATTGCCGCGCAAACGCACGTACAACTGCTTCAGTGGGGTCTGCGCTTTTCCGAAAACCGTCCCCGCTACGTATTGCAGTTTTTGCTGCACCCTCTTGCACAGCGTCTACTGCGGCTATATTTTGCTGAAGCGCTGCCGCACTCTCATCTCCCAGCCGTAGTTCGTGATACCGCAACGCAATACGTTCTGGTGATATGACGGGAGACGTGATACGGTTTCGCACCGGACACTGCTCCCTGGTGGGGTTCCCCCGTCTGCTCATGCCTCATGAGACGATGGCACAAAAGTGCTTTGCGTTGAATCCAGAGGATCCCCAATCTATTATTATAACCGAACGTTCTTCCTGCGCGCTGTGCAAACAATCCAATCCATACAACGCACACAAATTGGCTCGCAACAGGCCCGCGTTGGCGCTCACACATCAGCGGTGTGTTTCCCTGCTGGACACTGTAACATACCGTTATTTACATACACTGCGGGAACACACTGAGGTTTATAACGGACTGCCGAGGACTACCAGAACCGGGTTTGCACTGCCAGAAGTCACACACCTACCCGGCGAACTGCTGGAAGAGCTACTCGCCAAGGCGGATGACGTGGTGTGGTCTCCGAAACGTATAAGTGTGATCTTTGAGGATTTTGCGGACGAAAGGCGTGCCCCTGTCGAAACCGCCAAGCGTCCCGCAAGTCCACACGATGCAGTGTGTGACCAGTGGAAACCCCGTAAACGGGTCCGAACCGAGCCCAGCTCCAGCCCCCTTGAGCTCCCCTGCACAGAACGAGATGCCATTGTACAGGGTGTGCAAAAAGCAGTGCGCGCAGAGCAGTGCGACATTGGCGCACAGTGTGCAGTTGACCGCAGCGGCGCACGCCCTGTGTTCGTCAGAGCACACGCAGCGCCCAGAGACACAGCCGCCCCGGCGTCCCCACCCCCGGGGGCCTGTTACACGAAAGACCGCATTTCTACATGGTACTGATGTGTACGTTAGTCGGCCGGACGGTACGCTGCGGTACTCATTAGAACCCGGCTGTGCGTGCGAACCTGTCGAAACGGTGCCTAGCTGCGTTTTGACCGCATCTCTAGACGAGCACTTCGTGCCCGTGCTGTGCGACCTGTGTTTTGGCCACACCAAAGAGGAATATGAGGCGGTGCGCTCTGGGCTCTCATTGGATCAGAGCACTGGATACGGAGTGGGAATGGCAGGCGTGTTTGCTGAGAACTCAAAACCCGGGGCAAACTATCCACCCCCCGTAGGCGACGGTGACATTAACCCCTCGGCGATGGGCCGTTACCAATTGCTCAGGGCAGACGCACCCTACATAGTACACCCCAAGCCCGCACGTCTCTTGTGGGAACACAAAGGAAAGGCCTTGGGTGAGGTCTTAAGTTATTGGCACGTACATCGCAAAGACGCGTGCGGTGTGAATGCACTGGTACAAGTAGGTAACGACGAACGGGGAACCGACTTCTGGAACATAGGGCGGTCCCACGTTAGCGGTTTTAGCTGGTGTACCGTAGACCGTGGTAAACGTGATGTGGTGGTGGAACTAAGCGCAGTGTTGGTACCCGCACGCAAGGGGTGTTATGCAACGTTTGTACCCGGTCCCCGCCTTAACGAGGTGCTTAACATTATGCACTACGGGCCCAACCGCGATCGCAACCCCACTACATACGTGAATGCGATGCTTACAGCTTCGGCCGGCGAGGATGACAATCCCCTGGTGCGTCTCATAATGGAGCAGCAACGCTCCCCCTCTCCTTCTCACGTCCCCGACTCTGCAGAGGAAGGCACATTTGAGCGGGAACTCATAGACACGATCCGAAAGCAACTCAAAACTGCGCGGCTTCTACGCAAGCATCGCGACGACTCCGCGTTGGGGTGTCACAACCGTGTGGGTCGGCAAGAGTTTGAGACTATAAACGGTGCGAGGGCTCATGAAGAGATATTATCGACCGCCGCCATGATAAGCGCCACCGCCACCAACGCCGCTGCCGCCGCACCTACCAGCGGCGGCGCCCCGCAGACCTACTACTGCCCCGCACCGATTCCACCATCTTCCACCTCCCTGGAGGATATGCGCAGAGAACTTAGCAATATGGTAGCGGCGGCACTGGAAACAGAACGAGTGAGCGAGCGTAAGCGCAAGGCGGATGACGAATTACGCGAGAATATATTGGAAATGGGGAAGCGGGTCCGTACCATAGAGCAAACCAATGAAACCCTAGCAAAATTGTTAACGGCGACGGCACACAGCGGAGAGATCAAGAACATTGCCCTCTCGCGCTTTCCCACCTACGAGGCGGGTACGGGCTCCGCCGAAACGTGTGATGCAATGCAGGCTATACACACAGGATCTGCGCAAACCCTAAACGAATTGGCAAGTATGAATCGCTTTTATGCGGCGCCGCCCACGCGGGGCAATGTGGTGGGCAACGCGGTTGTGGGCTCCTCAAGCCAAGATGTCATCGCCGGCTTCCTGAGGGAACTCACCACAATCATGCGTTCGGTAAATGATAAGAACGGCACAGGGGTTTTGCCGGCGGGCGCACCCACAGCTGCAATTCCAGCGCCCCTCCCCCCGCCACGGTCAACGGACTCTGCACCGCCGGAGCACCATCCCATCATTAGCAAGGAGTCAAAGGAGGCGCTCATGGCACTTTACCCCGAATGAGGGCGTACATCTTTAGATGGCTGCAATCGCTGGAGGCGGACCACTGTACATTCATACACATAACTACGAAGTCTATGACTTAAATACAAGCACTTTATTGTTTGGAATTGGGTGTGAGAGGCAAATCAGAGCGATTGCACAACAGAGCCTTTGAAGCTTTACACGCCGCCGCGCCGCGTCCTCTATCGATTTCCTCGATCCCCGCCGTGTGGGGCACGCTTTGCAGGCTTTGCCGGAAACTGACGTCTCTTGACACCGAGGCGCGCCCATAAAGATCTATATCGGAATCCGAATCAACGGACAACACCGAACCAAAGCGCGTTCGTTTTAGCACCCTTGCTCGCCTCCGCATCCTTGTGCAACAAAACGCTATCCCCTTGACACACCCCAGCAGGATACACACGTGCAAGACCACAACGCCCACCACAATCGCAAGCGCAAGTGGAGAGATCTCCAAAAAGCAGTCTCCCTGCCCCGTCTTGATAGTGATTGTGATAACCATACTCGCATTGGTTCTGTCTAACCAAGTACGCTTTGGCGTCACTCGGTTTATAAGAGAGAACAATGCATTACACGCCCCCGGTCTTAGTACGGCCCGCCGGACATGCTACGCCGGCAACCACACTTGGCGTATTAGAATTTGCAAGCTCTGACCCACCCTTTCTCGACGAGCTGGAAGAAGTGCTAAAGCACACATGGAGTGCGGTGCTACCGCGACACTCCCCACACGTCATGTTTTACATATTGGTGATAGATAAGAGTGTACATTATATACACAACGACACACCCAGCGGTTGTGTTACGGCCACACGTTTATATATAAACCAGTCTCGTGGCACACTGTGCCTCGGCCCCGGGCGCACGATTGCACATGCGGCAGGCACTGCGCTACACGCTCTGGGGGCGCGTTTTGAGACACCGCCGTGCTGCGGCAATGCTCCCTATACATATGAGTTCTATATTAGGGACGTGACCTCTTATCTCGCACCCCCCCGTGATATGTGGTGGGAGCCGGCGTTTCCTCTCCGGGGTGCTTTTGCAACTATTCGAGCAGAGAATGCACCCACCATGGCTATCCCGATCCCCAGTGTGCGAAATACGTTACGGGGGGCTCTGCCACGTCATGACACCGCATATAGACATGATATCTCGGTGACAGAGTGGCACAAGTTAATATTGTGCGGGTCTAACGATATGCTGCAGCCCACCGTGTTTCGCGCTGTGGTAGAGGAAGTTTCTGAAAATGACCGCAAAGCGTTTACCCTACCCCAGTCTCGTGTGCCCTCCGACAAGCCCACCATTGAAGATCAGGTGCTGCTTTCCTTGAGTAGAGTGTACTCCCGCCGAGCTGCTCAGCGCTTGCCCACACAATGGGGATCATTCAAAATGAGCACGTGTGCAGAAAGGGATTTCTTCGTGTGTTTTGAGCCGCACGCACAACGTTCAACCGTGCTGCGTACACCTCTATTGGGGGATGCGTCCTTGGATCGACACACGTGGCGGACCGCATTGGAATTGCCGGAGTGCACGCGTCTACTCCTGGTGAGGCAGCGAATGCGACGCACTTATACGTTTCACTCCTTTGTGAACCATTGTCTGCTGGGCAGTCGCATATGTACGCCCGATGATTGTATTCATTGGATTGCGGAGAGTGAGGTAACACGTGTACCGGGCTTTTATTTTTGTCGTAGACATGTTGTACTACTGGGCGTGTTTGTGGGGTACAGCCGAGCGCTGGCGGGGTCGTGCTACACAGTGTGCGCGGCGTCGTTAGAAAGTGCCAGCATTCGAGCAACGCTTAATCCCGCGGCGCTGCTGGTGGTGCAGCACATGCCATCCCACATATGCGGTTCTGGGGAAGTGGTAACGCTACTCCGTGCTTTGGCAAACTGCTACACACGTCACAATATGAGGGATTGGGTGCGCGACCCCAACCCCAAATATCATTCATACAGCCGTATGGCGTGGGCCATTGTCGACATTCTGGAAGGTCGCCCACTAAGCGAACGCTTCACGCGCTTACCCCTCACCGCTTTGTTTGGCCGTAACCCGATACTAATAATACGCCAACTCGCTGCAGCGCTGTGGAGCAACACACCGCGGCAAGGAAGAACACTGAGTGATGACGAGCTGACCAACTTTTTTGCTGCTCCCATAAGCGCATTTCAACATTTCCGACATGTAGAACTGTTCGACCAATGTGCCCTGCAGTGGGCAAAACGTACATATGCACACCGTACAATACTGCGTCAGACTACGGCGACGTGGCCCCCTGTTTTGGCACGCTTTTACGCAGCTGTGTACGACGCCGACACAAGATGGTTGCCCACCTCCGACCTTATCTGTCAAATATGTCGCCTGACCAGCAAGGAGATCTACCAACCCTATAGTGACGTGCTGGAGGTGTATCAATGCGGCCATTATATTTGTTCCACTTGTCACAACCAAATCACACATTCGCTGTGCCATTACATTTGTCCCCTTTGTCGTCAGCCCTCCCGCCGGGAAGGTTGCGCGCGTAAACACTGCATGGAATTTGCAACGCACTATCTTCTTGACATAGAAGGTTCGCTAATGTTTATTGACGTTGACGCGAAATAAATACATTATTACATTGTTTCCACGTTGTACTGTGTGTCTTTCTTACACTCACACCCCACGGGTTGAGGTGCGCATTTGTCGCGTCACGCGTATGTGGGGGGGGAGCCGTGTGGGTTCAGCCACGGGGGGAGCCAAACAATACAGCCCACCCCTGAGATGTTCTGCCATGCGACCACCGGGTAAACGTATCCCCTCCACATACGACGCGTCGAATGGCGCATTGTACAATTTTAGAACATGCTGCGTGTAACCCGCACATGGGTCGCTGGAGAGCATGGCATCTAACTTAAGGCCGTCCAGACACCCGGCCCCGTCGTTTACCAGTGCAGCACACGCGTGCGCAACGTGCGGTATGTCATTGGGGCGAAGACAAAGCTGATTACGCACATACCAGCCGGCGGCCACAAAAGGCAGTGCAGAACCCGTTGCGAGTGCATAAAACGTGGAAAAGTCCGCATTTGGGTTATAAGCCGCAATTAGCTTCTGCAGTAAAATAGAGTTGTCACATTTCTGCGCTAAATATTGTGCCGTGGCGTGGGTAAGGCAAACTATAGACGGCGGTACGAAAACGGCGCACACCGCCGGGTCCACACAATACAAATGTTCCCTGAGATATCTACGAACACGGTGCACGTCTCCCCGTATAGCATCCACAGCTGCGTAATGGGGGCACGGGTATGCGCATGGCTTGATACGCGCCATGTAAGCAGGCAACATGTGCCTGGTTGCGGGTTCGTCGTTGGGCGGCCACAAGCACGGCTCTGTAACCATGGGAACTTGCTTTAACGCGACCTCTAACGATGCGCCGGCGCACAGCCCGTAGCCCACCACTTCACTGAGGCGTAGTGTGTTTATGCCCCCCCTGTAGATTAGGGAAGCCACGCGGTCCTCTATGGCGGGATTGAGGGTGCGCAAATTAATCCCCCCGGCACGTAAAATACTAGAGTTAAACCGCGTCATGAATCTGGGCAATATGCACGGGAATGCAGTTCCACAATATTCTTGCACCGATATGGGGCACGGAGACGTGACACGCTGCACCTTCGGGAAGTCGTAAAAACCCTCTATGACACGGCTGTCCAGCACGTCCGGGCACGTGGTATTCCCCATGCAGTCCGGGGGCGGGTCGCTTGCCCCAACCCGGCACAGCAGTGCGCACCACGCCACACATAACCTGGCACGCAGGGCCGCCATACCGCTGTGTGTGGGTACACGCGTGCCTTAAATATAGGCATTAGAATGCTTTACGCCACACCATATCACGCATCAGCACAAAACTGCCTTCCACGTTACTTTCGCCACAAGTATGCGGATCCTTTGGCAAAACGACGTTGGTGTCATTGGGCCACATGTATGCCAAGCACCCAGTCCACGCGGCCTGTTCTTCCACCGGCACCACAGTGGGCGATCGTGCATGCGCCGCCGCCGTGAGATTGGTGCGCGGTGCGGCATAGCTTGCCACCACCCCATTGTGCAACATGTAACCCACTCCATACACGCTACGCCCCAGGCCTTGCACGACCGCCCCATGGGGATCTGGCAAATCCAAGAAAGAGTATATTCCGCTGGTGCTCAACAAATATCCAAACACATCCCCGGTGTATAGACAAGCGAAACTGTTGATCCACCGTGCGTCTCGCACACACGTTGTGTTGGACATATTTGAGAGCGTGGCGAGCCGCCGTCTACAATCCAATCGCGTCTGCAAAACGGTGGTATTGTGCATTGAAAATGAGAGATAGGGGGTTACCACGGCATGTCCACAATCCGGGTGATTTGTATTGCTCTTATCTATTCGCATGGTGTGTTCTGTGAGAGGATAGGTGTCGGGACGCAACACCGCGCGCAGGAACGCGTGAAAATGGCCGCCCAGCACGTTCGCGTACACAATGTATTCTCTGTGAGTGATTATGTTGTCTGCCGTGATCATGCCCACGGATCCCATACTGCGGTGGAAGGCCAAATGTTGCTGCGGCGTGGTTGTAGCACCGCGAAGTAGGCAGGCGAACGCCGTGCGCCCTATATACCCACGGTCATCAAGCAGCTCCTCATATGTTTGCATTTGCATTTCTGTATCTCGCGTCATCATAGAGCCAATACGAGAGCGCTCCAAAATGTCCAAGACCACGGAATCGCTTATCAAACCCAATGCCCAGCATTGTGCGGCCGCTTGCGGGGAGTAGGACGTAAATGGCGATTTTGCGGCCGAATCTACAATGTAATGGCACCCCCCGGGAACCACATGTAACCGCTCGATCAATTTAAACAGATAGCTTTCCGCATCCTGCCAGTCGGTACGTGTGGTTTCCAAAGCGGCGCGTGTTGCGCGCAGCCCCGTCAATTGGTCAAACAACAGAGAGAGCTCGCTGCCCCGTGAATAACAAAGGCGCCGCGTGGTAAAACACAAGGATCCCAAAATCCCAAAACTGGGTTGCATGCGCCAATTCGTGACCGCGAGCGTGCCAAATACACGGTAGACAGGCGTCAACTTGTTTGAGCCCAACAGCGAGACGAGACGCAACGCACTGTCCAGCAGGCCGTGCGCGTAGTGCGCCGCGCTTAGATTGCGCGCCGGGTTTGTGAGTGGAAGTGCACACTGAAAAGCAAACGACCAGTCGATTTCCGCAAGCAAGGGCGCGACTTGTGTGTCCAGGGGTCCACATTTGAGATGCCGACACGCCACCACCACGGTGTCCACGAAACTGATTTTGGTGTTTAAATACTTACACAGCGTTCCGCGTTGTGCTTGCACATTGCACGGGTGGCGTGCCATATCCTCGACCCCCCTCCGCGGGTCAAACGTGGTGGTCACAGTAGTCATGCAGTCCATGAAGCGTGCAGAGCCCGGTGTAGGACACAGCGCTAAAGCGGTGGCATCTGGGACTATTTTAGGCACTCTGACCAGGGTACGCCGTAAGAGTACCACGGGCTCCGTTATTTCCTGCGTGCACACCACGTACCCCAGTGGCACGTCCTGTACGCAAGAGCTCATCCCCGGGTTTTGCTCCTCAAACATGATCTTGGACGCCATTCTAGCAATACCCCCCAGCGGTGCAGCCAATTCCACCGCCTGGAGCGTTTTCTTGAAACTCTGCACCGCACTCTTTTGCGTTTCCGTAAGGTATGGCATTAGCGGATCCGGGGCGGGGCGCGGCCACGCTGCCAAAGCAGTGGGTACGGCCTCACAAACTCCAAAATACTCCAACGGACACCGCACCCCCCCGTACCACGGCTGTACATCTTCTACTCTATATTGGTCATCGTACGAACCCATTTCGTCTATGGAATAGTACACGTGAACATCCTCATCCCACATGTCGGCATATATGACGCTGTTCAGAAGGTGGTTTCTGTGCGGCGTCATTTCCCTTAGCATTGCGCCCTTGATGCGACTGCGCCCGTATTGTATCTGATACCCGCTGTGCGCATAGCTATGCTGCGGCAACGGATAGACGGGCGCCACTCGTCCCGGCGTCGGGCACGCGGGGCACGGGTCCCACAAAGCATACTTTTCCGCCCCCACCACTGCAAGAATGACAACTATTAGATACATGAAGAGGTAATATGGCAACGGACTGATTATGGCAAACGCAAAGTCGCTAACGCTCAGTCTGTCCGCCGACGCGCGTGTGTTAGTGCGCAGTTTAGTGACACACGCGCACAGCGTGTACGGTCTGCGCGTAGCTCTCTCACGTGTCGCGTATCTCAGCACGGAATACGTATCTGCAAACAAAAATGCGGGGCAAATCCTGGCCTCCCACGTTATGCACACGCGGCGATGTGTATTGCAGTGGAAACACGACAGGCGGTTGTACAAGGATGCAGTTGCTGCACCGCGTGCAGAACGCGGTTTTCCCGACGTCACGCCGTTCTTGAATCCAGCCCCCGACGACCTAACGCCTTGCACAAGCTATTCTCACAAGTCATTTCAAATCGGCCACGGGGTGCGTAATTTCACCAATGCATCCGCAAACCGTAACGTATTTTGCAAGTTACAGGGCGCCAGCACGTCTGTATTGCGTGAGGCAATGGTGTGTCTCTCTGTTGGCAATTGCGGTTATATCGTAGAAACCTTTTTTGCGGACCTGGTTCGACATCCCCACGGCGCCGACCCGATGATCATACTGGGATCGCAGGGTGCAACCCCTCTATGTGAAAACTTTAAACCAGCCCCGTATTGCGTCGCAATCATGCATGATATATGTCAGGCCCTGGCTTACCTTGGCCGTAGACTCAATATGGTACACTTAGATGTTAAACCCTATAATATACTGAGACCGCAAGGCATGCCGTTGAACGAGCCGCGTTTCATGTTGTGCGACTTTGGTTCCGCAGCCACAATCGGTCACGTAACTGCGATATGTGGTACGTATTCCTACATGGCGCCAGAACACATGGCGCTGATGTTACGAGGGGGTAGTACGCCGCAATATTTAGTGCAGGCAAACTCAGATGCCTGGGCTCTGGGAGTTACCATTTTGGAAATAGTATTGGGGTATCCTTTTTACAGCTTTCTCACTCGAAAACCAAACCGTGGGCAAATAATGAATATGTTAGCCGACCAACGCACGGCACGCCACGAAAGTTGCATGGACGCCATGCCGACGCCAATTAAGGTGGTGCTTCAAAAATCTCTTTCTCTCGATCCGTCAAACCGCCCCACACCGGAGCAGGCGTTGCACATGATGGGTACAAAGTACTCTCCGTGGATGCGTAACCGTTCCCCGAACGCCGAACTGAAACGCTGTCACAAATTTACGCATTTCACGCCCGACGGTGCGCATGCCAAACCGATTCACAGTCCACAAACACTCTCTGTGCAGGTCACGTGGACCTCAGATTCGGCGGAAACACAGCGGATTGCTAACGCGCTGCCCCCCATGCCTGATATAAGACAGGCAATGGCGACCTTTTCTCCCATTATAGCGAATCCTGATATGACGCCCCTTTTGGTGGTGGACCGGCTGGGTCAAATCCCCTATGTTGCAGAGCGCTCCTACCTGTCGCTGAACCTAGAGAACACAGTACCCGCCGATTTCCTATCAATGGTGGACCACATCGACATGAATGTGGTACGACAAAATCCAGTTTTCCATGTCGGTACGCTGATGGGAACGTTGACGTTTCCTACCATACTATCCCGCACCCATGGAATAGAAACATATTATAGCGCAGAGTTACACGCCTTTGCATCTTCAACCGAGATATCCCCACACATCTCAATGGCGCGCATCGCCACGTTTATGCGTCAAGCGCTCGTAAACGGACCAGGTTGCCCTACCACTTGCGCGCCCTGTTTTGCGTTTTGCGTAACGAGGGATAAAACCTCCACACGCGTAACCGTGCTGATGGCCGGAGAGGCGGTACGTTTTGCGGACACGCGTGACGCGTCCCACGTGGCGCTGTGCATACGCGACATGAAACCATGGAACGTGCCACTCTATAACACAGATGGTACCGGTTTTGTAATCTCCAAGGGTCACGTTTACCTGGCACACGGCTACAACGTATTGTATGCACTTGGCCACTTTGAGGTCGTTCGCAGCAGTCTAAGTGCACAAGACAGGATATCAGCTGAACGTACCCACATGCTACACGATGATCAGCTTCCGAACCCCCCGCCCGATATATTACGTACTAAACTAAAGATGATACGTAATCTGCAATTGGGCGCGAACACCTGTCACAAACCAACGTTGGTGTGCGTTCTTACCCCGGAGTAATGGCGCAGGGCGTGATTCTCACATATGAGTTGGTGCGCAGCGCGCTCACGGAATGGGGGATACGAAACACACAAGGCGCAATACTGCGCATTCTGATCCCGCGCGCGGACGAGGTGTCGGCGGTAGAGGGTGCCATACAGCTTCTAAACACATGTCTTACCAACCCGCCGGCCGACTTGTCGCAGCCCGACGCGGATGCTCTGTGTTCGTGCGTAGAGGGAAGCGCTTTGAGCCCTCTCTTGACGCACGGCCTGCTCTGGCACAGCGATGCGGTGGAGTCACTATCGGCCGCTACGCAAAAAGCCTTGCAGCGTACCGGCGTTCCTATGGCTATGTACGGCTCGGCATTCGAGATCGCGCCAGTAAATCCCGATCCCGGCGACAACTACGCAACCAATGTTTTGGGTTCCTCCGCGTACACCCCGGGCCAGAGAATTGCGATGCCACCCGTTACTATCAACATCGACAAGGCGCAGGCAGCTATCTTCGGGCGCCACACGTACAACAGACGCGGCGGCGTAAAGTCTGGGGTGGAGGAATTGCGAAATTTGTTGCCGGCTCAGGGAATGGGTGCGGGGCTTATCGCGGAGCGCTCTGCCGACCCGCCGCTGCCTCGTTCCCACAGTCGCGCCTCCGGCAGAAGCGCAACGCGCATGCACACTCCGCGCTATGTACCGCAAACCCCCTCCAGTGCACTGGCTCCCGAAGCTAGCCAGGAATACATGGAAACCGTGAACCGAACAGCGAACTCCAGCGAGTTAGAAGAGATAAATGTACCACTCGATGACACGGAGGGGGAAGTGTTGTTGCGGGTAATTACTCCGGGACATTCCGCCGGCCGTTCAACGTATGATCGAGAAGCCAGCACCAGCGGCTTAATTAAGCTCACCAGTGTACAAAATGAGCAGTCGCAAGATGAGGATGAGGATGAGGACGCGCCGCCAGACGACACAGAGGACATTCCACTGCTGGTCACGGAAAACCTTACCATGCGCGCCTACATAGCCGACGTGGTGAACAATAGGGGGGCACCAATTTATTACGCCGGCCTGCCTCGACTTAGCAGCATAGCGTTCGTACCCACCTATATGCGACCGAACCCCCTCCAATACCTGGCGGAAGAGCACCACATGGTAGAACCCGAACACGACGCTGCCTCCACCCTTAGAAGACGCCCCGTGGAGAGCGCTCTGCCGGCTGCTCATGGTAGGGTTCCGCCTATTTTCGTTACGCCCCTGGAAATCAGCGAGCCGCGCCCAGGCTACGTGTATGTGCCGATCCTATCTTTGAGCGCCATTCACGTGGCGTCCGTGTACCATGACATGGGGGGCGGATGGGGGATCCTGTCGGTGGGATCAAAACGCTACAGGTGCACGCTAACCAAATTGCGGGGTTCGGCCGCACAGAACGCGCACGTTCTCAATGGTATCATGATACGTCTCTCAATCGATTCTCCCTATGTACTACACGCCGGACCGTGTTTCATATTCGAACGACCCCACGACTCACCACCAAGTGGTGAGGCCGGCACGCTAAGTACCTTCATCCTTATTTTGTACGAGCCGTGGCGAGATCTGTGGAAGTCTACAAACCCTGCGGGAGTGTCCATGACTACGTATGTGAAGCAACTTCTTGTGGGACTGTCGGAAATGCACGACCGACAGCTGGCACCACTGGACGTTGATCTAGACCACATGTTGGTTGTGCCATCTTTGACGGCACGCTGCGGCGACCGGGTAGTGTTTGCGGTCACCTCGTTTGTCACAACGCCCACCACGCAAGAAAAACAAGCAAGCGTGGTAAAACTGGGACAAGCATTTTCCGCCAGGTACAGCACCGCAGCGCGTGCCAAGAATCAGAAATTCTTACAGATGCTAAATGGTGATACGGACTTGTCCGCTATAGTGCACAAATATACCAATGAGGACGAACGCAGCCCGCGCCCTCTCAATGCGTCTTTGACGGCCCCCACGGGCCTGCACTGTACCTTCCACTTGTACGATAACACAGTGTTGTGCATGACTTCCCGCCTGCGCATTGCAAGGCAACTGTTAGACAGCACAAGCAAGACCGCGCAAAACGCCCGTGACACAAACACCGCAAGGCGCATTGCTCGTGTGCAAGCAGATTGCTGCGAAGTGGGTTCTGTGCCTCCACACCCCGCCCCCGTACATCGTATGCCAGAACGCGAAGCGCATTTGGATCTAAATCGCTTTGCGCTTTCTGCCACACCGGAGGCATTGAAGGGAGAGATGTGTTTGTCCGCCCCCCACGCAATGGTAAACGGCCGCGTGCTGAAGGCCACACAGCCCGTCGGCCGTTCCTCCTATGTGTTGGGGGGGGACGACTGTTTGCGCCTCACTTTGCCGCCGAATAATGTAGCCTCCCAATATAGCAAATTGATGGAATGTGGATTATCGGCCTACATTTGCCCAGTTTATGCTGTGCTGCAAGGTCCCCTGGACGCTGTTGTTACCACACGCCCGGGGAGTCCTATATGGAGGGAACACGTTCCCCGTGAAGATTTACCCTATGCATTTGCACAGCTGACCGCGGGCATTGCATTTCTAACGAGCAAGAACTTCTACACAGAGTTAAAACTCACCAACGCCTATTGCTACGCATATAAGAGTTATTGGTGGCAATGTAACCCGCCGGTTGCTACAACCCCCGCGCTACGCCCCACCGATCCAAGCAGCAAGGAGAAAGCAATCATACCACCAATGAATGGAAAAGCTTTATTGGAAATGGTGGAGAAAACGCTGGGGGGTGACGCAAAAGAAGCACAAGAGAACTTTGGCAATATAATCAGCGACACGTCCTGGGCAACAAAAGTAAATAATGGAGAGTATAGAAGTATTCTTGACAACCCTCTGATGGTTACATACATGCGTACCACCCGTCCGCTTATGCACACCATCATGCACGACATTGAAGCGCTTACCGTGATTCTTCCGTATCACGGATCGGTGGGTGAAACCTCAACCCAGATCTATATGCCATCCGCCAGGCGCAACTCAACTCATCAAGACCCTGTGCACTAGATTGGCGATGTCTGCATGTCTCCAACTTGTGTCTTTGCACACGCCCACAATTACAATTGGTGCGTCAGAGGAGGGGGTAAAGACAGCAAACCCCGTAACGTCTGTGAGCGGGTAATCTTCCACGATGACACTGCCCTCTTCTGCCAATTCACGCTCTTGCTCTTCCGCTGAGCCTGCTAGAAATTCATCTAGTTCGCACTTTGCGTATGCATGCGCGGCATCGTCCAAAAACAAATGTAACATATGGTCCACCGCCTCGTCCGTTCTGTCATCGAACATGTAATCAACGTCCCGGGGCTCCGCGGCTTCGAATTCCTGTCCGATCGAAGCCATTAGCATGCCAACACAGGTTGCCATGAAGGCCTGCGTGCGGGATAAATAACCATTACTGACAAAGGCGTCCGCTATTATTTGTATCTCGTGACCCGCTGCAATATTTTCCTGGTCTTCGGACGACATCTCCAAACTCGATTCCATGGGTCAGCGTCACAGTGGACCGTCGGTGGAAGAGGCCGCCCTCACAGGCGTCAGTAAGGAGGTATTCATGCGACTGGCCACCCTGGTGCGCGAATGTCTGGAGCGACGCAAAGTGAAACAGCCAAAGCACGGAGTGTATATGTTGGGGCCCGGATGTGTTTCGCATACCATTTGCGTACACGGAACTAATGTGGTCACAGTCAGTAAAATCAATCGAATGCACATGTTGAGCTCTTTGTTCAAGGATATGGAAACCACCCAAGCGTACGCAACATTGGACTGGGGGAAATATTGGAACGTGAAGATGGACGAGCAAGAGTCGCCCGCCTTGGTGTGAAACTCACAGGGATCCCCCCAGACAAATGGAGGGTCGGCGATGTGTGTATATGCCATCTGTGCTCACCGCATATTCCGTTTCCACAAATCCAACTATGTCCACGCATTCCCAATATGCCCTGCAGGATGCGCAGTGTGTTTTCTCTAAAGCTACTATTTTGGCAGAATTGGCACGCATGAACATGCATAGTTCCTGCTTAGTAGCCCTGAGAGGGGGCGGGCCCAGGGGTTCCTCTTCCTCTCGTTTTCGTTTCCGTGTCATTACAGGAGGTACCTCGTTTTCATTAAACAAAGTATTTAAATACGCACCGCGTCCCAGATCCGCCACGGCGGGGTGCCCGGTGTCGTCGACCGCGCGTAACATTCCATCTCGCCTGCTGTACAAACATATGCCCCGTTGCTCCGCTACTTTCTCGACCACGCCGGCGGATATCGCCTCGTCCCTTGCCTTTACATACGCCTCCGAGGCTCTGGCGGCTGCGTCAAATTCCTCCCCGTACAGCACGATAGGAATACGGCCGCTGTCCCCCAACTTTCGTGTGCTGCGTACAAAAAACGAACGTATGGAAATACCGTTGTTTATTGCAATGTCGGGCGGCGGCACGTTAAAGTAACGTGCGTGAAAGCCGGCTCCCAATGCAGCCAATGTTTTGATGCTTTGGTGCGCCGCACGCGCCTCGTGTAACGTTGCCTCAAACGACTGCGCGTTGTATCCAGACGTGGGCGTGGTAGCTTCTACCAACGCATGCGCCAACAATTTGGTGCGCTTGTCCTGGTCAAACATGCTGATGTGCACCGTGTGCTTGTATAGTGTGCGCGCCGCCTCCCCGTGGTCGGGCGTCTTGCCGGTTCGTACAGTGGGCGCCGCTGCACCAATGGTGTCCCGTAGCACCACATGCCCGTGTGTGTCAAAGTGGTACCTGTGAAAGAAGGCGGCCGCGGGGTCCTGCCGCTCGCACCCCTTCACCTTGCGCACGTTATTGGACGTGTACACTCCGTTGAAAAGCTTAGCTAGCTTTACAAATGGAATACGACTTTGCTTTGCGTCTCCAAGCCCCAAAGCCAGCCTACTGGCCCGCTGATATGCGGTTTGTCTTGCAGCATACACAAACTGAACGTTATCGCTCCACCGATCCACGAAGGCAGCAGCTGTGGCAAACGCTATATAGCGGCACATGTGGTAGAAGGCAAAGCACCGCGCACGGCCGTGCGACGGCGAAAGCAGATGATTAAGCGAAATACCCGTGACGCGGTCCTCAAAAATACGTACGCTTTGCGCGCCAATGAAAGTAATCTCGCGGCAAACCCGGCTCCCGGAGGCTGCCACCCGCACGCCGCACACACGCACGTGTTTGCCGGGGGTACACACCACGAGATCGCCAGGAACAACCGAGTTCCATGTCACCGCCTCCAACCGTTCAAAGTTTTCGCACACGCGTATCGCACCTCCTTTCATAATAAGGTTCACAAGGGCACGCTCTATCCTCCGTTCCGGACCCACGGCGGAGCTCTTGTTTGCTAACATACCACGCGCCTTTACCTTACATGTCCCCACGGGATCGTTGGGCAATGGTACGTGCGTCAGATTGACATACATCTTTTTCTGCAAGCGCAAGGTAACCGTGGACATGTTCTCAAAACACAATTTGGTAACGCTCTCTTTAGAAAATGTGTTTCGCACCCACGTTTCGTGTTCCGATCCCACAACGGGGATTAAACTTCCATTCTCTGGCACCACGTACCGCAGGTGGGTGATGAAATCGTCCAGCAGGACCGTGTGGAGACGCGTCAATATGCCCGGAACCGCAGCCGTAGCGCGCTTTCCCAACGCGTCCTGCACATGCGCCTCCGCCCCGCAAAGCCACTCCTCCGCCGTTGCACCGCCTTCGTATGAACCAAACAGGGGTTGCATCTCGCTCTCAACCACGGGCACAATGTCGGGTTCGTAGCACCGCGCATCGCACGGCAAGTCGAACATCACAGAGTCCGTGTCGCCGTAATTGTGTACAAAACCGGCCTCCTTTATAAAACGTTCCACGATCTTGATTTTGTGGCGCCCCAAGCCGGTAATCAAAACCTGGCAAGCGCCCGGCGCGACGCCATAGTGACTGTTTGCGCACACCTTCATCTCACTCTGTTGAATGTCGTGATAACTATATAAAGCTTTATTATCTCCGGCTTGTGTCATTGCCTGCTTATGGTTTGCCCGCATGCTCAGGTAGGAATTTAGCGAACCAGTGGTGGTGGTAAGAAAGCGACGTTTGCTTGGTGTGTACATCAGAGAAGCCAATCCAAATCCTTCCTCTATTTGACGCCAGTCAAACACTATCCAGCCGCGGAATTGCGCGACGCGCCTAACGTCCAATACCGCGTCAGGCCCCACGTTCGCGTCCATCATATTACTGGGATATAGAGACGCAAAATCCAGTGTAACCTCGGGACCCTGCTTTTCGCAGGCAAACGTTAGGCCAGTCAGTGGTTCGGCTACGTAACCGCCTTTGATTTCTATTTTTTGCCCCCTTCTATAAATGGCGGGCATGAGCCTATCCTCGGCCCCACGCGCCAGCGACACCGCCTTGTCAATTCGCAGACGTACGGTAGCAAGGGGCACCTCCACCGCACGTCTGCTTTGCACATAGCCATCAAACTTATAGTTTCCTCTTCCATAATGCATAATGTCTATATTTTTGGTGGCACGCAGACGATTTAAGAAGCCTTGCACGGGATCAATTAATTTAACCATGCGGATTACCAGTTCGGCGTCCGTTGCGTTATACACGAGGTAGCGATATAGCGCTGCACCATCGTTGCCCGTGAAAATGGCGTCCATTTCAGAATAATGCACGTCTCCGACTTTTTGTATTTTACATCTATTCTTGTTCGGTTTAGCGGTACTTAACATGTGACGCGCCACTGTGTCCAATTTGCGGTCCTTGCATGCGTTTGTGATGGGCTGTGTGTGGCACAACCGATACAGATCGATAATGTGTGCATGAAACCCGACCAATCGAAAGGTTTGCATTTTATCTCGCTTTTCCATAAATATTTTATTGGCTGCGCGACACGCAGCCGTACGTCTACCCACATCATGTTCCCTCGCAATCGTGGTGCGTGCCACATGTATAAGCTCTCTGTATTCCGACAACAAGGTATCAGACTGAAATATAAGTTGAGGAGAGGTTGCGGCGCCGTCTTTACACAAAAACCGTTGCCAGGCCCGCCCCAGTTCCGCGCGTCCCGTCGCAGCATAAAGGCTGACACGCTCTGCAATGACTCGCACATCAAACTCGACATTGTAGGCGTATAACACTGTTACACTTTCTATGTGTTTCAAAAACGCACCAATCACTTCTGCCTCGTCCGCGCAACGCACTAATTGCAAATGCGAAGACACCCAATAGGAACCCTGCACCGGCACCGGTTCGCAGCCGGCTAATTGTCCGTTATAAAACACATAGCGGCGCTTGGGTTTTGTGTCTGCAAGCACCACTGCAATGGACGTGATGGGCCCATAATCCAAAGGATTGATAGATGTGTGACTGAGCAGCACCCCCGTAGATGCGTGTATATTGTTTCGGTCTGATATGGCGGCCGCATTGCGTACGTAAAGCGGACTGACTGTATAGTTTGGCGCGTAACGCTTCCTATCCACAATAGTTTCAATGTCGAAGGATGCCGCACGGAAGGGCGTGCGATAGATATGGGGGTGGAGTCTTGCAAAGGCGTCGCTCTCCTCCCCCTCGTCGATGCCAAGGGCAGTCAAATGTAAACTGTTTGGCCTGGAATCGCACACAGACAAAGGCACGAGGTAACAACCAATACGCAGTTTATTATTGATAGCGGTGATATTACCGTCTATGTTTGACTGTCTGTGCACAGATAAACAATCCGCCCCGTTGACACATAGATGTCTGGCAAATGCGTCGGCCTCGCATTGAGTACTCGCCAACACCACACGGCACGTTCGTTCGCACTTGTTATCTTCGTCGAACACCGCAATGTCGCCCAGCTCGTCCAGCTGTCCGAATCGTGCCCGCAAGGCGTCTAGATGTTCACAAGGCACGTAAAGCGGAAAGAGCAAGCCCGTGATCAAACAGTTCCATTCACGGGGCTTAGCCGCACATTTGAGTGATTTTGCTTTCGGGCATGCGGTCGCGCAGGGGGAGGTTGGCTCAGCGTTAACTCCTGTCTCTACAACGTCACCGCACACCCCTATATCCTGCTCTTTACCATCACACACCTCGCATACCCTACATCTAAATCCACCTTGTTCTAAGCGCAGACACGCAAAAAACACAAGCGCGTCGTTTGGACCGCGCTTTCGCGATGCAGGCAATCGATGGCGCGCAAGGACATAATATGACCCTTCGGCGGCCCGCTCTGTTATATGACAGCTTTCCCACGGACGATGTAGTGTTGAATCAGCCATCTGCCGTTTATTTTCTGAGCTTCACTAGAGCGGAACTCACGGTATCACAGGCTCGTATGGAAATGTGTTTCGGGGCCCTGCAAGATTACAAGAGAGACTTATTTGAGCTCTTCCTCTTTCTTGTTCACACCCACGGCGGCCAAATATTGTGCCTTCTGCACGAACCCAAGCTCGTGGAAGGTCAAGAGCGAGATCTCTCACCCTATCTGAGGTGCATGCTGGCGGGGGGTGTAACCCTACTCTTCGTATTACATCATGATTCCAGCAGGGGGCTAACCACGCACGAACCTCCTGAGCCGGCTTCTCCACACTCATGTGATCCGGAGGTGCAGAGTTTTGTTGCACAGCTCATGCAGGCCGACGGCGCGTCCTTTGACATGGCGCTAGCGCGCTCTGTAAAAAAGCTGATTTGCTACAAACGTAGGTTGGTAGGCTTCAACCGTTTGGTGTTAAAAGCTGCGTGCCAACGCGACATGGTGGAGTTGTTTCAATATATGGATTGGTTCCAGAATCGTACGGTTGGACAGGTCCCGTTGAAAATGATAAAAGAATATAATGGTGCCGCGGGCTATACCGACGGGTACAGCGCACAGTCCAAATGGAACTTCCTGGACGGCGGATTTGGCATCGCAATGTTACGTGATTATGTGCACAAGTACTTTGAACATGAGTGGCGCACGTCTTCCAATACATCCGCCGCGGGGGGTGAAGAAGATTGGAATGGATCAGAACACGACCACCCCACGTGCGAGGGCGAACCCTGCTTTGACGATGCCTCGAAATGCATTGTGGCAAGTCTTGCACAGCTACGTTTGGAAAACGTGCGGCGGTGCCCGATTATACACAGACATCTATTGAATCACCCTGGTTGCTCCCTGGACGATTGGAGCGCGCGCGCTGCTGCGTGCAGTGCGGTAGACGGAGCGCGGGACCGTATACGGGTCTCAGAGCGTCTCCTCACCTTTGTGTACCCCCTATCGGAACTATTCACCGGGGGGGAGCCCACCCGTTATCACAATCTGCTGCTACACCGTTATCCCCGGTTACCTGCCGAGTCCGTGAACAGCAACCGTCCGCACGAATGGAAAATGATAACTATGAATGGGGGACGCAGCGCCGTATACGGTGCGGCGGAAGATGTTAATTACGATCCCGACGCGCAGTTCAGAATTATTTTTCCTCAATACAACAATGTGCGTGATTTGTTGCGACTGGTGACCGACCGTATGGCGGCACACGCTTTGGTGCTTCGCATGCTTATTACGGACACCCCGGTGGACAGGGCGCCCAGATTGCTGTACAGAGCGCTTGCGCACCGCCTACGCAATCGCAACGTTATAGAAGGCTTGTGCACGCGCTCCGAAACCGCGTTTGCAGACACGCTTAAGCTGTATTACGCCGGCATGATGAGAAAACTTTTCGTAGAGCAATTTGGCAGCACACGCCTGCCTCAGGCAGTGGTAACATTTCATTACGTGATTGCGAATACGTCGGTGCGATGGCGCGTGGGTCGCATCATGATAATCAACTGCGCGCCACCGGGCGTCGGAAAGTCGTTCGCCGTCAAGCTGATTCAAAAACTGTTTGCGGAGACTGAGTTGGTGCACATTTTGAGCAGCTTTACCCAAGCGAGCTTTAAGTACACTCCGGAACCCAATGTAATACGCACAGTTGTATTAGAAGATGTGGGCTTTAACTGTGACACGATCCGCAACTCTAAAAATGAAAACGCAAATCTACCAAGCACATTCAAGAACATGTTGGACAACAGTTGTTTACCCGCTATGGCGCCGGGGAAGAAAGAAACCAAAACGGAAACCAGCATTGTAACACGGGAATACAATGCGGTGCACAATGTAGGTTTTGTGTGGAACAGTAACAGTCAAGATATATTCACCACCGCGGTGCTGGATCGTGCGGTGGTGTTTGACGAATCAGCAAACTACAGCTCCAAACGGCAACGCGCCCCCCCCAATACACCAGTTCTCGCATACTATTCAAAGGCGGACAGTGTGATCACCGACCTTTGCAATCGCGGGGGACTTTGCGAATACGCACATCGCTGCATGCTGCGTCAACACATTTTCCAAACCATGGTAGGGCTCCTAAGTCCCACGGCGCTCTCTGTATTGCCACAACACGATGTAGTGCTATTGGCGGCGCGTGAGCTCTACAAGCGCAAATATCCATCTGTGGCGGGCTCTCATAGTGACACCAGAGCGCGCTTAGCCACGGCCGTACATGACCTAGCTTTTCAGAAAGCTGCATTCTTGGCGAGTACGTTCGTGTGGGACTATTGGACCCCCCCGTGGGCCCCCCCAAACTGCACCGAAGCGGAGCGCCTCGGCGCTCTGGCCCAACTGGGGCTCCAAGAAATAATCGCGGAGTGTGTGGCGGTATATCACTTAGTGTTTGCGGAATGCGTGTTGGAGTCCGTCCCCATGGTGATGGACCACGAGGTATCTAGTATTCTAAAGGTGGCACACGACGTTCTATATTCTGCTCTGGGACGCTCTTACTTTTTAGAAGACGGCGCGGAACACGCTGTAGTACGCTTGGAGGACTCGAACGTGCATAGTTACAATTATCTCACCAACACGCACAGCAAAAAAACACTTTCCCAGCTTACTCGTGTCCGCGTTCCTGTGATGCGCAGCGATTTCCTTTCCTCTGACCCATTGTTCCGTGAAATACGCAGCGCGGCATTACCCGGCAACGTATCATACACACATCAGTTGGCTTTAAGTTGGGAGTCACTCCTCAGCCAATTGTGCTTCTTTTGGGCGGACGATGTGCGCAGTACGTGGATACGTGTGGGGCGTATATGCGCCGACCACAACTGCCTGACTCAAGCAACCGCTTCTTTCGGCTACACCCCCGCAAGCACCATGGAGCGCGCAATTCTCACCGCAGTGTCGCGCATAGCGCGCTTTGAGTTATATTATGATAATGACGGGAACAGCATTACACTATCACCCCGCGCAGATGGATTTTGCGCAGCGTACCTTCGCAGTTTACCACCGGCACAACGTGTCACGATGGCACCCACAGACTACCCCACAGCCCGCGAACAGGCATTGGTGCCCGACACTGGGGTGGGTGATGAATGGAAATTACACTTGTGTCAAATGTCCGCAGACCAATCCTCCCTCTCGGACATCTTTGCGCGTGAATTTTCAACCGGATTTGCAGGCGGACTCACGGTATTAGAGGGAGCCTACATTTCCACCATAGATCCACCTCGTACTATTACCATGCCGCCCGTCATGCCCCCGGAGCGCATTTCATCCGCTGCGGAACAACACTTGGCCGACACAGTGTTCACACATGAAAATGGCACCATCACTCTTTTGGAGGGGTGGGAGTATACTGTTGCAGCACGCGCTTGGCTCTCCTACCTGGTCCCAGACACACAGCCTGACCAGCAGCGCAGCGCGCATCTGGCGTCGTGCATGCGTGCTAGGTATTTAGGAGGCGGCACGTCACGCCCCATAAGCGAACTCTACGGCTACGCACCGATACCCTATTCGGGCGCCGAACAGGACCGCGTACGTACCACACCACAGAGCGCGGCGCGCCGCGGTTCCCCACGGCGGAGCGCCCCTATGAAAAGAATGCGGGAAGAGGAAGAGCTTCCTGCGAAGAATAATACCCGCGTAGCTTACATGGCAAAACTATTTGCATCTCGTTTCTTTGCAGAATCATGAGCCCACATTACAATAAATGAATTCAACCACAGGGTTTTACTTATGTTTATTAACAAAACACAGCATTCATAGGCACATTACATCTGCATCGTCCTTTTCATGTCGCGGAAATGCCATGAGGTCCTCGGGTTTGCGCGTCGGCTGTGCGCCCGCGTACAAATCCTCAATCTCCTTTTGTAGCGCGAACGTTCTGCGACTTGTAAATACCCGCAGGTCTACCGCGCAGTTATAGAACGTATCCCGCAGTGGTGTGGTGCACAATAACACTATTTGTAGCTCGGCCTCGTATCCATAAAATATACACCTACGATTCTGCGCAATGCGTTTCAATGTGTTCACCGCTTTGCACAGAGCTCTCTTTGTCAATATCCAATCATACCGCGCGGGCACGTGCTGCACTGCAGCGGCAGCAGCGGCTATAGGGGTACCATAGGGATTAAAAATATTTAACGGCGCGGCCGTTGGCACACCGCCCACCCGGGTGATAAGAGGCGCATACGAGATGACCTGCCCGCGCAACTGATATGCGCCTGTGGCGGCATACGCATTGACATGTGCCACCGTATCATTACACATGTGTTCGTACATGTGGCGCAAGCCGGGGTGTATCATAGTGGCCACCACTGCGCCCATTCCGATGTGCTCTGGAGTGGCTGGCTTTTTCACCAGGGCTTTTACCGCGTCAGCCGGCTGGAGATACGAAAGGTCCCCGTGGTGGAAAATATTGAGCGCCAATATGTCCTCCGTGTGCGCCCGGCATTGATATTGCGGTCCGCAGGGACCACATTCGACGCAATTGCATCGAGACGTGATTTCCCCCTGTATTGCCAACCTTGTAAGCGCCTGCAAAGGCGCCACTGCACCATACATGAAAGAATTGCCGAGACGTACCGCCTCCACCACATCAGCGAGTTCTTGCACGCCGGCGTCGCGTTTCCCGTTTGTGATTCCATGCGCATGCTGCACGGGTAGTGTGTGAGAGAGCTCTTCTTGCGGTCCGCCCAAGCGCAACTGAAGGTGTTGTGGCACAACGATTCCCGCCGTGAGATGTACCAGGTTTGGCACCACGGGCTTGTCCTTCCGAGTCACATAAAACACACCCTCACCGGCCACCGCCAACGACAAGCGACGGATTAATACTGCTGCGTCAAGGGTGGGGGGTAGCTTCAGCGTGGTACGATAGACGTACACGCCGTCCTCGTCACCCGTTATGTCTGGTTCTAACCCGCCCGCAAAATGCAACAGGTGCTGCGAATCGCCACACATTATACCACCTCAACCTTGCGCTTCGCGCTAATGCGCACAGCCTTCTTCCAGTCGGCCAAACGATCCGCTATAGCAAATGTGATTGCGTTTGAATCTGGTATCCTCACGTACCCCTCCACGGCCCGTCCTTCAGCCTGCAATACCCTGTGGTATAAGGAGAGGAAATAGCCGGGTTTGGTCCAACCCCTCACCACCACACGTGTCAGGGCTGCGAGTGCGTTCCACACATCGTCATATCCAGCCTCGCATCTTAGCGACGTAAATTGGGGTAAAAACTGCGTGCGCAGGAAGTGCCCTGAGAGTTTCTCGTAATTCTTCACCATACGATCCTGCAGCGTGGGGTCGGCGGCCGCGCACACCAATTGTTTCAGCCCAAACTGATGCAGCGGCACGTTATAGTCTGTGCCCCCAATCACCGCCAAAAGCACTACCGCGTAGGCATGCGCCGACGCTGGCTGCGGCATAAGGGGCACGTAACTCTTAGATGCCATGCTGCGCAGACGTCCGTAGGTGTTAAAGCTCACGCGACCGGCCCTGTAGGCCTCATGCAATGTAGTGTTGTGCACCTCATGCGTTCCGCTTTCCAGATCCGGAACCCCAATATACAAAAGCTCTCGTATTTGTGCAGTAGTGGGTTTGGTGCGCGACTTGCCCATAAGCTCCAGCAATCTCTTTGCCCTCTCCTTGGTGGTGTCGTAAAAGTACATGCGTAGGAGGCGCGCGGCGAGTGGTCCACGCACGCCTGTCCGCGCAAATACCGTGCCCATTGTCTGAAAGTCTGTTCCAAACTCACGCGCCAAATCGCGCCACACACCGCGCTCGTCCAAGGAAACATTTGCGTCATCTAAAACGTACCGCAGAGTACCCTCCTCGTCCCCCTGTGCTTCTGTGAGGCGGCGCATTGCATCGCTATGCCGCGTACCTTTGCTTAGATGTGGCACGTGGCAATCACGATATATTCTACCCATGTACTCCGCATGTTGCAAAAGCTGGGTTTGAAAGAAAATACGTAGATTCGGCGGCATATCTATGCCCCCCATATTCACCATTGCGGTTGCAATCATGGGTATGTCGGTGTCGATGGTCAAAATGCCTATTTTCATGTTTGGATAAGCGGCTGCAACACCCACGCCCACACGCATTTGCATAATATCCGCCTCCACTTCGGCGCACCCCAACGAATTGCACACGGTGGTCGCAAACACGCTTGTGCTTGTGCAATGCACGGTGTAACTCGACTCTGCGTCACTCGGCCGTACGCCGCTCACCGCTATGACACGTGCCGCGGAACCCCTTCTGGCGCATAACCGGTCATATGCGTCCTCAAATAATTTCGTGCTGAGAAGCGAAACCATTTTGGAGACCGCGGTTTGCCTCCTTGCACTACGCCTTTGCCTGGCCGCAACCTTGAGGCCGAAACTCGCTCCATCCTGCAACGCAATGATCCACGCCTTGGACGAAACGGGATACTTAAGATAAAGAGAGACCAACTCCTCAATAAAGACGTCCGGGGTGGTATCCTCCGTTTCGGCGAAGCGCGCCATCGCCTTGTGCAGCAATATATTGTGATCGTATATTAGAACGTCGCAGTCTTCGACGCGCATGTGCTCGTGCACTTGGTAGATAGTTTCATCTCTGAGCCCCAACACGGCCTGTGCGACCAGAGCTTGAACAAAGTGTTTTTGAATACCCATCTTGCCGACGATGTTCACCGTACAATCTTACCCCAGTCACCTGTTTCCCGACTTCAAACACTCGCACTACGTGGGGGACACCGTCGTGTCGTTCAACTTGAATTTTATGGCACCCGGGGAGCCCGCTGCACAATATTTAGAACCGCTGCATGACGGCTACGCCCGTATGGCCGGTCTGTTTTGCAACAAGCAGGCCACCTGTTTGCCATGTGTACCACTTCGCATTATGGTGCAACGGTGGAATGCAGCGACCGACGAGGTGGCCGCTTTGTTGGAGGGCAGCAGCACCTTCGCACACGCACCGCGCACCAGGCAGGCGATGAAGGATGCGCTGTGCAGCGCGCTACTTCAAGAGGATTTAAGGGGTGTAAATGAGGGGGCGGTATGGCGTGCGATTGTTGCAACGCCCACGGACGGGCGCGACGCGTTGAACTTTATACGAATACACGGACTGTGCACCGCGTCTCTGCCACAACCCGGCCTGAAAAGCTCCACTCTAACATGTTGTATAAACGCCGATTCTACCCCTTTGATACGCTCCGCAGAACAGAACATAATACATTTATGCGACACAGCCACCCGCCATAGGGTTTTATTCCTTACGGCGTACCCACACCCCTCCGCAACACCCAGCCTTACCAAACTGGCCCTGGTGTGGGCATCTGATTCCGCAACAGTCATAAATTGGCTGCGCCAAAAGCTAGCCAATCACGCCAACTACATTGCGGTATGCAAAAGTGTTCAAGCGCTGGACCCCGGAGGAGCGGCCGTGTGCCATCACACCAGCGTACACACATTGGTACGTCGCTTGTGGAAACCATTGGGTGTCAGTTTATCGAACGATCCAGATGCGGACGCGCTGATGGGACCGATACGAAGGGATGCCAGGTGTCTGAGACACACCCACCGGGCGTGCGCTTCTTTTTTGCCCTACTGGAGGCCAAATAAGGCGCTTGTGCCTTCTTGACTCCGCCCACTCCTGGCAGGCAATGCTTCTGGGTTTCGCCGGACTTGGAGGTTTGGAGTCACAGATCCAAGGGCGGGGTTACGCAGGGAGTGTGGAACGGGGCGTATAATATGAACCCACACAAAATGTAGATTTGCTGTATAATAAACAACTTTATTAGGTTTGCAAATCACGAGCGCGTAACATCTCAGAAGTTATGGTGTTCATGATTGTTTACCGAAGCAGCAGTTTTGTAACTCACATACACTGCGCGCTTATTTGCGCATTACTTTTAACATTGCAATAAAATTAAGATTTGACACTCAGAGTCATATTTATGTAACACTATTCTCAAAACATTTGATTTCCAAGTTTCGATTCTAAAGCTACCGCTTCGCACATCTCATATACCGCAGGCCACACGTTTGCGTACAGATTGTAGCACTCTAACAACACCTTACTTTCTATTTGGTACCCTGAACGGCAGTTGAAGGTTTGTTGGACTACGTGCCCCAGCGGATGTTCCACAAGTCTCGCACTGCGCCGCAGAGACAGCGCGTCCATAGGGAAGTTATCTCTCAGCATGTGCCCCACAGCTCTGCGCAAAAACCCTTCCACCATAGCACTGTCTGCCCGATTCCTACTTTCGGCGTACATGGATGCCAGCAATAACTCCCTCATAATATTCCACTCTGTGGACACAGTCATATGCATTATATGCATTGGTCTCATGCACAGATATAATCTCGGTCTCCAGTCCAACAGTACGCCGTCCTGTACACTCAAGTACATGTCCCATACACAGTTTCGTAACGACTTTGCTCTATGCCGCTCCGCCTTGGTATCCCCTCTTTCTGTACACATGCGGGCCAGTGCCTTGCAAAGTAGCACTATGTTTGCGCAGCGCTCGCCTCTTGTGGTTCTACCCGACCCCCCAACGTTGTCCTTCAACAACGCTATGGTGGATAAATAACACGTCCAGAAAGGGGAGCCCGGCGCCTCCGTGGGCCTGTAATATAGTGTATGCAGCGGGTCCCACCGCTCCACCGCCATCGGTGGGCAACACCCGTCTTCGGGACACGTCTCCAGTCCGTGAATGCGGCTCGGCATGTGGTAGGGGCAAAAGCAATCAAACGCGCGTTTGAGGCACACGTCTTCGCTGTGCGCTGACGGGGGGAAGTCTTCATGCGGCGAGCCGCCGTACGCACCCGGCGGTTCCTGGTCACAGGCCGCCGTGTCGGCCGCGCGCGTACACTCCGCGACCCTCCGGTTGGTTTTCCTGTGTGGCGGCGCTATGGTGGGCTGCGTCGCCTGTACGCACTTGCTAAGCGTGGGTGCGCAGCCCGCCGTCATATCCCCCGATGACGCGCCATGCTCGTGCTCCCAGGGGGCACACCCTGGGTCCTGCGCACAAACAGCACATGGGGGCTCGTGTGCTGCGCACGCCCGTGGCACGGCAACATTGGGGGCACACGCCGCTATAGCGCTGCACGAGGCGCATTTCTCTGCATTGTTTCGGGGTCCGCGCTGGGTTCCCAGAGAGCTTTGTGTGCTGCTCTCGTCCTGGGGCGTCTGTGTATTGCCCACAACCCAGGCCTGCCCCATCCTTCCAGAAGAAGCATTTTGAACTGCCAATCTCCTTCTCCTCTCTCTCCTTTTCTGTGCTTGACTAATAACAGAAACTGTACCTAGATCCCCAGAGTTCCTCTCTTCCTGTGCAGACATGTGAGCTTGAAGCGAGCACCTTATGGTCGTGCTACGTGCGCCGCACTGTGCGAATCACATTGCTGCCAGACTCGTGGAGCCCTGTTACCTGTACCCAGAAACGGTCAACATGTTCATGTTGGGACAGTGGAGCCCTGCTACCTGTACATTTTGAGACACTTTGACAGGACTGTGAGACCTCGGATATGCTGCCCATTACACCTTGCTTAATCATTAAATAAACAAGTAAAGCAGAACCGGTTTTGTGTTTCTTTATTGCAAGCTCTTGCAACACATTAGTTCATAGATTTTGACGATACAACAAATGACAACCCCACTTATTCGTTCCAATCTGCCACCGTCAGACCCCACATGTGTATGTAAATGCTGGGCACCGCATCCTGTAATGTATCCAGCATTGCAGTGTCTATGGTGAGTTTATACCTTTCGGCAAGTTCCACCTCCTGGAGTGAGGGTGGGGCCGAGAATAGTTCTCCAATTTCCACAAGCCCAAGCCCGTGCGCAACTTGAAGGGTCCTTTTTAAGATATATCCCGCAAATATCATAGAGTCTGGTGTGCCATCTGAATAAAACATGTCAAATACAAGTAGTCTACGCATTAATGCCCAGTCACATTCTCGCATGCGGTCAAGCGGGTTCATTACTGCAACCAATTCTTGCAAGCGATGTGTAAAGTGATTGGGTTCGTTTCTCCCATAGGACTCGGCCATGGCAACCAAGACTCGGGCCAGTTCAATGGTTGGAAATGTGTCGGTGTGCCGGGCCCCCCACACGCTTGCCATATATTCCGCCGTGCGTCCCAGACATAGAACCATGCGCCTGCGCACGTGCAGCTCTTGTAAAGTAAACGCCACATTATATATGTCATCCACTAGCGCTTCATAGTCCAGGGGAACATGCGCGCGGTCGTACCCGACCGCGAAAAAGCGATCTAGCGGATTCGGCACAAAACCCATGGTTGTGACGGAACGGCGCCATAATGGTTAATGTAGAAGGTTTTGTATGCATCCGTATCTCCCAACAAGATGCGGCGCGTCTATGCACAGCAGACCAACGGCGGATGCAATTGTGACTGGCGAAATCCCACCTATCAGTTTGAGGAATTTGGTGGTTCGTGTTACCAGGACCGGACGTATTAATTGTGCCAGGTCCACCCCCAGGCCTGGAACAGTAGAACACACGTACACGCAGCGTGTTATAATGCACTCGCACATTAATATATCCGTAGCGTTGTGCTCCTCGCCCCAGGGCCAGTAGATGAGTGCTGCGCAGAGAAGGCGCGCCACGCGCCACACGAACGGATGAGTGTACATGGCAGCCTCGTGTCTTAAGACATGTTTTAATTCTGCCTTATAGGCAGCACAAGGTTGCCCACGCAAAAAGCCTTGATAGGTTTTAACCAATAGGCGAATTACCGGCTTTGTGGTTCTGCGGGTGGGTTTTGTGGTGTGAATTGCTGCACATCTGTCCTCCAGCACCCTAGCTCCAAACGTCACCAGTAAAACTCTTTGCAGACGGTTCGCACTGCACATGGGTTCCATTGCCATATGCACAGCATGCACAAGAGCTGTATATAGACGGTCTTGGGGTTTCGAAGCATAGAGCTCAGAGCTTAACTCCATCTGTTCCCTGTGCTCTGCCTAGAGGAGCCCAACAATAGGAAGTACAAGCACACAGGGGATCTTCTTTGGCACAAGACAAATTAAGCAATCCCAGGGGTGTGAGTGCCTTGGCAGTTGCAGGAAGTTCTACCAATTTAAATGTTTGAGGAGCTGTGGGCTCAAACACCCACTGGTGAGCGGGTAAGGCGAGTTTGTATCCACACTGGTCCACACCCTCCACGGGCTTATCACACGGTGGAATCACTGTAGCCTTGGCACGCGCTATTAACTCGGCCCTGTACAATTCCTTGTTGAGAAGGCAGGACCATAAGCAGTGGGGCTGTTGAGGGGGTATAGTAGCCAACAAAGGTGAAGCCAGGTCTTTGAGGCGCGCAAGCACGTCTTCCTCCAAGGCAACGCATAGTTTGTGCCTTGGTAATTCCAACATTTGTGCGGCCAATACAGCTTCCTCTTCTGTGGTAGCGGTCTGGATGCGGCAACGCATTATGGTGGAAAACGACAAGGCAGCCGGCAACGTCCAGTCCATGCTTGCGGCGCCCTCCCCTCTTGTGGCACGAATCTGCGGGGCGCACACAAATCCTTGGATATACGCCACTCTCACATCCACCAAGGGCGCAATGAGCGCACTTGCTTTCAGCGAGCCAGTGGAGCCGCGCGCGGAACCAGCGCACACCGCCTCCCTTGGAAAACGAGCGAAGGGCGTGCGACGGGCACGCGTGCTCGTACACTGGGTATGCTGGGTGGTCGGCACGGCGTTTCACGTGTATGCAATGGTATTGTACGGGCGCTGTTTTGTAGCGGTGCGTACGGCAGAGTGTAACAATAGCATTTGCTACACTGGGTTTGTATTATCCATGACGACGGTCGCCGCCGCCGCTATAATGACCTACGGGTATCTGAACGCGGCGTGCGGGACGGCAGACCAGGTGGGCACCTCCTCCAAGAATGCCGTGGTAACATTCAATTTTATCCTTCTTCTAATGTTTATGACGGTGTATGCGTATATGACGCATAACGGGGTCGTGACGGGAGAGCCTCAAAACTATGAATGCCTTCTGAACCAAACGGTGACGCGCGGGAACCACTTTAACGGAACGGTATTGGCTTGGCCCGCAACAGGCACGTTTCAGTTCGCTAGTAGGTGTACCAAGGACATATATTACACAGCCACGGTCCAGATCGTGCTGTGGTGCTGCGCGTCCGCACTTAGCTTCTGGTTAGATCGTTTCAGACGGGAGTTGCGATGAACTGTTTCTGCTGTCTGCCCTGTGGAGTGCTGGTGTGGATCTTTTTTGCGGGGTACAGCGCCACACTTATCGCGCTGGCATATGGTCGCTTCGACGGATACACGTGTTTGGACCTGGACGTGCAGAATCTTGCCGTGTTTAAGCGCGGTTTCTACGTGGGCGGGCTTTGCTGGGGTTGTACCACAGCGCTGGCCGCGGCGCGCTACATGGGCGCGTTTTTACTGGCACGCTATGCGCTAATATCGCGGCGCGGCACAGCGGGCCTGCTGCCGGTCAGCAGCGACGAGGGCAGTAGTGTGCGGAACAAATCTGTGCCGTCAAATCCCGGAGATGTGGCGTGGGTGCTTGCTGCCATGGGTACACTTACAGCATATGCAGATGTTGCGCACGCGTTGCACAAATTAGTGACCGTGAACGGATACACGGCGACCCACATACCCATGTGTTGGTATTTGGGGCTCGCATATGCAGCTGTGGGGATTGCGGCTCTATTTGGCGCATTAGTGTTTCTCGCGATTCTTCTGTCCTTGTGTGCGGTGTCACGCGCCAGACCACACGTCGGGTCGGCAGACAAACACGATGTTACGAAATTGCTTGACGAACACGAGTAAGGTGGTTGTAGTGATTATAACGGCGGTATCCGCGGTGTGTGTCTTTTCCTATTTCGTCGTGTTAACGCACCTTCTGTTTCCGGCGCCTCATACCGGCCCGGGTGTACCCCCCACGCTTGCGGCCAGCGAATAATTATGCAAGAGCGGTTCGTGCGCGTCGGTGTAAGGATGTTCCGCGGGTGGCCGCTGTAAGTTGTCGAGTTTAACAATGAGCGTGTACCGTATCATGGTCATGCACCACACGATCGTCACAAAATACGCCGCAATGAATATCATGTTTACCGAGCCCGTGTAGCGTAATACGCTAAGGCACATCGGTGAGAAGCGGTGTGCGTCGAATTCACAGTACGTAAGCACTATTGCCCTCACGCCGCATAATACGTAAAATATGAGAGCAACTAAAAACAGTATGGCAAATATGTAGCCGTGCCGAAACATTCTGTGTACCCGATTCATGCGGACACGTGCCCGATGAATGTACAGAAAGCTATATGCAAAAATAACAATGTTAAATACCAGTGTTACCACCACCCACAGCGTTGTTATAACGTATAAGACGTAAACGCTGTCGTTTGCCGCCATTGTGTCATTTCCATATGCGGCGTGTATGAACGAAATCGCACCGTCGGTTCCCACGAACACAGTGAAAATAAAGAAACTTAACGACAGCAAGACGTACATCTTTGCTCTGGTCACCTTGACCGTCTCTGCGCGTACGTTACAGAGATAGCCCACCTTGTCCATGTCCCGCACATTTTGTAATTCATCGGGAAGCACAGCTGACACGGATTCGTATGAAGCCATGGCCGCACCGCAAAACGACTGGGTAACACGAGATGCACCCCTACGCAGTTTAAGAGCAATGTTTGCAATGGATGAACAACTCGGCGTGCCGCTGACGCGGGAAAGTCTTTTAGCAGAACTGGAGTGCCCTAAATACCGGGTAACTCACGGTCCGCACGGGTTTTCCGCCGACGGGCTTGCCACTCCGGGTCTGACCAGGCTTTTGGAACGCCGATGGCCCGAGCATGGTAAAATAAATCGGAGATATGCAAAGGCCGCACCGCGTGCCACTCATTCAAAACACAGATCGGAAAGAGTTTGCAAGGAGCGGGTTTTCTCAGACTGTCATATCGCAATCATGACCAGATTGCTGGAACGCAACGTGCCGTTCTGTCACGGCATTCCGCAGGTGTCGCGAGAAATCCTGCTAGAGGTGCTCGAGTCCACCTTGCCCAGGGTGGCGCCGGTTAGCACTGTGCAGGCCCGCGTACTGGGCGCCGCGTGGGCTGATCAGGCGGAGGGGCTGACCAAGAATGCGTTTAGGCGGGCGTGGGTGATCGCACGTATGTATGCTCACATGGGCAGCTGCGTGGACGCGGACCTAAAGACCGCAATTGTACAGGGGGTAGAGGGTGCTAAGTACAGGGAAACCTGCATGGCGCTTTACTGTCTCACCGCACACAACCTGGAACCCCTTGCTACGGACGTGGCCGTTACAACATTGCGTACCACAGATGTAGAAGATGAGCTGTGTGCACAATGTGTGGTGTGCGCACGTGTCCAATGTCCTACCCATTACAGCACAGAAATAGATGTGGTGTGCCTAAACAAAGAGAATGGAAAAGTGTGTCTAGTTGAGTTGAAATGTACTCGCAACCCCATGCCCAGTAAGGAAGCCATGCGTGTGGCGCGTACACAGGCTTGGTGCTCTTGGCTTATGTTCAGCAATACTTATCCCAAATTGAGAACCCGTAGCGAAAGCATGATTCTCACGGTCAGTCTCATGAATACCACCACCCCAACACTCACGGATGTTATGCCACTCACAAATTCACACACCATGCGTACACACATTCCGTTCATAGATCAATGGTGTAGCACGCATCTCGCTGCGCTGTGTCCTATCGCTAAGCCGCGGATTGATCCCTACACCTTGAGCGCTTATAAACGCAGATCGTACCGTTATACAGATTCAACGAATCGATCTTCGCGTAGAACAATGACCGATGCAAACGAAGAATTGGAAAATATATATGAAACATTTCACGAGCTGGTCAACGAATGTGATTAATATAATATATGGCCGGGTTGTGCCTGCTGGAATGGCATGTGTGGCATTAAAAATTTAACTTAAAAAAAGTAAGATTGTAAAACGTAACTGTAAAATTGTTTTGCTTTTATGGTAATGGGAATAAAGTTGTGTATTGTGCAATCCAGACCTACCTCTAATTACTAGGCAAAATGGATGGCGGACTCATCAGCCTGGGTGTAAGGTGACATTGCACGTGCTCATGCTCTATGTTGCAACCTAAAAAGTATGAAAGAGACGACCATTAATTAACCCGGCATGGTGTGAGTCAAAAAGCAATCCGGTAGAATGCCCTTAGGATGTTCTGTGTTTCCTCCACCAGAGCGGCCTCTGTGAGCTGTACTATACCCCTAGGCTTATACTGATAGCATAAAATATTCTCTGGTCGCAGTATTATAATGCAAAGGAAGAACCTGGAAACACACAAGAATCCATTTATCAGCCTGTGCACCAATCTACTTCATATAAACGTTAAATAAGTATTGGGGTACACCGGGCTACATTTGATCACTAGAGATCTTGGAACATTTACGATAAGTTCAAGAAAGATGTGCATTGCACAAAAAGCACGTACCTCAAATTAAAACATAGAATGAACTGACAAACTGGTGCTGTGAAGATCACTGTATGGGAGACGCAGACATGTCTACAATCTTGCTTGTTACCTGTCAAAATGAGATAAAAGAATATGCACAGAGCCCCGTGCCTTGAGTTATAAAAATCAGTACAGTAAAACAACATTCACATCCCCATGTGCTTTACACGCAGGCAGACATGGCACCAATGCTTGGTTTGTTACTCATACAATGAAGGAAAACCATGTACCAGCACTTGTGCTTTGTGGTACAAAAAAATCAGTACGGTAAACCAATAATCACATTCACAAACAATGAAGGAATAACCACGCGGGAGCATTTGTGCCTTGGGGTAAGAAAATCAGTACGGTAAAGCAACAATCACATTCACAAATCTTCTTTACTGTCACCTTCATAGTGCAGTGGACGAGCTGTGGGATGTGGTAAAGTGATGGGCTTAACAATAATTAGTGAACAGGCGAGCAATACAAACTTACCAGAGTTAGAATCAGATGGAGCAATAGCATACACTGCGCCACCTGGTGGCGTGTATTATTAGTACACATTGCGATCTTACTGTTCTTCTGTAACCCTGTGGTATGGTTCGCCACCCGGTGGTGGATGCAATCACTACTCCCTAAATCTATATCTTAAAACCATATGGTACAGCACATCACATAGTGGCGTGTAGATTGATGGGAGTACCCCTTGGGAAGCCAGGAACATGGTTGTATGGCCTCAGGGACGCACACTAACACAGTTCACGCCTTTCAAGGATGGTACGTTTCCATATTCCCAAGATATACAGATATGTGGGCGGGACTGGTACAGCTACTAAATGGGTGGTATTTCCCTGTCTGCGGTATGCCCTGTGCGTTACCTGATTAACATACCAAGAGCTGGGAGAGCTTTCGGAAAAGAGTACAAGAAGAACTTTTTATGGGCGGGATTTATATTTATTATTTTAATTGGTCACGTGTCACAAAAAGCAGCATAGAGCCCACTGATCCACCCCCAACCATTGTTTCCACCCGCCGCAATACAGGTCCCTGAAGGATTCCCGTTGACCTCGCTCGTAAAACCAGGAAGCGCGATTTTGCAGTGGGCGTAGGATTTGCTCTTCGCTTACACGCTTGGACTTGTCAGCTTCACAGGTTATATCAAGCTCTACCATTGCGTGGCCGTACAGCGTCGTAAGATATAATTCCAGCTCTGTGGGAGTTTCTATACGTGTGTAGCGTATGGCCGACACCATTAATTCGCGTTGTGGCGTTACGTGTTGGATCTGCTCGAAACGTACAGACTCGGGCAGGCGACGCGTCTCAAACCCCATGAAGCGTGTGACTCCGCGTGCAATTTGTATCGCGGTGTTCATTGCGGCTTTGTACTGTGCGGCGCTTGTAACGGATGGCCGTTGCGCGGCTGCAAGTAACGCGCCCCAGCGGTTAGCCGAGGGCCGATTTGCGGACACGTCGGCCGGCCAGCTCGCGCAAATCTCCTCCAGAAGTTCGAAGAGACACCGCGCGTCGGTACAACGACCCACTGACGCACTGAGAGAGACGTCTCTGCGTATACGCATACATACGTCTCCTGCCACAGTATCTACGTAGATTAGGTGAGGGCCGCGGTCGTCTGCGTCCAGCCAGAATGCGTGTACACATTGATGCATATTGTGGGCCAAGTACGCGCGCGCGCTCAGTGCATATGTGACGTTATCATCGCGCAGTAAGCGCTCATTTACAGATATTAAACCGGGCAGTGCTGGCAGGGCGTAGTGGAACACGTTTTGGAGGTACAAAGGCTGCGGCAGTATGGAGGGTTCCGGGTCCAAGTCCCACATTGTGGACCCGTTTCACCGGCACGTAGCTTCCCTGTGCACGGCGGTGAAACAGAAGGTGGCGCGTGGGGTGGCGGGACGGCGACTCACACAGCTGCGCGCCAATAGGCTGCTCCGGGCGCAACTCGCGATGCGAATGGGCACGGACGCGTACGCCGGGTATGTGGATACGTTGGAGCGTAGGGCCGGACGGAGAACCGCGTCCGCTGACTGGGCGTTTAAACGAATGGAGCTAATGGTGCGCTGCATATTCCATACCTTAGAGGACTGTGGTGGTTTTAAGCTGGAGCTTTTTCAGTTGGAGCTGTTGCGCGCTTTTGTGATCGGCGTAGCGCCGCGTCAATTGGGGAACAGATTGCATCGGTACAAACACAAATTGCTCCGGCTGATGCTGGTGGACGAACCTGACGTGGTGGCATACGACCCGGATGCGCCCGATCCAAGGGTGAAACAGAAGATAGACGCTATGTGTGCAATTTATGAGAAGAAATATACCGCAGCGATCGTGCCTCGGCGCTGCGGTAAGAGCACCATGCTGGAAATAATCATGGCGGGCGCCGCCTTATTTCTTGAGATCGACGTACTAATACAGGCACACCGTAACCCCACGTGCCTTGCGTTATATAACCGTATGGAACAGCGAGTGGGTGCAATGCAGTCTGCCCCTTGGTTCCCCAAGGATTTCAAAATCACAACCGTGCGGGGGGACCTGGAAAACCACGAATACGAATCCGCGCCTCACGCTAGAGAGGGCAAAGCGGTGTTTCATTTCTTGGCTTCCGGAGCAAACGTGAGTATACTTTGCATTTGCGCAATGCGCTTGCGATACGCAGTCCTATTGCACGCGCCATTGGAGGGGGTACCGCATTACCCACTTGCTTATACACGTCCAAGAGAGCGCCCTTTAGGACGTAGGAATCGGGAAAGCCCTGTCCTCGCGCCGATTCGCGTGCGCTGAGAACGCGTGGTTGCCTGGGGTGCAGAACGCGCCCCTGTTTGTTGCCGGGCATGGGGTTTGTCAGCACAGTGCTTAGAAATCCAGACATGTCGTTCCGTCCGTATAGCCCCGCGTAGCCGTTTTTAGAGGACGCCTTGTGTGGAAGCCACCAGGGCACCAGGGTTTTGCCGTGTTTGACGTGCGGTGCAGTTTTGTCTAACTGACACGGGCACACTATGCCCAGTTTCTCGTCAATGTATCTTAGTTTGCTAAGTGTCACGGTTCCATCGGGGCTTGTGCGTTCCTCGTTCGGTATGTCACGCCAGTCGGCCCCAGGCACCGCCGGCACCGAAGCGATCCTTTCGTTGTTTATCCACTCAAAGCTGCGGCTTTCGTGGAAGCACGGCGCACCCTCGGATTTTGCGATTGCGCGCGCGTACCAGCTCATCGGGCCTGAGGGGCACGGCGACGTTGTGACTTCCGCAAGTCCGCTAAACGCTTCTGCTAGGGTGATGGTGCGAAACGGCGCTGCGGCACTTGGGTTTGGACCGCACAGGTAGCGCATGCTGCGCCCAGCTCCGTGGGGTGACATGGGCAGTGTAAGGTTGCAGGCCTTGTGCGAAAATGCATGTAGGGCGGGTGGGGGTCCTTCGGGGAGTGCATTGGGTAGGGTTGCAACCACAATCACCCTTTGTCTGGTCTGCGGCACGCCATAATGTCCCGCTTGCAAAATGTTCAGCATGACGTCATATCCACCCCCCCGTAACATTTCGACCACCCCGCATAGTACACGGCCCTTTTTGTACGCAGTGAGATTGCGCACGTTCTCCATGATCAGCACCGCGGGTTTGTAGTACAGCGCCAGCGCTATATATAGATTTACCAAAGTGTTCTTCGCTTTGGTGGAGTGTGCGTGCGGAAAACGATTCAAAATGCTGTAGCCTTGACACGGCGGGCCGCCAACCATGCATTCCACTTCTCCAACTGCGGGCCAAGGATGTGACATGGTACCAGACTCTTGGAGGGCGTGCAATGCGACCCCCACATCCGCTTCAATTGTGGTAGCGTTTGCGTGGTTCGCCTTCAATGCGTCAAGCGCGACGGGCCAATTGTCAATTGCCCAACGCACGTCGCACAAGCCGGCGTCGCACAGACCCAGACTCAATCCTCCGCACCCGCTAAAAACGTCCATGGTGTGGAGCGGTCGTATGGGCACGTGGCTCTGCTTGGTCGCACAAGTCACAAAACCCGGTACTTTACCCCGTACATAAAACACTGGATCGCCATCTTCATCTAAATGTGGAACGCGCTTCGTGTACAGCGCAAACGAGCGGGGGTCCAAATGCTCTTCTAGTACGTATCCCTCGTTTCCCCAGAACAGCTCATTGACGTCTGTGTATGGGACGCGCTCCGCCGGTTCTCGGTCCTCAGCGCGTTGTAAACGCACGGCGCGCCACATGGTAGTGCGTGGATCGAAGCTCAGGGGATACCACAAGACCCCCGGACCGTGGGTATCATTGTTTGAACCCTTGACTTTTGCGCTTCCGTGGCGGCGTTCTGCAGAGCGTGGGGGGTAGAGGCCGGGGGCGCTGGGGTAATGTTCCATTCGCACACGTCCCGCTTTGTGCACTGGTGCGATTGGCGCTTTGGGCACGCATGTGCACAGCGGGCCCGCCGATGTGAATTGCACAAGTTCGGGGTTAAACCATCCGCCAAACAGCACCTCGCCAACCACATGGGTACCAGAGAGTTGAGCGGTGCACGAGGAGTCGGTGCGCGCATATACCACACCAGGCTTCGCATGACGTCCCAGAGCGGTATGCGCGCCTGTCACCAGTGGTATGTAATGCCCCGCCCCTGTCTGTAAAAACAAAGTTCCCTTATCGTCTTGCATCAGTACGGGGCTTGTATTTTGAGGTGGCTGTTGGGAGATGGAGAGTGCGGCATCCCATAACGCTGAGCATACCGTGGAACCCGCCGCAGTGGTGTGTGGTGCGGACATGAGACTCGTGTATCTTGGGCGCATATTGATTCCCAATGAGGTGGGAGACGTTTACGGGGTGTATGAGGCTCCTGTTCGAATCCAGAAAATAGGGCAAGCGATTTGGCTATCTGGCTGTACGACGGCCCAGGTGGGACTTCCGTTAATTCCGAAAAACCATTTCACCTGGTGGCCGAGCGAGCCGCATAACCGCGCCGCGTTGTATACGTACGGCGCTCTTCGTGACATTGCGACGCAGACACGTTTGACCGTGGAGGGATTTGTGAGCGAGGTGTTTGTGTCGCGGGTGAAAGTACTGTGCCCCACATACGAACGCACAAAGGAGAAAATTCGCGACACCTTGGGTAAGGCCTGCGAAAATGCTTTGCATCCGGCATTTCATTATTCGGTGGTGCGCAGGGTTTTACACGGTGCACACTACGAAGACGCGGTGGAGGCAGAGCGTGCCCAAGCCGGCGTATCGATGCAATCACCCTTTGGATGGAGACTAACGCCGCCTTTGTTTCACGATCCGCTGCGCTCAATACATGAGCTAATGGCGGGTGATGCAGCACGACCCTACGTCACGCCGGTTCCACCGTGTGCATCTTCGTCGGGTGTGCGTGCTGATGCCGCCCTAACTGTGTTTAGAGAAATTCAGCGGGTGAATGCCGGCCGATTGCAATACCGTAGGGGTGTGTGCGCGGCCGCCGGATTTTATCACATACCCATGGTGCTTTTCAAAGCCTACGAACGCAAGTACAAACACACTTCGTGTTTTGATGCCCTGGTGCAGTACGTGGGGGGTGAGCGATTGCAGGAGGACAAAAGGCAATTCTTGCGCTTGCCCGCGAGGGAGGAATGGGGCACATCCCCACCCGCACTCCTGACGTGCGACGACGTGCCGCGCAGTTATATAATATGTGATCCAGACTCGCTGGACCGCGAGTGGAGTTTACGCACGGCACAGGGAGCGCAGTGTTGTTGGAACGAGGTGTGCGTCCCGGGCCGTGTGGTCACAAACTTACTCTTAGACATTGATCTCAGGGCACCTGGTGCACCGCCCACGCCGGAGCAGCGTGCGGATATCGTAGAGAGCCTAGCTCAATTGCCCGCGCACATTGTGCGTTCCGTGACCGGGCTCCCTGATCCCGGCTCCGCGGGCTGCGTCGTGGTGTATCACAGGCCATGCGAGGGAAAACTCTCATTCCGCGTTTTGTGGAAATTGCCGTTACAGTTGTGTAGGTGGGACACGGGGGGGCGTTTGGTTCGTGAGGCCAGACGCTTGTCTCTCGCGCAACGATTGCCCCATCTGGTGCAGCAGGCGGCCCTTGTGGCGGCGGATCTTGGAGAAGGGGTATCATCACTGAGCCATTGGTATCGTAGAACGTTTGGGGTGGACGTCGAAGATCCGTGTTCGTGGCATTGCGTGCGGGGGGAGATACCGCCACCCGATCGACCATTCGAGGTGCGCACCATAAACGGAGCACACGTTTTGAAAGCAGAAGCCGGAGCGTCAGTACATTTGCGACTCATGCGTGCCGCAAGGAGAGCGGACCTCTACGTGTCCGCGGTAGATGTGGGACCTTATAGTCATCGCAAAAGTGTGCGGCTTCCATTGTGTGATAAACCACACAACGGGGGGCGTTTTGCGCTGCATGTTGTGCGCTCCGCTTGTTTCCCCGGCGAACTGCAAGGGTTCGGTCGCGTTCCGTCTGATGGCTTAGCGGCGTGGACAGCCGATGATCTAAGAATTTTTTTACCGCGCCTCGGCAATCTGGAGCAGTTAGAGAAGGAGGAAGAGGGTAGGCAGGAGGATGTGCAGAAACAAAGCGTAACGCTTACAGAAGTAAATGCGGAGATTGCATTGGACCGTCTGCGGTGTAGTGCGGGGTGTAACGCGTACTCGCGCGGCAACGGTATATTGTACACGCCCCAGAGTCGCTACTGCGGTCTGCACAAACGCGAACACAGCGACAGACACAAACATTATTATACTGCGCAATCCCCCGACGTATTATTCCTTCGGTGTTTTGTACCCGCCGCACAGGGCGAAGCACAATGGCTGAAGCTGACCTGGGATCCCATCCGGAATACTTATTTTCCACGGGATTGGCCCACGAATATCAGTGCCTAGCGCGGGCTCGCATAGCGCTCTTGGGCAACCCCGGCGCTGCGGTGTTGGAGCCTCCCAATGGGTTTATATATGACTCGGGGCAAGCCAGCACGGAATCAAGTGCGCTTGCACTATACTGTGTTTTATTGCGCGATGCGCTGCAGAGCGCGTGCGATGATGCGGAACGAAATGTTGTGCGTACAGGACTCGTATCGTTGTTGGACTACGATACACGCATGGCCGACGTGCTGTGCTACTACTGTGCGCGGCCCGCGACTGATACTCTGCGAATATTGAGCGAATTGCGCAGCTTTTGGGTGTACGCATTACGCACCCCATTGGTGCCCCCCCACATTGACGACCTACGTACTTGTTTTTTCTGCCTCAGCGATGACCGCAGAGTTAAGAACATAGCTATGTTTTGCGCACGGGTACGCGCTAACATATGCGTACATTATCACGCTCCCGTGGTAGAGCTCGCCTCACGCCCTCTTGGGAGCCATCCGGCCGTGCACCGGGGAAACGAAGCTCCGGTGCTGCCAAGCGTGTTCGTGTCAGACGCAGCCGTGCTAACGTGGCAGAGCGAGAACGATGAAGCGGCTTTGGAGGCCAGGGTGCACAATGACGATGAGCGCAGAGCGGCTCTTGTGGCACACAGGGACACGGCTTTGAGAGAACGCCTGACGAGCGGGCGCGGCACCGACGTTTTACGCGTGGTGCGCCAGCGTACCAGGCAACTCAAAATGGAGCGCAGGGCAAACGAATTGGCGCGCAACATCAAAGTGTGTGGCGAGGCGTTGGAGGCTTTCCATTCTCCCCGTTACTTCACTCCCACCCCATTCTTTGTGCTACATATGATGAATCGTCGTGCCGCACATGCTGCGCGGGTGCAGGAGGAGCTGTGCGGTGCCGCGCTGCCTCCCACGGCGGGGCGCTGCGTCGCTAAACTAAAGGACATGCTTAGAACCGCAGACGTGACACATCTTCGAGCGGAAATAGTGAATGCATTCTATCTATTCGCATTTCCACCCCCCTTCGTGTACAGAGCGCAACGCGCAGCTGTGGCACCTCGATATTCTTTTGTAGACTTATTGTTTGGCGCGGGGGTGAACTCCGCCTCCATCGCTGCACTGCGAAATTTTTTGCGTGAGGCGGATTTGGCTGCATATAGAGGTGTTGCATGCCCCGCCCCCCACGACCCGTATACAGTGCTTTTGTGGTCGGTTGTGAATATATTTTCTTACTTTGTACTTTTCAATCGGGGCGAACGTACGTGGAGACGCTCGGACGATGTCGCATTTCACACGCTCGCGGAGGGGTTTGTGCACTTGCCCGGCTGCGGATGGGGAATCTTGTATGTGCGTCCCGGTGCGACGCCGCGGGTCTGGCTGGCGTCGCCGCAGAACCTATACGCGTGCCTGGCGGACCACCTGGTCCTTGTGGAGATGCACGGAGGAGGATTTGGTAAGCCGTCTAAGGGTGGCATCCACGGCGGATCTACAGCAATTGTTTGTGCACGTGGTGAGGAAGGCCACCATTACGATGATTAGTCACTTATATGCAACGAGAGATTGGAGACGCGCGCAGCAGCACTGAGCTTGAAGCGGTCGGCGGCGCACATTTGGGTCGCCAGATGTGGCAGGTGGTTGAGAAAGTGTGTGTGCACGTCCGAGCAAATGTCTGCACGGTCACCCCTGCGCAGCAAGTCGGCGAATTCTCGTTTCATGAGCACATACTCAGTACGCATGCGTACAAAGGACCTGCACGCAGCGCCTAACACTGCACCAAATTCCGGCATCGCGTCCTGCCTCGTCTCTAGGTTAAATGCTCTTTGCAGGGCCTCGGTTTCATCTAAAATGTCTGCCAAACTGTAGGCCAAATACTGCCTTATATTGTGTTGATTAAAGTATTGCCCAAATCTTTCTGTCCAGTGTCGATCGATTTCTTTATGCAAGTCTACGTAGTTAGTATTTATGTCATCCAAAGTGCGGCGTGCTGCAATTGCAGCGCGTGCCGTTTCATGCGCGCCCACTGCTAGGAGCCTGGTGCGCTCAGCTGTCACGCGTTCCAGGTCCGCGTGGTCGCGCTCTAGTGCCGCACGGTAGCGCACAGCGCGGTCCCGTTGATCTGTAAGGCTATCTATTTGCGCCACCATTCCGTCACGCACCACCTTGTGCGATTGCATCACCTTGTGTAATTTGGTGCGCAGTGTGCTTAGTTGCACCGAGCATTGCTGTGCGTCTGCGCGCGCAGAGCTTAGCGCCGCCGTGATATCGGCAACACGCTTATCTGCCTCTTCCTGCAGGCGTTGGCGTTCCTTAATCAGTAGGACAGAGCTATCCTTGCGTATACTCTCTAGGAGCCTTTGGGCGTCCGCGTGCTTATCCTTAAACTGGGCACGCATTTCCGTAACGGCGCGTATGTGCGCGCGCCGTTCGGCATTAAGCTTGTCCTCCGCCGCCTTGCAATGTGCTCGTACCCGCGCAATTTCCACTATGGTGTGGTCATATTGTTGTTTCAACCCGGCAATGGTATTTTCTTGCTCGGCAACCTGTTCTCGTAGCACGCCATTGTCGTGGACCGGTACCTGCTCATGCAACTCCGTCTGTTGAGATGCGTTTGCGGTTTGCACGTGCGGGGTTTGCTGTGACGCGTTTGTGATATGTGCTGCGCCGGGGTTTGGGTGTACCGCTCGTGCCTCGAGCAATTCACGCATCTCCTCCTGGCTGTCGCGTAAAGTGTGACGTAGCTTTTGTAATCTATTCGTTAAGTCATCAATTGTTATGCTTTGCTGCATCATAAGCTGTGCGTTGGCGGTGCACTCGGTGCAGGACGCGGTTTGCCGGGCTGGGGGCGAGGATTTGGGTATGGAGTGGGGATGGAGATTGGTCGTACCTACGAGCCCGGTGCTTGGCTCTGTGGTGGACGAAGTGGGTGATTCGGGTGCCAGGAGCAAGGCATCGCTCTCCTCACACGGAGCAATATAAACGTATTGCTCCACGTCAAAACTGTCATTCTCGCTGTGCTCCGCGGGGAACGGAAGGGATGCGGAGCCGGACGAAGTCCACAGCTCTGAGTCCGCCTCACTGTGTACGTCTAATTCATATGTGCGGGTTAAAGGTTGAGGGGGTTCCAGTGCGCTGGGCCCCGAGAGGTCCGTAACGGGGCTTGGACCCGCGGCCGTATAATTGCAAAGCAAGGCGCGTGTGGGAGCCGGCATTGGTGGGGCGTGTGTGCGGGTGAAGCGCTGTAAAGCTCCACGTATTTGCAGCAAGCATGTGTAGCAATCACCCAAAACCGAATAAGAGATGTAAAGCGCTGGAAACGCAGGATTACATGGCCCCACAACGGGCCACGTGTCGTCGGGCGGACTTTTGTGCACATTGTGCAATGCTACATTCACACGTAGGAAATGCGCCAGCGCGCCTATTACTGCGATCTGGTCGGTGTTCCTCGCGTCAAGTCCGAACGCGCTCGCGGCGTCCTCTACCATTGCGATTACATCGGTATCGCTGGGCAATTTGTGGTCGTATGCCTCGTTGATTGTACATGCTACCACATGTGACAGAATGCCGTGTTTTATGCATTGTATTTGTTTGGGGTTTGAGCCCAGCTGAATCGGGACTGGAACTGAGCTCGCGTTGAGGTAAAGATCATAGAGTTCCGGGTTTAGATATCCCGTAGCCAAAAACAGTTCGGGTTCCAGGGTAAAGAGGGTGTATGCGCTCCTGTACCACTCACCCTTGTCTGTGTCGCGGAGAAAAACACGGTCTCGCACGGGGGTGGGAGTCCAGTCTAGCATGTCTTCCGCGGACAGACCCGCGTCTAGAAAGCGTACGTAGCGGAGCCGAGTGGCTGTGTGCGGGCCGCAGCGCAGCGCGCAGCGTATGTAACATTCGGGAGGCAGTATGAATGAGGCGGAGGAGGATGCATTTACGTTTTCATCATCCGCTTCTTGCAACCAAGCGCGTGACACCGTGCGCACCGCATGTTCGTTTCCAGACTGCAATGCCTTTGCAAGCGACTGGCGCCGGTCCGATCGCCTCATCGGGCGATTTGACCAGTCACGATTCAACCATCGTACCTGGTGTGCGGATATGTCACACTGGCCTGTCAACAACGATATCCAAGTTGTGCCGCGAAAGAGACCGTAACCCTCTTGGAATGCATCATGCTGCCACGTTTTCCACTGGTTTCGCAACTCCCCTTGGCATTGTGGTGTGGTGGCCGTCCCTATGGCGTGTAGGAATTGCTCTGTGGTTCTGTCATTGGTGTCGGCGTCGTTGTTATACAACTGGGCGTAGAGCGCGGCAACCGCGCGTGCAGCAAAATCTGGCAGCACGTCTGCGGTGCGTTGCACCAGTGCCCCCGGAAGCGCGTGACGTGTTATACGTTCCAACGCGGAACGCACCTCCGCGGTGTACACGGACGAGGTACATTCTATAATGCGGTCCAACACATCATCTAGTTTGGGCGCATAAAGTATATACGCATCTTGCGCAAGCAAGGTGTGCAGCGCACCGTTTTCGTCTCCCTGAGCAGCAAGGCTCCATGCGGTTACAAAGGGAGTGTACAGCCCGTGGGGTGCGCGGGACGCAATGCGTTCCACGATGTCGTCTACATATGCGCCTCTTAGGTTTGCAACTGTTGCGCAGGCTAGAAGGCGGGACGCTGTTCTTTGGTTCATGGGTGTGGCGGATCCGTACAGATAGGCAAGTTCCATTCCGGTGGCCGCGCAACACAGGGGTAACATTTCGCCTTCTAACGATGCCGGAGGCGTTGAGTATCTAGGGGTTTGATCCATATTCGCGCGCTCCTATATTACCAAAGGCGGCAACGAAGCGTAGAGTGGCGCGCCCAGGGACGAGGGGAGGTGCGCTCTTAACAAGTCATATATATTGTGATATCGGGTTTTGCGTATAGCAGTTGGACAAGATGCGGAAGCCCGCAAACATGTTTGCACCATGTGCAGAGGAGATCGGACCGATCAAGAATGTGGAATCGTTGGTTAGCGCTGTAACAAATGCGTTACACGCGCGCATGTTGACTTTGCCCAACTATACCTCTGCTACATTGGTCGCGGCATCTACTCTATACGTGAACTCGTGTGTTCCTTTGGCGCGCATGTTTTGTGCACAAACGTTAACGCGTTCAGCGCAGCGCCGCTTCTTGGAGCCCGACATGACTGCACTTACGGGAACCGTATGCCGCGTGTCTAAGCACTCTCGTCTCATAATGTTGTATGAGGTGGCAGAGTGGCACGGCGTGCATCCCTTCACTCATGTGGCTGTTCAGTCCGCCGACGGCGCGCACGCCGTATTGGTGCCCTGTTGTGTGACAGACGATCCGCAGGCGGTGTGCACAGTTTTACGCAAGGCGCTCAAGCACAAGCGCTCTATACATGTGCTACGGGATGACATGGTGTGGGACAAGGAGAAACGGCTTTTGCTGGACGGCGCGGGCAAGGTGGTGTGTGCTCTCTCGGTCGAGAAAATGATGCCCGAAAACGTGGTGCACATGGCAAATGTGATACGTAGAACGCGGAAACGAATGCCAAATACCCTGGCTTTCTTGCCAGAGCATGTAAAAGCCGAGGGGCAGCGTGTGGCACCACAACGCATCGGGACTCAACTTTCTAACTATATGGTGCACGCCACGGAGAAAGGGGGTGTTGTGTATGTGGAGGACACCAAACTGCAACATTTGGATGCACTGGCGTGTGCCGCCGCCTATTGCGCCGCGGTGAAGGTGAAAAGTAAGGATCCCCTGGGGTTGATGAGCAAATGGTTTGAGGAACGCGACATGACGCTGGAGGAGTGTATGACGCTTAGCGGGCTGAAGAAGAACCCAAAGCATAAACACACAGTGGCGGTATTCTTTTATTTCCATCGTTTAAGACCACGCCTCGCACAAGCCGTGTTTGACAAATTGGCACAATGTGTGGTGTTTCGCGACATATTTGTTCCGAAAACAAAGGCGGGGAAGGAAGCAAAAAAGCGCAAGCGCAACCCCGTGCCTAAACCGCATGTGGTTGCAAAGCACGAGGTGGTGGAACGGCGGCAAGAACCCGCTTTAAGCGACGGTAGTGTGGATGAGCGGTGCGCGGAGATGGCACCAGAGTCGGCTCGGTCCACGGACAGCACGGGGGGAACAGAAGCGTCCGACTTCCATAGCATACAAAACTCGCTCGATGCGCCCTCTATGCATCTCCCCGGTTCAGATGATTGGGCGAGTTCTGACGACGAGCCCCGAAAGAACTGTGCTCGCGGCGTCCCAAAGAGCAACGACGCGTTGTATAGTAGCGACGAGGAGGCTTACATGTCGGACCCCCAAGAAGGCAGCTCTTCCGCAAAGCGGTTTCGGTTGTGCTAAGTGCACACCTGTCTTAGCAGGAGGCGCCTCGCCAACACATTTGGGGTGTCTTGTAACCCTGTGCATGTCTGATATACATGGCTAATAAAATAATTGATCGCACACTGTGGGTTTTGTATGTCCAGCGCACTAATGGCTAGTTTGCAAATAGGACATGTAGCGTATCTGTAACCCGCAAACAGCGCATGCCTTTCCTGTTGATGTAGCCGCCACGCGTCGCTAGAGCACAAAATATGATCACACTGATCGCACATGAAGGTGTGCGGGTGTACACGGCTCATTATTAGAAAACCTTGGCTGCCGTGCGGGGTAGTTTGGCGCATACAGGTTTGATGGCCGGTGGCCTATCGCATAGTTCCAGGGCAGCGCTGGGTGATTTATGGGCTTGCACCGTGAGAATGCGTAGCAGCCGTGGGTCCACGTTCTCCAGACCGCACCAATGGTGCCAAGAGTGGGGTTCCAAACGCGCAAACCAAAAGGAAAGCGTATTGTCAGCATGTGTTCTAACGTGGGCGACGCACCGCGCGCGAGGATCTTCTAGGTTCGGCGTCGCATGGCTGAGCTGGCCCCTCAGCGTGGTTTCAAAGTGGGGCACGTAACTGAGCGTGCCGTTCACGTCGCACGCCACACCATGGCCCCAGGTGTGGTGTGGATGTGCGGGGCGGGGAATAGCGGAGCCAGGCAGGCAGAGGGAGTCACGCGCTATTGAGCCGCACAATTTGCGCAGCACTGTGGCCTGCAGGTCTAGTGCCTCGTGCAGATCCGCGAGGGCGCGTGCCACATTGGAGTTCCTATTGCGCCCCGCAAAGATGTGTTGCGTCCACCGCTGGGGTGATTCCACGCTTACTGTGATAGCTGTGCCCTCTGTTTCGCTCTCCCCATGTGTTAGCGCCTCACATAACACCTCTTGCGTTATTACGGCATTCGGCACGTCTCCCGCGGTTTCCACCACAGTACGCCACAGCACGCCCGGGCACTTGCTTGCGGGTAATTCAAGCACGGTCGTACCATCTACTCGCGGGCGCGTAAATATGTATAAGTGGGTCAGCGGCACATCGTCCATATATAAAGGGATGTGGCGATAGCCAAGCACTTGCACCACCTCATCCGCGTTCCACAATTGCAGCGCGATAGTGTCTTCCTTCATGTTGCCGTTATGAGTGCGTCTGGCGTTTTGGACGCTGCGCAGGCAGATTTGGCAGCCGCAAAAGCAGAGGTTGCGTTGTTGCGAATCAAACTGGCGACCTGCGAATTACAATTAGGCACCATGTGTCACGGAGATCAGTCTGTCCTACACGCTCACCTCATGGCGTTAGAGGAACAAAATCACACCTTGCGTGGCGAGGTGGAACAGTTGAAAGCCCAATGTGACACACTGGCGCGAGCGCGCGTCGGAATGGCGCAGCGTATCGAGGATATGCGTGACGAACTTGTGGCTGTCAATGCGGACGCCGCACAAAAGAGAGAGCTGACGTGCCGTGCCGTGGCGCGGCTCTTTGGCCCCACGCACGCATCTCCCGCGGGAAGCTATCGGCGCGCCATAATAAACGCGTACGTGGCCGCGCAGGAACCACGCGAACGTTCGGCGGTCGAAAGCGTGTTCCAGGTGGATCAGACCTTCGACGATGCAGTGTTACGAGTCTTGTCTGGTTTCATGCCGTACAACTGGTTGGCGGGTGTGATGAGGGAGTCACCGGAGGGTGTGTGTGGTCTGGAGTATCTATATTTTCTCACAGTGGAATGCGAAGCTGTGCAAGCCCTGGTCGCATTTATGAAAGAGGCGCGTTCTATGCAGAGCGGAAACTTAAAGTCTAACGTTACCACCTTGCAATTGGCACTCAAAGCCGATTGCGTGCGTGCGGCGGCGTCCTTGTACACTACCGCGGTAGACGCGCGCCGCGAGGAGGTACGCTCCCTGATTGCGGACGCATCATGGCAGGCGCTGCGCAACAAAGCGCCGGCGCGCCGCGGCGGAGCGCCCAAGGTGTTTTAATGTCTTCCGCCCAATATGCCGACGTGCAGCAGTTGGAGTGGGCTTTGGGTGTTCGGGATTTGGTTTTGTTTGGCCCGCGTTCGGACGACGTGGTCGTAACGTTGTGTGGAGATGCTGGTGCGGGCAAGTCACGCGCCCTAACCTTGCTATTAGATGCGCTCAAGCGGGTCTCTTTGGATCACGTGGTGTGTATGACCGCGACCACCAATGCAGCGGTCAACGCAGCGCCCAGCGTGCGCCACACCACACATTCGGCTTTGGGGATAAACAATCGAGTCTTGCTGGAGCACCCGTTTCGCACCCCAGCAGAGAAGGACAGTTTCAGACGGCATTATATTGAGTACAATTCCAACCACCTGGTCGCGCTACAACGCCTGCGTGCTATGTCCCCGGGCATACTGGAAATGATCAAGACCAAACACCCGGAGCATTCCTGTGTAGAGTTAACCCCGCGTTGCTATCTATGCTTTCTCGCCATGTGGGGCGCAAGATGTGATTATGCACCCGCCGCGTGGAACAAGCCTATGCTCGTGATAGATGAATATGCCATGATGTCTGCGGAGTTGTTTGAAAAGTTTATGTGCGCGCATGAAATGCTCACTATGAAACAGCAGGGCCGGGTGGTGGTGTTGGTCGGTAGTGTCAGCCAGTTGAGTTGGCCCAATTCCACTTTGCTCACCAACAGCGAACGCTTTGTGAATGATCACGTGTGCACCACTCATCTCTGGCACAATTTCAGACAAAGCAGCGAGCTTGCGGACGCGTTAACCTGCATGCAGTTCAATGTGGTCACAGAGGCGTGTGCCCGCCTGCTAGCTGCGCGTGTCATTGGAGAGGAGAAGGCGTGCGACCCCAAGCACCTGCCTTCTGCGCTGCGAATATTTAATCAAAACGCCAGGCGGGAGGCTTTTAATCAAGCCTGCATGAGGGGTAAGACTTTAGTACATTTGGAGGGGTTAAGAATAAGCGGTTCCACACAGGACCGCAAAAAATTGCTGGACCAGCTTTCGGCACAGTTCAAGCTGTTGTTTGCCGGCGACGCGCGCAAACATGTGGACAAACCGCTGGATGTGTATAAGGGGTGTCCCGTGATCGTAACCAGGACGGCGGTTGCGCAGTATACCAGGGGTGTGTTTCGTGGAACGTCTGCCATGGAAATCGGTCCCCCTGCCGTCCTAGTAGAGGACAGGGGGGGGAACATCACAACAGTGATACGGGCGCAGGAAATTGAGGGCGGCGCGACGGCCACTTTCTACCCCATCGCCGTCAGTAACGCAATTAATACCTACACGGCGCAGGGAGCGACGGCGGAGGGCGACGTGGTATATGTGGGGCCCGCAAGGGATTATTTCAGGTCGCAAATATTGGCGTCTGCCTACGTGGCGTGTTCTCGGGTACGATGTGCGAGTGCTCTACATTTGGCGAACGCGGCGTTTGCCAGACAAGCGAACAGCAATGCTCCATTTTTTCAGGAGGAGGTGTTGCGATACAAACTCGCCAAGGAGATGGGGTACAAGCTCATCATGCGACGCAAGCGACGCCGCAAAGAGACTTTGCGCCCTTCGGGGGAAAACGCAGCGGAAGATATCGCGCTGCATTGTACACACTCTTACAACGACACGGAGTAGAGCCGCCCGTCCGGCGCGGTGGGCGGTGTCGGCGCGCTGTATTGTGGTTGGAATGGTACGTGGCGCTCTTCGGTACTGCGGCGCTGACACCAGAATCTATTTTGCCGTGTATCTGGACACCGCAGATGCATATCCTCCTGCCACTACTAACGGCTGTGGCGTGCCGTGACATATCTAGCCCCGGCCTGCTCCAGGACCCCGAACTCGCCCTCTTGTTACACCCCTGTGCGCACATTCGCAGGCATGCAAACCGGATTCACAAGCCTTATGGTGGAGGGCTGGCGCACGGCCCAAACGCTGCACGGAGCACCGCATAAGGCGCCGCCGTTGGAACACCTGCCGCCGCGCATTGTGGCCAGTACGGGTACCTTTGTGCGACTCATGGCAACGTACGGGGAGAAGGCGCCGCGTTATGTGCCGACTGTGCATGGGGAGCCCGTACATCTGGACAGCACCCGAGATCGATACGCCTTAGTACAGGACGACAACAATGGCTCGTACACAAATGGAATGATACACGTGGAGTGCACGCCCATGAAACAGTATATGGTGGTGCACACGGGGGCGGACCCGCTCATACCGGTGGAGAGCTGCTTTTATGTGTCCCCCCCCTCTGACCGCGACCGCGAACAGCAGCGTAAATGCGCCAACAGTCCGCGCACCAGAAGTTCCATAAACCCGCTTAGCATACCGCTCCTCGGGGGTCTATACGCCACGCGCAAGCTAGCCGCAGACGCGGTTGATGTGGTGGGTCATCGGATGAAACGGGACTTGGACTTGTTTAACACCAATCCGCAGGAAGCTCTGTCGACTGTCGGAGACGATGCGGTACGTTTGGCGCTGCATCAGCTGTACACGGCGCAAAAGCTTGCGGTGCATATCCAGGGTGCTCACCAGAGCGTTATAGCCGCGTATACGGAATTCGTGGAGGGGGTGCGCGCGGAACCACCCTCGCTGGACGGGGTGCGCATGCTTATGGGAGACGCAACATTGCGTACTTTGATGTGCGATGGCGTGGACCACATGGTATCCTATTACAATACCTACAAGTCCACCACCATGGGGACTGTGTTGAGCAGCAGATTTGTGCCCACCCCATGCGTCGCCGGGCAGCTAATGGTGAATCAGCAAATGGGACGCGTGGATTGTGGCTCCGCCTTCTGGGCTTTCATAACCACGTTCAACGGTGTGTAAAAAAACTTTTAGTGCGCAGTCTACAATGGAGACGGGTGGATCGGATGTGCTGAGCCTCGTCGGCGAGCGGCAAGACGGCGCACGCACCCATACAGAGCTGACCGGGCGACGGAGCGGATGTGTTGCGTACATCCCAGCGCCGCTGCCGGGAGACCCGCATCGATGGATGGGCGTGAATTTAGAAACCGGTGTTACATGTTTCTACAATGATCCCAAGATCACAGAGTGTGGAGGAGACGGCGCACGAGAGGAGCGGGGGGTTCCAACGCCGGGCCACGAGGTTACGCGGTGCTATGCGTCGCATTCCCCTCTGTCTCAGCTTCACGAGCAGTGTGTGGCGCACGGATGGAGCAGGCCGGCAATAACAGAACGCGCTGAGATAGTGGGGGGAAATTTGCGCTTCACCGCCACCATCGGCGTCACACTTAAGGACGGCACCACCGAGGTGGCTTCTGCGACCGCCGCACGGAAACGCGACGCCAAACAGCAGGCGGCGGAATTGTTGCTCTGCCGATTGCGGGTTGACGAAATGGTGCAAACATATTTTAGACGCATGTGAGGTGCGCCGGCTTGCATGCCACATGTGAACACAATAAACCTTTGCCCCCCGCCTGGTATCTGTACTGTGAGTGTGCGCTGTATAGTGGGTGGTATTGTGTGGGGGGACGAACGTTAAGATGCGCAGAGAGAGCCAAGCATAGGGCGGGTACCGTTGTACCGCCTCAGTAGCACGTACACGTGTGCGTTGTGCGTAGTAGAACCGCGAGCCGCACGACGCGCAGATGCATCGCAGAAGGCGCACACACCCGCAGGGCTCCAGGGCCAAGCGGCGCGATGCGCCGCGCCGCGTAGAACCCAGATATGACTTGCTGCCGGCCGCGTGCAACAGCGCGTCGGGAAGAGCGGTTTTAGGCCCGCACCGCCGGGCACCCGCAAGGCTCCGCAACCCCTTCCTCGGAGAACCGGATAGATGCCCCGCGGACCTGTACAGATGCGGGGAGCACGCGGACAACGGCGAGGCATTTGCCGCCTCGGTGGTGCAAAGCATCACACGGGGCGAGGAGCCTGTTGACATCACAGTAAACGCGGTGCGCAGTCGCGTGGCTGCACTGCATCGATGTGTGCGTGCGTTTCGTAGATACAGTTTGAACGCCATGCCGATTGTGCGCTCCGTGGCGCGTCACTACCGGGCCGTAGAGAAAATAGACCGCTTTTTCGGTTTTGCAACTCGGGTGTTGTGCGCCTCTTACAGCTCACAACATGTGAATTTCATACAGGGACGGGGGCCTTTCACTCGCTACGACCTGGCGTTTCCCCGGCCTCAAAGCGTGGAGGAATTGGTGGCTTTCCTGTGTTACGTACACGGGCCGGCGTATGCGCGCAGATGGGCGACACGGCAGAGCGCATCCTATGGGGCCGCGCGTGCGTTGCTTGCGTCGTTCAAGCAGGGGTGTGATGCCCACGGCGTAAGCGCAACTCCGTTTGCGGTGGCAGCCTACGTGTTCTATTTACAGGAGGTGGGAGACGTCGCCGCATTGCGTAAATTGTGTTTCTGTGCCACTCTGGAAGTGTGGAACAGTCAAGACGCTCACATTTCCTCCACACAGTTGGTGGATATGACGGCTAATCTGGCTGTGGTGGGGGGTGCTTCCGCCATCTTTGCATACGCCTGGTCTAGGCGCGCGTGGGAGAACGGGGTTAAGTCGCGTGAGAGACCGGCGTTTTGTGTGGCAGCGCCCCGTGTACACGGGTTCTTTTCCGAAGAGGAGGGCGTGTGCACCGTGGCGTGGGGGTGCGGAAACAAAAAGAGAACCCTGCCTCTCAGGGCCATGGAACATGCGCTGCGGCGGCACGGATCGTACAGCTCACCTGTGCTCAGGGGGATTAAAGAACTGCTTCTAAATTTGCTTACCACTCCAGAGGGACAGCCAAATTCTGTGGAATGTATCATGGGCATGGTGCCACGACTCGAGTTACCCCAATGTCTGTGTGCCTCAGAGGTTGGTGAAGAGAGAGGAGAGTGGGCTGCTGAAGCACAGCCACACATGTGGCTAGAGTATGTATTCAAATAATCACCGGCCCTCCTCTCTAGAGTTCCACAACCAGGTGGTTTCCACTCCAGGGTGCACACCCATCAATGGGCTGCACTTCAAGAGGGTTAATTGCTTTCTGTTTCAAAACAGTCTGACTCTCCAATACTCTAAGGGACATGGAGTACTTAGGCCCATACATGTGCCCCTGGGAATCTTTGCGAAAGCAACAAGAGTTTTTACAGAGGGAAGCAACAGCGGCGACAAAGCTGCGCCAAGATGACTGTGTGCCGGATCACCACAATTTTAGTCGGCTGTGTGCGCGTGTGCTCGCAACCACGAAGCCCAAGTCCAACCACCCACCTAACCACCATTGTGCACGAGTTACCGCGCTGACGGCGTGTTTGTATCGTGTTACCGCTGCGTCTAGTCCATTGAATTTCCACGCGGAGGTGGAAGTTGGCTCGATAACAGGGCTTATAATGCTCGTTACCGCAATTGGACCTTCCAATGCTTTTCAACCCCTATTGGTGCGTGTGATCGGTGACACCGCACGACACGCCGCGTCCACGTACCCGAATGTGCCGCCTGCCCTATGGTGGAGCGTACGCACATTGATGTTGTTGTATGCCTTTATGCACTACGCGGAACGTGATTCCCGTTGCGCGTGTATATATTACACCGCCGTCATGTTGACATGTTCGCTTCATGCGGCAAGATATGGATCTTGTCTCCCCATTTCGCAGCTCACACAGTTATTGTACACCAGCAATAGACTTTTGGGAGAGGCAGAGACACGGCGCGCTCTGGGACGCGTTTCTTGCAACGGACTGAGGAGGAACCTGCAACCTTATATGCGCCCCTTTCCACGAGTGTGGACTCAATACAGTTCGGAAATCGGTTCCCGGGCTGGGTCGGAAGATTCTGGCTATGAGGCAGACAGCGACACGTCCGATGGAAGAAATGCGGGAGCACCACACAGAAATATGTTTAGGGCACTATTTGCACTTTGAAAAAATGTTATGCCACCTGGAAAATGTATGTAATATGTTCTATGGTTGTACAAATAAATTATTCTTTTTCTATAAGCACCTGAGATTAATGGGGTGACCACAACTGACAATTCGTGGTAAACCGTTACAGGGTGGGGTATGGTATGTGGGGAGTTATAGGTGAGTATTTTTCACAGGGGTTTGCGGTCATATAAGGATATGAATCAATGCAAAGAGGAAGTAAGAACCTGTCTCATATGGTGTATAGCAATAGGGTCACAAAATACCACTTTCATAGTACCCGACACCAGAAGGATGGGTTTCATATAGTAGAGCTGCAAACCATCAGCAGGGAGCTGTGCGTGTGACCAGAATAGCAGAGGTTACACATTAAGGGAGCCCCTGGTGGTGTACATGCCCCCATATAAATCCCAACCATACTCAAGCTTAAGCTTAACCTGTGTTGTGTATTTTATATGCCATGCTTCCTAAAGGCGTGCATGGTGGCGTGCACGCATACATATAAAGACTAAACGTAAACTACTTCCGGCACACCTGTAACGGACCGCCGTGCGCCGTGCTATACGTTCGGTCTTCCGCTGCACGATGGCATGTTGGTTGTGCGGCCCCACGCCTATAAGCATATGATCAATGCAACCAGGAAGTAAGGGTCTGTCTCATATGGAGTATAGCAATAGGGGCACAAAATACCACTTTCATTGTACCCGACACCAGAAGGGTGGGTTTCATATAGTAGAGATGCAAACCACGGGCAGTGCGCTGTGCATATGACCAGAATAGCAGAGGTTACACAATAAGGGAGCCCGAGTGGTGTGCATGCCCGTACATAAATCCTAACCATAATCTAGTTTAATCCTAATCCTAGAGATGTGTTGTGTATTTTATATGCCATGCTTCTTCACGGCGAGCGTGGTGGCGTGCACACATACACATAAAGCCTAAACATGCACTGCTTAGCCCACGGCAAACCTGTACCCGGTCGCCGTGCGATACATTCGGTACTACGCTGCACGGTGGCGTGTTGGACGTGCAGCGCTGCGTACCTTACCCCGCTCTGCAGTGTGTGCTGGGTGTTGTGATGCCAGGGGTACACTTGAGCGACCCACGGCTGCTCATGCTCAACTGTGCGCATTGAGTGCTTTGTGCAAAACGCCCTCTGAACGGAGTGATAGTAGAATAATAACACTTGCAACTGCACAAGACAAATTCCTTTATTAGTGTTCCAAGAAAAAAGTGGGATTTCATTTCAGTAGTAAGGTGTGCATTATAGAGGTGTACAGCCATAGGTGGTAAAAAAGCGAAGTAGATCCGTCTTAAGCACATTATACTGTTTGTTAGCCAGGTGCGAGCAAATCTCCTTAACAATGTTGCTTTCCCGTGATGTGGGGGGTGTACAGCGCAATGTTTCTGCCATTTCGGTGGGTGGATAGGCACCGGCCAACATATCAGCATGTAGCGTGCCCCCCACTGGGAGGTGCAGTGATAAATGTTCAGACAAAAAATAGAGTAACATGTGTAATGCACAGTACGCCAATTCATTGGCTTCCGGTCGGGTCTTGGGGTTGGACAGTGTTCGTAGGTACAGTTCTACAAGTGCAATGTTGCTCAGGTACCACATGTCTTTGAAGAGTGCGGTGGTGGGTGCACCACATAGGGTTTTTAACCACCCTTTCAGAGTATGCGGGGGTGCTATGGCGCTCTCTTCTGCGTGCTTTACATATCTAAGCAGATGCATTCGGTATTCGTCGGTGTGATGTGTTTTGTTCCCCTTGCTGTGCAGTGCGATAAGGCGCATGAGTGTCTCTGATGCGGCGCCTATTCGTGTCGCGGCGTTTTGCAGTGTGGCGCGCGTGAAGCCCGTGTGGGGGCGTGTCATAATGTGACACAATGCCAAGACCGTGGATTTGGTGGTGTGGTGCGGCTCCCGGGGTTGCGATTTCTCCACGTGCAGCATGCGTACGCTTTCACGAATGTGCCACAACATAAAGCGCCTATCCACCAATGGAAGAAGATAGGGTCTACAATTGCAGGTTTCGTAAGCTCCTGTGCTTTCTCGGGAGTCGTAACGTTTTGTATCTTCGAGGCATTCGCCGGCCTCGGTGTTCAGGGAAGGGATTTGTTTTGCGTCTCCAAACACTGCTTCCAGGTGTGCATTGTTTCCAGCCATTTGAAGAATACGAGAAGGGGTTGTGTTTGTGTGTGCCATTTGCGCGTACAGGTTTCGCAGAGTTTTACCTTGTCCATCAGCGCTTGTTCGGTTCTGTTTGCCACTGCGTATGACACTGCACGGGGAATGCTCAAGTCCCGATGATGCCATAACCCCGCGCACGGCGGTGTGGCCGCGCAAACAGTTGGCGTTGCATTTAGAATGCATAGCATTTGTACTCTGTAACAGACCGTGGAGCCGTCTCTGTACTGGGATTGGAGCTGACTGTATGTGAACGCCCATTCGGCTGTCGCGACAGCATCCTTGAGGGATGCAAGACCATTTGGCGTGTGTGTTGCCACATGCATACTACGGCTCCAGAATAGGATTTGTGCCATTTGGAGGAGTGCCTGGCGAAGGGGCAGGTTATCGCCGGTGTCTATGCCCTCGTCCACCAGGTGTGAGCGTACGCCGCATGCTGAGGGCATGTCTTCGTCTTGCAGTGCTCTGGTGGCCGTAAATACGTCGAGGATGCATATGTCGCTGAGCACATGGTGCAACATGCTGGCGATACACGGATACATGGCATACGTGCAGGCGTTGGGGCAGCACGCCGCCGCGTACATAAGAGTACGGTGCGTGGCCATGCGCGCCTCTTCCAACACCCGCACCGCCAAGTGGTAGTGCGAGAGCAACTCATCTTGCGTCAGGGCGCGTAGCGAGGCACGCATCACTTGTCGGCACTGGGGCGTCAGGCGAGGTGATATACCTCTATACCACCCAGCGCCCGCTAGGGTTCCCAATGGCATTGCCCTCTGGACCTGTAAATGTACATCGGGCATGACGACTGCATAGGCACGCGCGGCCGTCAGGCAAGTCCTGTAGCAGGCTTCGTCCCATATCGCCAAAATGCCGTCCACAGCCGTCGTTGGGGGCGGTGTTGCGGGTTGCGTAGTGAGATCAAAGTACGCCAGCGTGTGTGCCGCGGTGCCATTCCATGCGTATCCCTCTGATGTTTCACACATGAGGAAGTATCCGTAGGGCAGCGCGGCACGTGTACGTATTAAATCTGTGGGATCGTCCAGGAACCAGTGCCAGGCGTGCGGTAAGCGGCCATCCCCCGTCAACGCTGCGTGTTGTTGTGCCATTTCTAGCAGGCTGGGTTCGGTGCTTGCATTTTGACAAGCCCAGAGCGCCAGGATGAGGCATTTGTGATGAGCAAGGTCCAACGGGTCCTCTGGGTTTTTGTCCCGGGTCCAGGCGTCCGCGCACGTAACGGGGTGTTGCTGTACGCACAACGATATAGCAAGCTCGCCGATGAACTGCAAAATCGTTTCCCAGTGTTCCGCCGCCGTGTGCTTTACTGCGCGATAAGCGGGCGAACAAAGTCCTGTAGCGCTTGCCAGCACGCCCGCGCTGCATAAAATGGCCGCCCCTATGTACATGGGGGGTATAGCCTCCCATAGGGGTGGTACTGGTTCGCCATCCTTCACGGGCACGACGGGCATGCGTATATGTCGTGTATGCACATATTGTAAGGATTGGGGGGTGCAGTGTTTGTATAGGATGCAGTGGCCCGAATAAAGTACAGCGCTCTTTAGCGCCTGGTGCCAAAAACAAGCTAACATGCTTTCTTGCGATTTGTGCAATTTGCCAAAAAAGGCACTGCAAAGCTAGCTCCGCCTATGGCTTACAAGGTGCTTATCAAGTTATTGTTACTGCAATGATAGCATTGAGTGTGTTGAGCTACAAAGCATGAACACAGCTAGTGCAAAGTGGAGGGCGGAGGGGGACCGGTTTCTTGAGAAGTTCAGGGGCTGCAAATTACGGATTAAGGGACTGCGCACGAATGCCTATATGGAAGTGTGCGCGCTTGCAGACACTCAATATGTGACTCGGCCCCAGGTGGTAGAAGATTGGAACTCGTGCTATCTGGAAACCTCAGTAAATTTCATGGTGGTGGGGAGATGTGCCCATCGCTCTGTCCAGAATACCAGAAGGCCCGTAGTGTTGTTGGCAGACAGCGGCAGAATATATCTTTATTACAAGCACAAAATGTGGTATGCAGCTTACAGTTTGCAGCATTTGTTGGAGGAGGGTGTGTGTAATCTAAATTATGCCGACGTCTTTGCCAGAAGGAACGCTCCTCCCATCGGAGAAAGAAGGAGGTTTTACAGTTTCCATGGAATGCAGGATGCAAGCCCTCAGCAAAGAATATTGTTTCACAGCATGCAGCTGGGCTATGCTGGGCTATGGCAACCCCCTTTAGCTACTACCACTTGTCTCTTCAGACCCAGCACATCACCTCAGCGGTAGCATTGGGGGTGATGCGTGGGAACGTGTTTGCGGAAATTGGCGTGTACAGCACGCCGTACTTTCACCGGGGGGGGGTGTTCAGTTGCAACTTTGAAATCCTTACCATGTGTTGTGGGGCAATAGGGCGCATTGTACACATGCACACCGGAGTTTTGAAACCTGATCCGTGAACTATAGTGCAGTGCGATTCTGTGAGCCATTGCATACCCACCAGAAAGTTCTGATCATGATTGTGAAGCTTATCCAAGAGCCGTGTGCACTGTACACACCGCGACATTGCACATTTGTGAGGTGTTGCACACGGTGTATTATAAGATGGTGGTCGTGGAGCCCCTCGAAAAAGGGCATGAGGTGTGCAAAGGAGCATGTATATTGCACACCTTGAGAGTCGTACAATTATACCTTCACCCTCCCCGTACAAATAGCTCGGGCGAACTGTATACCTTTATGGGATTGTGTGATAAGCTGCTCCCCGTTTCCCCTCACCATACAGGAATGGACTACAAATGTGTTTAAAGGCAGTTATGAGAACACTGGTGCGGGGCACCAAGCAGGGCACATCTGTACACTTCCTGAGGCTTGGTACCAAAGAGAGGCTTTGCAAGAGTACAAACTTGGTATCAGAGTGCAAGCAGAACAGTTCAAGCACCCTCCCACATAAAATGGATATGGCAACCAATTTGTGGACTGGTTGAAGTAATTTTCCATAAGTGTATGCTTTCTGTACTTATTTAATGCAGAAATAAAGGTCAACATACTCTCATATACTGTGGAATTCTTTATGTCATACATCCCACTCATATGTGCAGGAAGGTTATATATGTATATATATAGATATATATAAAGCATGGCTTATACATTAGAACCCAGGTCAGAACCCCAAGGCAGATTCAATCATGTCTACCTTATTCTCTTGTGTTTGTACAAGTGGTGCATCTTCGCTCCCCACAGAGGCACCAGCCCTTGCAGATTCCACACCACCGCCTTCGCCTCTACCCACCGAAGACCTCACCTCATTGCTCTCCCCCCCCTCATTTGCGCACGTGGGGGGGTATGTGCCCCGTGAGGGCTGCTTGCTTGAGAGCAGGCGGCCGCCGGTGCAGTGTAGTGTGAAGGAGCATCAGGTCGAGGGGCTGGCGCGGTATAATGTGAAGGAGCCGATTCGACTTGGCCATTTATCTCCTTTGGTACCCGGCTACCCCCCCCAATTTACCGTCGAAGCGGATGTGTGCGCATTGCACACGGGGGGGTGCGCTCGCGGGGTTGAGGTCCAAACGGCGTGCTCCCGGTCCATGACGGCCGCCCAAATGCGCAAGTGGTTCATGGAACAAGCCCCGGGAAAGGAAGCTGTGTTGAAAGATGCGGACATCGCAAACTACCAAAAAATGTGTGACTGGAGCCACCTAGACGGCTCCGCCTCCGGATCATTCTCTCTGCCCTACTGTTTAGGCATGACCATGGTAATGTGTGAGGCGTGTATACACATATGTAGTATGAATAAACTATCGCCACCCCCCAGTGTAACATTGCAAAAACATGTGGAAGTAGCGAAATCGGACGTCGTGCAAAAGAAATGGACCCACAGGGGGCATTATTTGAAGTGCACATTTATACGTATGAAAGAGGATCCCCGCCGCGTTCATGCATTGGATTGGGTGCGGTTTTCGCTTTTGCTTCAAATTGACTTATTGCGTCGGTGGGCAGCACGCTTTAACCGCGACTTCGGCTTTGCATTATACCGCTGTCGTGTCGCTCTAGCAATTTTTAGTGTTGTGCATGAAGAGGATTTTCAACTTTGCATACCCAGGAAGTACATCAATGTAATTGGTGTGCACCCACATATCTTGCACTTGGACTTATGTGATGGTACCCATTTTCGATACGTACGCACCTTCCTCACCGCATTCCATTGGAACAGAGTGTCTGCAGTATTGCAAACTGGTGTACCATTGGAAAATCTGAGCCTAATGCGTACTTTAAAAGTTCCAGAGCAGGAGAGTGGTGAGGTTACAATCCTTTGAGCATTTCAGCGAACTGTTATGTAAGAACAAATAAAGTAGCATTGTTGTTTAACAATTATTGTGTCTGCCTACCTTATTCACACAAACCACACTTTTATGTGGGGAAAATATTACTTTATTGCATGTTCTAACAGAGTGCTAAGCATAGCATGGGGTTGTAGATTATTAAGCGCAGCGGCAAAGCACATATACGTGCTAGCAGCAGGCGTGCAAAGTTCGACGCTTTTGCAAAGATTGAGCTTTAAGAGTGGGTCTCGCATTCCGGGTCTACCGGCAAAGTGGTCCACGCCACGTTGCACCAGAAGGCGAACAGCATCTTCATGGGGCACTGGCGTATCCGGGTGGTGCATTACACGGTGCATGGTGGGTCGTATTTGTTTGAAATATTGCCTGGCCATGAATAAGTATACGGGTGCGCCCGCCACGTCTAGCGCGTGAAAGAGTCGCAATAATTCGGCGATGCATATGTGGGCATAATACATCCAGGTTCCTCTCGTGACCCGGAAGGGATTCATAAGCGTTTTGCCCAGTGCATCGATGTGCGCAAGGCATCTTCTAAATCTTCCATGCTGATATAGCGCTCTCCACTGTCCTGCACACATCTTAAACATGCAATCACTGGCGGAAGCGTCGGTACAGGGAAAGCATGAAACTGTTATTGTATCCATGGCAGCTGCGTGTTGCAGAATATTGTACATTGTTACGTCAATATTATGCTTCAGGGATGGCCTCATGGAGCGCAGGGCCTGCACAGCTGTTCTGTGATACAGGCATTGCAGCTCTGTCACAGCACTGTCCATGTTTACTGCACGGGGTTGGAAATGTGTTTCCGGTATTTATCTGCACCCGCCTTCTGCAAGGCACTTCCCTCTTGGCACCGCATCCAAGATATCCAAGAGTTCAGTTCGGCAAGCTGGGCACCAGTGCTGAGCACCTGATGTATTTTTGTTGCAGGTGTTTTGCTGGCTTCAACATTTTAATAAGCTGCAGCACCTGTGAATGTTTCAGAGCCAGGGGGGATATGTGTTTGCGTGCTTGATACATGGTGGTGATGGTGACAGCTGCAGGTTGTTGAATAAGTAGAATGGGGTCTTGCTGAGGGAGGGGTGGAAACCCAGCGCTAGCATTCGCGTGTAGTAATAAGCGGCTCGCAATCTGAGCATAGGCGCGAGTCATGAAAACTACTCGTGAGGTGCGCCTCTCCCCTAAATATATATGAATCAATATCAATAGTACCACCACTTTCCACTCAATGTGGGTATCATAACAACATCTTCCCATTGTGCACAGTGCTTGACTCAGGCTTGTATCGGTGACATGAGTGTTGCAGCGATCTTCATCTATGGCCACGCACAGTGTGCGTAGACACGCCATTAGTGGTTCTATCTTGGGGGCTGCGATGGGACCCTCCAAGCTAAATACGGCCAAAGCGTGGCATGATGCGATCACGGATCCCGCGCGCACGGGTGTGGGCACTTTAATCAGTCCGTAGGCATTCGTTACCATTCTGCAGTAGAGTGCTGTATAACAAGGAGATGTTACATTTTTAGACGCTTGGGCGTTCTCGCGCGCGCTTTTCCTTAGGTCTGCGGTAAGCTCCTCTCGAGCCCCTCGTTCCGGGGCATCGGTGGCACCGTTGACATGCGGAATGCATTCCCGTGATTCTGCATGAGGCTGATCCACTCGTGCGGTGGGTTTGGCTTTGCAGCTCATGGTACTATTAGATTGGAAGCAAAATGGCTTCCTCACACCTCATATAATCACATTTCTCTGTGCAGGAAGTGGGCACATTTGTGGTAAGCACGGGGGCATTCACCAATGGTTGCTGACAAATGGGGTTTCAGTTCATTTGGAAAGATGTAGTGTGCCTGGTGGGTTTCAATGCACACAGAGCTACAAGAGGGATAACTGGGGTTGCGGGGAATAGGGGTTCTTTTTGGGCACATTAGATTCGCCCTCTCTTGAACGGTATACAAATGCATGCTTATCAGCATGGTGCGGTGGTAGGTGCGGTGTGCGGGTGAGGTTATGTATAGATAGGCGCACAGTAGGTTTTCCATGATCCACCAGTCTGTGGTTGGGTGGGGGTGGGAGTGCATTTGCAGATAGCAAACTACCAGGTTCCGCACATCACACGGCGGGGCGTGCGGCGTTCCGGCAATCTCACACAACCTGCTGAACACTTTCTGCAGATGGGGGCTGTGTGGCGGGTGGGGGGCTTGTGCACTCAGTACCCCTATTGCTCTGCAGAAGTAGGTCGTAAACCATACACGTTCACAGGTCGCACTCTCCCTGGGGGGTAACATCAAGATGTCAAGCAGGCGGCTATGCAGTTTTCTGTGGGCTCGTCCATAATCCGTACTGCGTCTTTCTAGCGGTATGCAGATCCACATGGTTGTTTACCTGCTGCGGTTAGTTAGGTTATAGAGTGGTGGATAGAGGGGGATATGCTAGCCTAGGTATGCTTAGCTTTGGGCAGTACCCCGTGGTATTAACTGCTGGGTCGGCACAGCAACTCCCATTGGTGCACCTTATTCTCAGATAACACGGAGAAGGGGAGTGGGGGGTGTTATTGGTCCAGTACATCCCAGAGCTGACAATGCTCAGAGGGACACATGTTTATAAGAGCTTCTTTCATGCCACACAGGTATTTCTTCCAGCCCGACTTTGTGGGGGTACAAATCACACTAATATGCTCCAGGGGGGATGAAAGCATTTGAGTAGCGGCCACAGCATGGGCGTTCGCCAGTCCCGTATTACTGAAGCTATATAGGTGCGCGGCGAGCAAATGTTTCACCGTGTGCCAGTCACGTGCGCTGCATGTCCAGGGGGCGTAATATTCCCTCACTAGTTGGTGCGCCCACCACCAGTGGTGCGCGGCAACATCTCGGCGGGGTTTATGGACGCGCCGTGCCAGGCTTGCAAGCGCTTCGCAACAACGCATAATAGCATCAACGGCGTCTTCCGTCACACACACCTGTTCTAAAAGATCAATAAGCGTAGCGCGTATTATGGTGTAAGCTGGGGTGGGCTCTCGGCCTTCCATTACTTTGCAAGGATGTGGTTTAGACTCTATAGGTTGTGATAGGTTTCGGTTCCCATTTATGAAGCGCATATTCCACCTCCCACCAGTTGCGCCCAGTGGTTTGTTGCAGCCCGATTTCCCAAAGGGGCGTGCAAGTGTTGCGCACGTGTGTTACACCGCTATATCGCCGCTCTACATATCGGGCAGGAGGGGTGTGGCAATGCACTCAATGTTTGGAAGCACGTGATACACACCACGTGTTGGCAAGATGTCAACATTAGGGGCGAGTTGGCCGCGTCTTCGGTGTCTTCGTGGGGCTCTGCTCCGTAGCATACCACACAGCTGTGCGTGTTACGCTTCGATGCGCTGCGATCACACAACCACATAATGCGTTTCCGTAACACCTCGATCATGGGGGTGCGACGCCACACCATGGGATCTAGCTGGTAAGCTGGGTTCTGAAGACGGGTTGCAGCCACTTTGCTAATGCCTTTCGTTTTGTCTTCCGACTTGAATATATGATCGGTAAACACAAATATGTGCTCCAAAATGAATGACTGGTGGGGGGTGTAAAGGTGTATCCATTTGCAAAACAATGTGTATATGTCGGGGTCTCTCAAAAGCACCACAACGTTTATTATGGGTGCGCCGACCGCAGAGGGATGTTCGTCGAGTACCCAAACGATTAAATCTGCCAAATGACAGTTTGTGGGGTCATACCAAGGAGTTTCCGCGGCTAGAGCCGCACCCAAACGGTCATACATTTCCTTACCCGTTAACACTATTGCGGGAACAATCACGTTTGCCTCTAGAACCCGCGCAATGATTCTTCGTAACACGTGATGGTTACACGCGGCCCGTACCTGGTGAAAGTCTAGGCATTTCACATTGCCGTCCGCCAGAGCGCTGCGTACGGCGGGCGAAACACCGTCTGCTATAGGGATTCCATACAGGTAGGCGTGCGTGCCAACTATTTCCAGTGCTGGTTCATGCTCCCCGGAGGGGATGTGCATGCATTGTACTGTACATTGAGGCCACACGATAGATTGCAGGGGTTGCTGGGTGTACTGTGTGAATACTACTACCGCGAGGCGTCGTACCGGGTAGCGGTATAATGCCATATCCCACCACGCTTCGGACCCGAGTTGTGTAAAGGCGCGCGCGTAGGCGCGTTCCCAACACACGCTCTGACAATCCTCTGGCGGCGTGCAGGCGCGGCGCGGCGTCAGCGTCATCGTTACTTCGCCGCTTGCGTGGTGTATGGTTAGAAGCATTTTGTCTTGTATTGTTGTGAAGGAGTGCGATGGGGTGTTGTAATAAAGTTCAGCGTCGTGGCACAGAGCAACCAGTTCATCGTCCTGATAATGCAAGGGGGTGTAGGGTTGTGGAAGAGTGGTGGCATTGGTTGAGGAGGCGTGCGCCTCGTCGTCTGATTTGTTGCCCACTTCCACGTCCTCTGCGCAGTAGGAGTCCAGGGAGGAGAGGAATGTGCGGAATTCGGCCCGTTCGCAGTCATAACAGAAAGCTTCCGCGAAGTGTGCGAGTATGCTATATCCGTTCAGTGCAGACGAGATTGCGGTCAGCGTCGGCGCGCTGCGCGCGGTCGCATTATTGTAGGCACGCACGCATGCATTGTAGATGCTCAAGTTGGAGATGTGGGTTAGGCGCGCAGCGGCACAGCACAGTTGTACAAAGCATGGTGTGGGGTGCGGCTTTATCGTGCTGTCGGCCTGGCTCGCGGAACGTATTACGCCGCACCCGCAACACATGCAGTCTGCGGATAGCACACGTGTGTGGCTACGAATTAGATAGGCGCCGCGCCTGATGGGGTAGTACTGGGGTAAAGTGCGTATGCTGTTGGTGGTTTTCAACCATCCATTCTCCACGGCCAACATGCAGGGCGACTTGGGGGGGACGTGGGGCAGCATTTCCAGCGAAGCGGTCAGCAGCGCGTTTGTGGTGCCGTGGCGGGGACGTTTGTACATGCACCGCATTATAATGTCGCTGAGACGGTGCGCGTGTGAAATGCCCAGAAAGTTCATGACGTGTTTGTGCAGAGCTGCGGCGCGCACGTTGAAGTAGCCGCAGTGCGCCAGGTCCCAGGACATGTGGTTCCCCACAGTGGCGTGTTTTACCACCGCGCCATACCTTGCGCATCGCGCATTGGGCAGCAGTATGCGTGCGGCCACGGGGAGGTCCAAGTCGGTTTCGTACCCATCGATGGTGCGTAGAAATGCCTTGCCGTCGTGTGCTGTACCTTGCAATATCCACTTTTTTTTATACGTCGCAATGTCGCGCACATATTCGACGTATCGCGTGTCCTCAATAGAAAGCTCGTGGGGGTCGGGCTCCACATCACGTATTGTTTGAATTCCCGGCGTAAAGGGTATTTCGTTTAACTGGGCACGTTCTTGTTCTGTCGCCGGACGTGTGCCTATCCTGTCTGTTACGCGCACGTGTGTAGCACATGCGCGCTTCCAGTGTGTCACAAAGGTGCGCGTAGTGGTTATCACAAAACTACCCGGTGTGGGTATTACCGTCATACTACCCATTTCTTTCACTTTTAGGTTATCAACGCGGCATAGAGTCCACCATAACATTATGGGGGGGATATAGTAGCAATTGTTGCATCGAATTTGCCAGCGTATTGTTACGGGCGGGGTGCATTCGGGTGTGGCGCCGCGCACATAGCGATATGCAAACAATGAGTCGTGGTTCTCTGGGTGGGTGCCTTCGGCGAACGCTAGAGGACGGCCGGGGCCCAGGCTCAGTATTGCGGTATTGCCGCTGAAGCGCACCATGTCTCGCACCACGGACGCGTCCGGCGTATCGTTATGGACGTAGTAGAGGCGGTTGTGATTGTCCCGCATTATGAAGAAATATACACGTCCTGTGTTTGGTGGAAACGTGATGGTTTCGCCCGGTTCTAGCCCGAGTCCCTCCGGAATATCTTTCCAAGTGGTCGCACCTTTGTCGCGTGGTATTCCGCGAAGCGGATACGCGTGGTGAGGTCCCACACATATCTCCTCCATGGTACAGAAATGAATGATGAAGTTTGTGTGTGGTGTGCCTTTTGTGAGAAAGCTATGCTTGTGTCCCTTGGGTGCCGGGGGTATTAGGGTAGCGTTGGGAATTGGACCCGTGGGGTTAAACATTAATGGTGTGACAGGAGAAACCATGGCATAGTGCTGATCTAACTCGGCGGCGCACCACACCTCTTGGCGGTGTGTTGCACCACCCTATTGCGCTTCCTCAAGCGTAGTAGCGCACACAGGACAGAGGGGTGCGTTGCCCTGCGTCAGAGCAGCAAAACACGGCAAGCATAGTACGTGTTGACACGGGGGTAGTACTACGGTGCGCGGTGGTGCGGCTTCATTGTGCATGTCGTTCGGTTCGCATGCTACACATGAGTGTGTATTGACGGGCTCCCCGGCATGAGCGCATAACCACGCTACCTTCGCAGCGGTCCTCGTGTCTCTGGGTATATACATGCGTTTTACTACTGCTGGGGTAAGGTTAAGATCTCTGCCGCGTAGATATACAAGCGCAACGTCACTAATACGCTTTGTGAGGTCTTCAGCTTTTAAAATGGGGTCAACGAATTTAAAGATTTGATCCGTGAGGTGGCGGGTGTTAAGTGCGCTCATCCACAGTGTAACCATATCGTAGAGTTCTGGTTTTCTAAACAATAGTAGAATGTCCAGGACGGGCGCCTTTTCTGGCGAGGGGCACACCCCGCTTGTCCATAATATAGTTTCATACACAAAGTCTAGGCAAGTGGGCAGCGGGGCGCGTTTCATGTCGTGCAAATCAGCCACGTGCTCGTAAATCGCTTTACCCCTTTTTATCACTTGAACACGTATCTGCTTTTCCTTAAGTGTTTGCGCCACGATTTCCTTAAGGCGAGCATTATTTAGCATACAACGCATAAACTCTCGGTCTATGCATACCACGTTACAAATGGTGATGTTTCTACTGATGCGACGCGAGACTCCGTCGGCTATGGGGATGTTGAACAACAGCGCATATGAGCCGCGTACGCTTAACGCGGCCTCATTGCCTCTTCCGCCGATGTGCTTGCAGTGGTCCTTGCAGGCATCTTGGAATATACGTGTTAAGTACGGCCTGTGGTGCAAGAGCAGTGCCACGGCCAAACGCTGGATCGGGAAGGGCATCTCTGAGAGGTCCCACCAAGCGTCTCTATTCAGTAAGGCGATGGTATTTAACATTACTTCCTCATTTGAGATGCATTTGGAGTCTGCGACAGCGCTATGCTGATACATATAGATGCGTCGCAGCGTCACGCTGCCATCCTCATAGAGTTGCGTAATAAGTACACTTGTGTTGGTCACTGTAAAGGTGTGCCCCGGCCGATTGAGGTACAAGGCTGCGTCGCGTTCAATAGAGCGCATCTCCATAACGTCATAATATATGGGGGCGTAGTCGCGGGAAAGCGGCGGCAGGTCGGTTTCTATGCTGGTTGTGGTTTGGTGCATGGCAGTTTCCGTCTCACGCTCTTGCATGCGCGGTTTGGCGTTTTGGTGTAAGTGCATCCAAAACTCAGCCTCTTGTTCGGATTCGCATTCGGGGCAAAAGCAGCGTGCAAAGTGTTTAAGCACATCGTATGCGTTAAACTTGTACGAAACGCTTAGCAGTCTTGGAGCCACACGCCCCGTGGCAGCACGCAGAGCATCGCAGCACGCGTTGAATACCTGCGCAGCGTTGTGTCGCTCGAAGGAAAGACACATTCCGTATGCGTTTACTTCAAAATTGGACTTGGGTGTGGGATCAGCAACACGCGGTGTTTTACGAACCGTTCCACAGCTACAACAATCGTACTCAGCGTTCCGCGTAGTGCTTCGCACGTGAGCGCCGTGCAAGTCGGAGGGATAGTACTGTGGCGCAGTGGGTTGCCACCACTCCTGTGCAAACCAACCGTTTTCCACGGCTATTCTGCACGGTAGGATGCGTGGTACGCGTGGTAAGCTGTTACGTGCGGCGTCCTGCAAAGCGCTAAAGGAGGGTCCCAAGTGGTTCCGATGCGCGGCGTAATGCATTAGATCACTGAGTGTAAACGCTTTTGAGATACCCATGGCGCACAGCACCATGTCCCCCATGTAGTACCCGTCTTCGAAGCATCCACAGCGCGCCATATCCCAGCGCAGGTGCTCTATCATCACATCTGCCTCTAGGTCTGCGCGCCCCACCGTCGCACCTCGCTCTCCTAGTCTCGGATTGGGGAGCAGGGTACGCGCAGAGGCAGGTAGATCAAGGTTTATGGGCGCCTCATCAAGTAGGCGCATGAAAGGTGTGCCGTCGTGTCCGGCACCCACCATCATAAGGCGTCCCGACTTCTCCGTAATTGAGCGCACGATGTCCGCATAGCGCTGATCTTCTTCACGCTGATGCGCGGCTTGCCGCGCTACGTCACGCATGACGCACAGTCCGGGGGTGAAAGCTAGGCAGCGCGTCACTCTGGAGTTACGCAAGGCGGTATCCCATGGGGTGTGGTCGGGCTCCAGCCCAACCACGCATGAGCTTTTCCATTGTTCTACTGCCATTGCTGCGCACACAAATTTGATCATTCCGGGAATGTACATGTTCCCATTGGTGGCTTTGGATCGTAAGGTTCCTATGGTTTTATTGGTGAGCGGGCTCCACCAAAGCAAAAGGGGCGGTATGTGGAATTCGTTCCCCTGATTTGTTTGGCTAATATACCAACGCAGGGTTATGGCGGGCGTGCACGGTTGTGTGGCACCCGCTATGTAGCGCGGGGCAAAGAGGTGGGCGTGTGACTCTGGGTTTTCCCCTTCTCCAAATGCCAGAGGACGGCCTGGACCTAGGGTTAGGGTTGCCACATTACCATCAATGCGCACCGGATCTCTAATCACAGAACCGTCGGGCGTGTCATTGTGTATGTAGAATATGGTATCCATATCTATGTGTACTATAAAGTATATGCGCCCATCGCCGGGCGGGAAGCGTACCGGCGTGTTGTCTCGCAGGAGCAATGCCTCGGGTGTGACCTGATAGCCGTCTCGGCGCATTGGCGGCACGCCGCGCATGGTGTCGTATTCACGCACGTCACAACACTGTTCCATCTTGTACCTCTGTCTGCTTTGAGCCGACTGCTATCTGTTATATCATATAGTACTAGAGCATTCCCCCGGCGCCGGGCGAACCCTATACTCTGGGGTATTTGCAGACACAGATGTACAGGCGGGAACAGCGGATCCTATTATAAAGTCGTACACGTGGGCGTTATTGTTGGGGAATTAATTAGCGGGGGTTGTGTTGATGGGGGATCTGCAAAGAGGACATGGGGGGGATGGGCTTTTTTGCATAGTGATTGCATAGCAAGGGGGGCAGAGAACGTGCTGGCAGGGCGTTAGAATAAGCGTGTGCTGTAAGGCCCGCAGAGCCTCGGGTTGCTCTTCAAAGGCATTCTGACAAATCACGCATATGTGTGTGTTTGCATTTTCGTGGTCCTGTGTGCACACCCACAGTAGTTGTGTGCGCACCCACTGCGGAAGCGGGGCGTTGGCTAGCGCTTGTGGGTTTAACTCACAGCCCAGTTCCAGCATGTATTTAATCGCTACGACGCTCACCGGTTTGTTGCGGTCTTGCGTGGTGAGTATGGTGTCAGTAAATGTCAACATGCGTTCCAGAAGAGGGGGGTTTGTGGGGCAGCAGGTTAAAGCCCAATTCGCTAGTTGCACGTACAGCGATGGTTCTTTCAATATACACAGCAGGTTGAGTCTAGGAGCAGTCGTTGTTTCAGGAAAGGTGCCCCACGCAGTCATATCCGCCACAAACTGCGCAACGGGTTTGCGTAACCTGCTGGGGCTTGGTATCAGGATTTCCATGCGTTCGTATAGTTTGGTAGCCATTACTACCAATAGGGAGCCCCCGTAGTTTTGTTTCACAAGGTTTAACACAATGTTATGCACTTTGTGTTGCCCCCAGTTAATGCGTAATTCGGGCTTATCTATACAAGCAGTCAGACCCGCCATAACGTTGTGTTTGCGTCTGTGCGACACTCTCTCCGCAATGGGAATACCATAGAGCCGGAGTTGGTGTCCGCTTACGCTCAGCGCTGAACCGTTTGCTTCTCTATTCAGGTGCATGCATTGGGTGTGGCACTCCCCCACAACTACGTTGTACCTGTAGGGGTTGGGGTCACGGACATGCGTGTAGAACATCACCGCCAGGCGTTGAATGGGGTAGCACTGGGTTTCTAAGTCCCACCAGGCGCCCTGCCGTAACACCTTAAAGGCGCGCACATACCCCTGCTGCCACGATACGCAAAGGTGGTCTTCGGGTGGCTCGCATGCGCAACGTGCGCAATTGGTAATGGTGACCGCACCGTCTACCGCTATACAGGTCATAATGATATCGTGTCGTGTTGCTATAGTAAGGGTACACGCGGGGCGCTGTGCATATAGTGCGGCATCGTGCGCCCAAATCTGGCATTCGTGCTCTGAAAGTTCAAGTGCCGCATATTCCTGGGATAGGGGGGGTAAGTCGTGCGGCGTGACAACACGCTCTGCCACATTAGAAACCCCCGTGACCTGGCCGCACAATTGCACTACCGCTACGCAAAAGCGCTGTAGAGCAGACATTTCGCATTGCAAGCAGAAGGCTGCTGCAAAGTGTGCAAGTATTCTGTGGATGTTGTGCTGTGGTGTAACAGCCCACAGTTTGGTGGTGGTGCGCCCGGTCAGTGCTTTAAACTGTGTCACGCAAGCTTCATGCACACAATTGGGCGGTATATGCGCCAACGCCAGCAGGGATTCGTATAACCATGCTTGTGGGTCACCGGATTCTACACAATCCTCCGGGCGGGTGTTTTGAATTATGCCACAACCGCAACAGTAACGCACATTGGCGCATTGTGTGGTGCTTCGCCCGTAGAATCCTCCCACAGCGATCGGGTAGTAGAGGGGCAGCGTGTCAGGAATGTTTGAGTTTTCTATCCATTTGTTTTCCACGGCTAACATACAGGGCACGGGGCGTGGCACGGGGGGTAGGGTGGTGCGCGCTGTTTGCTGTATTGCATTCCACGACGAGGGGTTTGGGTAGCACCGCCTGGCGGCCGTCAGTAGTGCACTCAAGTTGTACGCCGTAGAGATGCCCATGAATGTTAAGATGTGTGTGGACATGTTGTTCGGGTGGGGTCCCACGTACCCACAACGTAACAAGTCCCAATACATGTGGGGTCCGGTGCGTGTAGCGCGTACAGTGCAGGTCAGGTCTTTGTCACGGGGGTTTGGAAGAAGAACGCGCCCCATTTCTGGTAAATCCAGGTCCACGTCTGGAATCCCAGACAGGCGCACGAAGGGTTGCCCGTCGTGCGTTGTACCGTGCATCACAAAAAGGTTGCGCTCCTCAAGGAGCTGTTCTACAAAGGCGTGATACCTTGCATCTTCGTAACGCAGGTTTTCAGGATCGCGTGCTACATTTCGCGTGCTGGCCAGGGAGGGACGAAAAGGCACCGCGGCTTCGCTGAGTTCGTGTGGATAAACATCAAGACCATCCAGCCGCGCGTCCGCAGCACACGCCTTGGTCCATGAGGAAATATAATTAAATGCGTGAACGTCTTTGAAGTGGCCGGGGGCACAGGTTAGCAACTCTTTAGTTGGCTGCGTTTCTGAAATCACGTCGTCTGTGTACAGGGTCCACCACAGTAATAGGGGTCCTATATATAGGGTGGAGCCGGGCCCGCGATACCACCGTATAGTAACCGGGGGGGTGCACGCATTGCTGATTCCCGGTCTGTAACATGGGGCAAAAAGATGTTCGTGGCTCTCGGGCTGCGCACCTGGTGTAAAGGCCAGCGGACGTCCCGGGCCCAGGCTTAGTACATATGTGTCGCCCTCCAGGCGCACTATGTCGCGCACTACGCTGCCGTCCGGCGTGTCATTGTGCACAAATACAATCGTACCCTCAATGTCTTGCATGGCCACAAAGTACACGCGACCGCTTTCTACGGGGAAGGTGAAGCTGGGTTCCGCCGGCGATAGCGTGACAAGAAAAGAAAGAGTGTCCTCTGGTGGTGCGTGTGGATCGTGCACTATTTTGGGGAGCGGATATATTTCTTGAGGCCCGTATGCACGAGCGGTCGGCTGGACCAGTGCCTGTGCGGTTGCGTCTGTTTGGGAAGTCATATTTGTTTGCGCTGGTTGAAGTGAACTACAGGACTACTTAATGGTATTGGAGCGGCTGGGGAGTATTGTTACCTCCTTTTGTAGGACCAGTAAAACCTCCTATTGCGCAGGAAACAACACCACATAACACCTTAAAAGACACAACACCTTTATTGTTGTTAAAGACACACACAATAAAGCATCGTACAAGGTTGCGGAATAAATCGTACACAGCGCGTGACCGCCGTGTGTTCATTTCATTAACACGTGTTCCCAGACAAGATACCATAATATACAAAGTAACAGGGAGTATTGCAACAGCAGCTCACAGTTCATGTAATTGGTGTTATAATGGGTGCTCCTCTCCTGAATAATGTGCAGTATTACTAGTGCAGAGTTACTAGTGCAGTGTGTTTTGCATTCGTACTAGTGTACCGCGTGGGGTTTGAGGCGTGCACAAACCGTTCGATTTCATCTTGCGTTTTGTGTGCAAGTACAGCACGCCTTCCCAATGCGTTTCTGCACACCGCCGGGGTGCTTGAGTAACACTCTGCTTTCCCTTCTTTTCATCTATCTCTTCTTGCACTATTTCAAAGGATTGAGTAGAACTGCACACTGTAATGCTGTTTGCGCGCACTGTCCATTTCTTTCCTTTCCTTTTCTATAAGTTCTCTATTTAGCATTCTATGGTATTGCAACGGTGGGGATCAAAATGGGGGGGTGTGGCGGTGCCCCGGGGTTGGATCCGGTACAGCACGTATATGTTTGCAATTGCAGCAATATGAGCTACCTTAGCTTCACGTTATATGATCCGCAAGTGAAATAGTTAGAGGAGGAGCTGTAGCAATTGACACGCCGTTCTTGAGTCCCCTATAATCTATATTATCACTTCGCCGCTCGGGGCATTATTGGGCTTTGCTTCTCCAATCACACCACGTGGGTAGTGTTCTGGTCTTGCTACCAAGGTTTGGGGAACGGAAGCTAGAGTTCTTTACCTTTTCTGCGCACTCCTACAGGCATATTTATATTCCGGGGTTGGGGTTGTGCGATTACCAGTTGGTAAAAGATCGGGTTCCACCATATGGGAGCAAGGATGCCAGTCGTTTGCGCAACTTGTTGGAGAAACTGTCCCTGTGCCCCCGTATCTTTTGCAGTGCTTTATGTAGCGTTTCCGAGTTACAGGACAACCAAGGGCATTGCATGTGCGTGAAGTGTGGGGAATGGTATCCCATCAAGTATATAGATAAGTCGGGGGCAACCATAGATAGACACGTGGTGTCCTGTTCGTAAACTCGGTGGTCAGAATCCAACATCACCACTTTGATCACGGAGCAGCGCTGCTCGTCCTGTTCCATGCGTGCATATAGAATTCCTATGGCCGTGAGATGACAACATTGCTTCGACTTTGGAACGTGTCCCATTGCGTCCATTATATGGTCGTGGGAAGCTATTAGTAGGTTGAGGGGTTGTAACGAATTGACTTGATGGAGTAAAAAGCTGCTGCCTTCTGGTATGGTGGTATGCAAGGCTGTGGTTGGTAGTGTTGTGTTCAAGCCTTGCATTTGTGTGCTCCAGTTTACCCCCTTTGTTATGTCCATAGCGTTGTGCAGGTGAGGTGTGCAGTCTGCCGAGACTGTAGATGAAAGGTGGTGTGCTTGAACTGATTGTGTGCCTTCCTCCAATATCACTGGGGAAGGTGAAAGATACACATCTCCCCACACTCACATTGCACAGGGGGGTATGGTCCTGTGCTGTTACACAAACGTGTTTGCGTGCAAATGTAGTGTAGGGAAGCAGATGGAGACAAGGGACAGGATGTGGGTACCGGTTCTTTAGAATGATTATATAACCATTCGATTGGGACCAGCACCACGGTGCCTACTGTTAGCATACGTTCTAGCATAATGGCAACTTCGGAAGAAGTCAGCACCGCACACGGTAAAACTCGTGTAGTGGCATAAGGGGTGGTGAGGGGCGCATTCAGTTCGTGTTGGGAGGAGCGTACGGCTGCCGCTGCCTCCTCTTGCGACACGCGGCGTACCCCGTTTACATCTCCCAGACATTGGGCCACGGCGTCTCTGAACAAAGCCCTGAGAACCGTGGCAAAACCCTGCCCCGACGTCAGTATGTGATGTTTTTCCAATAGCGCGCTGACATACAGACACCTAAACATGGCTAGTACTTTGAGGGCATACAGATAGAGCGCAGTGCTGGAAATGTTCAGGTTGCGTAATACGGACATGTCAACGTCTTCCGAAACATCGACTGGCACCGTGCCGCACACGGCGTCTCGCAGCAGGGCCTCCAGAGCTGCTGCAGTGTATATGCGAGTGTGCGCTGTACCGTGCCGCATTCGACTGGCAAAGCATTTGCCCGTGTGAAAACGTATGCTCAGATCCAGTTCTAGGATCATAAAGAGCAGTGCCGCGCCGCAGAGGTCTTGTAATAGCGTGTCAGACTCATTCTGTTCGCCCACGATGCACTGCAGACATTCACCGATGTCTACGAGAATATCGTTCTGACTAAGTTCTACTAAATTCACTTTGCGCATTATTTCGTAATATGAGGGTGTTATAGAGGGATCCGTGCTTGCGTACAGATAGGGCGACAGTCCAGGCCACCACTCGGTGTCCCGCATGTCAAGGTATAGGGCGTCCCGGTTTGCTGGATATAAATCCTCTGCGGTCGGCGTGTTTGCGCACATGTAATTGGACACGGCGGGGAATCCGATCACGGGCCTGCGTTGGGGCTGTGGAAATGGAACAAGTGGGTCGCACAGTACCAGATAGGGCGACGTCAACAGGTGAGCTATTTTGCCCCTTTGTACACCGGTTTGATTATCCTCTTGTTCCGACTTGATGCGTTTGGGGTCCTCACGCGGTGTGATGCGTTGTGGAACACTTTGTTTGCGTCGGTGTGTTTCTGGCGTCCCGTGTTGTGGTAATGTTTGGGGGGTGGGTATCGGCGGCGGAGGGTACGGTGGGGACGGTTGTGGTAACTTCTCGTATGTCGCAGGTGGTTGGTGCGGCGGCTGGGATCGGGGGCGCGGGTGCGCGGAAGCGCTGTGCGGCGGTGGGAAAGCGCGAGGCGGGGATGGAAGCGGTTCGGCGGGCTGCGGGAGGTGAGCACGTGTCTCGCGACCCCTCACGAGTGCCATTTTCATTGTGGCGCTGGGATCGTGTTTTACAACGGTGCTGTCTGGGATGCCGAAGCGGTCGGGCACCAGCACATTGGTATGTGCCCGTGGGTGCGCTTGTGTGGTGCGAGTGCGCGTGTAGGGCTCTGAGTCGGGTGCTTGCAATGAATATTGGGGCGTAACCCCCGCCCCGGCCGGCAGCCCCGCCGCAACCAGCGCAGCGTTCAGTGCAGCGCGCGACGTAGCTTCGGCCGCGCGTTTGCGCAGATCTGCGTCGGACGCCTCCAGCAATCGTATGGCGGCGCTGGCTTTAGCCTTTCCTTCGGCGATCATTTCTTTGTTTGTCAGTGCGGAAGAACGCGCGCCGGGCACGGGTGGCACCGGCGGGTATGATGGAAGAGGTTGCGTGCTCTCGTGTATTTGCGGTCTGTTCCGCCACACACTTGTGGTGACGGGCCTGCCCGGATCGTGCGGCTGAACAGATTCTGCCATTTTTATTTGTACAAGCGTCACCTCTCAGGTTTATAACACCTAAAAGGGAGAGCGGTGCGGACCAAGTCGCTCGGCCCAGCCGGGGCACTTATCCCGATCTTGTATCTGTGGTTCCCACCATATGGATAGACTGGGGGGTGGAGGCCGGGAGAGTACATTTCGCTTTGCCCTGGGGGAACCCCACTCTCACCCTTGGTGTGATGTGGGGGTGAGAGAATGACTAAGACTGAGCTGAACACTCAGTGTGAGAGTTCAATAACCTTTAAAATGGAGAGTGGGTTGAGGAACAGGAAGCTTGCAGGTTCGTGAGTGGTTCACAATCTTAGTCCATTCTTCTGTATGATGCTGAACCTAGTACTAGCACTTTCTCTCTGTGCATCTTGCTGCTCCGTGTTTGTACCCCTCGGGGGCAATTACACCTTTCCTGTAAAGGGATCCCAAGGAGTATACGCCTGCGGACCCGTGACCGGACCCTATCAAAACTTTACAAAGCACAGAGGCACGCAGACGCTTACCATTACCAACATAACCAAAGGCGGCCTCTATAATTGTCAACCCCCGCTCCCGGTGCATCTGCGTTTGGTGGTGGGAGAGGAAGCGATCATAGTGCAAGCAGCCGCGTCCCTAAGCACTTACCTGAGCTACACGCCGGAGGGCCACGTGACCTGTAGGGCGTCGGTACGCACCATCTCTGCGCGGTGGTACACGCCGGGCCAACAAGTTGTGTATTCGCATGAAGTCGCGCCCGGTCAGGCGGGCCTGTACGAGTGTGAGTTGGAGACGCACTACGGATTGTTATACGGCTATTTCTTGAACCGCGATCCACGCCGTACCCTAGTGGACTTAGCCGATACACAAGTGATTACCGACGTACAAGTGTGGGAGTACATCAACCTTTTGTACACAGTCTCAATACTGTTGGTAGCTGCGGCTATACTATTGAAAGGTCGCATATGTCGCCCCGTGGAGCACATGTGCAATATTCGCATTATTGTTTGATGGCGTGGTGGTTTGTGCTCTGTTTATACGTGTGCCGTGCTCAGATTTGCATTCCAGCTATAAGTTGCCACTCCGGCCCCCGTAGGTTGCTACTTCAGCGCGTAGAGGTGTACGGGCACCGGGGGGGTAAGTGGGTTCAAATCCCCAACTGTGTTTATAATCAAACCCGGCAGTTTGCGTGCCAAGCCACAGTGTGGGATCCGCGCTCCGGAACACACAGTATATTCAAAAGCGTGAGCTTGCCACCCGCACCAGAGCTGCGCGCAAGGATGGAAGAAGATGGAACGCTACAGTGTTATACAAACAATACCTCTCGTGAGACGATCGAGCGAGCACACGATCAACCCGCTGCGATGCATCAATGTACGACCACCTATGTGCACCAACAGCACCTACAGGTTGCGATCCTCATAGGGGGTCAGCGAAGCTATAAGGTCTTGTATCGTGCCCCCACCAAGCGTGTTTCCTTTTTCTCTACCTATGTTGCCCTCTGTGTTTTTGTATTATGTTTACTAGAACGTTTAATTACTTGCTGTTGTTGTTTATATATGAAGAATACTAAAACATCAAAGTACAACCCCTAAAAACAATCTCTCTGAGTTTATTTCTTTCATATCGTACGCAATGATGTGCTTTATAATATGTGTTGCGCTGTATATTGTGTTCCTGCCCTGCAATGCTTTTTTTGCCCCCGAGCGTGGCACCTTCTTCTACCATATGCCGGGACTAAAACGCGCGGGGCTGGTAACCTGCGAAATGACGTCAGATATCGGGTGGCGGAAAACCATTAAAACAAAGGCTGTGACCAATCACAACGGAGAAAGGGGGCTGCTTTTCGTGAATCTAAATCGGGAGGATACGGGGCTCTACGTGTGCGGAGCGCGTTTGCAATACAAGTTTTATTTGTGGGTAGGACGTAGTACGATCACATTGGACAATTCCGATGCCGCCGTTGTTGGCTTAACAGTGGTGGACTTGTACAAAAACCAGACCTGTCACATGTACACGTCGAATAATCTTAGATTCTACGACTCCTATGAGCTGCGTACCCAGGGAGAGAAGGGAGAGAGGGTTGTGGGTGTGATAACAAACATGCCATACATGCAGTTACTCAGTCCTATCCCCGATCCCATAGTGTATGAGGTGAGCATAACTGTGCACTCGCAGAGCGTCGAGTGCGCTGCTGAAGCGGGCGCATTAACCGTGCGTTGGACCTCACCCAATGGCAGCATTTCGCGGGGCCCCGTACTGCGGCCCGAGGCGCCGGGGCTGCACGTGTGTACGGTGGAGGGCGTGTATGGCACATTGTACGGGTACTATTATATATCCCACATGCGACCAAACGCAACCACCAACACCCCGGTGGACGCGTGGTACGAACAATTACACGGGGCACGCTGCCCTGGTATAGGGCTTATAGCGGACTATGTAGCTGCAATTGCTCTTTTATTTGCGGCGGCTTGTGTGGCGTTTAAAGGGGGTTCCGTGTCTTGCAAACACGCTGGGCGCACTACTGAGGAGGGATCGCAGCGCCTCCTGGAGGTGTATCGTCAGGGGGATAGCGGTGAAGATATAATAGGTGGGCAATGAGCGCCGCGTGGCACAAAACAAGAATGCCTCTTTGGGTTGCGGTTATATTGGTGGGTGTGTGCTGCGCCCATGAAACCGTGGAGCAGGAATACGGGGATCCGTGCGCCCAAGCGCAGCAACGTGCGAGCGGTAGAAACACCACTACCGTTGTAGTGCACCGCACGAAGTGTGAGGGTGTGGACTACTGGGACGGTGCGTGTTACGTGGATACACGTGCCGTGCCGCCCGTGTGGTCAAGCACGGTGGAAGACGGTGTGCGTGCTTTTCTGTTGCGCCTACCCCCCGACACCTACACCTTTTCTGCATACTCCAGCGGGAGGGGTTTCACCACGTATTTGCAGGGAACCGGAAACATGGACAGCGGCGCTTTGGTGGATTTTCCGCGCTGCGCGCCGCGTGTGGCGTGCCACACCTCCACCCCCATGCGAGGCCCGCGGAAACTCTATGCTCGTCTCGACGACAACCTGTACCCGTTGGTGGGGTTGCACAATGGGTGCGAAGCGGGGTTCTATGACGGCCGCAAGGCATACCGTGCGCTTACCATACTATGCACTGCGCAGGTAACCGCGGGCGCCGAGGAACATCACGTGGAAGCGGAACGTAGTTTTTCGTCAATCAACACCGCATTGCCCGTCCTCACGGTGGACATACTACACAATCTACTTACCTGCCGTGTCTCTGGGAAAGCAACCGGAGTGTGGGACGATGGTAGAGTGGGGGTTTCCGAGGCCACCCCCGGTGAACTGTTACGAGTGTGTACCCATTCAGTGCCGCATAGGGCCTGGACCGTGCGGGTACCCGTGCGCTTTGTAACAACGGGAGAGTTTGGCGAGACCCCCCCCACGAGCTGGTATTGCGACAGCAAACCCACTTACCTATATGGTACAGGCACTGGAGTTTTGGCGCTTAGCGCTGCTGTATTTGTCCGTGTGGTGCTACGCATGGTGGGCCGCTGCACGGTGCGGGGAGAGAACGCCTCAAGAAGAATCAACACGGCATTATATTAGTGTTTTAAAATGTGAATTTATTTATTGCACAATTCAGATTACATGCTATTGTAGTGTGTGGGTTACAGGTATGGAAGGTAATAAATCAAAGGGGTTGGACGGTTGTAGAGTTATTCACAAATGCCCGCAATGTTTGTGTACACTTTAATGTTATAATATATTTGGTGTGTAATGCTTTGGTACACTGAAAGAAACTATTGATGTGCCGCAGTTCGCGGCTCCACCTGTCAGAGCAGCAACTGCGTACCATTTGGGGGGGGATGCGCGGCATGCGCTGTGCAAGCATCGGAGTTGCGGTGTGAACTCTGGTGTACAATGCAAACAACAGGGCGCGGTGCTCCGGTTTGTAGTTGCAGCATTTTCCATTTTGCATTGAACACTTGCGCGGCATGGCGAGCAGGCCCGCGTAGTGTTCCAAACGTTGCGCGCACGTAACGCCGTCCGACTGTTTGACGAACAAGGTGTGCCCGCGTGTTTTCCAGGAGTGCACCTTTATTTCTTTTAGCAGACGCCGAAACCGGGGGCCCAGCGGTAAACGGGTATTCATTACATCAACCAGACGTCTGGCGAAGTATAGCAGTTGGACCAAACATAGGGCCGCATGTTTGGCGGCCCGCACCGCGCGTCTAGTGCGGCGGGCGTCTGTGTATAGTATTCCCAGCATGGATCCGACCGTACCATACACCCATGTGACGGGCAAATAAACAGGGCAGCATGCTGCGGCCGCCAGTAACGACTCACCGGTACACATTGCGACTTCTTCCTGCAGCCTGGCGCATAGCATGCGGGCCTCTAATAGGGCACTGGGATTGCATCGTGTGTAATGGTGGTACAGCGCGTTCCAGACTGGTGGTGGAACACGATAGGGCAGGTCCCGTTGCCACCTGAAACCAGCCAATCCAGGACTGGCATTAACTTCCTCGCTCGGTTCCGGCGTGTTGAGGCACACTAAGGTGCGCGCCATCACTCGTGCGCTGTGCAGTGCGCCGTAGCGCCAGGCGTGCATCAGGTTTGCGGGCACAGCGCTCTCGCGTATATGCGGATATGGCTGAGGAGGTGAGTTATCTTGAAAAGCCAGCTGCATCACAAGTGTGCCGCAGGGTTTGTAGCTCTGCCGGTTCTCTGTACCCAAAACAGCGTCGTACGGCATGTGATGCGCGCGTGCAAGCCTCGGGTGGTCCGCAAAACGATGCCAAATATGATGGTCTCCGCCCGCGCACAGCACGCAATGCCAATATACCACAGACATGAGGGGATCCTGGGTGTGTGCTGTGGTCCGCCACAAAGCCATGCACAGGGCGGTGTGCTTGTCAGTGTTCAGGCGGCCCACCTGTGGTGTGTTGCGTGCGGGCCAGTACTGGCCGGTGGTAAGCGCACGTATCACATCTACAGAAAATCTTAAAAGTGAGTTCCATTCCCCGGCGCTCTGGCAGTCGACGGCGACTGTGTGCGGGTCTGTGCTCGGCGGCTCGCCCACTGCTGAGTAAAATGCATTGCACGCTATCACAATACCACAGGCGAGCGTACGGTCGCAGTACTGATTCACGCTCCATTCGGGGGGCGCGGGTGTCCGTTGCCAGGGCATGGGAACTGTTTGGGTATGTCTTTCTACCTGCCTTAGGGTTGTGAGTATTCGGCCCCATCGCTCGGCCACAGGGGAGCAGGCGTGCAAAGCCTGGTATTGCATGGCAGCTTGGGGATAAAGTCTGCATTCGGTGTGGGGAGATGTGTTCCTACAGTAAGCATACTTTCAAAGATATTTGGGAGGGGTGAGGAGTTGGCGCTCTGCCATTTGGCACACTACCCTCGGAAAAGAGAGAGAGCTTCGGGGAGGGAGGTGAAGGAGCCCACTACTCTACCGTCCAGCAGCCTGCTGAGCGCTTCTAAAGGTAGCATCGCCATACAGGTGGGCGCGAGCGTAGAAAGTACTTGGCCCCCATTCACCAGCCGAATGCGAACTCTGTGTGATAGCCACCTTGACAGATATGGTTCTTTGTAAGTCAGAAAGGTGTTAAAAATGCCGAAGTTCACCAGGACTTGGTGGGGGGATGGGCGCATGCGCGCTTTCAGGACAAGGCAGGTGCGCATCAGCAGGTTTCCTATGTTGCCGTCGCACCTGAATCGCGTACGTGCATACCTGCGGCTGAGGTTGCGGCAGCTTCGTAGATGTAAAGCGGTGGTGGTGAACGCGGTGGGAGTGGTCGGGTGGAATAGCTGGTGTGTGTACCTTCCCAGGGACCAAACGTCGTAAGATGCGGTCAGGACAAACAAGCAGCGCTCACTATCGTGTGCCAGTTTTTCGGGGGGCGTGTACAAGGGGTCCGGAACAAAGTCAACACAGGGACCCAGGGGCCGCATGTGTCCCAGGTCCCCTATTGCAAAAACAATGCTGTTGGTGTGCGCACGCACCAATATATGTGAGCCTTTAAGGGAGCAATGCGCCATTCCCAGCATGGTGTTTAATACGTGCAGTCCTCTGGTCACATGCACAAACATAGTTAAACGTAACGCGGAGCGTTGTGCAAAGATGCCGCCGGGTGCGAAAAATTGGTCTGCGTTGCAATCCGCTTCCGAGCTTACTGCAAAGCATTGCGATGCGGTTTCTGCGTAGCAATGGGTGTGCCAAACGTAGATGGAGCTTACTAACATTCCGGCTATACTCCCTCCAATACCTTCAGGTTTCTGACATATCTTAAGATGTAGAGCAGTTTTCCTGGCATGCCGTACTGCGCCAAGTCGTGTTTCTGTGACCCGAAACACATGGTGTTCCATTATACCCCCGGAGATATTACGGAACACTGGAATGGGTGTGGGTGTAAAACTGCCCTGGAGCACATCCTCCAAAACGGGTTCGTTATAAACTGCAAAGAGAGCATTTATCCGTGTATACAGATCCGTGTCCATTGGAGAAAATAGCTATCTTTGGCTCAAGCGGAGCGCACACAACGGGAATCACTCCCAACCTGGACAGGGGCCAAAATACATCCTGTGATTGTTTATGCATAAACCCATTCCCAATGTTGTGCTTAGCTTTTTACGTAAAACAATGTTATACCTTTGGCAGAGTCTGGTGTTTGCGATGTATACACTATCCCGCTTGCACAGTAGGGGGTTGAGTACACAATGAAATTTGAACTACAGAGTGTGCAGCCCCATACCCCCGTGCCCGGGCACCCTGTCACGTTTATTCTCTCTTCTACAGCGTGTTCAGCTGCTCTAGATCCCCCCCTATCATAACACTAAGTTTCTTGTCGGAGCCAAAGCACATTGTGTCCTGCCCCCCAGGGGCTGTTGCAGTACGCAAAACCTAATCGCGGGTTTGTGGATGCATTGATCCGTCGCGCCGATCTTTGGAGGAGACATGTACAGCGTCGCAAGGAAGCGTTCATTCTCTGCTTCAGTATCTCCCTCTGGTTCTCCCGCTCCAACGTACGACTATACCGTAAAGGGGGGTGTTGCACCATGCGCACTTGAAAAAGCTTCGGATCAAACACATGGTTTGGGGCAAAATATAGAAATCTACAATGATTCTGCGCTCTGCGCGCTTGCATTTCGTGCACGTTACGCCGGCCAGTGGCGAAAGGTGCACGGTACACATTATCTGTTGTGTATTTGCACCGAGTCAAGCACTCATCTTAAGGGCACTACGGAGCTGGATACCCGACTCAATGTGGATTGCTTGTCCAATTGCTATCTTCCGGTCCAAACACCCATGCATGTGGTGGGGGTTTTGGTGGATACCACCAAAAACACACGTACGGCAAAAGAGCCGATTATTTTGTGGGGTGCGAATGGGTACCTCTATAAGCACCAATATCAGACGCTGGTGCTATATGCGCACAGTATGCAGCAATTGCTGACAAAGGGACCCATACACTCCCATATGGTTCTGCACTGGGGACGCGGACACCGCTCCCTCGACACGTGCGCCATGAAAAGGCACCTCACCCAGATGGAGATAGTGGTGTATAATCACTATCATTATGAGAGGGGGCGCGTACATTACAGCCCCTACGTCTCCCGACGTACCGCAAGGGGGCGTACCGCCGCCTGCTCAGAGCCATGGTGTTCTAAGAGTGCATTCGCACTTCATCGCGCGGTGGGAAGCGGTTCAACAGGTTGGGATCGGAGGTGCACCACGGAGGCGCAGCAATGCGGCGGTCAGAGGACCCCTGGTGGCATTACGAGGGGTGTACCCTCAGTAGACTCGTCGCTTTACGCCAAGTTCGAGTATCGGGAGGATTTTACTCGGAACCCCGGCGAGTGCAATACGACGTATGCGACGTCGCAGAGCGAATCCGATTGTACGACCACCCAAAGGACGGCAGTGGCACAATTGTGCACTCTTGTCCCGCGGAGACAGGGGAACGAGGAGACGCACCACGTGGACATATGCCCAGCACCTCAACAAATAGAGGAGGCTGCTCAACATGCGTATTGTGTGTATGTCGTGGAAAATAATCCACCGGGCCAGCACAACTCACAGTGAGGGAGAATGTGCGCAACCAGCACTACACCCCCCCAAGAAAGAGAAAGGGCGGTGTATGGAACCTACCTTGGGGAGACGCCAACTCAATGTGACACCAACTCAATGTTACAGGAACTGAATGTGACACCAACTCAATGTGATGAATAAACGTGCACGGGCACCCGTTGCATGTGCGCATATTGCAATGAAGTGCTGGTTAACTGATTTGGGGGGGGCAGGCTTTGTGGTTCAATAAACAGTACTGCCTAAAGAAGTGCTTTTGTGGTTTATTTTGCAAACATAACTAAATGTTCAGTTTGTGTGCAACAGCAAATAACAATGAGGTGTCGTGCGCTTAGTGTTATGGTTGTAGGTGGGGTACAGGTTTTGCTAACTCTTGCTGTGTTACAATTCAATGGTTCAAAAGGGGTGCCGACATTGGGGGCAGTAACGGGGTGGGTTGGTTCTTAACCTAGCATAACACAGTGTGCACACATAATGGTAACATTGCAACACTTTGATGCGCATGTTTTGCTGTCCTTCCTCGTCGTCTGCGCAGAGGCAGACACAGCATTGTATAGTGTTGGTGTGTTCTGCCCCAGTCTGATAGCACCACATTACAAACTCGTATAATGCCGGGGGGTAGTTGTAAACATCCGGGGGTGGTTCTGGGGGTAGGGCGAGCATTCCGCATTTTGCCATCAGCCACCGTCTGGCCGACGGTGCCATGTTCTGCGTGCTGTTCTGTCCGGAGAGCAGTCTGAATGGTTGATAGAAGTAATCCGCCACGGAACCATAGACGAGGGATGTGCTGTGCGCCACTCTGCACAGTTCTAGTAGTGTTTGTGGCACGTGGGGACATAAAAGCAGCAGCCCGATCCAAATTCTCGGATGCGTATATGTTGTGCCGTTATCGTCAATGTGTCGCATTATGTGCCAGCACACAGATTGGGGGTCCGCTTCGTGCGGGTAGGTGCCACGCGCCCCCTTGAGCCGCTCCAATGCGGTCTCAAGTCGCAGCAACGCATGTAGTACTTTGGAGGAGGGTGAACGGTGTCGCCTGGCGCTTTGCAATAGCGCAAGCGTGGTTCGGAAAGTTAGTGGGACGCGCACTGACTTGACGTCGAAGCATGCCAAACATCCATTGGGGCGTATCTGCGTCCCGCTCTGCGGCGCAATGCGGTGTTCAAACATACAAAGCCAACCGTCACGATGGGTTGCCACCGGCTGCGCCCCAGGTGTGTGATGCACGCATTCCTTGGTGCACAGCCTGTTCACAGCGCGGCGAAGGGGCTCGGGATCTAGTACCAAACAGTCCGCCGCCATGCGCTGAACCGCGTAAGGCTGCCGCGCCAATTCCCACCAACTCCCCCGACGTATTAGTGTTTGTATCCGCTGTGTGCACCTCTCTACAAGGAGGGGTTCATCATGAGGTTCCGGACGGGGGAAGGAGAAGCGGGACACCACCATGGGGGTTCCCCTGTGTAATTGTATAAAGCTTAAGCCTCGACTTCGTGATAGGCGGGTGGTGGGGGTGACATCCACAACACAGAACGCGTCGCGCCTCATTGCACGTCTCCCCCACTCTGTATATTGAATGGGCGCGTGGTTAGTCGCATTGTGTAGGCAGAACGCGTCCTGCTCAACTGCCGTGCGATTCAACACCATGTTTATGACCGGAGGTAGCTTGAGCAGCGACTCCACGAGTTCCTTCATAAAGAGGGCGCGCGTGCCGAGCTCACATTTGGTACAGAACGCATCTGCGAAGGTTTTCACCACGTGGAGGGGTTCTGTACCGTTGGTCAGGTCGCTGAGCGTGTATCCATCCCTGCGCAGGGTGTGTCTTTTGTAGAGCTCTACGCAGAGGTTGTAGGTTTCCAGGGGGCAAAGCGATTGTAGGCGTTGTAACTCGGTGCTGAGTAGGTCGGGCGCGTGGGGCGTGGGTTGACACGGCGCCTCTAATGTCAGGCTGCCGCAAGCGCAGCAATGCAGAACATGCTCTAGGGGGCTTGTTGGGTCGCCGGCGCGCACCCACATATTCTCGGTGCCACACACATATTTGCTATGGGGGGTGTGGGATGCGACCTGATGGCAGTTGTGTTCCACGTACATGTGGTGCGCTGGAGCCGCGGTAATGCGAGGCAGCGTTTTATTGGAATATTCTTGCAGTTCGTGCCAGGAGCCACTTCGTGAGGAGGTGAATGTCCAGGCGTCCTTGAAGTGATGCGCTCGGCTAACTCCATAAAACTGGCCCACTTCCACTGCGAACTGTGATGCAGTGTCACACGTATATCCGTATCGCATCATATCCCACATCATAATTGTGGGAGCCATTCCTTTCATTTGGAGCGTTTGGCAGGCTGCGCTGCGCGGCATGCGTACATTGGGGAGCAGGTGCATGCGCTCATGAAAGAGCACGTATGGGGAAAGGAAGTCTAGGGGTCGCACGTAGCGAGCGCCCCAACAGTGCGTGCCCATTAGGTAAGGCTGTGAGGTGGCGATGCTCATCTCAGCGCGCAGCTGTGCCTCTTGGTCCCGGTGGCAACGGGTGCCCGGCCTGGGATTGGTGGTGTCGCATATGGTGCTAGTGTGTGTCGCATTCATGGCCGCTGGGTCGTCCGCTTGGTCTGGGTCGGGGGTTGTGTACTCGTTGGTATGCAGGTGACACATCTGTGCCCAACATTTTCTGAGTTCTATACCGCTGCATAGGCGTGCGCACCCCTGTTGCGGAAATAGATAAGGTGCGGCGTGACGGGCGAAGAACCCGGGGGTTATGCAAAAGGGGGTCCACCAAAGTAGTAACGGAACCACAAAGAACGAGGCGGTGCTATGAATACGCCATTGCAACGTCACGGGGCCCGAGTAAGAGGCGCCCGGCTGCACGTCAAGTCGTATTCGCGTTCGGAATAACTCCTCCTGACTTGGAAAGGTGCGGCCGTCCGGGGTATGAAATTGGCGTCCCGGGCCCAATTGCAGAGTTGCCACGCCGCTCGCGTCTATTTGAATCGCGTCGCTGACCACCGCACCACAAGGAGTGTCGTCGTGCACGTAAAATAGATTACCATATTCATCTTGTTCGATGAAGAAGCGTACACGTCCCGTGGGCGTGTTGTTATATCTATGCCCCGGGGCGCACAGTATACCCGTGAGCCCCAGTTCGATTATGTCCACCAGTGGGCACTCCATTGAAATAACTTTATATTTTCACAGTGTTTCACTGCTGGGTCTGTGAGGAAAACGCATCAGCTGTACTCTCCCTGGCCTTCTTCTCCCCCCTCCTCCTGCTATGGTGGTTTGTGTGCCTGAGCTGTGACCATGTGTAGAGTGTGTGTTCTAGTTTGAAAGGAGCTCGGGGATGGAGAGCAGCTTAGTATAAAAAGTGCACTAACAGGTTCTGCTGCAGCATCTAACCCTTCAGTGGCTGAGCACATATACTGGTTGTGTGTTGTGCAAATATTGGTACAACATAGGGGGGGGTTGTGTGCTTGGGATTGCTCAGACCTGTGCTTTAGTGGGGGGGAAACAAACAGCAGGGCATTAGCATTTCCTTGGGATGCACATCGTCCTGTGCTCGGCTTGCTTTGTTTACATGCCGGGGTGGTTTGGGGTAATGCGGCTTCGGTATGTATGCCTGGAGACATGACCAATGTGTGGAAGACGATGGTCTCATCACCAGAGTTAATAGTATGAGCGTGTGCTCTTTGCAGCGCATACAAGATAAACTGAACCCCCAACGTTCCATCGTGCAATATGATGCGGTGTGGCATCCCACCCGCACGCTGGCGGACATGATGGCAGCGGCGCGTGCTGTTGCACTACAGTGCACACGGCGGCAGGTGGAGGGTGCGCAGCCCGTGTTTGAGACCACCCACACGCTCTCTGCCGTGCGTACAGCGGTGCACGAGAGACTGTTGCGTGCTGTGCGTGGGCAGGAGCACCTGCCCCCTTCCTCTCCCCCCCCATGGCTAAGCATGGGTATGCCAGAACTGCAAGCACGATATACTTGGGATTTGCACGGGGGGTTCGAAGGGGCCGACGCCTGTGGTGTGGAATTGTACATTGACGCTTTGTTGGGGGGGTATAAACGCGCGTGCGATGTTCCGGCACCGGGCGCCGCTGCGCGGGCGCGCGCTCTAATCTATTGGCTGTGTCATGCGTCCGGCGCGGGGGAGTACCCAAGTCCATACGCCCAGGCGCGTGAACAGTGCGCCGTTACCACGCCGCCTGCCGTCTCGGGTTTAATGTATGACGTGCTAATGATGATGTGTCACGGTCACCAACCCCCTCCTCCGCACGTTGATTGGCTGTGGGGGGCGTTTGAAAAGTACAACGAGGCGGTGTGGGCGAACGAACCGCCGCGCGCCGTGTCCCTGCGTCCTAGCGCGCGACTGCGTCGTGCTTTGGAGCGCCGCGGTGTAACGGTGCGCACCTCTTCGCGTTTGGCGATGCGGCGTGCCGCGGAACCCTACACCCCCTCGGTGCCTAGTCTGCCCCGATTGTACGATGTAAACAACGATGAGGCCAGTGCGTGATAAAGCCGTGCCACGATTAAGCATGTCTCGCAAAGCGGTGCTGAACGAAGGCGCGTGGAAGGCATTACGTCTACATATGGATCCTAGTGTGATCCCCGAGTCCTCCCTCTACGTTCAATCTCCGGCGTCCGCGTTTGCAGAGGTCGCGGTAGCGCTGCGCACCCTTAACGAACATTTACGCGCGGCAGGGCGCGGTACGCGGCCCATCTTTACGGAATCCGAATTGCTGCACGTGGTACGTCCGGTCACTCGGCGTACCCTGGAAGCGGTATATAGCGGAGCGCCCCCCGGCGACGATGACCCACAATACGACGAAGCGCTGCTATTCCTCGCCATGCCTTTGGACCAGGTTGAAGAGCATTACACTGCTCCACGCTCAAAGGCCGAAGATGCGTACCTTGTAGAAGCCGCCCGATGCATTTTTGCAATGAGGTTGGCAACGCGTGTGCACGCAACGCGCTACCATAACGGTATGGCGCAGGACAAGGGCGAGGCGCTGCTCTATCATCTGCACGCATCGCTCCAAGGTGCGAGCGAGAGCTCGGTGGTGGGGGGCGACGAAGATCGGGCGCCCACCAAAGCAGAATATACACTTCCCACCCCGTTTCTATATGGGGGCGGGTGTGGAGTCGAGCTACTGGGTTTGGTGCACGATCCCGCGCTGTCCGTGCTGGCGGACGAAGCGGGTATAGCGAACTCGGTGCCGTCTTCAGGCTGGCTGCGCAGCGCGTTGTTGGATTTCAACACCAGGACGCGCCTTAGACCACGCGCCTTGCAGCGCCGCACGGAAATGCAAAAGGTGTTGGATGATTCGTTCCTGGCGGCGTGGGCCCGACGCAGCGCCGCGTTCGAACGTATCAGCGGCGTGTGGGGCTGGCAAAAAATGGCGGTTGACGTGCAGGAGGCGTACGCCGCGCCCTGGTACATAAGACATGGAGCGCTCAATGCTCCACATAATGCGTCGCGCGACCCTCACCGACTAGCAGAGGTTGATCCAGAGCTTGTGCTCGCACACGACACGGCGGGCGCGGTGCATTTGGACGCAGGGGAACAAGGTAACGAGGGGGCGCAAAACGTCACCTCGGTCGCTGCGCCGCCCGAAATAGAACCCGCCGTCACCGCTCAGTACGACCACCTGGAACGCCTGAACAGAGAGATTTGGCGCGAACGAGATATGCCCCCCATGCGATACGACGCGTGGCACACGGCCGCGGAAATGCATGTGACGGGCGAAACGCTGAGGATGCCGCAGGTACGCGGCACAGACTCAAAGAGGTTGCGCGATGCACCCTCCAACCCGCTGAACGCGTGGAAAGATCAATACGAACGCATTGCACAGGTTGTGCCACCTCCTAAAACATCATCAGCGTTCCACGCCCCGCGCGCCCATAGCCGCGGCTGATCGCCTGGTTCCTAGGCAGTGCTACGGGTCCCACGGGAACGTTTATATTTCCAGCCACAATTGTACCGTGTAAATGCATCTTCGCGTTTAGCTGGAGGGTGGAGATGGAGCTCCTGAATAGATTTCACACCCCGGTATTGAGCGAGCGCGACTGGACAGTGTTGCGCGGGTATGTGGATCACACCGCGCCTGACGCGACCCCCCTTTTCGCCCAATCCCCCGCCGTCAGCTTTGCAGAGGTAGCCGTGGCGCTGCACATTCTGGCGGCGCATTTGACCAGGATGGGATGTGGGGGCAGAAAGCTCTTTGCGCCCGAGGAGCTGTGTGAGATCTTACGACCCGTGACACGGCGCGCCCTGGAGTCCGCCTACGGGGGGGTACACCCCGGAGAGGGCGACCCCCAATATGACGGCGCGATTCCGTTTCTCGCCATGTCCCTCGAAGAGATAGAGGAGAGTTACGCGCCTCCGCAGTCGCAGCGCGACCCCGAGTACCTTATGGAAGCCGCACGGTGTATCTATGCCATGCGCCTGGCGGTGCGGGTGCACAATGCGCGTTATGGCAACGTTCTGAACCATGGCAGGGGGGAAGCGCTTTTGTACCACGTGCATGGCAGTTTAAATGCATCCACGAACTCCTCGGTGGTGCGGGGCGAGCGCACCACATCGTATGCGCTTCCGGTTCACACCCTTCCATTACCGGATTTGTACGGCGGGGGGGTTGAAGTAGAATTGCGTGGAGCGGTGCGCACAATGGAGCTGCTGTTATTGGCCGAGAAGGGGGGTGTGTGGCCCTGTCTGTGTGTTTCGAGTTGGCTGCGATGGGCCTTGCTTGACTTTAACATGTCCACCCAGTTGGAGGCGGGTCCCGCGCGGCGGGCGCGTGAAACCACCGCCGCGTACGAAGCAGCGAGGCTAAATACTTTTCTAAGCCGCAGTGAGCCGTTTGAGGGTATTGGTTCGATGCAAAAGTGGCAAGTAAAAGCTATGCATAACGAGGATGTGTTCAGAGGAAGGCGAGGGGGTCTTGTTGTTGAGGCACCAGATTCAACGGGGCGAGACCGCGGACCGCACAAGCCCGTGGTTGTGACTCGCGAGTCGGAGGTAGCGCAACACCAGGCATTGGAGCGTGTGAATAGAGACGCGTGGCGCGATCGTAGAATGCCCACCATGAGGTCCCACGCGTGGCGCACGGCCCACGAACAGCGTGTCGCGAGCGAGGATGTGTTGGTGCCGGGTCCCGGCGCTGCGCCAAAGCTCGGTTGGGCGCCGCTGGAGCAAGCGAAGCCGGAGGAATCGCCGCCGCACCCCGAGCAGGACGCGGAGGGGTGGCAGCGACAGTATGAACGCTTGGCGGTTTCCGTGCCGGTTCCTAAGCCGCACGTGCGTTTCCGCGCTCCCCACCTGCCAGAAAGGCAGTAACTTAAGCATATAGAGCCCTGCTATCACTAACACAGTTTTGAGGCGTGCCTGATGACTAATCATTGGGTTCGTGTTTCCTGTAGCAAGCCCGCGTGGGATTTGCTATGGGAGCTCACACATGGGGGCGTCAGAGTATAGTTCGGGATGGATGCAGAGGGGGGCCTACAGATACTACGGTACAACTCCCGTTGGGAATGGCGGGGGAAAGAGTTATGGATGGCACTGCGGCAAGGCTTGCAGTCTCAGCAACAATGTGATTATGAGATGCGGGGCAGGAGTGCAGTGGGCCTCATCTACAACTGGGTGGCGAGGTGCGTGGCCTCTCTACACGTACTGGCGCTACGCTTCCAGAATCGAACGGAGGTAGCCACGCCGCGTCTCTTTGATCAAACATTTGTCCATGAGGTGCTGAAGCCTGACACGCTGCGTTTGATGGCACAGACGTACAGAAACAGGCAGAACCCCGTACTTTACACGCGGGTTCCCCTGCCCGAAACGCTGGCAGATGCGGAGGGGTTGTGCGAATATGTGCCGCACGGCGCGCTCTTTTTGCAGTACAGTTGCACCGTCGAAGAGGCGTTGTGTTGTTTAGCGGCGCAGGGATTGTGCAAATACATATTGGGGGAGAACCGCGCGGCCCAGCCCGCGCCCACCGCGGGAGCCGAACCCCTAGCCTCGGCGTTGGCACGCTACAGGGCGCGTCCGAGTCAGCGACATGCCCAACGTGGCCCCGACGGTAATCACCCCTCCCGTGCCCATGCACTGCTCTTTCTCTATTACGCCTATCAAGCGGCGGGGGGAACGGAGGATCTGGGACCCCCACACTCTATCGCAACACACATTTCCCTGCCGGTCCCGCGGCACTATTCGTGCGCCGCCGGCACGATGGAGGTGGCGTTAGGACTCTCGGAGCCCGCGCAGCTGATGGAGTTTGTGGGGTGGATGAAAACTGCGGCCGACAGCACCTGTGATCACATCTACAACACAGATGGCTCAGAAGATGCAGCGGTGGTTCTGTGGCCTGACCAGGTCCAGGACCAGAGACAGGACGGTTTTCTTTTACCCGTACAAAAAAGCTGGGGGGGTGTAGAGATGCTGCAGGAAGGAAACGTGGGACAGGCAGGGCGCTTCCATGACTCATAAAAAACCTAGTTCAATATCATAGAGGGAGAGTGTGAAAAAATGGCAGGCCGCGAAGCAGAGGAAAGCAATACCGCTCAGTATACTCGTGTGCAAGAGCTGAATGTTTTAGAAAGCCTTTTCCATTTGAATCTAATAGAATACCCGCCTGAGATCTGTCCCATTGCATCCGCCTACGCGAATTACGTTGGTCTGCTAAGGGGGCTTAAACATCACAGCAACTTCGCTTTTGCGTGCGGCGCGCCGCAGAACTATGGGAACCCCTGGTTAAGCGCCGTTTGCTACTTGAATATGACTGCGAGGCCCGCGGCGTTGAGGGCGGCGCTGGGCGCCTGCGGGGTGCCCGTGCAGTGCTCCGAGCGCTTGGATTTCACTGATATTTTGTACGCGCTGCAACTGTGCGGGCCTGCGGATGTGGAGGACTTGGCCGCCTGCGTGGCGGTGCTGCGATTGTGCCAACGAGTCAGGCACATCACCGAAGCTCGGCCTGCCATCCTGTTGTTCTTGTACCACGCGGCCCACCACTTGCAGGAGAGCTTGTGCAGGTTTCAGATCGGGGTTGGCTTGGCCCCGCTGGAGCAAGTGCGCCCCAATGTGCCGCAGCACACGCCTACCTTCATACCACACGCGTGCTCCACGACCTGCGCCACGTTGCGCGGAGTGCTGGAACGCATAAGCATTCCGCACGTGGTAGTGCTGCGGGGATGGTACGGAAGAGCAGCTGCCAGCTTCAACGGAAGGGAGGAATATGCCGCAGAGGCAAAAGCCCCTGGGACCACCTAGAAGATTTAATGCGTGCCCGCGCTTAAGTCGCCCGAGATGGCTTGGTCGCCCATCCGCGCGCTGTTGGGCTGGCTCGGGCGGTGGCTCTACGCGCCCCCCGTAACCCCCGTCACACGTCCCCTGGAAGGAGAAGAACGGCGGCTTAGCGGTCGCATCACTCGCCCCGCTGCCCCGCGCCTGCTCGCGGAGAACCAGTGGGATCCCGTGCGTGTGAAACTCAAAGCCGCGTGGCACGTCCAACATCCCGACGACGCACAGTTCCCCCCCGTTTCCGCTTACGTTGCTGTCGCGCTATCGATGCAAGCCGTGCTGAAGCAAGCCACCCTATGGTACCCGGGGCATTACTCGGTCGTGGACGCCTGTTACGTGCGTGCAGTTCTGCGTCCCGCCGCCAGACAGGCCGCACAGGACGCGGCAAGTGGAACACCAACCATTCGTCGTTGTGCGCTGCCCTGGAGCTTGGGCGCGTTGAGGGACGCACACCTGTGGCTACCCCGCGGCCGGAAGCCACGTACCGCTGAGGCGGCCAGCTGTCTCGCGGTTTTGCAATTGTGCAACCTGTTCGCACTGCTCCCTGCGGATCAAGAGCCCGCCCTACGCGCTTCACTCGTGCGCTTCTTCAAACATGTGCGAAATGAGCTGGTATGCTTGCAGAAGCACTTCTCTGGAGGAAAGCAGGCCCGCACGGAGGTGCATCTGCGTGGGGAGGTGCGAGATCATGCACTGCGGAAATTGTTAAGAGACTGTGATCTCCCCTGTGGGGCGGAACTCCGGGGGTGGTATAAGTGTGCTGTTGTGAACACTATGTGTGCAGTTTCCTCCTCTGATTGTATTCCTTGTATTGTTTGAGTGAATAAACCCGCCACTGCTGCTTATTACTAAACACCCGTGTGCCTTCTATCTGAGTTGCAGTCATGCAGTCCCACGAACCTCTGGGAGCGGGGCAGGGGTGCAGACATGAAGAGTTACTGCGGTTGGACAGGTGCGATCTGGTGGCAGGGCAAGATGCGCTCCGCGTTGCTAGAGGACGGACGGGGGACCGCAGTGCGTTGATGCCGCGCCCTCTGAACGACGCAATGTATTGCACGGTCAGACGGCACGCCGTGCAGTACTCGCGCATCCCCTCGTCGCCGCAGCTTAGCGGCTTTGACCCCCTATTGTTGGCATACGCAAACGCTGAGGTCGCGGTGAATACGCTGAGCGCCCACCTCACCGTGACTGCAGTGTGGCGCGAAGCGCGCGAGCAGGTATATGAATTAATCCCCATGCAATACTTGGAGACGGAAGTGTGGCGCAGTAGACTGCAATTGATTCGTGCGATCCGCGGGGGTATCAATGCGGGATTGAGTTACTTGGGCCCCTTTCCCAGCACGGTAGAAATGTTCGAGTCCTCCAGGCGCGCCCTAGTGTGTCCCGAGGAGATAGCGCGGCAGGGCGTGATCATGCAGCACATGATAGGGTACTGCGCGCTCGTGTACCTTTACACCCTGCTGCTGAACTACCGATTGAGGGAAGGGGAGGCGGAACGCGTGTACCTGTTCGCGGCCTACCTGCAGGAGGAGCTGCACCCGGAAACAGCGCTGGGCGCGTGCAACGTACAGTGCGACCCTGGTGCGGGCAGCGAAAGCACAGCTCCTGGAGCCGCGCGCCCGTGGTATTGCGCGCGCGCCTACCAAGCGCACGCTTACAAGCAATACGTCGAGGAAGAGCTTATGAAGTGCGCTCGACGCGTTGGACTGGCGCCACGCGGAGCCGTTGCTCCAGCGGGGTGGTACGGCGCAGCGTATGCCAGGGTTACGAACGGCGCGGCGTGCGGCGCAGCACCTCTGAGCTCCTGACTAACCGGTGTGCCACCGTGCGTGGAAGAATGCGGAGCCAGGCGACTCACGCCAAAGGAGTGGGATACCGTACGCGCTTTCCTGCGTGCCGGGTACGCGTCGCCGGCCGCGCGGCGTGCCATAGAGTGGCCGCGTGTCGTGATGAGGGTAGTGGAGGAAATGTGTACCGCGGTTGAGGTGACCTGCGTGCACCTGCATCGTGTGGGTCAGTGGCGCGCCTGTGATCGGGGGGAACCCCTGGTTACTAAACGGTTTTTGAATTTTACCGCGCGCAAGGCCGCCATGCGCGCCTCAGCTGCCGTTTGCAGGGGAGTGCGTAAAGAGGTAACGCTGAGTCTGCCCTTTGCCGATCTGACGTTGCCGGTCCTGGAGGACGTGCACAGGGTGGTGTCCGTGGGTCCGCCCACTGAACCCCTGGACGACCACTGGGTGGCGTACACGGCCGCACAGTGCCTCGCTGTTGTCAGACTTGCGGACCTGTATTGGAACACTCCATTGGATACGCCGTGGCGCAGCGACCTCAGTATGGTGTTGTGCTGCCTGCACTCTGCGCTCGCGGATCTGCCCTCCCCCTACGGCGACCGCGCTTGGTTTCGGGACGATGAAGCCATGCCGCGCCGCTTGCACGCCCTGCACCGGTTTCGCGTGTGCGTTAGGGTACCACCTTACGCTTACAAGGCGCCGAACCCAGAGATGCGCGCAATCGTGAACGCCTTGGGCATTTATGTGGCGCTTATAGATGCGCACGGATTCGTGGGCGCGGCGTTGCGACGATTTAATCGCGGCGCCTTGGCGGCCGTCAATGCCGCACCCGTGCCCTACCGGCCCGACCACTTCCCCCTGCCCAACGGAGACAATCCGAGGCCCTGTGGCGTCGACCGGCCGCGCCTAGTGCACAGCTCCACGTGCAGGTGCCCGTGGGGTCACGACTATTTGTGGGACGCGAACGCGCCCATCCCGCCCCAAGCTCTGCAGCACGGCGTCTCGACGGAGCGTAGGCGGCGCGCCTTGGTGGATGTTTTGGCGGCTAGGCGTCTGGCCCGTCGAGTTGAACTGGCGGGCATGTTGGGTGTGCGCTACCCCCCCAACCGTACCCCCAGCGCCTGAGCAGCGCCCCCCTTTAGCGGTTTTTGCCCTGCTGATGCACTGCCTTGGGCGCGTGACAAACCGTGTAAGATGGAGCTGCAAATGGATGAAACCTGGCCCTTGCTTCAAAAGTACCTAGACTCCGCCTATGATTTCGAAAACGGACCGCACGAGCACCCCCTGCCCGCCATGCACGCCCTGATCCTGACGTGTCTATATGCCGTGGATCAGCACTTGTGGAGGATGGCGCGCGATCCCGATGTCAGCGTTCCCCTGGTGACCGTGCAATACATACACGAGGTCGTGAGGCCGCACACCCTGGACGCGTTGGCGAAGGCGTACCGTGGCGAGGATCCTGGGCACGGACCCTCTTTGCCGTGGCTGGAGCTCACACTGGACCAGCTGTCCGTCGCCTGTCACCCTCCTAATTATGTGTTGTTGCGCGAACTGGCGCAGTGCCTCGTCGCGTGCCTTCTGGCGCGTTACGCCTATCGGCGCCCACATCGTAAGGACTTGCGCGCTCAACTATATTGTCTCTTTGTTTCATTGCGTGGTGTGCCCCCGGTATACCCCCACGACCCCGTAGAGCAACGCGCTTCGACCCAAGAGTTGGAACCCCCGGGCTCGCCGTGCCACGCTTCGCAAACCCCCATGTCCAGCTACTGTCCGGATTGCGATTTGCAAGCCTTGCGGGAGGCCTGGGGCTTTTGCGAGCCCGTGGAGCTGAGCGGTTGGATCGGACACGCGCTGGCGGTGGTAGAGGAAGAACTGATCGAACGGGACCTTGTGTGTCAAGAGTCGCACAGCGCCGCTCCGGATCACCCGAACGATGTGGCGATGGACGGAGAGTGGGTGCGGTCAAAGCCCGGCGTCGTGAACGCTGCGCAGAGGGAGTAATACATTCTCGTGCCGCCGCAGGACAGACCGCTTATCACCTGTTGACGGATCGGCTGCGTGTTCTCAAGGGACACACGATGGAGGAATACTTCGATCCTCATCCTTTGCTGAGTTTCGGCGTTTTCCGCGACACGCTGTGGCACATCCTAGACCCCCGGTATGACTACGAATCGGGGCCCCATGAAAACGTCTTGACGAGCATGTTCGTGACAATCAGTACGGCGTACGAAGTGATCGACGCGCACCTCCGCGAGCAGTCTGCCAGGGACAAACTTAACGACCTCAAAGCTCCCTGGGTGACGGGAGACCAGATACGCACCTTCCTAAGGCCCGTAACGCTGTCTATGCTTCAGCGCGCGTACGCCGGGAAGGACCCCGGCCTCCTGCCTCTTCTCCCTTCCATCAAATGGTCGCCCGTTCAAATGGCGGAGAGTAATACGTGCGCAGACGTGGGAGACTGCAGGGAGGTCATACGGTGCATAACTGCGTGTCTCTTCGCACGATATGCCTATCAACGTCCCGTACGCATTAACCTCAGAGCCCAGTTGTACGCTTTGCTCGTGTCCCTGAAGAACGCGCCCGATGCCTTTCACAGACCTCCTCCTTTTGACTTGGTGGGTGATCCTTCGGTGCCCATGCCGAAAATGCCTTGTCGCCTTCTGGTGGCTCCCCTGGAAGCCGAGCCCTCTGGGGATGCAGAAATATGGTTACGCACTAATATATTGAGAAGCGGGGAGAGCGTGCGACTGCACGGGTGGGTGGCGCATTCCGTGGCAGTGGTACAGCATCATTTGCTGTGTATGGATATAGACATGGAGAACGAACGCATGGAGAGCTATGAGCGGTGGTGGCGGGAAAGCGCGGCAGCGCGAGGGGTGGAGCCACCCCGCACCCGCGTGGGACACACAAAACCAAACCCCAGAAGCTACAGCTGGTCATAGCGCCATCGTAGAGCGAACGTTGTCCTAAACGTGCAAGTCTAACGTCGCACCGTTCGACGTGCGTGGTTACATACTATCTTTACCATTGGCGCGGCGCAGCGCGCATCTTCAGCATTCCCGCCTGTTGACGAGAGCGGTGCGCGCCACTACAGGTACTACCATGAGCCTAGCTCCATCTCGACGTGTCTTGGGGGATGTGGACTTTGCCGCGTATGTGTGGCCCTATTTGTCCTTCCAGTATGATTTTGAAAACGGACCGCACGAGTGTGTTCTGCCGGATATGTTTTCCGTCGTCAGCACAACCTACGAGGTTATGGACGCGCACCTACGCGGAATGTCCGAGAGCAATGAACACAAAGAGCCCTGGGTGACCGAGCAGCAGATCAGCACCCACCTGAGGCCCCAGACGTTGCAAATCTTGTGCGACGCCTATAATGGGAAATGCCCCGCAGAGCTGCCCGCCCTGCCCTCCCTGGGTCCCTCCTTGTCCAATATCGCCCTGCGGTACACCCACGCTAACTATTGCAACTGCAGGGAAGTGGTGAGATGCATGACCGCGTGTCTATTTGCGCGCTACGCATTCAAACGCCCGCAACGCCGAGACCTCGCCGCTCAGCTCTACTCCTTATGCGTGTCCTTGAGGAACACGCCCGACCTTCCACACACCGCACCCCCCTTTGATCTCGTGGCAGACCCAGAGGTTCCGACCCCCCTACCACCACTCGAGCTTACCGCTACCCCGCTAGAGCGCGGCGCGCCATCCTACGAGCACGCGGCGCTGCGCAGGCTTATTAAAAGCCACAAGCGCGCGCGGTTGCACGGGTGGGTGGCGCACGCCGTGGCGGTTGTACAGCATCGCTTGCTCTGCCTCGAAACGGATGACGGACGTTTTTCCGACACAACCCACGAAGATGAATTGGCCGAAAGAGTGAAAGCCGTGGATTTGGAGCCGCTGCGCCAACCTTACCCGCATGAGGACGCGCCGCTGTCCCTATCACCCGCCTTGTTTTAGGGGGCCGTGCGTGCGCAGTCGCCGTCGGCGCATTAATTTACGGTCGTCGCGCGCCTGTAGAGTGCGCGACTCTATATGCGCTCCGCAGACGTGTGGACTGGTGCTGAAGCCATGGGATGTGTACTGCGTTCACACGGAGCCCCAAGGCCCGAATGCGGTGTGCCCAGCGCCGTAGGTCGGCGCAGGGCGCGCCCCGCTGTGGTGGGGCGCCGCGGTCCCCCGGGGGCTGCCAAGACGCGGGTCCGCCCCAGAGTGCAAGCGGGAACCTTCTGTATAAACCTGGCGGACGGCGGCATGGGTGACGAGGGCGGCCATGTTGTCCAGAACGTGGAACGGATTGCGTTTCATCCTCGGGCCCAACTATTCGTACGACGGAGGATTCACCGATGCGGTGTTTGAGCACGTGTATGCGAACATCGGCTTGGCTTTGCGCATTTTCAGAGAGCATGTGGCGGCGCAGGCGCAACAAGACGCCGAGGGCGTGGAGATGATCCCCAGCGATTTCCTCCAGACGGTGGCGAGGCCGGCGGTCCTGCAAGCCGTGGAGTCTGCTTACAGGGGGGAGGAACCGCACGGGCCCATCCCCCTGCCGTGGCTCAGCCTGCCGCTACGTGACGTACACACGATCAAGGACAACACAACGGAGGAGAGCTTGGACGAATTGGGCCGATGCTGCGCCGTGGTGTGTTTCGCCCGTTACCTGACGAACATGGGGGTGGCGGACTGCAACCTGCCGGGTCATAAGGTGAAGATATACTGCCTGCACGCCGCTTTGAGCGGCGCGCCCGCGGTCGGGGCACGGCGCCCCCTGGTCTTCCCTCCCTTTACGCCCGTCTTGGAGCCCGCGCCCGATCCTTGGGACTGTAATGTGGAGGTGTACCGCTTTACGCCCAGGGCCGACGACCCTATAGTGACGGCTGCCTGTTCGCAGACCGGCTGGGCGCGCGAGCTGCGGTTACGCGGCTGGGTGCGGCACGCGCTTTTAAGCTATCTCCCGGAGGTCAGGGCGACCGCAGCCGGCGTCATAACTCGGCAGATGGACCGTAGGTACGTGGAGGCGCGCGCGCTTATCACTCCGGCGGAGCGTGCCAGAGCGCAGTGGGCGTACATGCAACACTATGAGGTAGAGCAACAGCACCAGGGCCACTTGAACTTTCAGCTGCCCCGTGCGGTGCATAACCGGCGCGTGGTACCCGTGCGACCCAGGAGGGGGTTGGACCGCAGCAAGGCACGACGGGCGTGATTTGTGCGTTGTAAAAACGGCGGGCGGAAGCAAGGTGCCACACATGAACGAACAAGAGTGGGAAACGGTCCGCGGGCACCTGGAGGTGAGCAACGAGCCCTGCGCCATCAGAGGCGGCGACGGGCTAATGGGAGTGTACTGCGACATCGCAGTCTCCTTGCGGCTGGCGTTCGCCGAACTACACCACGACGCCGCTCTGCCGCACGTTCTGACGACGCAGTGGGTGCACGGCGAACTGTGGCGTTACGCCATGGAGGCGCTGCAGGCTGCGTACATAGGGCTGGCCCCCCCGTCGCCGCCCAGCGCCCCGTGGACGCGCGTCTCACTCGCAGTCTTCAGAGCCAGCTACACGCCCCCCAGGGAACACACGCTGTTGCTGGTAACCGCCGCCTGTCTGGCCTTCGTTCGGCTGGCTGAGCGTTTGACGGGGGGCGGGCAGGAGGCCGACATCCACAGTTTGCGAGTGCATACCTACAGCGCGCATGCCGCCATGCACGACCCCGCACGGCGCATCGGTTCCATGCCAAGACCCCTCCTGACCCCCATGCCCCGTAGTCTCGGCAGAAGGCCACGGTGTCGGCCCGGCCTTCGGGCGGTGCGCTCTTGGCAGCTCCACCCCGCGCTCAAAGAAATAGCGCTGAGGCACGGAGCGCTGCTGGTGGTGAGCCCCATCCCGGTGATGCGGTTGGCTTTGCACTACGTGGACGCGTTCGGCAGGTTAGCCACCGAACGCGCCCGGGACTTGGAGCGCGAACGCAGGAGGCAGCGCTATCCAGGGGGCCGCCCACCGGGCCCCCACCCCACTCAGCGCGAACTGAACCTCTCTATGCGTAGGCGGGTGTGGGAGTGGAGTCACAACCACCTCGAGAAGGACGTAGATCAAGCAACGTACCAGCGCCTCCGCGCCGACTTGATATTCGACTGGCAGGCGGCCGCCGCGGAAGGCGTCGCCCCTCCCCCCATGCGAACCCCCGTTACGCAAGTGGTGCGCAACAGGGGGAGGAGCTGAGCAAGGCGAGGAACCACGGCCTCAGCACAGCGGCGCAACGCCAACAGGAGCCGGACCCACCACGGCGAGCCCGGAAAGAACCCCCCAAGAGCACCACGGGAGCCGTACAAAATGCAAGCACCACACGAGTCGCATCGGGGGAGGTCACGGGAGCAGCATCTGGAGCCGCGTCGGGGGAAGCCACATCAGTCGCGTCGGGAGAAGCCACAGCAGCCGCGTCGGGAGAAGACACAGCAGCCGCGTCGGGAGAAGACACAGCAGGTTGCACAAGCCCCCCCCCCCAAGCGCCCCCCCGGCGCCATCTCCGCCCCCGGGCACAGACGCGGCCAGGGAACCAAACGGACGCGTTATTTTTCGCGGTCGGCGGAGAGAGCCGCCGTGGGGGGCTTTCGCTCCGCCCCGTCGCCGGGCCCGAGTTTGTGTGCGTGTGTAGCATGTGCGGTAACAATAAATGGCTTTCTTGTAAAATCTGCCCGAGCCGTGTCGCAGTGTTATTACGGGTGTCTGGTACGCCGGGGTCTATCCCGGGATCGGAACGGGGGCTGGGACTCGAGTCCCGGCTTCGGCCCTGGACGAAAAGAGCCCGCGCTCCTTCCGAAGAAGAACCCAAAGCGCCGACTCGAGTCCCGGCTTCGGCCCTGGACGAAAAGAGCCCGCGGTGCCGGCTCTCGAGTCCCGGCCCCCGGCAAAGGGGCGCCAGGCCGGCACCGCGGGCCCGCTCTTGCCCTCGCCAAATAAATTAGCTTACGGCCGGGACCCGCTCGTCCGTTCGAGGCGACACACGACGGCGTGAGCGTGGCGCCGCACCCGAAGCGCCACACAGAGCCCCGCGCCCGGGCCCACGCAGCGATGGAATTGCTCTTTTTTAAAAACGCCCCGCCCCTTAAAAAAGAGTCCCAAAACCCAAGCCCCCC